AAAAATATAAAGCTTGGTCATATATAGTCAATGAATCAGACATCATTATTAGAAGTCTATTATCATTTTTAACTATATAGTTCCATGCTCTAATCATATATTTAGAATAATTATTCTGCTTTTATTATTTATTTAAGTTTTTTAGAAAAATATTTTTTATTTATAGAATTTATTTAATTTATCGAATTTATTGATTTAAACTGCTCCTTCTTTTAATTTTGTTTATATACTGGGCGTATAGGCAAGCCATAAAATTTAAAATCTTCTGCTTCGACTTTACATTTTCCCCATCCAGATTCAATTTGATATTGTCGTGCCAATGCAGATATTGTTTTATTTGTCATGCAATTTTCAAATGTTGATGTCCATAAATGCAACTAAAAACCCACGCAAGATTCACCAACTTTGTTAAGGTTAGACTTTTTACATTTTAAACCAGCAAATGGAATAAAAATCCTTTGATTAATTTCATCTTTTCCTATAAATTCTAATCCATTTAAACCTTTAATTCCATTAAAATCCTTTCTAAGTGCAAATGCAGTATTATTAAATAATTCTATAAAATCATTAGCAGACGGTATAAAATAATTTGACCCTAATTTCATATGTACTGCATCATCTTTAGGTTCTAACTATGTTAAATTGTCATAATAACCATTATATCCATCTTCAGGATTATGACAATATTTTGTAAATTCTGATGTTATGTGCATATTATTAGATAAATATAGTGCTTTAGCGAATTTGTAATTGTCAATAGAATAATCATCTTTTGGTTCTAATTCACCCCATGCATAATAGCCGCCATACCAATCTTTATAAGTTGATAACTAGTTTGGATTAACATCCAGATTATATTTGTACCATAGATTTCCAGAAGGAAGATTAAAATCCACGGTATCATGCATTAAATCTAAATACTCTTTAGTATAGTCTCTATTCTAAATCTATTTAGATTTAATATTCTAAATTGGAGTGGTATCATCATCAAAGTCATCTAGTGCTAACTAGATTCCTCTGTTTACTGCTTCTAATATTTTATTATAGTTTTTCATATTCAATATATTTATTAAAATATTAAAAAAGAGAAGATACATTAATTAGCATCTTCTCAACATATAAAATATAAAAATACAAAAATTAATTTTCTGTTTCTGGCGTTTCTGTTCCAGTTTCAATTAAATCTTCAATTTCTTTAATGTCATCAAATGAAGATTGATCAGGAAGCGCGAATGCAGGCTTAATCACATTTTCATTTAAGTATTCCAAAAATTCTGGAGTGAAAACTTTTTCAGTAAAAAACTCTGCAATTGGAACAGAACACCCTAAATGTTTAACTACAATTCCGCGTGCTGTATCACGGGGACTTGCCCATAATTTTTCTCCATTATATTTAAATGCATAATTTGCCAGTTTTTCTTGTTCTGCTGAAGATAATTTATTAAATTCTTTTTCTGTTAATAAATTACCTCTAACTACACCAGAATTTTCCCAATTCATAAATGCTTCTAATCCAAGTGTAGGACATGGAGCTTTAAAATATGGAATTTGGAATTTAACTTTATATGGACGACAAAATCTTGATTTAACTGGTTTTGCTGTTACTAATACACCAGTTTTAACAGCAGTGTCTGTCCCTTGTTTTTTAGCAGCAGCTGCATCATTATCTTTATCATCAAGTTTAGCAACACTTAATTCAAGTGTGACTGATGAATTATACCCAAGCCCAGTTCCCGAACTCATGACCTGTGTTGGTACATAACTTCCAATTGAATTATATGAATGATTTGTGACTACCATTGGGCATTGCATTCTAGCTAATGGAGTGGCGATAACTCTAAACATTGCTTTAACGTCCTTCGCTTTTGTTAAATCAACTTTATTATTGCCTGCCATCATATCCTCTTTTTCTTTATCTGATGTTAAGTTACCGAGAGAATCAAGAATAAACATCACTTTTTGATGAGTTCCGTATTGGTTATCTTGCTTTTCTAATTCAGCACACACATTAGCAATAAATTTTCCAGTTTCTGAAATAGTTTGAACTTGTTTAATAATAAGTTTTTTAGGATCTACACCAAGACGTGATACAAAATTAGAATCATGCGCTCCTTCAGAATCCATAAGAATTACTGTATAACCAAGTTTCTGTGCTTCTCTTGCACATGAAATTGCTAAAAAACTTTTACCTGTATTATGCGAACTAATACCATTACCGCCCCAATAACGATGATTATTGTGATTTACCTCAATATCATATACAAAATCTTCTTTTCCTTTTCTAATATATGATATTTTTTGATATCCATTTTTTGTTAAAATTAAATCATTTTTATATAGTTCATTAGCATATTTCCATCCATTTGGCGTTTCTATTCTATGTGTATCTGAACATTTAATAGAATATTCATCGGTTTTAATAGTATAAATTATATGTTTATCTTTAATATAAAAATCATTTACATTTTGATAACCATCTGGTGTAGATACTAAAAAATTAGTATTATTAAATTTATTAATAACATCAATAATTTTTATATTTTTTGCATATTCATTGCAATGTAAATTAAATGTATGCCGTAATGCGGCTTCGTCACTATTATATGATATATGATATTTTTCATTTAATTCATTATCATTATAATAACATTTTAATTCATCTTTAATTTCATCTAAACTTATCATAATATATTATATATTTTTTTAATTATATTCATTTTTTCATCAAAAGTTTGGTCTTCCCATATTACATCAAATTTAAAATTATTTTTAATAGCTATTTCTTTTTTTCTAATATCTTTATTCATCTATGTTATACCATCAACATGGTATCCTAATGATTTCCATTCTTGCAATTCTTCATTACTCATCTCCCAATATTTTGGATGAAATTTAATACCATTAAATTCAATTATTATTTTATTTTTTAAATCAGTATAATCATAAAAATATACAGTTTTATTTTCGTCATCATATAAAAAATATTCATTTGTATTATATTTAATATATTGTATATCAATTATGTCATTACCTAAAATATTTTTTAATTCAATTATACATTTTTCAAAAAATTGTGTTGCCGCTTTTGACGTTTTATGAGAAATTCTTGTACGTTTTAAATTCCATATTTTCTTTTCTTCATCAGATTTAGCATTAATTGTTTCTTTATATTTTTTTAATCTTTTTTCATATTTTTCTTTACCAAGCTTTTCTCCGTATTTTTGAATTAAATATTCGTAATCATTGTGAAACATTAAATCATATATTTTTTGTTTTGCTTCAGCTTCGGTTAACCCTTTCTATATCCAAAATTCTTTTTCCCATACTGTTTTAATTTTTCCGGCCTTTATTAATTCTGTACATTTTTTAGATGCTAATTTCCAATTTTCTTTCATTTTTTCTAAACATTCTTCTTCAGTATAAAATTCATTAGTTTCCGGATTTATTGTTTTTGAATATGCCATATGATATTTAAATTTTCCTATAGCATAACCGTTTTTAAGTATATTTGATAATTTGCTTATATATTCAGTATATTTCTATTTACCAAGTTCATATCCATATTTTTTAACAGCATTATCCTATGTTAACACTATATTTTTCTAAATATCACTAATTATCTGTGTTGCCTCGGCTTCAGTATATCCTCTATATAACCAATGTTCCTTTCTAAATATAGAACATTTTTTAATATATTCAGGAAAAAGTACTGTTAAATTATTACCATCAAATTTAATTTTTTTATTTAAATATAAATAATTATCACATAATTTAATATAATAATCATATAATAATTTTAAATATTCTATATTTGTATTAGAAAATCCATATTCCTTTATTAAAAAATTTGAGAAATAATTAAAATCTTTTGGCTAATCAGTATAAATATAATTTTCATCTAAAAACAAATAACGTAATGAATAACTATATTTTGGTTTGCTTGATTGTTTATGATTTAATCTATTTCTAGGTTTTCTATTTGAAAAATCAATTTTTCCGTTTTTGTATAATTTACTATAAGTCTCTCCAGATTTTTTAACACGTTCATTAAATTTTTTAGTACCTTCTTCAATACCATATTTTTTAACTGTATTTTCAAGTGATCTTGAACATAATTCAGATATTATTTGTTTACCTTCACTTTCACTATATCCTCGTGCTAACCAATATTTAATATTATATCTAGTTGTTGTTTTCTCAGCATAATTATTAAAAATAATATATAATTTACTCCAATCTTTATTATTTTTAATTAAATTTAAATATTGAAAATTATCACATATTTTTAAATAATAATTATATAGTTCCTCTAAAAATTTTTCATTATTTTTATTAAATGAATACTATTCAATTAAAAATTTTTTAAAGAAACTATACTATTTAGGTTTATCTGAAAATAAACCATTTTCTAAAAACAAATCTCTAAGTGTATTATTATTTTTCTTGACTATTTCTTTCATCGTATATATTATGTATTTTTTCTTTATTACTCTTCATAATATATATATTTATTTTTTCATTTTTTTGTAAACAGCTACTTGGGCCATATAAAGTTGTTATACGTCCCGCTGGAATACCACCATATATATTTCCGCTACAACATGCATTTAAAATATAATTACCAGTACTTATCCACTCGGAAATATTACTATAAGCAGATTCTGCTATAATTTCAACAGAATCATCAACATTTTTAACTAAATCAAATACACTTGGTAAACTAGTTCCTTCACTTAATACTTCTTTCTTTTTTGCCATATACTTAAAATATATTTTTATTTTAATATTATAATTGATTTTTATTCATTTGTTTATTTTGCTAATAAAAAATAAATATAAAAAATAAAATAATTTATTTTGAGAAAATTAACAAATAAAATATTAAAAGCTATTAATGAAGCTATATAGTTTTCATTAGATGATTTCGACGAAGATGATACTCAAATACAGAATATAAAAAGGCATCAAAAAATATCCGATGAATCAACAATAATTCAAAGGGGACTAGTAAATACACAACTTACACAAAAAGCGTTCATTTATGAATTGTTAAAAAGACTTCCAGGAGTAGATAAGAAATTATTTGCTCCATTCGGATTTGTTAATTATAAAGTTACTGGTAATTATAGTGATTGGCCTTATTTGGTTTCTACAAATAATTCAATGGCTGAAAGAACTCTTGAAAAATACCAACATATATTTGACAAGCCAGGATGGACGACAGTTAATGGGTCTAATACTTTTGACAATCTTTTATTTATTTTAAGCGATAGATATTTTAAAAAATATAAAACTAAATTATATAATTATAATAACGCACAATATCCGCGCGGAGAATCTGCATATACATTTTATGTTGAAAAAGATAGGTGGTGGTTAGAATCATTTAAAGGAAAATATAATGAATGTCATGATGCATTAATAAAATTAACAAAAGCTCATGAGTTTCTGAATGAAGAACCCATAATTTATATATAGCAAATTTCATTGGCTAATGATGGCGCGTTTATTGCTATATTTTATCAATGGTTAGATAATAAAGATAATAACTATAGATATAGCATAGATATATTTTCAACTAATAAATTAGTAGATGAAGAAAAAGGAATAAATGTAGATGAATACAAAGACGTTAAATCAAATCAAACTAAATTTAAAAATTATTTAACTAAAAATATTATTAAAAGATTTGGAAATTTAGTATTCTCAAGATTGTTAGTTGCAGATAATATAAATAATCACGCTGCATTTGTATACGAGACTCAAAATAATATTGATTTTCCTTGGCAATCTAAAACATATTGGAAAGCTAACGAAGCATATGAATTAATTAGAAAATGCATGCCATATAATGAGGTAACATATAATCTTGGTACATTTATGTTTTTTTCTTTATATCATAATTATTATATAGAAGACAACTATCATGGTTCTAATAATATATATGAGAATTTAATATATAAAGGCAGAATGCCTTATACAGTTGTTTCTAGTCAATCTGGTGAATATTTGGTTGCATTTTATAGTAATTATATAGATTATAGAAAATATACTCTTACGTATGCAATAATTGACAATAGGGATTATAAACTAATGCCTAAAGAGTTTCTAAAAGAAATTGAATATAACGAAATAACATTATAATAAAAAAGAGATTCAAAATTAATTGAATCTCTTTTTCTTTTTAATTTTAATTTTTAATTAATTAAAATCTTTATATTTTTCTTCAAGCGCCGGGTCATCATTATTAACAATATCTGTTAATCTTGTTTTCGGATTAATATCAAATGTTGCTAATCTTGGAACTTGCATTAATGTGCTGTTAACTGTAACTCCAGGAAGATTTGCCAAATATACTGGATCTGGCTCAATTTCTTCTGGATCTGCATCATATGCAATACCATTAGAAGCTAAAATTGTTAACATTTTAAGATTTCCATCTCCATCATTAACTACATTAATTACTTGAGCTTTCATCCCATTTTGTTTAATAATAACCCAATCTTCAGGTTCATAAATCACCTCAATATTATTTTTGTCAATAACTGATTCTGATAATTCTTTAGCATCTTCAATATTAACGGATTCTTGTTGAGGTTGTGGAACTAATGGATTTGCAACGCCGGCCTCATCAGATAAACGTTCAACTTTCTTTTCAAAGTCTCTTCTATCCTTTGTGCCATTCAAAATTTCTGCTCTTTGTTGAGATAATCTAATATCTCCTTTTGTTGTTAAACCTGGTTTTTTAATTTTAACACTTTCATATAAAAGAGTATCAATTAAATCATAATCATCTTTAATCATTTCAGAGCTGACACATTGTGGTTGTTCTCCTTCCATTAATTCAAGATCTTTTTCAGAATTTACACCACTTTCAATACACTCAATAACTTCATTTAAATCATTATAATTTCCATAATATACTTTATTGTTCATTTCATAAACTGCCATAGGCTCATTTTGATTTAATAAATCAACAATTCCAAAGTACTTAATATCATTAAATGACTTAATTTCTGTTATTTCTGTTGTATTTGATGCATGCACTTCTGCATATTCATGCAATTTGTCAATAGCAGGATTTACAGCTTTTTCTTTTACATCTTCAGAAGTCTCATTTACCTTCTTGGTTTCATTTATCACCTCTTTTTTAGAAGGTTCGGAGGCTCCTTCATTAATAAAAGACTTTTTACCCGTATTCTTTTTATATTCTGCTTTTAGTTTAACAAATGCTGCTCGCGCTTCATTTAAAGATATTTTCTTTTCAACTTTAACAGATTCATTTTGTTGAGCTTGTTGAGATTGAGCAGTAGAAGCATTTTGTGCTGGCTGAGGTTGCACGTGTTGAGGTTGACCACTAACTTGAGGTTGACCACTAACTTGAGGTTGTTGACCTTGTTGAGGTTGAGCAGTAGAAGCATTTTGTGCTGGTTGAGGTTGAGCTTGTTGAGCAGGTTGCTGATTTTGTTGAGGTGCACCTTGCGGAGCTGTCGGAGCTTGCATTTCTTCTGCAAGTTCTTCAGTTTCCTCAATATCATCATCCTCGTCATCCTCGTCATCTTTTTCAACTTTTACACCATCAAAATCTGGAAAATCTTTTTCATCAGAATCAAACGAACCATTATCTTCAGCAGCTGGTGCTTCTTCGGAATCTTCATCAGCAAATGGGTCTTCTTCGTCTTCAAAATCAACATTATTGGCAGGTTTGTCAATTATAGTATCATCCACTTTATATGTCGGTGTAATAACCTCTTCAGAATCAACTTCTTCATCATCTGGTTCGTCTTCAACACCACCAAATAAATCAGATGCTTTAATTGGTTTTGCCGGAGCAGCACCAGCTGGAACAATATCTTCAGAATCATTATCGTCTTCATCTGATAAATCAATTGGAGCTTCTTCTTTAGCTGAAAATGTAATATCACCTTCACCATCATCAGTAAAATCAAAATATCCTTCATCATCATCTTTTTGTAATTCATCAGAAGCAGCATTAACATCATCTGCATTATAATAAACTTCATCTGCAGCAGGTTCTGCTTTTGCTGTTTCTCCGCCTTCTTCATTTTTTCCTTCAGCATCTGCTTTAGCAAATTGTACATCAGCTTGAACAGAAGAAACTAAAGCATTATAAAGAGCTACAGGAACGTCAGCTGCATCAATAACTGGAAGATGAGTTTCTTCATCAATATAGAAATGATAGTTATTAGATTCAGTATAAACTTTACCAGTACCATCAACCATATCAACCATTACTGTAATATTACCAGTTCTGAATAATTCGCCAGTTTTAAGGTTTTCATCAAATTTAATATTTGCAATCTTATAACCTTCTGGAACATTTGTAATTTGAATTTCGCCAGAATGTTCATCTTCTACTGGAGATTCTACTTGTTCTTCAGGTGTGCTTTCTTCATTACTATCAAAATCAATTGGTTCGTCAGGATTAATTTCCTCTTCACCACCTTCTGCTGGAAGTTCTTCATTATCGCCGATTTCAGCATCAAATGGATCTTCATCATCAGTATCTACTGGATTTAATGTATCTTTATCACCTTCTGCTGGAAGTTCTTCATCTTGCATTGGATCTTCTAATTCATCAGGGTTTGGCTCCTCATTTTCACCACCGTCACCGGCTAATGCGTGATGTGCCATATTAACATCTGTTGGATCCATCTCATCACCAGGAACTTCAGAACCGCCTTCAAGATATGAATCAAATTCATCATCAGATAAAGATAAATCACCGGCTTCTTGAGAAAGAGGAGTTGATAAATCTGCTTTAGCAGCTTCAACATCTTCAGGATCAATTGGTTCATTGCTCTTTTCTTCCTCTGTATTATCATCTTGAGTATCTTCAGCACCAGAATCCTTTTCAGCATCTTCAGATTTTGAATCAGGTTTTGTAACCTTGCCAACATCATCTTGCCAGTCTTTATATTCTTTCTTAAGTTCATCGACTTTAGCTTGTGCAGCTTCAATAGCAGCATCAAGTTTCTTTTCAGAATCTTCAGAAATATCTTCTTCTTTAGCTTTTTTAAGTTTCTCAATAGTTGCTTCATATTTAGCAATAGATGCTTCATATTCAGTTTTAGTTTCATTGAGTCTTAGATATAATTTATCTTGAGAAGGAATTAATTCTTCAAATAATGAAGCAACGTTAATACCCATATGATTATTAATTAAATTGCGGCATTGAATTGGGTTAACATTATGATAGAATGTAGATTTGAGCATTTCTTCATTAACTGCATTAACAAAGATATTGCCATTCAAATTGAATAAGTCAACATTAACACCCGCATCTTCATTAAGAGCAATATGTTTAGCAAAGTTAACATTAGCAATATTGTTAAAGTTTTCTGCTAAGCAAGATGCCATAACAAAGAAATTAGTATCAAAATCATAACGTAATGACATTTCATTAAGGTCACGTAAAGATTCCTTAGTTTCTTTGTTGCCGTTAATTTCAATATGATCTTCAAAAATATTTGCAACTTTGTCATTACCGATTAACGTAATATAATTTTCATTGATTGATACATGAGGATCATTAACTAATTGGCATAATGCAATGAAACTTTCAGAAAGTTGTGGAACATATTCCTCAGAAAGTTTAGCAAGAGTATTGCCTTTCTTTACATAGAATTGTCCATTTACATTAAATACACATTCATTCTCTTTAATATATTGAATTGGAGAATAAACATTAGAAATATTAGCATGCTCTTTAATGAGTTTTGTACGATCCTTGATAGAGATAGTAGTATCATTAATTAAGAATGCGGGTTTGTTATCAAAATCTTCAAGTGCTTCTAACATTGCGTGACAATATGGATCTGAAGCAAATGAAACTAAAGCAGCTTTTAATTGATTGCAATTAACCGGAGACGGGTCTTTAATAAATCTGCACGCATCTTCCTCAATCATTGGAATGATATAATAGGAATTGGTAGTATACATTTCTTCAAGAACCTTAGTAATTGCAATAGGAGTAGTGCGCTCTTCTGCAACCTTTTCAAGACGTTTGATTTCTCTGTCAACTGATTTAAGATAGTTAAATGGAGTAATGTTTTTAATAAATCCTTCAAATAAACGTTCTTCATAAAGTCCTTGAGCTAAAGCACCTTTATATTGTTCAACAGTTTCAACTAATTTTTTATTAGTCTTTGCATCTGAATTTAGAATGTTATTAATAGATTCTTTTAAACAGATTCCATTATTATTAACAACATTATCAAAAACTAATGCTTTTTGTTCAGCTTCTTGTTCAGCTTTCTTTGCCGCGAAAACTTGTTCAGCATACGCATTAATTTCAGCTTTAGCATCTTCAACTTTTTGACGAAGTTTATCTTCTTCAATTTTACGTTGAATCTCATCAAATTTAGAATTGTCATAAATTTGAATAGGTTGTGGTTCAACTTGAGCATTTGGACGTGCAATAACAATAGTTAATTGTTGTGCAATTGGATCACCTTGTTGTTCAAGTGCATCGCATGCATCACAAAGAATTTTCTTTGAGCTTTCATCTTGAGAAGCAAGATAATGTGTATATGCATCTTCACATGCGCATTTAGCTGCATCATCACAAATGCATTCCATTAACTTATAAGTATTAAGCTCCTTTCCATAAGTAGCAAGATTAGTATTCATTTCATTGATAACTTTCTTGACTGCTTTATTTCCAGTAGCAAAATTAGCAAGGCCATGACCAAATTCTTCATAAATCATAAATTCTTTAGTATCGCCTTGTTCCAAAACTTTTTGATATTCACTTAAGAAATGCTGCAAACGTTGATTTTTGCCTGCATTTGACTCAAATAAACTATCAACATAAGATTGAATTTTAAAGTTGTCTAAAACAGCTTTTGTTTGATTTTTTGCCATAAATTTTAATTTATTTTTTATATGTTTTATATAGTTTTTGACTATTTTATTATTTATTACAAAAAATTAAGCAAAATTATTGAAATTTTGCTTAATTAATTGATTTATAATAAATTATGTGAAAATTAAATCAATCCTTCATTAGTATTTAAATCTTTTATTATATTTTCTCTATCTTTATAAACTTTTTTAACAGCATTATTTAATTTTGATTTATACCTTTTATATGCTTTTTCTAATCTATTTAAAAATTTTTGTTTAGATATTACATTATTAAATAACGATTCATCAAATAAATCAATATTGTTTATTGCGTGTTCAATAGATTCTAAAAATTTATACTCATCTAATTCATCTTTATAAAATTGAATTACATATATATCTTGTTTAAATAAATTATTATAATAACTATGCACCATTGCATCTTGTTCAAATGGAAAACTTGCATATAATGCTCGAGCAAAATTAATATCTTCATCAGTATAATTATTATAATCATTACAATGTATTTTTATATAACGGGCACCATTATATAATTTATTAAAATAATCATAATTTAAATAAAGATGTTTATTTTTTGTATATTGAAAAATATGTAAAATTTCATGTGATATTGGGCCTTCAAAAAATAAATCTTCATATACTAGCGATAAATTAAATTTAACAATATTTTGTTCTAGTATTGTTGTTGAACTCATATTTTTTAAAAAATATGTTTCAACATTATTAACAAAACATTTATACATTACTTTATAATTAATTCCAAAAAAATTATATTTAAAATTACCATCTACAAAATCTCCAATAAATTCATGTTGAGGAATTTTTGTATTTATATCATTTTTAATTATTTTTGATATATTTCTTGTTTCTTTTAAAACTTCATCAGAAATTGATAATTCTTCATTTAAACATTTATTAAAATCAAATTTATTCATAACATTTCTTAATTTTAAATTTTAATAATTATTTTAATTAAAGTTTAATTAGAATACCTTTATAAATTCATCTTCATCCTAAAATGCTGCTATAATATCAGGTCTATCATGATCTCTGACAAATAATTGAATCCTTCTAGCATCAAATTCTTTAGGATATACAATGCAATTCATTTCAACAGGATTCTCTGTATCAACAGCACCATTTAACAAATTAATTTTAATAGGATATTCTTTTATTTTTCCTTCAACTTCAAATGATAATATTGCATCTATTTTGCATCTTTCAGCTTGTTGACTGAATAAGAACTATCCTTTGTCTATTACCACACAAGTATCACTAGTTATTGTATTATCAGGAGTTAAATAGAATTTAAATACCGGCTGTCCTAATATCATCACATCATCATCTTGTGGAATAATAACATCTATTTCTGGTTCATTGACAAATTCACCAGAAATGCTCATATGACAGAAATTGTGGTTATCTATATTGTTTAATATTATATGATATTCTTCATCACCATATTCTTTATATAATATATCAACATGCAATAAATCTGAATAATTATAGAAGAAATTCCATTTTAACAATATATCTTCAAGTGCAACAACATTCAATCTGTCTATATGTTCTGCTTCAATATAACCATTTTCATCTATTACTCTTTCTTTAATGATTTGTTTCTCTCCATATTTGTCTGTTGTTAAACTTGATTTTTCTTGAAGTGCTATTCCACCTTGGAAATTTTTAATATTTCTGTCAGCTGGCATTTCTGTATATGGATCAAAAACTGGTTGATATGTTTCACAATTCAAACTAAAACTTAATTTGACATCAGCACCGTCTTTTTGTTGGGCACCCATTGTATAATTGGCAGTTTTGTTTTCTGTTAATGATTCAGGAAAACCGATTCTACATGGGACAACTGTTCCTTTATAATTAATATGGAATGTTTTATTTTTATAGAAAAATTCTCTGTAGGCTTGCTCTATTTTCCACATGGTATTGACAGTATCACAAGCAATATTAACAGTAAAGCTCATTGTCAATGGAATTGAATAAAGGCAGGCAACATATGGTTTCAATTCACCATTTATTCTTTTTTGGAATTGCCCCATAACAAATCTATTAGAAATATTTCCAGATTCAATATTAGTTGAATCAAGAGAAATAACACCATAAGGAATAGGTTTATAATCACCATTCACTTTTTTGATTCCCATTGAAGTGCATTCGTCATCAGTCCAGTTCATATAATTATCTTGAATAAACTTTTCAGATGTTCCTGCACCACCAGAAAAATCAAAGAAAAATGGAACAGTGATTTCCTAAGTTCCTTCTTCTGTATCTTCCCATACCTAAGTATATCTAAGTTTTTGATTGAGAACTCTAAGAACTCCCATTATAACAAGACGAGAAAAAACATCAGAAGTATTTCTATTCTCATATAGTTGTTTTGCAGTTATTTCAGTTTTTGCCATAGTATTAAAAACTATTTTATTATTTATTATTTTTTATAAGTTTTCATTTATTTTTGAAATTAGAAACGGTTTTTTAAAAAAATTTGAATAAATAATAAAAGATTAGTTTAATTTAAGAGTTGGAACACTTAAATAAAAACTATTTATAATAGTTTAAATATAACTTATATAAACATTTATTTATATTTGTTTATTCATCGTTCCCTTTAAGAATAAACTTTATAAATAAATGTTTATTTTTTTATTTATATGTTAACATTAAAACTAAAATATAAATGTCTAGACAATAGTTATTATGACATATTAAAAACTTATATGTCATAGTATTCAATATGCCTCCATTATTTATATAATAGAATTAGTGATAACAATAATCTATCTGAAAAAGATTTAAGAGCGGTATGTTCAAATATTAATAATATAGATATATTGGATTCTTGGTTTAAACAATCTTGTGTTAAAGAATCTATTGCACTATATAAATCATTTCAATCTAGATATAAAGAACACGAAGAAACTAGAGAATAGAAACTTAAAGAAATAGGATTTAAATTCAAAATAGGAAGGCTTTCTGAACACAAATATTCAATTAAAAAACATTCTATTTTAAAACCATTAAAACTTATATTTGGCGGAAAAGAAAACTATAGATTAAAATAGGAAAATAAAATATCTAAAGAATAGTTTAAATAGAATAGGTTGTCACCTTTATCTTCAATAGGTGAAAGCCAATTTAAAGGAAACAGAAAGTTTAATATAAATTCTGATTTAACAATAATTTTTAAACCAAATTTTAAATAGCATTTTGATTTTAAGTTAATTTATAGATAGAATCAAGAACATTATTTCTTTATATGAATTAACTTTAAATAATTCAATATCAATTAGTTATAAACTAGATAAAGATTATATTTATATATCATTTGATGAATCTAAACTAGCTAATAAGATTGAAAATACCAAAATTCAGAATAGAGTTCTTGGAATAGATATGAATCCAAACTATATTGGTTGGTCTATAGTTGACTGGAAATCTAGTTCTGAATTTGAAGTTATTGAATCAGGTGTTTATTCATTCAAGAAATTTAGTGATTTATATAAACAATTAAACTTGCTAAAGAATGTCAGTTCTGATAATCCTAGAAGAATAAAGTTGTCTAATAAAAGAACATATGAAACAATTAAGGTTGTTGAAAACATAATTAACAAAGCAATATATTATAACTGTCAAATAGTTTCTATAGAAGATTTAAACATAAAGTCTTCAGATAAGGACAAAGGAAAAGACTATAATGCATTATGCAATAATCATTGGTTAAGGACAACATTTGTTAATTAGCTAAGGAAAAGAACTAATATTCATAAAATATAGTTATTAGAAGTCAAACCTGAATATAGTTCATTTATAGGAAACTTTTTATTTAGGTCATTGAATAAACCAGATATGATATTAGCTTCTATAGAACTTTCTAGAAGAGGTTATGAATATTTTAACCAATATATAGTTAAATTAAAAGAACTAGAATTATATAACTTTATAAAATCCAAAAAGGATCTGCCTTTATTCAAAGGTGATCCTAATAAAGTGAGGGTCCAAATCAAGACTGGTTTGGTTAGGAGGTTTTTCTCAAACAACTCAAATATTTATATTTGTTAAACAAATTTATATTTGAAATAGAAAAAATACTTTAAAAAGAAAGCACTACCATTTTAGAAGCGCTTTAGTTTATGCAATTTTAAAAGCGGCATATGCTTTATTAAATATTCACCATATCCAATATAATCATCACACCATTCTTCATTGTATAAATGATGTTTTTTTGCATAATATAAAGAATCAAGACTGTCTTTTAATGCCTTATGCCATTTTGGAATTAATTCATTATATCTGCCTTCTTCATGCAATCTATAAATATTTTCAATAATATAAATAGCTTGCTTTGGAGAATATATACAAAGTTGTTTAGATTCCTCAATTTTATTAACTTCATTCATAAAATCTTCATAAATTTCAACAGCCTCAATTGCTTTTTCAAATATTTCTTGACTTTTTATACCAAATATCATTTTTCTGGAATAATCTTCATCACTTGCTATTAATCGTTCATAATGAACCATATCGTCATTTGATAAAATTATTTTAGATGATGGTATATTTAAAATGTCAGGTGCTAATATATTTGGCATAGGATATCCTTTATATTTTTTAAAATAATGCTCAATACTTCCACTAACTTCTGCCCAATAATGCATATTTTCATTTTGAATATCATCATTAACTATTTGTTGAATCGCAATTTTTCCATCATCTTTTTGATTACACCCAATTGCAACCATTTTTAAACTGGATTCAATTTTTCTATATGTTGCGCAAGCTAATAATTCATTATTTTTTGATATTACAACTTTTAATAAATGTTTTCGGCTTTTAAAATCTCTAATACCTTGATAAGATTTTAACCCTCCTAAATTTTCATATGATAACACAAGCATATTATATACTCTTTCACCCCATATAGAAAAATCTGCAGGAAATATTAAAATATTATCATTATTAATATTATCTAATGATAATTCCCCATTCAATGTCTCGCTTAAAGATTTTTTAATTGATTTTAATATTTTAATATACAAATTATTCATAATTTAAAATAATTTTATTATTTATTATATTAAATTTTTTGTTATAGTTTCATAATAAAAGCACCTCTATTTTTAGAAGTGCTTTAAAAAATATTTTTATTATTATTTTCAACTTACTGCATTAGCAAAATCTTTTGCCATTTGTTTTGCATCATCTAAAGTTTTAGCAGTCCATGCTTTTCCTTTATATCCACAATCTCCTTTCTTTACTTTGGAACCCACACCAAAACCATAAATTGCTCTATGACTCCATCCATACCATTTCTATTCTTTTTCTGAAAATCCTATAGATCCATTATAAACTTTAGAAATTCCATGTTTAGCAAAAAATTTCATAGTTCTGGTTGGTTTTCCATCTGATGGTTCTGTTGTCACATATGCTCCAGTAGATTTGTCTACATATTGTTTAAATGAAAATCCTTTAGCAGGTTTTAAATCAAAATTATCTTCAAAGAATTTTTTAGCCATTACCCGTTCTTCATTTAAATATGCATATTGTTCATTTAATGTTAAATTTTCTTTTACACTATTAAAATTAAACTAAGCTTCATTAAAATCAAAATTAACTCCTTCAAAAACAGTCTTTGGCATTTCAGTTGCGCCATAATCATGCGCAATTTCAGTATCTCTTGCTCTATAATAATCTTTAGCTGCTAAATCATTTGGAGTATATCTTGTCAAAGTAGGTTTAATAGATTCTGCTTCTAACGGAATTGTATCTTCATTAGAAAAATCTTGAATATAAACAAATTTCGGCATTGTTCCGTCACTTCCAGGAACCCAATAGAAATATTTAATCATTCCTTCATGTTTCTTTCCATCATAAGGACAATAACCAGAAACATGATCACCGACAAAAAACTTAAATGATTTGTTTTTGTTTAATAATTCTGGGTCATTTCCTTTCTAGCATAAAGTGAATGATAATGGTTTAATCTCATAGGAAAATGCTGGATTTCCATAATCAGGAGATGTAGAGAAACCAGCAGTAGCTGCCCATGCTTCATTTATAGGCAGAATATTCTATGGATTAACTTTTATTATTTTTGGATTATTTTTCATTATTTACATTCAATTTTACACAATCTGAATAAGTATATATATCTGTGAACTGTCTCTAAGAAACCAGACAATATATTTCTGCACCCTTCATATTCCATATCGTCTTTATGAAGTTCAAACCAATTTACAATACAGATTTTAACTTCATTAATTAATTGTAATGGATCACTTTGAATAGGAAGTTCAAGTTTAGTTATTTCATCACCATTGAATTGCCCAATAATTGATTGAATATTCTCAGCAATAGCATCTTTGAATTCTTCTAATTCTTCTCCAAAATCATCAATGGTTTTATGATATGACATAGAACAGCTTGCCCAGTGAAGTTGCTTAAACTTATCAGCAAATGCCATTATCTTTGTCACAAATATAATATCTCTAGAAATATCTTCTTTTGGTTTATTATATTCACCATCTTGAAGATCAACAAGAATTTGCTTAACACCTCTGACATATTCTGCTTGTTCCGGAGTTATCTGTTGAGTTATAGCTTTTATAGCTTCTTTATTTAATAATTGTTCTTTTGACATAATATATCCCATTTTTAAACAATAAAAGTTTTATTTTATTATTTATTTTCATTTTAATATATTAAAAGAAAAACTTCCAGAAGAATTTTAATTTCTTTGGAAGCTCTATAAAAATTAATAATTTAAAAATAATTTATTTCTCCGAATAACTAACAATTAGTTATTTTATGACAAGTTGAGAAAAAAGTTTTTTTGCATAGTTTATTGCATAAAAATAGGGTAAGGTTTGATAGCCGTGATTGTATTGGTTTCTCTCCATAAATGAGAACTGATTGACTATTTCTCTTACTCAATTATATTATATTTATAAAGATTTATTTCTTATTTTTTCTTATTGAATTAATTTATAACAGCAGAGCAATGTAATTTTATAATTTAACCAAAGATAGCTATTTTCATATATGACTTTGGTGTAAAAAATCTAGAAAACTATAAATTAAAATAATCTATAGAAAGTCTATACATTATTTTAGACTTTTTGAATAAGTCATATAATTCTTTAAAATCTAAATGATTATCTTCTATTTGAAATTCTTCCAATGACTTCTTATAGAAGTGTTTAAAATCATTTAAATTTGGTTGAATTATATTTCTTTTTATTTCTTTAGTATGTTCTATATACTATGCATTAAATTCATATCCTCTTCTTCCTATTTCTATAGAAGCAAGAATCATATCTGGCAAATTTAAACTTCTGTATAGAAAATTTCCAATAAAACTTGAATAATCTGGCTTAACTTTTAATAATTTAATATTAAATATGTTGCACCTTTTAATTAAATTATTCACTAATATATTTCTATTCCAAATATTATTAACTAATTTATTAAATTTTGTTCCTAATTTTTTATCAGATGTTTTTATTATTAAATCTTCTATAGAAACTATCTAACATTTATAGTAAATAGCTTTATTAATTATATTTTTTACAATCTAAAAAATTTCATAATGTCTTTTATTAATTATATATTTTCTATATTTAGAGCTAGAATCTAAATGTTTATTTTTTAGATTAAAATCTTTATCATTTAAAATTTTAATAGAATAAATTCCTGACTTAATTAATTTAAAATTTGAACTAGATTTCCAATCAACTATAGACCATCCTATATAATTTGGATTTAAATCTAATGCTAACATTCTATTTTCTATCTAATTATATTTTATACTTTCTAATTTATTTTCTTCATAACTAATATAAATATATCTCTAATCTAATTTATATGTTATTGATAAATCCCCAAGCTATTGGCGTAAATACAGCTTTTTAAGTATATTTTTATAACCCTATAAATGTATTTTTAATGATATACGTGTTTGTCTATTTGGCTAAAAAATAATATATTCTAAATCTTCAGTTATTCTAAAAAACCTATTTCCTGTATGATTGCTAGTTCCTATAGAATAAATTGGATTTAATTTTTTATTTTCTAAAAATTGTTCTCTAGTTATTAAATTTTTGCATCTTTTATAAAAATTTCTTTTATTACCAAATATAAGTTTAATATTATTTGATTTAACTAACTAATATGATTCCTTAATTGCACACTATATAAACCATGCATTCATTAATTCTATATTATTTAATTGCTTAACTTTTTGAATGCATATAGAATCAGATTTAATATAAGAAAATTCAGATTTTAATTCTTGTTCTTTTGATAACTATTGATAGAAAATATGAAGTATTGAAGAATATTGTCTTTGATATTTTTGAATCAAAGATTGATATTCTTGATTAGTATCATATTTTAGTTTAATTGTTATCACTATAAACCAAATTATTTTTATTATTTATTTTAATAAATAGAAAAAATTTAAAATATTTATAAAATGAGTGTTAAAAAAGAACCGTTTGGTGGATTTGTTATAATTAAAAATGGAATTAAAGAATAATATGAAGCTGCTAAAAAATCGGGAGCTATTGTTTTTGCAGAAATACCAGATTCTTCAAAATAAACTTTATTTTATATTAGTTTATAATAATAGATAAACAAAAATTAAATAAAAGTTTATGGATATTTCAGGAATTTTTAGTGAAGCATTCTGGTATATTGCACCTATTTTGGTGACGATGACTACCTTTATTGCTGGTTTGATTAATCAAGGACTTGTTGACAAGTATGTTCCAGAGAAGCATCATGCTTGGTTGAAACAACTTATTGCGTGGGTTCTCGGAGCTGGACTTTCATGTGCTGCATGGGGACTCAAAGTTATTACATTTGGAAATCCAGTTTGGCTTGGAGTTGTTTGTCTCTGCACAGTGGTTGGTCTTGCATCTAATGGTGTATATGATATTCCATTTATGCGTGGCTGGATTGAAAAGTGGTTTAAGAAACCTGTTGCAGATTTGATAGGAGTAACAACAACTGATGTTAAAAATGAATTTGTTAAATCACTCGGAGAAACTGCAGAAAAACAGTCCAAAGCAAAAAGAACAGTAAAAGTTAAAGTTACTAAACATACCGAAGAGTAAAATTTTAAAAAGGAGAGTTAATTAACTCTCCTTTTTATTTTCATATTCTCGCAATTTCTATAGTATTTTTGGAATAATCGGGTTTCTGACGCAATCCTCATCTTTAAACTATACTATTCCTACATTTTCATCATTTTCAAATATTTTCATTAATTTAGACAATGCTGCATCTTTTTTGTTATGCAAATCACATTGTTCGACATCTCCTAAAAATATATATTTGCTATTATACCCAATTCTAGTCATTAATGATTTAAATATATCAAGTGAAATATTCTGAACTTCATCCATTATTAATCCTGCATTGTCATATTGGCAACCTCTAATAAATGCTAACGGCACTACTTTTATTTTTCCTTTTGTTATAAGGTTTTTTCTTTGTTCTTCTCCAATAATTTTATCTATATTATGCCAATATGATTGCATTATAGGATCGAGTTTTTCTTCTAATGATCCTTTTAAAAATCCAACTTCTTCATGAGGAATCTGAGTAACAGATTTAACTAGTAAAATTTGTTCTATTTGATTTTTTTCTAGCATTTTTAGAAATGCAAATAATGATAAAAATGTTTTTCCTGAACCTGGAGTACCGGAACAAATGGTTACCTCATGAGAATTAATAGCATTTAAAAATTCTTTTTGTCTGGAGTTCATGCATTTAATTTGTTTAACATGAAGCTTTTTTTCTTCCTCGACAAATTCTAAAGTTTGTTTAGTTCCTTGAACTTTTTTACTTTTCCCTCTACTCATATGTAAATTAAATAATTTTGATAATTTAGTTACCACTGTAGCTAAAGTAAGTCAAAGTTTATTATCAAAATATTTATTTTAATGTTTATAGAAAAACCAATCTCTATTTTTACTTTATAATTATAAAATATATTTTTTAATTAAATGACTAAAGAAGAAATTAAACAATATTTTGTAGACAATAAAGTATGTTTTGTAACTAATAGTATTTCAGAATTTCCAGGTTCTTTGTTTTTACATTCTTTAAAAACATATGTTGATTATATTCCAAATAATAGTTTTATTTGTATTCCAGGATTTAAAAATAATAAGCCATATTATGGATTAAATGCATTTACTGAAATGATATTTATACTTACACAATCCCAATATGAATATTTTGAATATGCAATATATATTGATGAGGATTGTTTCATAAAAGATATTGAGTTATTAGTAAAAGAATTTAATAAATTTAAATCAGGAAATTATTGTTTAGGTGGATTACAAGATGGCGGAATGATTTGTCATAGGAATCAATCTAAATTATTAGTAAATACATTTTTAAGTTTTTGGAATATAAAAGCAATTAGAGAAAATTATGATAGGTATACAAATAATTTAAATGTTTTTTCTCAAATTCCAAATCCATATCAAATATTCATAGATAAACTTAAAGAATATAAAAATAGTGAATTATACAATATTATAGATAATGCAGCTAATAATATGATTCAATTAGGAAAAGAATACAGAGAAAAGAATTTTAAGCAAGAACCTCCACATGCAACTATAGTTAGAAATGATCCAACTAATAGTTATGAACCACATCAAATTCCATATTCTTTTAAAGATAATGTCAAAACAAATATGGAACCCTATTATTTAATTGAAGAAGCCGTTGTTTTTGCAACTAAAATGCCAATATATTATTTCTTTGGTTCTGATTTGTATACTGATAAAGAAACTAAAATGGATAATTCTGGTATAACAACAGTTCTATTAAATGATAAGAATGAACCGTATGCGTATCACGCATGGTTTGCCAGATATTATAAACCATTTTTAAATGATCCAATTATTAAAAAACACACAGAACGCATAAATTCCATTATTGAAAATATATAATAAACTTTATTTTTGAAATAAATATAATAATAAAGCAGACAAACCAACGCAGAACTTTTTATTAGTTCTTGCAACTGGTTTTGATGTTTAGATTTAATGATTTAGTGATTTATTTTATTTAAGATTTTTGAATTTTATTTTAATTAAGATTTTTTTAAGTTTAAGTTTAATTTTAGTGAAACCTTTTTGAAATATTTTATACAATTATTAAGTCGAAAATAATAAAAATTAATTTAATATTTAAGTATGATTACAGATTTTGATTCATTTTTTAATGCAAAACCAGTTGTTCAAGAACAACAACCAACACAATTAACCGAGTTTCGTCCTAATCCTAAAAAGGGACAAAATGGAGTTTTTGAAGCAGTAGTTCGCTTCCTTCCTAATCCAAAGGACCCAGCAAATAAGTCTATTATTACTAAGTATTATGCTTATTTGACTCATCCTGTTTCTCAAGTAAAGAAGACTATTGATTGTCCTTCAACTGTTGGACAACAAGATCCAATTCAAAACACATTCTTTGCACTTCGCAATGCTGCTAATCCTGTTCTTCAAGAGAATTCTAAACAATTTTCTCGTAAGCAACAATTTGCATCACTTATTCAAGTTATTTCTTGTAAATCTGATCCAAGTCTTGTAAATAAGATTTTGGTTTGGAAATATGGTGTAAAGATTTCTGAAAAGATTAATCAAGAAATGAATCCGCCTATGGGTGAAGGACATAATCCATTCAATCTTTTCGCTGGGCGTCCATTCAGTGTTCAAGTTAAAGAAGTCAGTGGATATCCAAATTATGATGCATGTCAATTCTTTGATTTAGCTCTTGAACAATCAGGTATGCGTATTGTAACAACTAATGCACAGGGTCAACCTCAGGTTTCTGTAGTAACTACTGCTACTATTGCAACAGAGCAAGGCAAGGCAGCTGTATTTAATTATCTTAAAGAGAATGCTCCTGATACAGACAAGTATGAATATCATCCTTGGACTACTGAGGAAACAGAATTTGTAAATGAGTGTATTCGAATTTATTCTAATCCTCAAGCAACAATTCAAGCAATGAGTGCAGCTCAGAATCCAGGTGTATCACAAGTTGCAACACAACCAATGGCAGCTCAAATTGCTCAAGCACCTGTTCACCTTCCTCAGATGCCTCCACAAGTTGCTCAAGCACCCGTTCAAGCTACTCCTGCACCTCAATTTGGTCTTGATGGACTTGGTGTTGCACAAACTTCACCAGCAGGTTTCCAACCAACAGGAGTTCCAGGTGTAGATGATTTACTTAATCAAGTACCTCAACAAACAAATACAGCGCCAACAATGGCACTTGATTTGAATGATGTTCTTAATGGACAAATATTATAATTATGATGAGCAATTGTCATAAGTAAATTCTCCTATTTAAGAATGGCTCTAGAAAAAATCTAGAGTCATTTGTTTTAATAAATATATTGAAAATACGTAAATAAGATTATTATGCAAAATTTTATTCCAGAAGAAGAAATACGAAGAGATTAGAAAATAGTTGATGATGGTTTTTGGGGAGAAGCATTCAAAAGAGAGACATACCCAATTGTTATAAAGAGAGAAATTGGTTAGAAATATGGTCTTGACTCTAAGCAATGTTCAAAAACAGAAACAATTGCACATGCAATATTATTATATTTAAGAACAATTAGAAATCAAAAAACAACATTTACTTTAGATGATATTCATGATTTTTATAAATTAAATGATTATCTTGGTTCATATGTCAAATTAAAACCGTTTTTAGAATTAGAATCTAAATCATTTATAGAATTTTTATTAAAACACCAATATGATTATATTTTATCTAAATGTCCAGGAATTAAACAATATACATTAGATAATATAGATAAAATTCCAATTAGTCGAGACCTCACTAATGGTTCTAGTTTTGTCAAATTTTACTTAGAACGATATAAAGCTATTAAAAAGTATTATGATGAAACCTATGGAATAAAATAGAATATAGCTAAAGAAACAAATAAATCTAAATATGATTTAGAAGTTCTATTTTCAGAAGAAACTTATGAAATTAGAGAATAGCTTGAAGAGATACTTGAAGATTTTATAAATATGTGCTATAACACTTACGTGTATTAGTCTCCTACACATATGAAAATATTGCAATTATCTGCAAAATATAGGGAATTACGTAAAGAAAAAAATCCATGGTATAGTTCAAAACATATTCCAGATGAAGAAGGACAAAGATATATTAAATATAGCGATGCATTACATTTTGTAACTGTTTTATATAATTATTTTAATGATATTAATAAAAAAGAATGGAGAATAGAATATTCTATTAAATATTTTAATAAACAATTTAATGATTTAATTAATAAGAAAATTATTAGAACTTTATTAGATAAGAACGCAAATATAGATGAGATTAATATAAGTGAATTAAAGAAAGCTGATTTTGGATATTATTTTATTATTAATTATGGAAATGGAAAATTATATGCAAATTTTTTAATTTAGCCAGAGAGTTTAGATGTTTCAGATATGGATGAATACGTTACGTCAGGATACCATTTATTTCTAGAAAATATTCATGGAGAAGCTATTAATTATGTAATGAAAGTTACAGTTAGACCATTAAACAAAATTTTAAATGAGGGATTTGATTTTAATTAGATAAATTTAGCTCTAGATGACTTTGATGATGAAGAACAGATTTAGAATATTAAATCTAAGCAAGTTTAGAATAGAGACTATACTAAAGAATATCTGGATTTAATGAAAGAAGTAGTAGATTTAGGTTTGCCTTCAGGAACATTATGGTGCAAGTATAATTTAGATGTTAATCATAATTAGTTAACTGAACCAGCAGATTGGTATGGAAATTATTATGCATGGGGTGAATTAGAAGGAAATAAACCTAAATTTGCCTGGGTCACCTATAAATTTGGAAAAAATAAGTTAACTAAATATTGTAATAAACTTGATTATGGTTTAAAACATTTTACTGATAATTTAACTGAATTATTACCAGAAGATGATGCAGCTTACTAGAATAAAAAACTTCATAATTTTAAATTCCATATTCCAACTAATGAATAGTTTGAAGAACTAATAAATTATACTAATAACTATTGGGTTAATAATTATAATCCTAATAAAACTATTCATAACCCAAAAGATGATGAAGGAATTAAAGGTTTGAATGGCAGAGTTTTTGTAGGAAAAAATGCAAATTAGATGTTTATTCCAGCTGCTGGTTTTTTCAATGGTTCTGTTATCTACGACGATAGCATTGTCGGCGACTTATGGTCGTCGAGTCTTTGTTTAAACACCCCTAATAGCGCTTACCGCTTGAAAGTCGATTCAGATAATATTAGCATTAGCATGCATACCAGCCATCGTCCTATTGGTTTTACTATTCGTCCAGTAATAAATTTATAAAAACAAAATTCTCTTTCATCATATAATTATTAACTAAATAATTAAAAATGGAAGAGAATAATTTTTTAAAAATAGATTTTGATTCATCAAGTTTGACAGCTGCAAATATAACAGAAGAACAATTTGAAGCTGGCATTCAAGAAAAAGTTCAGTTAATTCTGCAAAAAGAATTTCCAGAAACTCGTCAAAAACAATATATTAAAAAGGAGACAACAGGAATTAATTTTGCTTGTCCTATTTGTCATGATTCTGCATTTGATCCGAGAAAGAAACGCGGACATATTGCATTTCGTGGACGTCATGCAGGTCTTTATACTTGTTTTAACAGTTGCGGATCTATGTCTCTAAAAAAGTTTTTTAAGCATTTTGGGACAGATCTTTCTTTAACAGATATAAATTATATTTCAAACAATTATACAAATCCAGAAGCAAATTCTCAAGAACTTTCAAATAATATAACATCTAATATTATTAATAAGGAGGAAGCTTATAAATGGGCTATAGACAGAAATTATATTAGAGATGTTTTAGGTTTACAGGATATTGGACGTATAACAACACCATTTGCATATAACTATTTAATTAATAGGTGTCAATATCAAAATCATGAGAGATTTTTGTATTCTGACAAATATAATCAAATTCTTATATTGAATCTTGTTGATGACAGAGTTCTTGGAATGCAAATTAGAAATCTAACACCCAGACAAGGCCAACCTAAATATTTGACAATGACCATTGAAAAAATGAGGCAGACAATGCTTGGTGATAAAACACCAGTTCCAGAAACTATTCTTAAGCTCTCATTAATATTCAACATATTTAATGTCGATTTTGCTCATACTTCATTTAAACCAATATTTGTATGTGAAGGACCATTTGATGCATTCTTATTACCAAATTGTATTGCACTTGCTGGTGCTGGAAAAAACTTTGCAATGCAATTTCCATTTTGGTATATATTTGATAAAGACGATACTGGAAATGAACATGCAATGGACAAAATGAAACAAGGCTATAATGTTTTCTTATGGAAAAAATTTATGACAGAATTTAATATTCCAGAAATTAATCCATATATATCATCAGGAAACAAAAAGAAATGGGATATAACTGATATTAAAAAATATTTTAGAGATATGAAACTAAATCCACGAATAATGTGGAGCAACTATTTCTCAAATAATTTATTAGATGCATTAAATGTTTAAGTGGGTCAAAAATAATTGAATCACTTTTTATTTTTTTATTTTCAAATAAAAATAAATAATAAAAGTTATAATAATGCTTTAATTTGCATAATTGTATTTTTAATAGTTGTATATCTAAATAAATATAAAAAATAAAGATAAAAATATAAATTTAAAAATATGGGTAAAATTAGTATTGATTTAAATTCATTTAAAGCTGCTGGTATTTATACTCTTGAGATTGACAATACTGCCAGAGTTGCAGATGAATCAGCTGATGCATTACGTATGTTAGTCGGTTTCTCTAATAAAGGCCCGTTCAACAGACCAGTTCTTCTTACTGAGGATGCTGATAGACTTCGTATTTTTGGTGATGCTGATACAAAATTAGAGCATAAAGGCTGCTTCTTTAATAGAATGTTAAGAACCCTCGTAGCAGGTGGCCCTGTTATTGCACTTAATTTATTAAATGTTGATAAATCATATTAGGGACCAGATCAAGTTAACCTTGCTGCAATGTCTATGGACGCCGGAACTGCAAATCCACGTGTTGCTGACGCAGGAACATATGGTGAATATGACTATTTAGCAGAGTCTATCGACAGTTCAGTATATGGAACTAAGAAAGGTGACAATCTTCCTTATGTTGGTAAAACTCCATTTGCAAGTGTATATAACAGATCACGTTTCTGGGTTCCAGATAAAGATTTGTTAAATGCTGAAGCTGCGCGTTTATTAAATGCATAGGAAAATCCAACATCGTATTCATTTGAAAATAGCAACTTACTTAATTTTGTAAATGTTGGCACAGAAGAAATTTCTATTTTGGTATTTAAACCAACTAGTATGCCTGGTTATGAAGTAACTGCTGAATCATGGTTTGGTGGTCGTGAAAATATTCCATTTGGATGGATTCGTCCTTATGACAATATTTCTGATTACTTCCTCCAAGTAGTTTGTGTTAAAGGTAACTGGTCTAATTATCCAGTTCTTTCTACAGACCCAGTATGGAAAGGATTCTTTAACAAGAAAGGTATTATTAAGAGTCGTGTCAACCAATTTATGAGTGCAGAAGGTGTTACCGTTTTAGGTTCATGGACTGGATGTATTATTCCTGACTTTACTGATAAACAAGGTAATATGCTTAACCTTGAAAAGAAAGTTAATGCTGCGACTGAAAGAACTGGATTATTAATGGCATTTAATAATGATTTAGCAAATGTTCTTACATATGATTATTCAGGTCTTGATACTACTTCTACAAATCCTGGTAAAGGTTGTTGGGGATTAGATATTGACGGTAATAGTGAAGTTGGCGGCGGTGAAACTGAAGCTAAATATATCGTCGATATGGTTGGTCATCAAGTATTTATGAATGAATAGGATGTTCCTGGTGAAAAATGGGAAGATGCATCATTGCAAATAATTGAAGATGCATCTGTTGAAAAGGGGCAATATATCTATAATAAATCTCGTAATAAATTCTATACAGTAGATTCTTCATTATTTGCATTTGATTTTAATGAAGATGGAAAAGAAATCGATGTAAATGATACAGACAAATCACGTGTTCGAGGTATTTATCCTGGTGTTTATGTAGATAATTCATTATTCTACGTTGAAAATCCAACAGATGCTTCTGGAAATCTTATAAAATATTCAGCAGCTGCAATTTTAGATAAAGTTATGGCTGTTAAAACTTATGTTATTTCAGAAAATGGGGTTATTTCTAAACCAGCTGCATTGAATGTTTCTAAAGTTGATAAAATAATAGATTCATCAGTGGTTAATGCTTCTGTATTCTTTACTATAAATGAAAAGGAATATTGCCAAGAACTTCATCTAGAATTGGATAATGATCAATTTATTACTGCTGTTACTGGAGAAACTTTATTAGAAAAAGTAGAAATTTCTGAAGATACTGTTAATGGTATTAATTTCTTATCATATAATTATGTAAAAGGAAATAATAATGATATTCTTGAAACCATTACATCTGCTAAGTATTTTAGTGATTCTTCATTATGGGAAGATGAAATGCCAATTTCATCTGATAACAAAAATATGTTTATTATTTTTGATGCTGAAGAATGGGTAGACAGCAAAATTAAATTAGGTGATTATGTAAAAAATATTACATATGAAAATAATGAAGGCGAAACTGAAGAATATCAACTTATTCCTGGTTTAACAAAAGTAATTAGAAAACAATTTGTTACAGTTAATAATGGAGAAATTACTTATCAAGGTAAAAAATATGCATTTAATGATGAGTATACTGATGTAATTAATAATAAACAAGGATTTTATTTAATTACTTGTACATCTCCTGTATTAATTAAAGACAATAGTATTGATCGTCAGCTTCCAATTTCTGATGATAGAATTTCTGGTTCATTGAGATTTATTCCAATGAAAGGTTTGACAATTACTTCTAAACATCGTCCAGGATATGATGCTAATGGTAACCTTAATATTGAAGAAGGTATTGAAAAAGTATATTCAGTATTAAATGATGAAGGTATTAAACGTGGTTTAATGAATCCGGCAATGGTTGACTACCGTTATATTATCGACTCAATGTCATATGGTCTTGGTCCTGAACTCGGTGGTAAAGTATGGTTGTCAAGAACTGCTGAAGAAAGAGGTAAATGTACTGCAATTCTTAACTTGCCATCAGCAAAACAATTTGCAGTAAGTTCAAATCCTTACTTCTGCGATACTTATACTCCAGGTGCTGAAGCTCGTCCATCAATGAATACTAAATATATTCCTGAAGGTGGTAATACTGAAATGGGTTCAACTGTTATCTTCAGCTTGCCAAGCGAAGAAGATGGAGCTAAGTTTACTGCATGCTTCTGGCCACATTTGATTTACCAAGAGAATGGTAAAGAAATTATAGTTCCACCAGCAGCTGATGTAGCGAATGTTTTGAATCGTAAATTTAATGGTATCAATGATCCATATGCAATTAGTGCTAACCAAAATGGTATCTTATCTAACAGATATCTCAAAGGTCTTGAGTTCTTAGCAGACTTGACAGATCGTGAATATCTTGAACCATTCGGTGTTAACACAATTATCAAAGATCAGGGTTCTATCATGATTTACGGCAACCAAACAGCTTATCAAGCAATGAAGTCTGACTTTAATAAACTTCATGTTCGTGAGAATCTTAACACAGCTGAAATTGAATGTGAGAAAGTTCTTAAGAAATATAACTTCTTATACAATACTCCTGCCGTTCGTGCAAATATTGTTCAACAGCTTACTCCAATTCTTTCTGCAATGCAAATCTCTGGTGCATTAGTTAAATACGAAATTATTTGTGATGAAACTAATAACACGCCAGATGTTATCGAATCAGACAGCTGCATCGTAGAAATTGCATTGTGGATGAATCATGGGATGGAACGCATTATACAGAAGTTCACACTTCAACGTTTATCAGATCAATAATTCTGAAAAACATAATAAAGAAAAGAGAATCAAAGAAATTTGGTTCTCTTTTTATTTTTAATTAACTTCTATTTTTTCATTTAAATAAAAAGTATTATTTTTGCATCGAAATTAAAAATATATTATTATTTAAAACAAGTTTTTATATGAAAAAAGAACAATTAGATTTAAATCAATTAAAACCTAAAATTTTTAGTGATAAAGTAGCAGTTGTTAATATCCATAAAAGAGTTGGCAAACGTAAATTTGTTGATATAGGGTATGGGTGTTTTCCAGTAGTGGTGTTATATGTTGATGATGGACCTGATATGGGTGATTGTACAACAATTGGCGTTGTTGTTACTGGAAATTCTATTAAACCTTTATTTGATGTTATACGACAAATTGAAAAAGAATATGGTAAGGTTGACGTAATTTCAAGTAGTATGGGCGATTGGTCATATCATCGATGGATGCATAGAGATAATAAAGGAGGTTTTACAAATAAAAGCTGGGATCCAGCTGATGGTCAATATAAACTTAAATATTTACAAGTAGAATATCTTAATAACACAATAAAATAATTAATTATGAAAGAATCAAAACAACCATTAGTGACATTTAGTTATCATGGTGAGCCTATGCGTAAAATGACAAAAGCTCAAATGAAAAAATATATTGAGCATCGAAACGCGTGTGAAGAAATATATAAAGGTCTATTAACCACTCATGTTTTTGATGATGCAAATTCTGATAAAGAAAAACTTGATATTTTAATAGACATGTGTTGTGGAATTCAAAGCGAAATTTGTCATATGGCAGACAGCATTAAAGAATATGCAAAAAGTGCTAAAGAATATTCAAAAACTATGACTCCACAAATGTTTAGGGATGCAATGCAATTTGTTAAAAATCATTCACCGAAAAAGCAAAATGGTAAATCTGCTACTGAAAAGAAAACTGAAGATAAATTCAGAGTTGACGTTTTTAAACATAGTTTTAAACGAAATTTATGTCAAACTTTTTTATCATTTGGCAAAATTACTGTTCCTGATGAAAAATCCATCGAGCTTCAATTAATTCCATCTGTACAAACAATTGAGAATAAAGAACTTGAAAAAGATTTAAAAACATGCGCTATGTGGAGAGAGATTATGGATACTCAATTTTATCCAGAATATCGATTATACGCAATGGCAGCAGAACACCTTTCTCACGGGGATTTGGATTATACTCGTTTTAAAACTATTGTTAACTATCATTATTATGGTGCGTTAGATCCTAAAAGTGAATTTTTTAGAAATTCATATTCGAAACCATTGATTCAATTTATGGATGCATATAAATTATGTGAAAAATACGGGTATGAAGATTTTTTCAGTGAAGTTAAAAATTATTTTTATGAAATGTTTATGAAAGAGCAAGAGAAGGAAAGTGAATGTGCATAACCTTTAAAACCTAATAAAGAAAAGAGAATCAAAGAAATTTGGTTCTTTTTTATTAAACTTTATTCATTTTTTGTATTATAATTATTAGTTAAAATTGTTTAAGCATAATGAATTATAATAATATCGAAATAAAAGCATCACATATTTTAATGATTTCTGATATTCATTTTGGCACTCATGTTAATTCAGAAGAGTGGCAAGAGAATATGAAAAATTACTTCTATGACTTTTTTATTCCAAAGATAAGGGAACTTAAAGCTTCATTAACAGATGGTGAGAGAATGATTCTGGTTAACCTTGGAGATACTTTTAATGATCGTAGGGCCACTGATATTAATGTTTATAATTTAGCAATTGATGTGTTTGAAGATATTGCTAAAGAAATAGAAACTTATATTATAAATGGAAATCATGATTTAGCAAAGAAAACTAATACAGGAAACACTTCACTTCGCGCAATTCAATATATAAATAATGTCCATCTTATTACTGAACCGACTATATTGAATATAAATTATGAAGGCGCAAAACATACTAAAATTATTGCAATTCCATATTTAGGTGATCACTCTCAGGAAACAAATTGTCTAATAGAAAACAATAAAGCTAAATATGCATTTATGCATACAGATTTAGCAAAAATGAGATTTGATAATGGAATGCTTATTACAGAAGGTGTAAATACAGATGTATTTAATGGAGTTGTTTATTCAGGACATATTCATAAACGTCAAGAAACAAAAAAATGTATATATGTTGGATCTCCATACCATATGGATAAAAAAGATATTGGAAATCAAAAAGGATTATATTTACTTAATCTTAAAACTAATAAACATGAATTTATTGAAAATAATTATAGCCCAATATATCATAGTTTATTAATGGAAAAATATGTTGAAATGTCTATTGGAGAACGACAAGAATTCTTAAATAACAATTATAATTATATTATCATTAAAGAGGAAAATATTCCGGAATATAAAAAGAAATTTGATATTTATAATTTAGGAATTGGAACAACTGCAAAATTTGTCAAACCTGTTATCAACAAACAAACATTAAGTGTTAATGTTGATGAAAATGTAGAATATAAAGAAAAATCGACTTCTGAACTAATAAATGAATCTATTAATGATTTAGATGTCAGTGAAGAATTTAAATTGCAATTAATAAAAACAAGTGATCAATATTTGAAAGATGCTGAAGCAGAAATTGCAAATGACTAAAAAATAAAGGAACCTTGATTTTAGGTTCCTTTATAATTATTATCTAACTTTATAATTATTATCTAAAAGTTGTTTTCTTTCCAGATTTAACTATTTCTTCAATATATTCTCTATCATCTTTAGTAAGTCTGTCATTAGGAGAATCAGTGAATCCCATATGCCATCCTAACCACTGGCATAGTTTATCATATTGAAGTTTAGTATTATAATGAATATAATATTTAAATGCATAACGGCTTTCTTCAATTCTAATATCAAGGCCATATTTTTTTAACCATTTAATGTGATTTTCAGCTGCATCTAAAGGTGATGCAAATTCGTCAGCATCATATGTATCAAATGAATAAACAAAATCTGTTAAGAAATCACCTTCCATTTCTTCATTTGGCTGAGTTTTTCTCATTATAAGATTGACATCCATTTCAATTTGTGCAGGAGATCTATCATCCCACAAACCAGTTTCAATCATTGCATTTCTAATAGCATCTGGTGTTCTTTCTAAATCACCATTATTAATAGCCACAATAATTTTAAATTTAGCTTTTTGACGAGGTGCTTTAATTTTATATTCATGCATATAGGTATCACGAATTTCTTCACCACGAGATTCATTAACAGAATCATTAACAGAATTCTTATTAACTTTTTGAATTGAAATTCTAGGAGATTGTCCAAGAGAATTATCTATGTCTAAAACATTTGAATTAACTAATAAAGAAATAACTTTAATAACTTCTTCATGAGTTTTGCATATTACTCTGATAGAGCCAGAGCCATAATTGTCAAATGCTGGTAATTTAGATGATAACATATCTAATGTTTTCTTATTCATTCCATCACAGCGAACTAAATAAACTTCGCCGGAAACTTCTTGTTTAACCGGAGCAATATCATCGACTTCATTTAAAGAACGTTTAACTTCTTTAGCAACTTGCTCCATTATTCTATTATATAAATTAGAATTTTTTCGCATAATTATAAAATATATACTTTTATTTCTTTTATTATTTATTTAAGAAACAAAACAATATTTTTATATATAATAATTAAGTAAAATTGTAAATAGATATGAAATTTAAATCAATTGAGTGGAAAAATATTAGATCATTTGGGGAAGAAATTCAAAAAGTTGAATTTGTTGATGGAGAATTAGTTTTATTAAAAGGAATTTCTGGTTCTGGAAAATCTACAATTCTCTCGCTTCCGTGTATTGCATTATTCGGAAAAACTACAGGATTGACAAAATCTGCAATTCATAACCGAATTAATAAACATGGTTGGGTTAAAGCTGTTATTGAAAAAGGTGGGCATGAATATATTATTGAACGTTCATTCTCTCCTAATGATTTGCAGGTTTTCCGTGATGGTGTCAATATCAATTCTTATGGCACATCATCTGCGCAGGATTATATTGACAAAGAAATTGCAGATATTCCTATTAAAGCATTTTCTAATATGATTTCTATTTCTATGAAGAAATTCAAATCATTTTTAACTATGTCTCCCGCAGATAGAAAAGAAATTATTGACAGAGTTTTCAATCTTGAAGTTGTCAATATTGCATTTGAGAAAATTAAAAAGGATGCACGTGAAATTGGAAATATGATTAATACTAATAATAATACTTTATTCCAATTAACTCAAACATTAAATAATGCTAATATTGAATTATCTAAACTTCAGCAATCTTCACAAACAGAAGAAAATAAAGAAATTATTCGAACAAATACTGAAAAGATTTCAAAAGATAATGAGAATATTAAAAAATTGACAGATGCATTGTCAACTTATACTCAAAAACAAACAGAAGCATTAGGTAACATTACAGAAATCAAACAAAAACAATATGAGAATAATTATAATATCCAAGTTATTCAACAAAAGATTGATTTGTATTCTCAAGACAAATGTCCGACATGCGGAATGTCATTCTCAACAGATTCTGTTAAAGATTTGAAAACTAAACTTCTTAATCTTAAAGCAGAAAAAGATAATATAACTATAGAACTTAACAAACAATTGGAAAAAGCAAATGCAGATTATAATACAATAACAGAATATATTGGAAAGTTGAATACTGCAATATATCAATTGAATTCTGATATTCAACAATTAACTGCACAAAATAATGCTTTGAATGAGCAACTTAAAAATAATGCAGAGTTTCAGGGAATTAATAATATTATTAATAATACAACAAAACAAATTGAAGATATTAACAAACAATTATCTGAAGATTCTGCAAAACTAAAAGAACTTCAAACATTAGCAATTGTTTATTCTATTGATGGAGTTAAACAAAAAGTTATTGTAAATTATTTACCAATCTTGAATAAAGAAATTGAAGATAATTTGGAATTAGTTAATTTCCCATATCAATTGGAGATTGACACTAAATTTGAACCGCACCTTAAAGAACTTGGGGTTGAATTGACACCAGAATCATTATCAGATGGTGAAGAAACACGTGTTGATTTAATAGTTCTTTGTAGCTTATTTAAATTATTGAAGAGAAGATTTCCGTCAATTAATATATTATCTATTGATGAAGTTTTATCTTCACTTGACAATGAAACTTCTGGATTAGTTCTTGATTTCTTGAGACATTTTGCGCAAGAAAATAATTTAAGTTGTTTTATTGTTTCACACACTGATTTGTATCTTGATAATTTTAATAAAATCATTAGTGTAACAAAAGACGGTTTTTCAAAAATAGAAATAACAACAGCAATTAACTAAAAATTATTAAATATATGGAAACAAAATTGATTAAACAAAAAATTAAAGTTTCTGGATGGAATGAAATGTTTGAAACAACTATCAAATATCCAGAAGATTTAGAGTTTTATTATACTGCTGGTGAAATTGGCAAAATTAAACATAATGAATGTGAGCATTATTATGCAATTTTTGAAAAATCCAGATATTCAGAAGAGATTATTAATGAAATTGTAAACAGTTCTATATGTATATCAAAACGAGAATTCGGTGATTATATTATTTTAAAAGTTGATCAAGTTCATAATGACACGCCGCTTCCAAATATTAGTCGAGATGGATATTTCAAAAAATATAATATTGATTTTTCGAAATATACAGCAGTATTGTATACAGAAGATATGTATGTTGCAAATCTTGCTAGAATTGTTAATTTTGAAAACCCATACAGAATTGACACAATAAGTATCACCATAAAAAATTTATTTGATAGTTCACGAAAAATATTGCAAATGGGAAAAGATACGGTTGAACTTTCAGCAATGATGCTTGATACATCTTGTCAGTATTCCTTTAAATATAAATTGGAAGTTCTTAATAATGATGAAAATGGAGATATTGTATGGAATATTGCATTGCGTGATGCTATGAAAGAATTTGGTTATAACCCAGATATGCTGAATCATGTTGAAGACGAATCTAAATATGATTTAGATTTAAAATATGAAAAAGAACATGAAGCATTCAAATTATGGAATAAGTTAAAATTTGAACAATTAGAACAAACAGATAATTAAAACTATGAAAAAAGTATCAATTGAAATAGCTAAATTATTACAAAAAGTCGGTTTTCATGAAAAAACTAATAGTTTCTATTTAGCCAAAACTACTAATGCAGAATATGAATTATATGAAGAGGGTGAATATAGAGACTGGAATGAAGAATGTGAAAATGCAATCTACAATGCAGTAATGTCTGCACCGACATTATCACAAGTATGTGATTGGATGAGAGAAACCAAAAATATGAAAATATGGGTTGAACCACATAGGTTTATTAAAAGAAAAGAAATAGAAACTATTGAATATTTTTTTCCACTTTGGCATGGAATATGGTGGGTAAGTGAAAATGAAATATATGAGAATTCTAGTTCAACTTATAATGATTCAATGGAATCTATTGTTTTGTTTATACTTAAAAAATTAACAGAAACAAAATAATATGGAAATGGATTATTTTAAACAAAAAATATATGAGATTTCTGGAGTTCCAAAATCTAGTTTAGAAAAAAATGAAGAAGAACCATTAACACGAGATGAAGCTATACACGAACATAAATTTGAAAAATTTATTGAGTATTTAATTAAAACAAAAACAATTTAAATAAATATAATATATAATTGATACCTCTACATTTTTCAATTATAATAGAATATAATGTGCTTTATATAAAGAAAGTAGAGTAGAGGCTATGAGTATTTATATAAAGCATATTTATATATAAAAATAAACCTCTACATTAATGACAGTAAATACTGAACTCGAAAAATAGATTTTAGATAATTTATTATATTCTAAAAGGCATGAAATTGAAATTAATACATGTCGTATTAAACAATCTTGGATAAATAATCATTTACCACCAAATTCATATAATTATTTATTAAATAGATTTTCAGATTTATTCACAACAAAAGACCTTCCTGAAATTTTATATAGATTATATTACCAAATTGAAAATGCGCCAATATGTAAAATTTGCCATATAAATAAATGCAAATTTTTAGGGTTTACTAAAGGATATGGGAAAACGTGTTCTTATAAATGTTCAATAAATCCAGATATTAATAAAAATATATTGGAAATTCATAATGAGTTAAATGATAATATTATTCTAGAAAAATTTTTAAATAATAAAGAACAACTTAAATCAGCATATGCAACGAAATTATATATTTAGCAGCATGGATATGCTGAATATTTATATAATAGATTTAAAGATTTTGATAAAAGCACTGATACTATTCAAGAATTAATATATAGAATTAAAAATAAAACTGAAGAAAAACCCAAATGTCTAATTTGTGGAAAATCTGTAAAATTCAAAAATATAAAAGATGGTTATAGACAATATTGTTCGATAGAATGTTCAAGAAAATCAGATCTATATTATTATAATAAAAGAAAAACTAGATCAAAATCAAAAGAATTAAAGTGGAAAGAATTAGGGTTTGATATTAAATTTGATCCAGATAATATTGATATTTACACAATTTATAATAAATGTAATTTACATAATCCATTTAAGATTTATGCTAGAACATTTTTTAATAGATGGGATGATTCGAATATAGTATTATGCCCAATATGTAATCCTGAAAGAAATCCTGAAACATCTATAGAAACAAAAATTAAAAATATATTAGATAAAAATAATATAAAATATAAACAACACGATAGAACTACTATATATCCAAAAGAATTAGATTTTTATTTAACTGATTATAATATTGGTATTGAATGTAATGGTATATTTTGGCATAATGGAAACAAAGGAAAAAATTTAACTAAATTAAAATATAAATTAGCAACCGACGGTAATATTCAATTATTGACATTTTGGGAAGATGATATACATGCAAATATAAATGCAATTGAAACTATAATTAAACAAAAATGTAATTTAATTGAATTAAATAGTAATTATAAAAATTTATTAACTATTAAAATTTTAGATAATGATATATCAAATAATTTTTTATTAAAATATTCATTAAGTAAAAATATAAATGCTGATATAAATATTGGTTTATTATATAACAATACTGTATTACAAATATTAACATTTAAGTTAAAAAATAAGAAAAAACAAATTTATGAATTATATAATTATGGCATAAATAATGACAATAGTTTAAATGATAATTATAAAATATTATTTAACTATTTTATATCAAAATTTAATTGGATGGAAATTGTAGCATATAGTAATAATGAATTATGTAATTAGGATATATTTGAAAATCTTGGGTTTTCATTTATTAGAAATATTCCATAGAAATTTACATATTATAATTATAAATTTTCTAAAAGAAGATAGTAGCTAATAGATTTAATAGATGATAAAAATACTTTAATATGTTATGATGCAGGAAAAAATTATATAAACTTTTGAATAAAAATACATAAAATTATAAAGAAAAGATTTAAATATAATATTTTATGGCAATATATAAAAGTAAATTTATAGAAATTGATCCAGATACTTGTTCTAAAGAAGAACTTTATAATGCAATTAAGGAGTGTGAAAATTTGTCAGGTTATTATGAAACAAAACAACTTGCATTAAAAACATTTATCAATAGTGTGTACGGAGCGACTGCAAGTAAATGGTTTATTGGACATAATACTGATGTTGCTGAATCTATCACACTTCAAGGACAAGATTTGAATCACTTTTCAGAAAACTGTGTCAATAAGTATTTTAGAGGGATTTTTCAATCTCAAGAGGAATATAATAAGATTATTTATGTTCCTTTATTTGAATGGATGGAGAAATATGATATTGAAACAACTGATGAATTTTATGCTAAAACACCAGATAAACAATGGGTTTTAGTTAAATTGCCTATATCTAAAGAAGATATTAAATCTGGAAATATAGATAAAGATATTAAAGGACTTCTTAAAAAGGTTTCAGTTAAAACAACTTTCGGAGAATATCTTGGAGTTCCATATGAAAAAATAAAAGAATTTGAAATACATAAAGGGCGAATTACTCAAAATCCGCCACTTAATTCATATGCAGCTAAAGCAAAAAATCCGTTAAATTCTAAAGAGAACCCATTTGCATATATGGGAAAAGCTTCATATTTGGAAGATGACCCAACGTGTTCAGCTACAGTAAATGGTGATACTGATTCTATTTATGTAGAATTTGGAAGGGTTACAACATTTCTTAATATTATAGATTATTATGATGCTACTAGATTTGTAGTTGATTTATGGAATTATGGATGTGGACCATATATGGAGCATTGTTATGATGAATATGCAAAAAAATATAATTGCGATGCAAATCTTGAGAGTCTTGAACTTGAAAAAATTGCAGATACCGCTATATTAATAGCAAAAAAACATTATGCAATGTCTGAGTGCTGGAAAGAGCCAAATATATATTTAAATCCAGGAGAAGAGGTAGCATATAAAGGGCTTGAATTAATTCAAGGATCTACTCCGGCTTTTGCAAAAAAATGTCAAGATGATTTTATGAAATATGTAATGTCTTGGTATATTGATCATACTACTGCACCAGAATTTGATGATATTTATGCACTTCTTAAAAAATATAAAGAAGAGTTCATTAAACAGAATCCAGAAGATATTTGTAAAAGTGTGGTAATAAATGATTATGACAAATTTATTCTTGATGATAAAAACCAATTAGTTATTGGTGGTAAATGTCCTATTCATGTTCGTGCAGCAGGTATTTATAATTATATTTTGAATCAACCTAAGAATAAGAAATATAAGATGAGATATGAAATGATTAAATCTAGGGACAAAGTTAAATTCTATAAGACAACTGACCCAAATTATCCAGTTTTTGGATTTGTTCCAGGAAAATATTCTTTAGAGTTTGCACTTCCAATGGATTATAATCAACAATTTGAAGACTTAGTTTTGAAACCATTGAATCGAATAGTTGAAATTTTAGGTTATCAACCATTCACATCAGATTTATGTTATGTTTCATCATTATTCTAAAAATAGAAAATAAAAGATTATGATAGTTAATAAAGAACAAATAGATATTAATGACAGTAATGGAAATCCTGTCAAAATGTTAATTATTTCATATGTCAATAAGGAAGGAAAGATTTCATATTTGAAATGGCAAATTCCAACATCTGAAATGTTTGAGTGGGTTTATACTAATAGAGCTAATGCAGACAAACCATTTATTGCATATGATGTAAACACTCGTCAGCCAATTATTGATGAGGTGACTGGTAAAGAAAAAATAGTTCAATGGAAATCTTATGACAATAAATGGGTTCGTAGAAATCCAACAACACGAAATTTGTCAGAAGGAAGATTAAATGAAATTATTAATAGTTGGGGAAAAGTAGTAGATCCATTATTTGAAGCAAATACTCCAGAAACTTGGTATTGTGATATTGAGGTTGAAGTTTCTCCAGATGGTTTCCCAGATGCAGATTCTGCTGCAATGCCTATTAATACAATAGCAATAACTAAATTTCCAAAAACTATTGTTTATGGTAGAAAACCACTATCTGAAAAAGAAATAAATGATATTCAAGAAAATCTTAGGAATTATTCTGATTTAACAAAAGATTATGAATTCGAATATCGAGAATGTTCTTCAGAACGTGAAATGATTATTTCATTTATAGATTTTATAAAAGATATTCCTGCAATAACCGGATGGAACTTTTTAGGATATGACTGGAAATATATTAAAAATCGTTGTGAAAATCTGGGAATTAATGATTTAATTAAAATTTGTCCAACACAATCATATACAAAATTCAAATTGAATAGAAAGAATGTAATTGATGTAATGGTGCCAACCCATAAAATTATATATGACTATATGTTAGTTTATCGACAATGGGATAAATCTATTGCAATTAAAGAACGAGATAATTTGGATTGGGTTGCAAATAAAGTTCTTGGAGTAAAGAAAGTTGAACATGAATGGGGATTTGACGAGTTTTATAGAGATCATTATATGGAATATGTTTTCTATAATGCAGTTGATACTATATTGGTTGAAAAAATTGATGAGAAACTTAAAACTGCCCAAATTTGGTATATGTTAGCAAGTGAGTTGCGGATATCATTAAATGATGCATTTTCAACTATTTTGCCTACAGAGGTTGTAATGACAAATTTTGTCTACCCGCAATATAAAGTTGTGCCTAAAAAACAAAATAGTAATGATGATGTTGACAGTGATTATGAGGGCGCATTTGTTTGGCCAACGCAACCAGGTATTTATAAATATATCGGAGCTCTCGATTTCGCATCTCTTTATCCGGTCACGATGATGCAATTTCAAATTTCTCCTGAAACATTTTTATTTAAAGATCCTACATACACTCCTAAAGAAAATGAAATTAAAACAGTTTCAGGCGCAGTTTACCAAAAAAGACCAGACGCGGTTCTTCCAGCTATTTTAACACATTATTTTGCAAAACGTAAAGGGGCAAAATCTGACAGAAAAGCAGTGGATACTGATATGGAGGTTTTAATTAAAAAGTATGAAGAACGATTTGGAAAATATGAACATTAATGAATTATGACACTAGATTTTAGCACATATAAGAATTTAATATTCATTGGAGACATTCATCATAAACTAAATGATGTAGTTAAACAAATGTCTAATTATTTTAATACTTTGTTTATTTCTACAGGAGATTGCAATATTGGAGTAAAATCATTTGAAACTGATACAGATATGTTTGAGAATATTGAATATAGTTTGGCATCTCATAATAATATGTTTTTAATTATTAGAGGTAATCATGATAATCCAAAATATTTCAAAAAGAATTCTTCAATGCGCTCATTCTTAGAGAATAATGCACCACATATTATATTAGTTCCAGATTATTCGGCCATTAAAACAGCTAATTATAATATATTATGCGTTGGCGGTGCAAGATCTATTGATAGAGTTTTCAATGTAAAGAATTTAGATTGGTTTCAAAATGAGAATATTCAAAAGCCTGATGATAATTTCTTTAATCAAAATGACAATATAGATATTATAGTTTCTCATTCAGCGCCATTGTTTACGCAACCACTTGAATTCTCTGATGAATTAAAATTCTATAATTCTTTTATTGTCAATTCATATGCACTATATGACAAAACAATGAAGAATGATATCTATAAAGAACGATTATTACTTAAAGGAATTTATGAAAAACTGAATAATAAACACCATATTCAATATTTGATATATGGGCATTATCATAAACATATAGAAAGCCAATATAATAAAACTAAATGTATTAGTTTGGAAATTGGTGAATTAAAACAAATTAATTAAAGTTATGATTATTTACAAAATTTTTTACAAAGAACATCAAGTATTTGATATTGAATTAACGCTAAATGAAGCTGAATATTCTGGATTATATTATTCAGATTTGAATATATTACCATGCATTCCCGGAGTTGCATACTATATTTTTGAAAATATAAAAATGCCAGAAGAGTTGAAGATTGCAATTGCAAGATGTGAACAAATTGCAGATATGCGTGTTATTTTATGGGAAGACCCTGAATATAATAATTCACCATTGAACGAAAAAGCTGCAGAAGATCGTCATTATAAAATTGTTAAACCAAGAGTTGAAGAAAATTTGAAAAATTTCTGTAAAACTATTGGTTTTTCAATGATTACTGACTAAATTAAACAATAAGAAAAATTTGCAATAAAATAGATAAAAATATATTAAACATATAAATGGAAACTAATAGAAAGATTCAATTTACTAAAATTCGTAATGTAAAATCACCAAACAGAGCTCATTCACATGATGCTGGAACAGATTTTTTTATTCCTGAATATTCAGAAGAATTTTTAAGAGATTTAAAAGCTAAAAATATATCAAATAATCTTCAATACATTCTTGATGGTGAAGATGGAGAACCATCTAATTATTCATTAAGAATTATTATTCCGGCAGGAGAACAAATTAATATTCCATCTGGAATTAAAGTTAATATTCTTGATAAAAATACTTATCTTGATGCAAATAACAAATCTGGTATTGCTACTAAATATCATTTAATAACGGGTGCTAATGTAGTTGATGCAGATTATCAGGGCGAAGTTCACCTTCAAGTAATGAATGTTGGAAATTGTGAAGTTGAATTAGTTACTGGAATGAAAATTGTTCAATTTATTCATAAGTATTATATTGATACAGATTGGGAAGAAATTTCAACTGATGAATATAATAATTTAGAAACTTCGGACAGATCAACTGGAGGTTTTGGAAGTTCTGGAATTAAGTAAATTATATAATATTATTTTGAAAATGGCTGAAGAAATTCAGTCATTTTTTGTTTTATATTTTTTCATTTTTTATTCTTTAATAAATAATAAAAGAAAGAATATTATAATCAACAAAATATTAATAAAACATGGAAACAAAAATATCTGAGAATTTTTTAACAAAAGTGTTTGATAGATGGGGTGATAAATGGTGGTTCAAAACACTTTTCATTATTGTTGTGGTATGGATTTTGGCAGGTCCTTTAGTCACTACTTTTATAAATAATAGTCTTCAACAGAAATAGGTATCTGAAGCAGTAACTAATTCATTAGATGACAGAGATGAAAGAAATAGAGCTACTCATAGAGCTAATTTTGAAGCATCCCGTCAAGCATATGCATTGGCAAAGCATAAGATGCAAGAATATATTCAATTGACAGGTTCTGAATATATTTTCTTATTAGAGTACCATAATGGTTCTGAAAATGTAATGACTGGAATTCAATTCTGCCGTTTTGATATGACTCTTGAGGTTCCGGCTGAAAAATCAGTATATGTTCCTATTGAAAAATTCCGTGATGATATTGTTGCACGTTATGATATTTTGTTATCAGAAGATTTAGGTAAAAACAAATTACTTTATTTTACTCAAGAAGAATTTGAAAAAACTGACCGGTATTTAGCTCAACAAATGGATTATGTAAATGCTAAATCATATGCAGTATTAAATCTTAAAGATATTCATGGCAAAGCATTTGGTTCTATTCTATGCATTTCTACAGATAATGAACAAATAAATTTATTAGCTGTTCGTGAATTAGCTATTGATTTAGAGAATATATTCAATAACGGTGGCATTGAAGAATAATATGTAATAATTTGCATTTTTAACATTTTTTAAGAAAATAAATAAATAAAACATAAATATAATTATCTTTCTATCTTAATTAATATGAAAGAGTAATGTAAGAAACAAAAACACATCTCGTTCATTTTAGGGATTTATTAGTATAAAGAAAATAAATTTACGAAATAGACATATTAAATGATTAAGATTAATTAAAGATTTGAAAAATGATTATCCGTTACTTTATTATAGGTAACACATTAAATAAAAAATAACTAGAAAAAATAATATGAAAGTAAACAATCAAAAAGCTGCTGCTAAAAATGCAGAGCAAATGATCAATGAAGCTTGGGCTCCAATGATTACTCGTACAACTGGTGTTAAGGATCCAGAGAAACTTGCTTGGATGAGCCAACTCGCTCACAATACAGCAAAATCCTTAAATGAAGCTGCAATTCCTGAAATGGGTGCTAACTCTTTCTCAGAGTTTGGTGGTGCTTATGCTCCATATAACAACCTTTACAACACTCTTGGTGTTGGTAATGTGGTTGCTCCTAAAATGGCTGCAATGACTGGCGCACAATAGGCTGACGATGCATTCAATGGTTCAGGTGACAAATTCCCTGCACTTCTTCCATTAGCAATGAAAGTTGCTGCTAAAACTATTGGTTTTGAACTTGTAAATACTACTCCTCTTGCAGGTCCTAGTGGTGTTCTTCCTTATATGGACTATGTATATAGTGGTAGCAAACAACCATATGGTGCAACTCCTGCATATGATCCAATGAGTGCAAATCCTCATGTATATCAAAAAGGTCGTATTCCTGCAGATGTTGACGTATATTCTGACAAAGCACGTGCTGCTTTCCGTCTCTATGGTCTTCCTCACGCATTTAAAGCTACTCTTCTTCCTGCTAGCAGCAATGCAGAACCAATGGTTAAATACAAACATGATCTTGAAGATGCTGGTTTGAAAGCTGGTGTAACATTTACAATTGGCGGTGGCGAATCTGGTGCTGGTGCCCTTGTAGTTGAATTCGTTGGTTGGAGCCGTATTGATGGTTGCCCAATGTTCAAAGTTGTTAATGGCGCTAAATCCCTCGGTGAATATTTCATGGATGGTGCTGTTGAAGCTGTTAGCGAAATTGCTACATTAAAACTCCAAGGTCCTAAATTGGTATCTATGTTAGAGGATTCACTTCTTGGTTTCGCTGGTGCTGGTGACCATGATGAAGATGCATGGGCTGGTACATACCAAGATGGTTTACAACTCTTTGAGCCAATGAACCGTGCAACAGGTGAGTTAACTCCTGCACGTCAAATTAGCTTGCAACTCTTCACAAAGAACATCGCAGTTGGTACTATCCAAGTTGCTTGCGCTGTTACTCAAGAACAAGTTACTGACCTCCAAAAACAATGGGGTATTGATGTATTAAAGATCGTTGAGAACGCTGGTGTAAACGAACTTTCTCAAACTATCAACCGTCACATCACATCTCGTTTGTTCGCTCTTGGTTGGAAGAACCACGCTAAGATGGTAGAAGTTGAAGGTCTTGAAGCTTGCTTGAATATGACTTTCCAAGCATTTAAAGAAGAAGAAGGTTTTGAAACTCGTGAATTCGCAATTCCTGTTGGTGAATATGATGAGAATGCACAACGTTACACTTCTCAAGAATTAGTTGAACTTCCTTTAATGCCTATGGGTGTTATTGAAGGTGCTAACTTCGAGAACCGTGACACTCTTATCAAGAGAATCTTCACAAATATCTTAGCTGCTTCTAACTGGATCCAACAACGTGGCCGTTACGGTGCTGCTACATTCGTTGTAACTAACATCCGTGTTGCTACATTGTTACAATCTGATGCACACTATAGCTTCTCACCAATTGAGAATACTGTTAAACAAACTGCTGGTCAACTTTACCCAATCGGTACTGTATGTGGTTTAACTGTTTACGTTGATCCATTGATGAAGGCTAATGATACTCGTGTATTAGTTGGACGTAAAGGTAGTAAAGATGAACCAGGTGTTCACTTCTGCCCATACGTAATGGCTGAGGTTGTACGTATCATCGCTGAAGGTACAATGGCTCCAAAACTTATGATTAAATCTCGCTACGCTCTTGTAGATGCAGGTTTCTATCCCGAAACATAGTATATAACATTCTTCGTAGATTGCCGTGGACTTTAATTCTTAAGTTTAACTAGATTTTAATTAATCTAAATATTTGGAGGAAATCGAAAGGTTTCCTCCTTTTATTTTAATAATTATTTAGTATGCATTAGTTGATATAGAATTTTATAATAAACTTTTTTATTTTTCTTTATATAATAAATATATAAAGAATTAAAATATAATTATTATGTTAGATGAATTAATAAATAGTTTAAAATTAAATGAAATTTCATTACGTTCATTTATATCTACAATTAAAAATAGTAAAGATTTAATTAATATTGTTAATCAAAAAACTAATTTTTTAGATGAATATAATGTAGATATATTGGAACGTCTTTATTATATTATAAATGATATTCATAAACCTGTAAAATGTGCATATTGTAATAATAAAGCAACTTTTACTGGAAGAATAAAAGATGGATATAGAAAAACATGTTCAAATAAAGAATGCCAATCTAAAATGTTTGCAAATAAAATGCAAGGATCTACATTAATTTCTAAAAATAGAGATGAAGCATTTATAAAATTACAAAATACTATAAATGATGTTAATGATAATATAATTAAAGATATTCTTAAATATGATAAATTTCTTTCATTGGTTACAAATGAAAAAATTTTAAATTATTTAGATAATAGATTTGAAGATAGTTCTTCAAGATTAGAATCATTACAACGTATTAGATTTGGCATAGAAGAAAAACCAAAATGCCCTACGTGTGGAAACCCTGTAGTTTGGGTTGGAAAACAATCTAAACTATATACTACATATTGTTGTGATTCATGTTCAAATAAAAATAAAGAAACAATTAAAAAGAAAAAAGAAACACAATTAAAAAATTGGGGAACAGAAAACTGTTATGATTCTGAAAAATATAGACAACAATATAAAACAAAATATGGTGTTGAATATTTTTGGCAACGAGAAGATATTAAAGAAAAGAAAAAGAAAACAACCCGTGAAAAATATGGATATGATTATGCAACTCAAGCAGAAGAAATAAAACAAAAAGTTTGGGAAACAGCTAAAAAACATGCTACTTTTGCTTCATCATCTGAAGAACAAAATTTATATGAATATTTAAAAAATTATTTTCCAGATATAATTCACCATTATAAATCTGATGATTATCCATTTAATTGTGATTATTATATTCCTTCAGAAGATTTATATATTGAATATCAAGGTTCATTATACCATAATGGAAGAGCATTTTTTAATACTGAAGAAGATCAATTAGATATTCAAAAATTTAAAGAAAAATCAAATGAACGTGAAAATATTTTAGGAAAAGGATCAAAATATCAAGCAATTATAGATACTTGGACCATTGGAGATGTTAAAAAGAGAGAATGGGCTGAATATAAAAAACTAAATTATTTAGAAATTTTTAGGTATAATAATCTTATTGAAGTGTTAAATCAAATATTATTTTATTTAGATTGCAAACACAATAGAAATTTTTATCATATTCAAGATAAAAAATTATTAAAGTGTTATGAACATTATAAAAATTTAAAATTTATAGATGATAGAGTATTTGATTTTAAATCAGTAACTCCAATTATTAAACATTTCCAATGTCAAAATTTCTTTAAAAACGAAATGGAAATATTTGCAAATGATCCAATAACTCGTAGAAGACTTATTCAAAATAGAATTAAATATCTTAATAAAAAGGAAACTGAATTAACTCCAGATGACATTATAACAGGTTTTAAGAAATCTGGTATCTATTATGGCTATTCTCATTTTAATCCCCAGTGGACTAATTGGTTTGTTAACAAATATAATATTAAAACTATATATGACCCATGCGGTGGTTGGGGACATCATTTGCTTGGAATGTTAAATTGCGATAAAATAATTTATAATGATTTTTCAAAATCAACTGTTGAAGGAGTTCAACAAATAAAAGATTATTTTAATATTGATAATTTAGAAGTTCATTATGGAGATGGATCTGAATATATTCCAGAAGAGGTTGACGGATGGTTTATGTGTCCGCCTTATTATAATCTAGAGCATTATGAATGTGGCGATTTTAATTCATTAGATGAATATAAAATATTCTTAAATAAAATTATTAAACTATGGCAAAATAGTTCATCTAGAGTCTTTGGAGTTATATTGAGAGAAGATTTAATAGATTATATAGGTATTAAACCAAATGAAATATATGATATGAAAATTCATAAAACACATTTGAATGGTGGAAAGAAAAAACTAGATGAAAAATTTTATATTTTCAAAAAGTAAGAGGAAATTCGAAAGAGTTTCCTCTTTTATTTTTTAACTTCTATTTTTTAGTTTGAAATATTTTTATTAATTTTGCATTGTAATTAAAAAATAATATAACTATGACACAACTAATTCAAAGAGACAGTGATGGTAAAAATCTTGCATTCCAATATAATGATGGAGGCAGGTCAAAGTATTTTAAAGCACAAAAAGTTGGTGATTGCGTAACTCGCGCATTTTCAATTGCATCTGGTAAAGATTATAAAGAAGTTTATGATCTTATATTCAAGGCTGCAAAAGAATCACCACGTAATGGTGTCAAACGGGCTATTTGTAAGAAAATAGCAAAACAACTTGGTGGTGTATGGCATCCATTAATGGGTATTGGAACTGGTTGTAAAGCGCATCTTCGAGTTAACGAAGTTCCTATGCAAGGAAAAATTGTATGCAGTGTCAGTAAACACTTGACTGCAATTATTGATGGTGTTATTAATGATACATATGATTGCGGACGCGATGGTGAGCGATGTGTTTATGGATACTGGGAATTCAAATAATTAGAAACTTTTTTGAATTTTGAAATAAAATTATAAATAGTAAAGTAAAATTTTATGAAAACAATTGAAACATCATCTGCTCAAGAAATTGCAGAATATTTGGAATATTTATATAATATAGCTCGTGATAAAGCCTTTGAAAATCATCATGATTATAGTAAAATATATGATGATAATGCATGGGAAAAATTATATCATAAAGTATTTTCTGATGAAATATCTCTAGCTATATGTAAAAAATTTCCTAATTTTGATTGGTATGATCCAGATACTTCATATTATGAAGATGTGGATGCATTTATTGAAGCATTTAAAAACTACGCAAAAAATATTAGTAATGAAAATGGGGAATTATTCCCAAGTATAAATACATATTTTGAAAATAAAGATATTTAAAATATGAAAAGTTGGGTATTAAGTGAAAAGGACAATAAAAGATCTAATCTTGAAAATGTTAAACAAACAATTGAAAAAACTAAAGAAGCTGTTCCAGTTAAGGAATGGACTAGTTTTGATGATTATTTTACAGAGAATTATAAAGAATGGCATAATAATAAAAAATGGTATGAAAAGGTAAAAGACTTTTTTGCATACAGTATTTGGCAGAATGTAAGAGATTGGTGGATTGATACAAAATGGTATTTCAGTAATTTGAAGCTTTTTCAACCAATGATTAAATCATGGCGTTCATGGGATTATCAATACCGAGTAGATTTATTTGTGTTTGGACTTGAACAGCTTGTAAATACAATAGAATATTATGGAAATGAAGAAAACAAATCTCGTAATAAAAAAATAGCAGCAATTAAAGAGCTAATTGCTGAAATTAAGCGAGATTATGAAGAAGAAATAGATGAGCGTTTTACTAGAGATGAATATCTTGAAAAAATTGTAAAATATTCAGATGGTTCTGTAGCATTTAAATATAAAAATGATGAAACAATTATAAAAGCTAAAGAGCGTCGTGTTAATGCATTAAAAAGAGCACATAAAGCCCATTATGATAAAATATTTAAATTAATTCTTGGACAAGATAATGATAAACTTAACCAAATGGTTAAAGAAAAATATGAATCATTATCTGAAGAAGAGAAGAAAAATTTTAATTCTTATGATGCATATGTAGAATTATTTGATGGATCTGGAATTGAAGGCTGGTGGGATTAAAATAGATAAAAATTAAAAATAAAAATATATGATTAGAACACTAGATTAGACAGAAAAGGAATATTATATGACATATTATAAATGTCATTGTGAATATTGTAATGGAGACTTTGTTGCAAGCGCTGAAGATTTACATGAGTCTGCTTTACAATTTGGAATGCCAAAAGTTGCAGATGACGAATATGTATGGAAATGCCCAACATGCGGACATCCAAATACTGGAAAAAATAGTGATTTAGAACTATGTTATCAAAATGGAAAAACAAATATAGTTTTTGAATTGACTGATGAAGAATCAGCATTAATAAGAGAATTTGAAAAGAAACATTCTCATCTAGAAAAATTTGAAAAGAATGGAAAACAAATTCTTCATAATAGACAATTTACATATGAAATAACACCAGAATTTGGTAAATATATTATTAAAGTTAAGTGTAATAAATGTGGAGAAGAAATGATTATAAATTAAAATAATAGATGTTCAAAAATTGAGCTTCTATTTTTTAATTTAAAGAAAAAGTATTAATTTTGCATCGTAATTAAAAATAATATCAACTATGGCAACAATTAAAACATTTGGAGAACAAGAGGTTTTCACTGCAAAAGAACTTAAAAAACTTCAAACTACTGAAGAAACTCGTAAGTATGCAATTCCATTAGAGATTGATATTTATGGAAATATCCTTCTTCATCATTATTGGCCAACTGGAATGTTTAGAACTATTAATGCTAAATATTTGCACGGCAACGTTAATTTTCATGATTTGAAATTATATGATGAAGACAACAATAATGATGATAGTATTACTATCAAATGTGGAAATTGCTTGCAAGAGATGCCATTGGTATTTGATCTTCAAATGACTAATGATAGTGTAAATGTATTTAGTAATATTCTTTATAATATTGCACGTTTTACAAAAACTTCTCATTATCCTGCAATTGGAATCGTAGAAGTTCCTGCTAGTACAAAATTTGTAAATGTAACCGACGTAGGTGGGTGCATAATGATTACTGACAGTGAAATTAAAATAACTAATATTATTTGTGGATTTGGAAACGATCCTAAGTATTATAAACATTTTACATTTACTGGATACAATCAAGAAAATGTAGAAAAACTGCCTAAAGTTGTAAAGCTTCCGCTAAACCACAATATGTATTAATTTTGAAACAAATTAAAAAATTTAATTATAATTTAATATGTTAAACAAATTTGATAAAAATACAATTCTAAAAGAAATTCAAAAAACTCCAGATATTTTTGGAGTTCTTTGTAATATTCGAAAGGTTGCTGATGATTTACAATACCCATGTTATGTTGTCGGCGGTTATGTTCGTGATTTAATTCTTGGTAGGCCTAATGATGACATTGATGTTGTGGTAGTTGGAAAAGGACAAAAAATTGCAGAGGCCTTTACAACATATTTAAAAAGAGAATCGAACTTTGACAATATTAAATTATCAATATTTGAGAATTTTGGAACGGCCCAAGTTCATTTTGGAAATTGGGAAGTAGAATTTGTCGGTGCTCGTAAAGAATCTTATGAGCGTGGTTCTCGTAAACCTATTGTAGAAGATGGAACTCTTGAAGATGATCAACTTCGTCGTGATTTTACAATCAATGCAATGGCTATTCAACTTAATGCTGATGATTTTGGTAAATTGGTTGATCCATTCAATGGTATTGAAGATTTGAAGAATAAAATTATTCGGACTCCTGTAGATCCTGATACTACATTTAGTGATGATCCACTGCGTATGCTTCGTGCAGTTCGCTTTATGTGCAAACTTGATTTTGGAATTGATCAGAAAACACAAGATGGAATTATACGAAATGTAGATCGTCTTGATATTATTTCTGCTGAGCGAATTACTACAGAGTTTATGAAAATCATGGCTTCTGATCATGCCAAAGACGGAATTGAAATTCTGAAAAATTTTGGATTGCTTAAAAAGTTTTTGCCAGAATTAGTAGAAATGGATACCACCGGAGCTTCAACTGTATCTGAGTATGTACGCGGTCACAAAAATATTTTCTGGCATACTCTGCATGTACTTGATAATGTTGCTCAACAAACTGATAATGTATGGCTTCGAATTGCAGCTCTGTTTCATGATATTGGTAAAATGAAAACCAGATCCTGGAATGCCCATAAAGGCTGGTCTTTTGACAACCATGAATACGAAGGCGCTAAGATGATAAAATCTATATTCAGCCGTATGAAGATGCCGCTGGATGAAAATATGGACTTTGTGGAGACTATGGTTCGTATGCATATGCGGCCACAAGCAATCTGTGATGAAGGCGTAACAGATGCTGCTGTCCGTCGTCTTGTTAATGATGCAAATGGTTATATTGATGAGTTGCTTATTTTAGCTAAGGCTGATATTACAACGAAACATGAAGACAAAAAGAAAAACTTCTGGAAGCAATATGATGAATTGAAAGAACGTATTGAAGAGTTGAAACAAAAAGATTATGTTCGTTTGTTCCAACCATGCGTATCTGGAGATGATATTATGATTCGTTATCATTTGACACCTAGTCGTCAGGTTGGTGAAATTAAACAGCTTATTAAAGATGCAGTTCTTGATGATATTGTTGAGAACACTCCAGATGCATTGTATAAGTATATTGATGAACACTATAATTTTTAAAGATTATGAGTTATGAAGTCATTCCTGTAGACATTGCAAAGTATGTAATGACTGCAAAAGAAATTGCAAAGTTTTTTAATAAAGGGAAAAAGTGGCATACATATGCAACACGAATACCTTTACCTGGTGAAATGATTCGGGTTAATGGCACAACCACTGTTATTAATGATGGCGGAGCAAATTATATTAGAGCTTGTTATCATGCTAAAGGACTTTTTAGATATTATGTTTTGACACGAAGAAAAGAGTGGCATATGATATATAAAACAGTTTATGTGGATTTTTAAGTAAAAATGTTATTATTTTTTAATTACATATTGAGTTGGAAGATGGTGTGAAACATTTTCCCATTTTTAATTATAATAATTGAAATAAAAATAATAAACTTCTATTTTTTAATTTAAATAAAAAGTATTATTTTTGCAACAAATTAAAAATATAGTATTATGAGTTTTAACGTATACACCGGAATTAAATTCAGAACAAAAAGTTATGAGAAAGCTTTAGATTCTTTGAAATCTATTAGAAAGCAGGCTTTAAAAAATATGGCCAATTCATTATTATATGGTAATTATATTGGTCTTCTTATGGGGCTTGATTATAAAATGGATGAATACCTTAAAAAAGATATTATTGCATATAAAAATGACCCATCTGAACAAAACCTTATAAAGGCAAAGTTTGAAATTATTCGATATTTAGGAAGACACAAAGATGATGAAGCTCGTTTAAATGGTGATTTAGACTATTCATTTCAAGTAATGATATATCCATACCATGGAAATTTATATGGTAATTATTTTGGATGCAATCATTGCCAAGAAAATCAAGATTTGCTAATGACTATTGTTGATGATTATTGGTATGGTGATTCCGGCGATCCTGACCCAAATTTATCATGGCAACAATGGAAACAACGCAGTAAAGTTTGGAATGGAATTTTTGATGAATATTGGAAACCAACAGAAAATGGAGCAGTATTTTATATTGCAAAATGGGATTGGCTTGATTGGCATGATATCCCAGATGAGTTGGTGGAAAAATTAGCAAAACTTCCAATGTTTAACGAAAATAATGAAGAAAAATGACAATAATATATTCAAATAGTGGAGACCGGGATACTGGTTTATTACAAGCAATCTGGCAAGGATTACATGTTGATCGGTATATAGTAATATGTCATGATGATGAGGATTACGAAGATGCAGTAGATGAGGCATTGGCTGCCGAGGATGATACATTAATTTTATGTGGACATGGAACCACACAAGGTTTATTGCATCCTAACTTACATTCAGGCCAATATATCATACATGAAAATAATGTGTATTTAATTCATGCACAAAATGTTATTTGTTCTTGGTGTTATGCAGCAGATTTTGGAGCAACTCACCATCTTCATGGATTTTTCACCGGAATGTTTATTTCTAATGAAAGTGAAGCAGAACAACACGGAATAACATTTGCACAAAGTGAATATGATGACATCAATATAGAAATTACTCAATATGAAACATATTTTAATTTAATGGTTCATAATTTTTTGGAAAACAATATTCCATTATCTGAATGGTTGAATATATTAAATAATGATGGAATAAACCATAGCAACATAATTGGATATTTTAATTTTAATAGAATGAGATATTTTAATAATGAAATATGAAACAAGAAAACGTATATTACTATCAGGAATTGCATGCATATCATGCTGTTTTTAAAAGACCGGTTTTTGGCAAATTAGAAGTGTTAAAACGGGTGTGGAGGTTTTTAAATGATCCTGCATGTTTACATATAGAAATAGAAAAATTAAATAACTATGAAATTAAACCAAATCAGTGGTTTGATGAAAAACATAACTTAATTGAAGACCGTGGAGATTTAGAAAAAAATGGAACCATTGATGAAAATGGAAATCTTATAACAGAAAAGTACGGGGTGTTAACTAAAACATTGTAAATTATGACATACAACAAAATGCTTAAAGAAATTCGTCAGCTTGCCATACAATTTGGTGAGGACTTTGAAATTATTTGGCTAATTGATACTTGGGGTATCAGTTATACTGGAAACATGGGTATTAAATGAACATATGATTTGCGAGAAGTTCTCACTATTGCAGATTTATATGGGCAATTTGTTGATAAATCTGGTGAATTTTATGAAAAATACAAATTCACTGATAAATTTAGAGATCTTGTTAAGCTAATTAATGGGAAATATTTTGAACCTATTCAAGTCCCAAAAATTTATCAAGATTCTCAAGATAAGTTTATTGAAGAATGGAATAAAATTCATCCAGAAATATCTTATGCTGATTATCTTAAAAAAGAAGCAGAGAAAAATCATAGGAGATTTGACTATATGACTGCAATGCTTGGCGAACCATATCCTATATATTCAACATCGTATTTAATTCAAAATCACTGGAAATAATTATGATAAATGGAAAAAAGATAGATCTTCCTATTGAAGATATGGATAAAGAATGTATCGAGTTGTGTGAGAAACTCAATTCATTAGATGGTATTGAAACATGGAGTTCATGTTGCGGACATTTAAAAGAAAGATATATGTTATTTTTCTTTTGTAATGATTTTGTTAGGCTTGGAAAACTTTCTCGATGTGTAAATAGAAATTATAGTGATGGAAAATGGGAAATATTAGTAGATGATTCAGATCATTATCCTTCATATCTATTTTGGTTAAGAAGCAAAAAACCATTTAGAAGTTATAAAGCAATGGAAAAATCTATTAAAAGACTAATTGATAATATAGATTGGTGGGAACAAGAAAAATTTGATAATTATTTTAAAACAAATCCAATAGAAAAATGAAAACAATAGCAGATCAAATGCAGGCGCAGATTGCTTTTGAAAAAGCATTGCCCCGAATTAAACAAGGTTTAATGAATAATTCCTGCACAGTAATTCCATATGAAGATGGACTACAAGAAATGCTTATTAATGCAGGATTTGATGTAACATATAATCAGTATGACCATGATTTATGTGTTAAGTTTAAAGATAAGGGTGGATTTTGGGAAAATAGATAAAAATGAATATGATAACACCTATATTTGATATTAAAGAACTTCGAAAGTGATTTGAATATTTAAAAAATTGCATCCATTTTGAAGATAAAAAGAATCAAGAAAATGAGCTGAATATGCGAATGCATAATCCAACTTTTTGGAATGATGCAAAAATAGCAGAAAAAATTTCAAAAGATTGGAAAAATTTATCTAAATTGATATATGATATTAATTTAACTGGTGATAACATTACTTATTTAGAATTATTATCTGATGAAGAATTGTCTCAAGAAGAGTCCAAAACATTATACAATACATGTTTGGAAATAATTTCTAAATATGAAATGAACACCATGTTAAATAAGGACGAAGATAAAATGCCTGCAGTTTTAAAAATTGTAGCTGGTGCAGGTGGAACTGAAGCACAAGATTGGGCTGAAATGCTAATGCGAATGTATCTATCTTATTTTGCAAATCACAATTTTACAGGAGAAATAACAAACTATCAAAAAGGTGATACTGCTGGAATTAAAACAGTTTCATTTAATGTTTATGGAGATTTTGCATATGGATATCTTAAAAGTGAAACAGGAATACACCGATTAGTAAGAGTAAGTCCATATAATGCACAAGGAAAACGCATGTCAAGCTTTGCAAGTGTATTTGTATGTCCATTGGTGGATGACTCTGTTGAAGTCAATATTAATCCTGCAAATATTACAATGGATACATTCAGATCTTCTGGCGCAGGCGGGCAGAATGTAAATAAAGTTGAATCTGGTGTAAGGCTTCATTATAAGTTTATTAATCCATTAACTGGGCAGGAAGATGAATTAGTAGCAGAAAGTACAGAATCAAGAGATCAACCGAAAAACAAAGAAATTGCAATGCAACATTTGCGTAGTCAATTATATGAATTGGAGCTTGAAAAACGTCGTCAAGTTCAAGCAGAAATAGAAAATAAAAAGATGCCAATTGGATGGGGTGCGCAAATTAGAAGTTATGTTTTCGATGATAAACGTGTAAAAGATCACAGAACAAATTATCAGACATCTGATGTAAGTTCAGTAATGAATGGTCATATTGAAAATTTTGTAAAGGCATATTTAATGGAGAATAATTAAGCTTCTATTTTTTAATTTAAGAAAAAAGTATTAAATTTGCATCGAAATTAAAAATAAAATAATTTTATGGATAACAATATTGAAAAATACCAAAGTAAAGAATTAGTTACAAGAGATGCACAGATTGCAAATGCTCTTGAAACTCATCCAAAAGACTGGCAGAAAGATATTCAACCAGGTAATTATATTGTTGATATGACTTGGCATGATCCAGATTGTTATCGCATTGTATCTATTGAACCTGAAAAAGATACCAAATTAGAATTTGAAAATGGCGAACGTAAAGAAATTGAATTAGATACATATCATCTTAATGTAAAGGCAGTAGGATTTAATCCATTTATAGATAAAGAATATGAAGCCGGTTCTGGTGGATATAATCCTGAAAGAACAGAAGTTAGAGCATTGGCAATTGATGGTACAGATCATGGACGAAATTATTTGGTTTTTAAAAATAAAGAGGAATTAATTGCATATGTAAATCGTGGTATGGATGCAATTAATGGTAAAGATGATGAGTTTTTGAAAACAGATAATGTAAGTGATGAAGATACTAATGAAGAAAGTACTGCACTTGTTAGTATATCTGCATCAAAGCAAACATATTTAAATGCACAAAATACTGCACTTGCTCTTAAAGAAGAAATGGATCGAAAGCTTGCTATTGTTAAATTGTGTATTGCAGAACAACGTGAAAAAGTTGAAGCAATACAACGTAAATATAGAGATGCAATAATGGTTGTTGAACGTAAGCTGACACGTATTCGCAGGGTTCTTGGACAGCTTGAATTGTATACGGGTGCCAATGAAGATGTTATTCAAATTCAAGAAGGTATGCCTGCATCGATTGATGAGCCTATTCAATTCTTCCAAGAGGTTCTTTATATGGATGAAGAGGTTGGTGATTGGAAAGACGGTGGGCTTGATTTTACTAAAATTGAGCAATTTGATGAGTGGCTTCTTAGAAACAACCATCTTGATTTATTTGTATCTAAGAAAGGCGTTCGAGTATTCCGTGTTCGCAGAAATGGAAAACAAGGTGGTGAAGTTAAATATGGACATCATTATGTTTATAATCCATATTTAATAAACGAATTAGATGAGAATGATGTAAAAACATATATTATTGTTAGAAATGGCGATAATGTATATCGAATTTGGGCAGATTTGATTATTCACCCATATTTGTTTCCGAAGCAAAATGAGCTTCAAAAACTTGTAGATGAATTGGAGAATGAAGGTATACATTATGTAAGAAAAAGTAAACAAGAACGAATTGAAGATTTTATTGACAGATATAAATTTAATTTCTGTCTTCTTCAAGGATTGCTTGACCGTTCTGATGTTCTTGCACCACATAATCCGGTTAACCTATTTAAAGAAGGATTAGAATCTCCATATGTTGAATTTGTGTATGATGCTGAATATAAGCGTGTTAGTGATGGACATCCTGATTATTGGCATTTCGTAACAGAAATTAATAAAGATATTAAGGTTGGTTCTCGCGTATTATTTTTACAAAATTATGTAATGGGAGTTCAAGATCGTTTTGATGAAAGATATTATTCTTGGAACCGTTATCGAGAAGATACATGGGGACTTCCAAACGTTCCTGATACCGGTTTATATACAATTGATAAAAATTCTCATGGTGATTTTGTAATTAAATATATGCCAGATAAATCATGGTCTTTTGCACCTGACAGAAAAAACCGAATATCATTTAAGGTTTATACCGACGCCAGAGAACTTCTTAATTATGATGCATTAGATTTAGAAACCGTAGAATATTACCTTAATAATCGAATTAACCGTGCAGATTATCTGAGTATTATGCCAATGTTGGAAAATGTTCATAAACAATTATTGGAAGAAGTGAAACAAGAGGAATCTTTTATACTATTATTAAAGGGACAGGTTCCTGGCGTAAGTGATGAACTTATTAAAGAAACTATTAAATGGTGGAAACTTAAAAATAAAGTTAAACGCCCGATTACTGCTAATGATGCATTAGCATATAAACAAATTTTAAACAAACTTCAAAAATTTAATTAATATGAAAGTAGAACAAATTGATGCAGAGTTTGCATTTGCTGAAACTCTTTATGAAATAGTAGATAGTAAATTTGATATGTCTATTGATTGGAATAAAAAATTTAAAGAAAAACTAGATTATTATGATAAACAACGTTTTTATGATGATTAAGTTATGATAAAAGAAGAATTTAAAACAATGAAAAAAGGAGATATTATCTCTAACAAATATAAAACACATAAAGGTTCCATTTGCGGATATGACTATTTAGTTGATTCTGATTATGTATGGGATGAAGTTAAACAGGATGGATATATTTTATATAGAATCATTTTGGAAATTAATGGGAAAATTGAATATGGAAATCAAAATCAATTATATGAATCTGGAATAGAAAAATGTTTGAATATGCATATTAAAGTACATTGATTATGAAAAAGATAAAATTTGAATTTGAATTCCCTATGTGGGTATTAGTAATTTTGTATATTTTAGGTTGTAGAGCAATTGGAGCAATATTGGGTGTAATTGTGGGTTTATTCTTGAGCTAAAATAATTTATAAAGTTATGAAATATATTGTTGAATATCTTGAACAAGAAATGAATATTCATCCTATTGGTGATGTTACATTTATACCATGTGCAGAGGGTGAAGAAGTTGGTTATACTATTGTTATTGGTGGAAAACCAACAACTCTTAATGTTTGGTGGACTGATTATGCTACATGGCTTGAAAAAAAGTTAGAAGAAGAAAAAAGATATGTAAAAATTACAGGGCCTACTAAATAAAAAATTATGGAATATAAAATTACATTGAAAAATACATTAGCGCATTTTAAGAAAATTTGTGTACATAAATTTTGGGTAGCGTATTATTGCTTCAAAGCTGGATTGTATTGGCAAGGTATTACTCATGATATGTCAAAGTTTTCATGGATTGAATTTTGGGAATCTGTAAGATATTATCAAGGAACAAGTTCACCAATCAATGTATGTAAAGCAGATAAAGGTTATTCACTTGCATGGCAACATCATAAAGGACGCAATCCTCATCATTATGAATATTGGACAGATAGATATGATGATGGAACAGTTTGTATAAAAATGCCCTATAAATATGCAGTTGAGATGGCTTGTGATTATATTGGAGCTGCAAAAGCATATCTTGGTGGTAAATTCACATATAAAGGTGAATTAGAGTGGTGGGAAAACAAAAAGAAAATTGCAAAAATGCATAAAGATACTGCCCATTTTTTGACAGTTGTATTTAATGATTTAGCTGAAAAAGAAATATTAGGATTAGATCCTGAATCATATATTAATAAAGTATGTATTAAAGAAATGTGGGATTTTGCTGAACTTGGAATACGTAAATAAAATAATTAAAAATTAATTATGGAATCTCAATATTGCAAAATATGCAACTTATTTAACAGTTGCAAAAAATCAAAAAACTGTTGTTGTGAATTATTTGAAACTAGTGTTAGTTTGAAACCTGAAAGAAAACATAGAAATCACTAACTTTTATTTTTTCATTTAAATAAAAGGTATTATTTTTGCGTCGAAATTAAAAAGTATTAAATTTAAATAGTTTAAAATTATGAATTGGAAAAACCCAGCAATAGATGAACTAGAACCCAATAAAGATTATTTAGTTCGTATGTGGGTTAGAGGCGGGTCTTATACAGATGTAGTTGAGACTTGGAGACCGGCTTATCAAATTTGGTGTAATCAAGATAAAAGAGATACGTGTGAACGTACTCGATATTGTGAAATACCTGAATTTGATGGTGAACCAGTAAGTACTTGGGCAATTAATTATGAATATTAAAAACTAAAAAGGAGAATAAGAATTATGAAAAAGAATAAAGATATTGAATTGGAAGAATCATGGTTAAAAAATTTTAATAACAACATTCCAGAGAGTAATGATCATACAGCAGTAATTGTTACAGATGCAAGTGAATTACTTACTGAGATTGCAAATTATGTGTCTAATGTAAGGACAGAAACCATTCTTGGGCGAAAGTATATTACTGGCTTTATATGTAAGGATGGTACTGAAATTGTATTAACTGATTTAATTAAATGAGAAAGGAGAATAAGAATTATGTCTAATGAGTTTTTACATAATTATGATAGTGAAAATCCAAACTTAAAGCCTTGTCCATTTTGTGGAAATAATCCAGTTTGGCATTTACAAGGTAATATTTATACTCTTAAAAAGACAATTATTATTAAATGTAACCAATGTGGGGTTGAAATGAAAGTTAGTGCAAAAAAGAATTCTATTGATTGGTTAATTGAAACAATAGAAGAAAAATGGAATAAACGATATACAAAATTAATATATGAAAGATTTAGGTAATATGAAAACCTTTGGTATAGTAATAATACTAAAATTTTAGGAGTTGTCGAGTAACAATTAAAACAAAAATAAAAAATATATTATAATAATAAATTGCGATAGAAATATCGCTGGTGGTGGAGAAAATAAAAAATAACAATTAAAACATTCAAAATTATGAGAAATTTACTATCACAATCTAAAGACATGTCACATGAGTATTGTGCCACTGTTGTTCAATTGGGTGAATTAACTCCAATTAAAGACACCGATTTTCTCGCCACTGTGATGGTTGAAGGTCGAGAAATTGTAGTTCGCAAAGATCGCGTTAAAGAGGGCGATGTAATGATTTATGTATCTAATGAGTGTCAGCTTGATCAGAACTTTTTGCATTACAATAATGAGTTCCAGGATGAAGAGCTTAATGTAAATTATTTTGATGTTCAAAAACATATAGAGCAAATGAAAGCAGATGGAGCATCAGAAGATGATATTAAATTATATATTGCAGCTAATCGTGGATACTTTGATAAGAAATGTCGTGTTCGTATGAAGCGAATTAAGGGTGTTATGTCTATGGGATATCTTATTGCACCTGATCAAATGAGTACATATAATGAAGATTTTCTTATTGAGCATTTTGATTGGGCTCAACATATCGGTGAGGATTTTGATACTATTGATGGCGAATTATTTGTAAAGGCATACGTTCCTGAAGTTAAAGAAGAGAAACGCAGAAATCGAGTTGGACGTCATGAAAAGCAAATTAAGAAATATGATCGTATGATTCCTGGACAATTTGCATTCCACTATGATACCCAACAACTTCAACGTGAGATTGGAAGATTGCAACCTGAGACAAGTTGCACAATTTCTCTTAAAATACACGGTTCAAGTTTCATTTGCGGTAATGTAAAAGTTCATAAACCTAAGTATGGTGGTTTATATTCAAAACTATTTGTATATTTGCCGAAGTTCTTGCAATTTACTACTGAAGATTATGATGTAATTTATAGTTCTCGTAGTGTAATTAAAAATCAAAATATGGTTGCAATAGTATATCAATATATCTATACTCGGTATAATCATATTACCCGTACACTGCGCTCATTATTTAAGAAAAACAAACGAGTATTGAATGAAGATGGCACTCCTAAAACTTTCTGGGATAAATTTAAAGATTTATTTAAAAATCCAATTCAATCTAAAAAAGATGGTTTTTACGGAGTAGATATTTGGAAACAATATTATGATATTCTTAAAGATATTATTCCTCAAGGAATGACTATTTATGGAGAAATTTTTGGTTATCTTCCTGGCAGCACTTCAGGTATTCAATCTCTAGGTGGTAAGGTTTACGATTATGGTTGCAAACCCGGTGAGAATAAACTTATGATTTATCGTATTAAGCGAGTAATGGAAGACGGACAAGTATTCGAGTTCAACGTTCAGGATGTTCATGATTATACTGAACAAACAATTATCGTTACTCTTAAAGAGCTTGATAATATGTATGGAACTCATTATGCAGATCAAATTATTCCTATTCCGATTTTGTATAATGGACCTATGAAGGATTTGTATCCAGAAATTGATACTAAAACTCATTGGCATGAAAACGTTTTGAATGCAATGAAATCTGATAAGAGATTCTGTATGGAAATGGATGAGCCATTGTGTAAAAATAAACTTCCTCGTGAAGGCATTGTTCTTCGAATTAATGATGATCCAATGGCCGAGGCATTCAAACTTAAATGCGTGAAGTTCCTTGGAAAAGAAGCAGAAGATATTGATAAAGGACGTTCTAATGATATCGAAATGCAAGAACGTTATACAGATGATTCTTTTGAAGAAAATTAAATAAATGGTGGTCAATTCCACCTTTTATTTTAACTTCTATTTTTTAGTTTAAGAAAAAAGTATTAATTTTGCATTGTAATTAAAAATAATATATAGTTATGGCTAATCAATCATTTTATGATAATAAAGACGTCCCTCAATTCCAAGAGGATGTTTGCAAGAAAACATGTATAAAGAAGGGAAAATGCATTGAAGATGGGCAAAATGACCACTGGTTTTTAATGTGTCCTCATTATCATTCTTGGAAACTTGGTTATGGAAGTTTTATATGGGACCAAATGCAGTGGGAACGTGAACATCATGATGAAGTTGAACAAAAACATAAAGAACTTGTAGCACGAGCAAAAGCGTGGGGTGATGAACAACGAAAGTTAAAACGCGAAGCAAAAGCTAAAGAAAAAGCAGAAAAAATTGCTAAAAGCGAAATTGAAGAAAACCCAAAGAAAACAAAATAAGAAAACTATTTTAAAAAGGAGAATAAATTATGAATGACCATATGAAAATATTTAATAGTTCAGATAAAATAACTAAATGCCACTCTGAAAATTATTATGAAATTAATTATATGTTATCTTGTGTAGAAAATGCAACAAGGTGGAGAAAAAACTTACAAATTAATTATGAAAGAAATTAATGTAAATACTAACATTCCAAATATTGGTGGAAATATTAGTGCAACAATGGAATGTGAAGAAGCATTGAGACGACTAGGTATTAAAAATCCGCATATTACTACCCCTCGCGGTTCACACACTGGCGATTTTTATCTTTTTAACGAAGATAAAGAACTATTTGAAAAGAAATTTTTAGAAAATTGTATAATTGGCACATATAGAAAATTTTTCTTTGGACGGCATACAATTGGAAATGAGGTTGTTGATGGAAAATATTATGTATCATACAGAACAAAATAATTATAATTAATTATGAAAGAGATTAATAATTTTGGCAAACTTAGACAGTTTCTTGCTAAAGAAACCACCTTTGTAACAGATAATAAGAAATCCATTATTTGGATTTGGGTTGTTATGCGGGCAAAAGATAATACAGAGCATAAAGAGCGAACTATTAAATCTTATCATATTCAAAGTCTTGATGATTTTGATTATAAGAAAGATGAGATTATTGAACTTTGCAAGCGTTATCATTGTCGAGCGTATATGTGTGTCAATCCTAAACCAGTTCTTAATGTTCTTTTCTCATTGCAATCTATTGTAATGGAAAATATTAAAAATGAAGTTAATGGTGGTTCTTCAATGCTTCTTAAAGGAATGCTTGATTCTGCTGTTATGAAATCTGGTTCAAATGGAAATAAATTCTGGGTTATTGATGTTGATTCCGAAGATGACGAGGAACAAGCAATTATATTTGGTAAAGTTAATAATGCACAATCTGGACATGATTATAATATTATTGAATGTGTAAAAACGGTTCATGGCGTACATTTTATTACACACCCATTTGATACTCGTGTTTTGGAAGGTACTGGTGTTGAAGCTAAAAAAGAAGGTTTAACTTTGCTTTATGCATATTTGTATAAGTAAATTGCGTACAATTATGACACTACTTGAAAAAATAATGAAACAAATTGGGCAATTAAGTCAAGATCAAAAAGACCGAATAGTACAACCGCATTTTGAAAGAAATGAGCAAGAATTAGAGAATATTAAAAAGAGAAAACACTCAGTTAATAACTCAAAATCTAATAAACTTGCAAGAGAACTTCAAAACCGGCTGGTTCAGTGTTGTATTGACTATATTAAAGAAACAGGAGATACAAATATTGATCAAGTAATATTTACTGCAGATGCATTACAAGAATCTTCAAAATATGGAAGTTGGCAACCATGTACTGATTCTACGTGTGAATTAGAAAAGCTGACAGTTGATGGATATGAAACTATAAGTTTTAGCGCATAAGAAAAGGTTGGAATTAATTTTCCAACCTTTGTTTTTAGTCTTCTTCGTCAAAACACCATTTTAATGTATGAACTGCAGATGTTGCATTAAATAACCGTTTATACTCGTCCCAACCATATGATATAATTTTGCCTTTGTAAAACCGTTCAGTAATGCTTCCAGATTTTTGTCTATAAATCCATTCCTATATAGTCATTTTTAAAAATTGTTTAAGATCTTCTATATCTATATTATGTTCAGGTGCAGCAGTTCTATACTCATTAAGAGCATTTTTTACTTGCTTAGCAACTGATCCCATTATATTTTCATATAATATATTTTTATTCATAATTTTGACAATAATTTTCAATATATTTATTAAAAAATGAAACAATTTTATTATTACTTATAAAATATTTAAACATAAAAAATAATTTAAAGGAAATATGAAAACAATAATTGTAAAAGCAACAACACAAGACAGAGAAAAACTTACTGCATTTATTAAAAAGCTTGAAAAATATGCAGATCGTCAAATTAAAGATGCGGTTATTTGTACACGTTATCTCAATACAGATAATTATAATACTATTACAGGTGAATTGAAAGATGCAACTAGCTTAGATGATTATGATTTGTTTATTGTAGGTTCTGTAAATCCAACTCTCGAAGTTCTTTCTCTTCAAACTATTAATCGTGCACATACTCTTGTTTGTGAAGATAATGATCTTGATTCTGCTAAAAACTTTATTATAATGATTTGATAAAATAAAAAATAGAAAAATAATTATGACGTAGATGTTAAAAACAGAGGATGTTAAAAATCTTTTAATTGAAAAATATAAAAATCAAGAATTTAGAATTACAAAGGCTGGTGTAAAAACTATTGAGTTGCAGGGTATTCAATTTGAAGCAGACAAAGATTCTATTATACGTGAACCAAATTATGATTATTCAAAACGTGAAATTGAATGGTACGAGTCACAATCTTTAAATGTTAATGATATTCCAGGAGGTACACCGACAATTTGGAAACAATGTGCAGATGTAAATGGTGATATTAATTCAAATTATGGTTGGATGATTTATTCTAAAGAGAATGGTTCACAATATAATAACTGCATTTGGCAATTAGTTAATGACCCAACAACAAGAGAAGCATGTATGATTTATAATAGACCAAGTATGCATGTCGACGCAACTTCTAATCATAAACACGATTTTTGTTGTACATATGCAGTTCAATGTTTCTTAAATGCTGAAGATAATGAATATAAATTAGATTATATTGTTTACCAACGCAGTTGTGACGCTGTATTTGGGTATAATAATGATATTTCATGGCATATGTACGTACGTAACAAAATGGTAAAAGACTTAAGCGAAAAATTAGGAATTAATGTTAAAAAGGGCATAATAAATTATAATTGTGGTAGTTTACATGTTTATGAACGACATTTTAAATTTCTTGAAAATGATATTAAAACATATTACAAATTTTAACATAAAATATTATATGATAATAATTATAGATTCAATAGATAGAGTTGGCAAAACCACATTGGCTACAAAATTAGCAGAAGCATTAAATGCAAAAATTTATAAACATTGTGTTAAAAATGCAGATTATGGAGTAATGAAAGATGATTGCGAAACTCAAGCAATGTTTGCTCTTATTAATCTTGCAAATTTATTTAAAGATGATATTATTATTTTTGATAGATTTCATTTGTCAAATACTGTTTATGGACAAATTGAAAGAAATTATGATACAGTATCATCATTTAAAAATTTTGAAAAAATCGATAGTGCTTTAGCAGAATTAGATGATACATATTTGATTATGGTTAATCCAATTGATATTGATAGAAGTTCGGCTGAACATGGAAAAGATTTAAAACCATATTATGCAAAATTTTGTGGGCTTTTCGAGTTTAGTAAAATTAAAAACAAATATTCAACAAATTATTTAGGAATAGATGATTTAGTTGAGACATTAAAACAAAAAATTAAAAGATAATTATGATAGGATATTTTTATTGGGGGTTCTTGGGCGATGCTAAATTTAATAAAGCAGGAGAACCAGTATCAACACCAGATGGAAATGCATTTTATTCTTGGAGTATTATTAAAGCAGCACAAGATCATGGGCAAGATGTTCTAATTCTTTGTGATAAAGATTATGTTGGTTATAATAAACTCAGTGATAATTTGTTTGCATCTTTTGCAAAAGATGCTCGTCTTAATGCGTGGAAAAAATGTTCGCATATTAGAGATCATGAAGACGGATGGATTAATAATATAGAAAAAACTGTTAAAAATCTCGATTATGTCATTGTTGAATGGCGTTGGAATATTCCAGGTAGGAATGATTTAGAAACTAAGAAAAATCATCCAGAAATTTATCAACCTGACCAAGAATTGATGGCAGATGTTATTAATATGTGTAATAAACATAATGTTCCTATTATTATATTTGATCTTGATTATAAAATTACAGAAGAACATATTAAACAATATAATATTAAATATATTATTGAATTAGGAAATAAATGGGCAAATAGTTCTTTAGTAAAAGCTGCTCAAATTCAAATTCCATTTGATTTTACTTATATTGATGAGTTTCCTATTAGAAATACTGGATATACATCAGACGTTATTTATATTGGAAATCGGTATGAACGAGATTGGTGTATTGACAAATATCTTCCAGAGGGAACAGTTGTTCATGGTAACTGGTTAGAACCTGGACACGGAGATCCTGAAAATGAATGGCCGCATTTGAAATTCAGAAAGCGTTTAACTGCAAATGAAATTCAAAAACCATATAATGAAGCTGTTGCAACGGTGTTGCTTGCAAAGAAAGAATATTGTGAAATGGGCTTTATGACAGCACGCATTCAAGAAGCAGTATTTTATGGAACAGTTCCATTCTTTATTGAAGAATATGGCAAAGATGTTATTAATACATATGCTGGAAAATATGCAGATTTTCTTACAGTTGTTGACAAATCTGATTTGAATAATAAAATAATTATATTGAAACAAAATCCTGAATTGCGAAAAGATATTATTGAATATATGCGAAAACATCTTCGCTTTATGGATTCAAAATTCTTTATTAATGATATTGAAGAGTTAATTAAAAATTAAAAATCGATTAATATGGAAACTAAGAGATATGATTTTTTAATAGTTGGAAGTGGTTTATATGGAGTCACTTTTAACTATATGGCTAAACAAGCGGGAAAAACATGTTTAATTCTCGAACGTCGAAACCACCGAGGTGGCAATATTTATTGTGATATACAAGATGAAATTCCAATTCATAAATATGGTGCGCATATTTTTCATACTCACATGAAAGACATTTGGGATTTTGTATGTTCTAAATGTGAAATGGTTCCATTTATAAATTCTCCGATTGCAAATTATAAAGGGGAAGTATATAATCTTCCATTTAATATGAATACATTTTCAAAATTATTTAATGTATTTACGCCAGATGAGGCAAAGGCAGCAATTGAAAAAGAAATCGCAGATGCAAATATTAGTGAACCAAAAAATCTTGAAGAACAAGCAATTTCTTTAGTAGGTAAAACTATTTATAAAAAACTTATTAAAGAATATACCGAAAAACAATGGGGCAGAGATTGTAAAGAACTGTCACCAGATATTATTAAACGCATCCCAGTGAGGTTTGAATATAACAATAATTATTTCAATGACATTTATCAAGGAATCCCTAAGGGAGGTTATAATACACTAATAGACACACTTATAGGTGATACTGAAGTTTTGCTTGATACTGATTATTTAGACAATAAAGAATATTGGAATTCTCGAGCAAATTATGTTGTTTATACTGGGCCTATTGATGAATTTTTTAATTATTCTGAAGGACAATTGGAATGGCGTAAAGTAGAATTTCAAACAGAAAAATATAATACTAAAAATTATCAAGGCAATGCAGTTGTAAATTATACATCTCATAATGAACCATATACACGATCAATAGAACATAAATTTTTTGATTATACTGGAGATGGTTTTAATAATGATGTAACCTACGTAAGCAAAGAATATTCAACTGAATGGAAACCAGGTGAAGAACCGTATTATCCAGTAAATAATGAGAGAAATACAGCAATTCTTAAAAAATATCAAGAATTAGCTATTAAATATGATAATGTAATTTTTGGTGGTAGATTAGGAACATATAAGTATTATGACATGGATGACACTATTAAAGCGGCAATTGATAAAGTGCATGAAATAATTAACTAACTTCTATTTTTAGTTTAACTAAATTTTAAGTAATTTTGCAACATCAAATTAAAAATATTAAAAATTATGGCAAAAACAGTAAAAGAAGAAACAAACCCAACTTACGAAAAGATTGTAAGCAAGTTGAAAGAAATGGGAAAACCTATTGTACACCCTATTTGCGTTAATACTGATAATATTGATAAGAATGAAGTATGGATTAGTTGTAATTATATGGGGACTGGTCTTAAAATGCCAGTTTCTGAGATTGATTTTAATGATTTTAGGAATATCGATCCTGAAATTATGAAACACTGTTCTACATGGGTATGGACTGACAAAAAGAAATAATAAACAATTAAATTATATATTAATTATGAGTAACAAATATTTAGACAAAATGCTAATGCAACCTGATTATGTAGTTGTATATGATGAAAATAAAGGTTTTTATCATGGCGACACATTGAATAAAGAAGATTATAAAAAGCTTCAATATGATATGTTTGTTTATGATACTAAAGTTAAAATGTTAGTTGGATATGCTGCTAGTAAATCTCACCCAAGCAATCCAGTAAAAGTTTATATATCATTGGATATGAGAGATTATTTAGGAAACCGTCTCGAACATCATTATATTCGAGTAAACAAAGTTGTAAATGAACAATCAGAACCATATAAAGGCAAACATGATTTATTCATTTATTCTGATTATAATGCTGCTATTCTTGCTGGAAAAGAAATGGCATTTATGGATAGTATAGATGAATTTGGTTCTAACGTCAAAGAATATTTTCCAGATAGTAAATTTAATCGTAATTTCGATTTTAAATGGTTGCAAGACAAATTTAATACCTATAATGATAGCGGATATTTTGATAAAGATGTCAGTCAATTAAACGATGTGTTTAAAAAGCTTTTTAGCAAGGTTGTTGACAATTCAAAAGAAACAGTTAAAAATACTATTAGCACAGCAAAGGACTATGCAAAATCTGGAGTTGAACGGCTTATTAAAGAATTAGATAATATTGATATTCCTAAACAAAAACCTGAATATATAAAAGATGAAAAGGATTTTGCATTATATCAACAACTTACAGATGAATATGCAGTTATTTTAAAACATCGTAAAAGAAATGGAAAATCTCAATATATTGTAAATATTATTAAATTGACACTTGATACAAATAAAACATATGATATTACATTTGAACAATTTTGTGATATTTATGAGATTTTGGATGAGGATACAGAAGGACGGTTGAAATTTAATTCTGTAATGGATATTCTTGGTAATCAGATTTTTGTTGAGTCACCTATTGAGACCATAAAAGAAAAACCAAAGAAAACAAATCCAATTCAATTCTGCCAATTTAGAACAGAAGACAAAATTCAAAATGAACCACATCCAGGCAAGGCTAAATTCAAAATAGGTGATTTAGTATATATTAAATCAATGGGCATTACCGGACGGGTTGTGGATATTTTTGATACTAGAAGCAATACAGGAAAAACTAGAAAACTTTATAAAGTTATATTAAGTGGAGTTCGTAAGTATAAAGCTTTTTTCAGTTATGAACTTGAAAAAGCACAATAATTAGATATTAAATATTAGAAAATAATAGAAGTTAATAAAAATTAGCTTCTATTTTTTCTTTTAAATAAAAAGTATTAATTTTACATATCAAATTTAAAAAATAGGAGAAACCACAATGAAACGTTTAGTTATTATCTTATCAATTATTATTAGTTCAATTGCAACATTTGCTAATACAAGTTTTGATAAAACTATTAATTATCAATTTAATAACGCGCAAGTATATATTGGAGAAATTTTATATTTAATGCCAATTACTGGCTCATATTATGATTGTCCGCATTATCCGCGTTTTAAGAATTTTGATGCAGATGAAAATGATATTACTTATAATGCAATAACAAATCAATATAAATTTGATCCAACCGATTATAGAGATTATAAATATGCTGGAACACATAAACGCCATATTGAAGGACATAAATTTCGTGTTGATGATGTAGTACAATATCAAGATTATAAATTTCAATGGGTATTTTACTTAACAGACCTTAATACTGGCGATAGATTAAAATTTGATTACTATGGAGAACCTGAAGTGTATATGAATGCTTTTATCGATTTTCCATTCATTACTATGAAATTTTTTAATTACTATAAATCTCTTATTGGAACAAATTTAGTATTTGCAACTAAGAAAAGCATAGATATTGAAGAATTAGAATCTGTATATGAACCAGATTTTAAAGATATTAATACTGGAGAAATAGTTCAGTTTTCTGAAGCATATGCTAAATGGAAAATTAAAAATGTTATTATTGACAAATATAATTTATGTTTAGCATTTATTGTAACTAATGGAAAAAATACAATTAAAATTCCATATAACATTCCATATTCAACTAAAACTAAACAACCATATTATTTAATATCAAAATATCCAGCGGGTGTTAGAGTTTTTCCAGAAACCCAATGGAATGAAATGATTAATAAATATGGAGAATCACATATGGCATTAATAATGGATTCTAAGTATACTAAAGATATGTCTGAAGAAGAACAGTGTTTAGCTGGTGGGAAAAAATTTGGAGATAAAGCAAATAGAATAGGAGTTTTTGATGGAATTCGAATGGCATTATTTGGAAAATAGAAACTTTTTATGTTAAAGTCATATAATTAAAAATTTTAATTTGAGATTATAAATGAAAGTATTTGAAAAACTTCAAAAGAAATTCCAACATATTTTTATATTGAATCTTTCGACTAGAGGAGATAGACGGCAAAAAATGATTCAACAATTATTTAATTTCGGATTGCCTAATAATTTTAGGCAATCTGATCTTGATATTAGAACAACAGTTCCATTTAAGAAATATAATGCCATAATGATGCAAGTTCTCAATCAAAACAAGTTAGGCCGATTAACAAAGCCTAATGAATATGATTGTACACATAATCATTATTCTATGGTAAAACAAGCATATGATCAAGGTTATCAATATTGTTTAGTGTTGGAAGATGATATTCTTTTTATTGAAGATAAAAAACTATGGGAAAAATATATAGACAATATTCCTGGAGATTTTGATATTCTTCAATTTGGTGGTTTCACCACAGATAAACGAATAGTAGAAGAGGTTTTAAATCATAAAGATGAATATTGGGTAAAGCACCCAAATGTTCCAATATGGAATGCCTCCATGTACGCACTTTCTCGTAAAGGTATGGAATACTATCTTGATTTTATTGACAAATTTTTCTGGGTTGCTGATGGGCCTTTATATCGTGCACCAATTGACAAACCAGAACTAAATACATATATATGCACAATTCCTTTAGTTATTCAAGAAGACAAAGATATTAACCCATCTGATATTCGTGATAAACAAAATGACAATATTGATTATAATACTCAAAATATATATGAATTATATAAAGAAAATTATGCATATTGGCATGAAAAAATAAGTGAATAATTTTCAAAAATATTTTTAATAAATAGTAAAAAATTATATATTAGAAAAAATGGTAGTAGATGATATAACATATGATATCGATAATAGAGATATTGAGCGAGAAATGTATATTCAAGATTTAGAAGAAGAAGCACAAGAAGAACAAGATATCGCAGATGAAGCTGAAGAGCAAGAAGAAGAAAAAATTCAGGAAGAAACAGAAAAAACATATTATCAAACTAGAAGAACTATAAATACAAAAAATCTTGATTTGGATTTAGGTATTGATGCAGAACAACTTCGTCCGGTTTATTTATGGGAATCATTAAAAGATGGACAAATATATGAAGGTTGTGTAGTTCACAAATTTGATAATAATAGTTATATATTCAATGTGTCCGTTAAAGACACAAATGAATTTAAGCTAAAGAAATTTACTTTAGATAATATAAAACAAATTAAAAATAAATGAAATTATCTCCAAAAATAGCAACATTCTGTCCTGGGTGTGGACATAAAAATCTAGAATTGAAATCTGCACCGTCATTAATTATAAAGGCAGAACAAAAAGAACCAACAAAGAAAATCACAATTGTCGGAACAAAATCTAAATCTAAGAAAGGGTTGTTTTGAAAATAAATAATAAAAATAATATATTTTATTATGATATAGCATTCATATGCAACTAATGAATTATTTGAGGGAGTTGATTTAACTAATGTTTCAACACAAGAAATTCAAGCAAGCAAAAAATTGTTTAACTATATAGTCGAGTCTGCCGCCATTGCAACTGAAGAAGGGAAATCACTTGATGACGTAATGGATGAAGGGTTGTTTACTGCTTTACTTGGTGGTGTCGCCGGTTCCACTATAGGTCCAGCAATTATGAAAGCAATTTGTCGAGTACTTGGAATTTCTGAGCAAGGAACGTTAGGTAAGTTACTTACTTCTTCATTAGTGCTCGGTGCAATGGGGGCTGAACTCGGATTTTAATTGATTGATTTTCAATAAATTATAAAAATGCTAATAATTACTTATTAGCATTTTTATTTATAAATTCTAAAATAATATTTTTACATGTATTAAAATCAGATGAAAAAATTTCTAAATATTTTAAATTATTTTTATAAGCTAATTTACGTTTTTTAACATCAGTAATAGTCCAGCTTTTAATAAAATCTGTAAATTGTGTAGTTCCATATTTCTATAAATTGGTATATTCTTTTATTTGCATTTCGTGTAATAAATTAATATCATTTTCATTATTTTTATTAAATGGATGTTTTCCATGTGTCCAATATCCCTATATTTCTATAAAAATATCATATGGTTTTAAATAAAAATCTACTCGCCATGGATATCTATTTTTATCGATATAATTATATTTTACATTTTCTTCTCCTAATAATTCTATTAACCATTTTTCAATATCAATTTCTATTTGAGATTTAAATTCATTTAAATATCCTCTTTTTTCTAAAGTATTATATCATTTTTCTTTAATTTCTGCAGCTGATGTAAAATTTTCAACACCATATTGTTCTAATGCCATTTGGTGAAAAGTATCCGAACCAAAAAATGTTTTATTATTATAACGTTCCATACATGTTTTCTATCTTTTATTTACAATATATTCCGCATGATTCTAATCACCTCCATATTTTTCTATACATGTTTGTTTTGTTTTTTCTCTAATTATATCAGAACCTAACCAATACCCACCATATCGTTCTATATAAGTCTATTTAGCTTTATTTTTTATTTCATCAACCTACATACATGATTCTTGCCCATATCGTTCTAAATTTGTCTATTTTATTTTCTATTTTATAATATCTGACTAAAAAGGACATTTAACACCATATCGTTCCATATATGTTTTTCTAGCTTTTTCTCTATTTGCATAATTATTCGGACCATAAATTTTTAAATTTGTTTCTTTTTGTTTTAAATATATTTTACGTTTTTCATCTTCAGATTTTTTATTAAATGTATTCATGGCTTTCTATTTAATATCTTTATTCTAATTAGGATTTTCAAAGCCATACCGTTCTAAATTTGTCTATTTTATTTTTTCTTTTACGCTATCTAACTAAAAAACATTTTCAACTCCATAATTTTTAAGTAATGCTTTACATCTTGATTTATACTATAATTGCCTAGCATCTTTACTAGAAGAACATTGTTTAGAACAATATTTAGAATATGCGCCATTACCAAATGTACAGGGCCTACCACATATTATGCATTTAGGCACTTCATCTATATGATTAATAATTCTATATACTATTTCTACTATAGTAGTAGATTCATTAATATCTTTAAATCTGTTTAATAGATAATTTAAAATTCTTTTTCTATTTTCATTTCTAGATAAAAATAATTTACTCCATAAAGGTTTTCTTAAAATAGAAAAATAATCAATAACAAACTAATCATTAATAATTTCAGGAATTTCTAGTTCTTTCATAATTGCAGAGATCTATTTTTGTAAAAATAAATGCTTCATATAATTACTTATCGCTCTCTGCATACGACTTTCATTATATAAAGCATTTAATATTATATTTAAAAATTATACAATAGTTTATTAAAGCAGAGAGAAACTATTATATACCTTTTTATATTTATTTAAGTTTTTTCAGAAAATATTTATAGTAATCTTAAAAATTATGTAGTTAATAGTATTTTTTAATAGATAATTAAAATATATTAAAAAGAAAAAAGGATGTCCCAGGAGGCATCCTTTTATTGTTTCTGACGATTCTTATACTTCAGGGTGAATTAAACTTCCAACTAAAGCTTGACTGTGCGGTGCCCAAGCATCCATTAATCCCAATAAGAACCATAAATATCCAATATTTGGCATTGGAACTTCTTTTCCTGAAAATGTCATTGATTTAATTGGTAATAGATTTTCAAAATTAGGAATATAATCTGGACCGCCTTTTAATAAATCTTCTAGTTGTTGTCTGACCTATGAAACTAAATCACTCTAATCACTGAATAAAAATCTAATTTGGAATAATTCTGGTGGTAAATAATAATCCATTGGAGTCAATGGCGGAAACATTCCTTGAATAACTCCATCTATTGCCTAGAAATTTATACTCTAAAGTGCAGAAGGGAGAAGAGATTTAATTCCTTCTAATGGAACACCAGAACCACCGGGTAAAACTATAAATATTTTAGTAGCATCGCCACCTGGTAAAGTATATGGCATTGGACTTATAAATGATCTTGGTGATAATGCCCATGCAAATGATTCTGCAGGAATAACTAATCCAGTTGGAATATTAGACAACTGATCTAACACAACTTTAACTGCGTCAAATGCTAACTAAAATGCTTCTTGAGCAACTTCTAAAGATTGTTGAACTGTTTGAATTGCACCCATTGCAGCAGCAACTGGTTTTGCTATTATTCCAAAATTAATAGGTTTTAATATTTTTCCTAATAATTCATTTTTATAAACCATTGCTTTTTGAATTAATTCCTATAATTCCGCAAAACCTTCTGCTATTTTATTCTAAACATATTGTTTATATTCTTCAGGTAAACTAGCTAATTCTTTGACAATATCAGGAATCATTACAATTGCATTAATCATTAACGTTGTCTAATCTAATATTGCACATAGCTAAGCAATTAAATCTTGTAACCATTTATATTTGTCATTAGGAGACATTAAAAATGCAAGAGATTTGTCTTTAGCCGCTTTTAACATACACTTTGGAGAACAATATCCACCTGGTGGTAAAAATCTAGCTTTCTTTCCACATACTGGGCATGTCATTCCTTCTCTATATGCATGTCCATACATATCAAAGGCGGCTTTCATATAAACCATTGCATTAACAGAAACAATTCCATCTTCATCGGTAGTTTCTTCAACTTTTGTCTATTTAATAAGATTTTGAAAATCTGTATTTTTAAGTCGTTGAACTAATTCCCACCACTATTGAACCATCGCCAGTATTTCCTATATAGTTTTACTATGGCTAACTACATATGAACCATCTGCACTAAATGAAATTCCTTTAACTTGTTCAACCTCTTCAGATTCAATAGCTTCTAAATTCATTTCAACTGGTTCTGCTGGAATATCAGTAATGTCTGTTATTTCATCTGATTCATTTTCCGCAGAACCTATTAAATAACTATCATCTGGAATATAATTACCATTAGCATCTGTTATTGGTTCACCATTTTCATCTTTAGCAAAAACTGCATTATTTTTAATATATTCAATATCAAAATCTTTATAGTATACTGAACGGCCTTGAAGAATATTTTCAGTATTGCCCGTCTATGTATTTCCACCTCCAGTTGTAAAACCACCGCCAGTTGTCTATTCAGTCTGTGTGGTTCTGCTCGTATTTGTAGTTGAACTTCCTTTAATATCTTTTTCTCCGCTTCCAGTATAAAGATTCGGATTTATTGATGTATATTGTTGTCCTTTAGGCAACCAACTTTTATATAATAGATATTGGTTTCTCTGTTGTCCGCTGCCATTTCTAATAGCAACATGTACCCAATCACTATTAGGTTTATGTTCATCAATAAACTAATCAAATTTAATATTATTATCATGCAGCCAATGCATTGTAAATAAAGCAAATTCATTAATACTTCGCCCAACTGGAACTAAATCTGCTGCATAAGCCTGCGAATGGGCAGATGTGCTAGAACCTCCAACAGCTTTATTTAATGCATCGCACCGATAACCTGAAGTCACAATAATATCAGATCCCCACGCTTCTCGCAAAGGATCTAATATTTTTTCAACTAATTCTTTTACTCTAGGCTAAAAATTAGGAGGAACCGTATTATCTATTCCTTTCTATTTTGCTGTTGAAGAAACCGCCCACTATTCAAATTTAAAATATTTCATTAATCAGATAACTCGTTTTCATCCATATTTATGTTATTAATAACATCTGCTGAGTTTTTTTCAAATCCACTAAATTCTACAATTTTATTTTTCTTAAATCTTTCATAGAAAATAACTTCATCAAAAATTTCCATTATATCATGATGTTTTGGAAACTAGCCATTATCAATAAGAACTATTTTAACATCTTCTCCATGTTTTTTGAAAAAATATTTAAATGACTAAACTAATTCTTTTGACAAATGTTTATTAATATAAATAACACCTTTGTATTTTTTGAGATTTAATTGCTAGGTCATTAATGTCTAAATTTCATCATTAATAATAAAAACACTGCTAGGTTTAGACATATCCAAATTCAAACTTTTTATAAAAGACTGCACATCTAATATATAATAGTTTTTCAAATTTGAATATATTGACCGCAATTTAGTTTCACTATCAGATGTCATATATATTGTTCCCATTAATACTACTACAAATATGAATTTTTATATTTATATGATTAATTATTTGCAGTCTTTTTTGTACGAGTTGCCTTTTTGAATGTTGTTTTTGGTTGTTCTTCTTCGACTTCATCATTAGAATCTTCAGCAATATCTTCATCATAGAATGCTAATAAACCATCAGCAACAGATGTTTTAAGTTCTTTAACTTGCATTCTATTAGCTAAGATATTAATAAAACCTTTAGACATTTCTTCTGGATATGCAGTTTTGATTAATTTATAAATTGAAGATGGTGGGAGATTTAATGTAAATTCAATACCGATGGAGTATTCACTCTTATTTGACATATTAATCATATTATCAATAAGAGATTTTTGATCATTATTTACACCAAGTTCAATATCAGTATCTGACGTTTTAACTAACACTTCTTTTTCAACAACTTTTTCAACAACCTTTTCTTCTTTTGGTGTAATAGCATTTTCAATAAAGTCTTCAGTAGATAATTCACAAATGTTACCATTAATATCTATTTGAACTGATTTTATATGTTGCAAAAAGTCTTCAGCATTTATATGTAATACACCATTTTTATCTAATCCACCTGCTTGAGAAATTACATCAACGTCTTTTAATACTATAAATTCTGATGTGGGTTTAGGTGTACTTATAGTAATATTACTATCATTAAAATCAAATGATTTAGATTCTTTTACATCTACACTTTTTTGTTTCTGAGCAACATATGCGTCATAATCAAAGAAATACTCACTATCATCTGGGACTTTATAATTTTCTACTTGTTGCGGTTTAGCCATTACATCTATTCTAGGTTTTCTATTAGCAGTACTATGTGTAAGCTCTTCCCATGTAGGAGCTTCGACTAATTCCCCGTTTGCATTAGTTGCGGTTCTTACCTTTTCTGTCTTAGGAACTACGTATTTTAATTTCCAAATATTATATTGACTTGAAACCTCTGCAAATTCATATCCTTCAATAGAATTTGCATTTACCGGAGCAATAAATTGCTTATTACATCTTGAACCATCTTTAAAATAATACATAGTAAAACCTTCTGAATTATCAATATAATCCAAAGTTGTTACTTTTTGAAAATTATCATCTTGTTCATTTAAATGTTGAAAAAATCTAATTCGTGCCATAATATATTAGTTTTCATTTTTCTTCTTTATCTTAACATGCTTTACCTTATATTTAATAATATGAATATCTTGGTCAGCATTTTGATTATTTATTTTTGAATTTTTAGATGTCAACTTTTTAAAATAATCAATTAACATATTATACCATAATATAATATGCTCCTTAATACTATTACATATTTCAGATAATTGCATTATTTTAATTAGTTTTCATTTTCAAATTATTTATTATTAAAAATCTATATATTATAAAATAAATTTTGCTAATTGTTTATATTAAAAGAGGAACGACTTTCACAAGCCATTCCTCCACAAAAATGAAAACTAATTGAAAAACGAGCAAACACTAGACTGAAATCCAGCGCGCTTATTAGTTTTTCATGTATTATAGATTCTTAAATAAGTCTGATGGATCGAGTTCATCTTCCTCATCGTCTTTCTTTTCTTCAGAATCCTCTTTAGATTCTTCATCTTTGGATTCTTCTGAATTTTCAGAACCTTCTTCATCTGATTTTTCTTTATCCTCTTTAGGTTCTTCTTCAACGATTTCTCCACCAATCATATCTTCAAATTCTTCTTTAGAAATTCCATATACATCTTCTAATACTTTGGCCAATTTGCTAGCATAATCAGTATTAGTTAAAATGAATTTAGGTTGTTTATCTTCTTCCTCTTCTTCAGAGTTTTCTTCATCACCTTCACCCTCTACATTATCTGCACCATTCTCTTCTTCACCACTTTCTTCACCAGCTACATCTTCTGCAGGTTGTTCATCAGCAACTTCGCCTTCACCTAACATTTTTACATATTTGGCAAATTCATAAGATTCATTAGCACTTTCTTCTGAATTTTCTTCTTCAGAGTTTTTTTCACTTGACTCTTCAGAACCTTCCTCAGAATTTTCTTCAGATTCTTCGCCTTCCTCTTCAAATGCATCTTCTTCATCCTCAACATTTTCTAATTCAAATGCATCTTCTGGAATATCTGCATCTAAACAAGCTTGCTTCAAATCATTAGCAGCTTCTGCGTCTTTTAATGTTATTTCAATACGAGATAATTCAACCTCTTCATTTTCATTATTTTCATCTTCGTTACCTTCTTTATTCTCTTCTCCTTCTTCATTTGAATCCTCACCTTCGGCGTTATCATCTCCATTATTTGCAGATGCTTCATCCTCTCCTTGAGCAGGACCAAATAAATTAGCAAGTTCTTCATCAGAAATCTCAGCGCTATCTTCATTAAGTTTGCTTAAGCATTCCATTCTAGTAGTTCTGTATGTGATTTCTTCATCTAGGAATTCAAGAAGTTGTTTCTTTCTATCAATAGTTTCTGTAGTTTTAGCATCAACCACACTTTCATTTAATACTCTTTCAGATAATGCATCTACAGAAGCTTTAACAGTTTCATAAATAGATTTTAATTCTTTAAGAGTCATTTTGGCAAATGATTTGCCATTATACCTTACATTTGCATGTAATGAATGCTTATTTTCTGTTAATGCTTTAAGAGTTTTCTTTTCGAGTTCTTTTTGATTTTTCTTTTCTTCTTCTTTAGCTTCATTTAATATTTTAGCATCAAGATCAGCTAAAACAGCATCAATTGCTGATTCATTAACAGTTTTTGTTCCAGGACAGCAATTATTCTTTTTCTTTTCATCAAGATGACGGCCTTTATGGAATTTTTCAAATCTTGGAAGTTCATCTTCATCGTCATCAACATCTTCATATGCTGGATAATCTTTTTCATTATCTAAAAGATCTCTAATAACATCACATAATGTAAAGATATCATCAGCATCTGTTAAATCAAATGCATTAACAACTTCTGATGAATTTGTTTCCATGTCACCATTTTTATAAATTCTGTAAACTGTAAGTTGATCATCACAATCTTCACATGGAGTATCTAATACAATTCCATCATCATCTAAATAAAGATCTTCATCTTCAAACTTGTCTAAAAGACCAGTTAATTCTGTTCTTGCATCTTCAAGAATATCTTCACCTTCATTTAAGAAATCATCATTTAATGCATCTTCTTCTGGATCTAAGTCATCGATTTCAACATCTTCATATGCTGGATAATCAATAGGTTCTCCATCTCTATCATTAAGATATGCATCTTCATTATTAACTTCATATGCTTCTGCATCATCACATGTATCAGAATTATTTAAGAAATCTTGAAGAATTTCTACTACTTCTTCTTCAGGCAATCCTTTAACAGTCATAAATGTTGCTGGCTTGCCATCTTTTAAACCATGACTGCCAAATACTTCGGCACCTGCTTCAATAAAAATATCTCTAAGTTTATTGCAGTCCATTTCAGAATCATCATTACGAATATCAGAAACGCAAATTTTTACGCCATCTAATAATTCTTCATTAAATTCCTCACCTTCATTTAATTTTCTTCTCATTTTAAAATATTATATATTTTTATTATGTATTATCTATTTTATTATTTATTTTAATAAAAATAACTTAAAATATTAGTTTATTATTATTTTTAATTATTTATTATGTGCTTTTACCATATCTTCAGTACAACCCCATTCTCTATTAATATCTACAAATAAAATACGGTCTTCTGGAACACCTTGAGACATTAATTCAGTTTTCTTAGAATTAAACCAATCTTCACCAGTGGCAGTTATAATCCAAATCATGTGTTCTACTTGTTCATAATCTTTACATATATCTTTTAAACCATTGTAATTATCACCACCATCAGTAATAACAACTAAAAGTGTCCAAGGGTCTTGTGTACTATATACATCATCATATTGTTGAATAGACTTAATACCATCAATTGCAGATGTTCCACCACCAGCAACTGGAATTTTATTTTTAAGTTCATCCATTAAAGAGGCCTCATCATTAGCATCATCAGATGTCCATTCAAAAATATTATCTCTATGTATTGCACCAGTATTAAATGTTGCAAATGCCGATATTTCAATATTAACTGCTAATTCAATTTGAATCATTTCAGACATAATATGTTCAAAAATATCTATGCCATCTGGGCATCTTACACCCATAGAACCTGATGCATCTACTAAGAAAAATACCTATGTCATTCCAACAGGTTTGTCAAAATGTGTAGTATTTGGATGCAAATAACGGCCTTTATACAATGGGTGATCTGAACTAAGACCCATACGGCGTTTTGCCCAAGTTCTTTTGCTTCCTTGCGGTAATTTTTCAGTTAAGAATTGCTCAAGAATAAATCGCCAATCAAATTTTGTTGCAAATAATTTTTTCAATACATCTAAAACAAATGTAGGAGGATTTCCATCTTTTCCTGGTTCGCCATGAGGACGCCAAGTTCTTAATGCATTTTGTGCTTCTTGGAATTTTTTAGTTGCATATTCAGCTGGAGATTGATAATCATCTGCATCTAATGGTTGTCCAGCGCGTTCTGCAATTTCTCTACATTTTTTTCTCATTTCTTCATCATTTCCAAAGAAGTCATTTCCATCAAAAGGCATATCTACACTAATTGGAGCTTCGTGAGTAAATTCACCATTAGGATCAAATTCTGTTCCTTGCGCTTTCTCTAATGTTGGATTGGTATTTCTATTAGGTTGATTATTTTGTTGACCCGCCTATTGTTGTGCTTCATTTCTAGATTGTTGAGCGTTGTTTGCATTAGATACTGCATCTTTAGCTGCTTGCTATGCACCTTGCGTATTTCCTTGAGATGCAGCTTGTTGAGCTGCATTAGCTGCATCTTGGGCTTGTTGGGCAGCTTGTTGGGCAGCTTCAGCAGCTTGTTGAGCTGCATCTGCGGCAGCTTGAGATTCTGAGGTGCCTTCATTATTTGCTTTTGTTTGTGCAGCATTAGCCGCTGCTTGTGCTTGCTGTGCAGCTTTCTTAGCAGCATTAGCGGCTTGTTGTGCTTGTTGAGCTGCATCTTTTCCATTCATTCCATCTATCTATTCTTTTGAGGCATTTTGCATACCTTCACCCTAACTACTAGTTTCTTTTGCAGATTGTATAGCAGATTTTGCATTTAATTGTGCTGCTCTAGTTTTATTAGCAGCCTCTTGTGTAGCGTCATATGCTTCTTTTGCTTTTTGTGCTGCAGTTTCCATATCGCCATTAGCTGCTGCTTCCTATGCTGCTTCCGCTGCACGCTATGCAGTTTCTGCGGCAGCCGATGCCTAATTAGCTAAATCTTGTGCAGCATCTGCAGCTGCTTGAGATTTATCTGCATTCTCAATATCAGTATCATTTCCACTTGCCTCAGCATTAGCTGCAGCCTAATTAGCGGCATTTTGAGCTTGTTGTGCAGCATTTTGTGCAGCATCCGCAATTTTTCTAGCAGAATTAGCTATATCTGATGCATTATCTGCCGTTGTCTATGGATTTGAAGAATTAGATTGTTGAGAATTGCTATTATTCGCATTTTTTTGAGCTTCTTGTGCTTCTTTTTCCGATTTTTCCATTTCTTGTTCAATATCTGGAAAAACCATATTATCCTATTTGCCTTGCCCATTAGAATCTTCTTCATCTGTTATTTTAACAGGTTTCCAGTGATCTAAACCATCATTAGGCTCCTGCATTCCACCACTACCTTTTTGTTTGTCATTTGGTTCTGGATGATTTGCTGCATATTTTGCATTACGCCATTCATTAATATTAGATGCAAAACCATTTAAATATTCTCCTTTTTGAACCGGAGACAAATTATTATAATTATTTAATTCATCTAAAGTTAATAACGGCTTTACTAATTTTTCTAATTCTGTTAATTGGTATTCTGTTAATGCAGACTATTCTGGTACTTCAATAACAGATGCCTCATACAATCTTTTAGTTAAATCGTTTTTCATATATTAAATTATATAAAATTATTTTTCTTTATTAAAAGTTAAATGTTTCTGGATTTATACGTCCACTTTGAATTGCATCAATAGCTTTACGCCAACCATCAGCAAATGGGCTAACTTGCGCTTGTGATTCTTGAACAGGATTAACATCCTCACTATTAAATTGATCACTGTCCCCAAAATCTTCTTGCTGTCCATTATCTGTCCAGTCATCCCAAACTTCTTCCCATATTTCTTTTTTGAATATTCTACCTTTAGAACTGTAAAATTTTGGATTTAGATACCAAATTCCCTCAATTGTTTCTGTAGCACCTCTAAGATCTGGAAAAGTAGATTCAATATCTCTATTAATTTCAAGGTCCATTGCAATATTAGCACGACGGTGTTCTTCTTGAGATGGATTTGAACCGTATTTTAATGCAGCTCGTCTGACATGATTATAAAACATATGATATATTTCATGAACCACTACAAATCTCATATATTTTGTATATATGTCATAATATTTTGTTACTACATCTTTGTCTTCACGATGTAAATTATCGACAGAATCTCTATAAGCTTCAGCTTCTCCTAACCCGCGTTTTTTTCCAATTAATGTAGATGCAAAAGCCGGGGACATATAAATACGTATACCATCATTAAATGCAGTTTTAGCTTCATATGTCCATATTATAGGTTTTGTAATAAATGGTTTAATAAAAGAATACTATGGGTTTGACCGCATATTATCTAGCATTCTTTTTGCCAAATTAGCAATTTGGCGCGGTGATATAACCTTTTTTCCACCATTTTCAAGTGGAATAACATCTCTATCAATTTTACTAATATCATTACCACGTATTTTATGCTATTGGGTTCCAGCTTCTTTATATGCTTTAAGTTTGTCAGCTGATGTATTTTGACTTATAGATCCCTAATAAATATATGCCATATTTTATTAATATTATTGTTTTTATATTTATTTTACAAAAATGAAGGCAAAATATCATTAAAAACATTTTGCCTTCATTTTTTAATTTAATTTTTTTAATTATTTTGAATTTTCGTCATCATAATATTCTTTAATAGTTTCAAGAATATTAAGAGCAGGTTTAAATAATCCATATTTTCTTATAACTGTTGCCTCATTATATGCTTTAGCTAATTGCGGATTTTTATTAATCATTTGTGTAAATCTCCAAACAATAGTGCCTTCTGCCATATAATCATTATCTATTCCAAGTGCTGCAATTAACGGAGCATTAGTAGATGATTGTACAGTTATCTTAGCAATCCATAATGCAAGATTTGCCATTTTTTGAGCAACTTTTGAATTTTTCAAAACATGAACAATAGATTCTTCTAATCCTTCATCTAAAATAGAATCATGTGCTAATAGAGTTTGAATTGTACGTATTTCTTTACCATTAGCATCAGTTAAATGAATAGTATATTCATTTCTATATCTTTCAACTTCTGCTGGGGTTACTTCATATCTTTCTGCATTTTTTGTTATTGCTTCAATATCTGAAAGTATCTGATTTGGTTTAACATTATCATTAAATGCATCTAATACCTTCATTACAACCTTACTAATTCCGTCTGCATTAGATTTCCAAGCAATATCCATATTAGATGTATAATCAGATTGTTTTCCAAATAAAATATTGTCAGCTTTGCGCATTTTTGCATCTTTCATTGCACCCGTATTATAAATAGATTTAATATCATCTCTACTAATAATTGCATCAACATTATTATATGTTTGCCATGATGTAGATGGAAGACTGTCATCACCAGTTTCAATTTCAATAATTTCTTGAACCATCTTCATAAACATACCTAACCGGTCATTCTTTCTGAAATTACCATTTGGATCTAATTGATCATAATCTGCTGTTAATGCATACCATTCTTCTGCTGGTAATGAATTAAGTTGCTTTTCAATACTATTTTGATTTAATGTTAAAGCTGTATATTCTTCAGTTCCAAATCCATCTGGAGATTTACGGGTTTGAACTACTGGAGAGAAACATGCTTGGTATTTTTCTGGGTAATCTGCAAATATTTCATTCTTTAATAATTTTCTAATTGCATTACCAATCTTTTTGTGCCATGTACGTCCATTCCATGTTAAACGAGAACCTAAGAATATTGCTTTATTTGGATTTGAAATCCAAGAACCCATATCTTTTATATCTTCAATAGGCAAGTTTGCGCCACTGTCCCAATCACCAGCAATTCTCTTTATATTAGCATCCTTTATATCGCCACGTGAACCATTTCCAAATGCATCATACCATACAGCATCACCTTCAGTGCTTTCAATAAATTTACAAATAATTTCATCAACATGTTGTACACCGCCTTCTTCATCAACTTCGCGAGCCCAATCTAACCACTCTTTTTTGGTTGGTACATAATTAACCATTGTAAAACGGTTATATTTAGCAACGTCCCATATTTCAAAAAATTCTTTATTAACTTCAGATGTATTATTATCTGACAAACGGTTTGCTGCTGAAATCAATGACCATTTGGATGCAATTTCCATATCTTTATAAATTCTATCACCCATAAGGTTCATCATAATAGTCACTGTTTGAGGATCTGCAATACGGGCTAACTCATCAAAGAATAAAATACCTCCATCAAATGATTCGCCAGGTAATGATTTCCAATCAACAGTAGGAACAGCTTGTCCTTCACCATCTTTAGATACTCTATTCAATATATGATTTTTGTCATCTGGCTTTTTTCTAATACGGAATTTTCCACTATTATAGAACTCATTTTTCCATTCAATTTCTTCTGGAGTTAAACCATTTCTACTAAATACTGGAAGCCATGTTTGTGGCGCGCCAACTGCAATTTTTTCATCTGCTACATTATATGCAGTATCAGGCAAATCAAAGTCATCATTATGCAAGCCACCACAAGCAACAACAACCATATCAAGATTATAGCCTTTTTGTTTCTTTATTTCTTTAGATGCACTTTTGATAATAGCAGTTTTACCAATACCAGGAGCACCCCAAATTAATAGTGAAAAGTCTTTATCGTCAGCTTCTGTTATTTGGTTAACAATATTTCGTTTAATGAGACGTTTTAATGATGCTGTATTTACATTCTTTCCATAATATTGTGTATTTCCACTATATAGTGATACAGTTTCATTTAATGCTTTACTATTAGCAGTTTCATGATAATATGTTTCATTAACCATTTTAACAGTATCAGAAAGAGACAAACTTTCATTTTCCGGTTTTGCATATTCTCTCATTACTCGAGTCCAATATGTTTCAATTTCTTCTTTTTCTCTAGCAATACTGTCAGCAAATGCTTCATCGATTGTATAATCATTTACTACATTACCTCCACATGCTGCACATAATTGAAGAGTTTTGTCAGAAGGAACAACTTTAATTGCTTCTGGAAGTTCCATTAATGGATAATTAATCGGAGAATTAATAAATTCAGCTAATTCATTTCCATCTTCATCAACAGGAATAAGAAATCCGCCAATTAAAGAAAGAACACCTTTGATTTTTTCCCAAGCCTTTTTAGCTACGTCCTTAATTTTCTTTCCGGTTTTCTTAATCATATCTTTAAGAGCACCTTCATTCAAGTATACTTCATTCAATGGAATATTTGAACTAGTTTTATCTCCAAATTGCATAGTAGCTAATTTTGTAGATTCATTAATAGACAATAATTTTCCATTTAAAGTATATTTCTTGCCATTAACACTGTGCACAAGAGTTGCTGGCAAATTTAAGTTATTATAAATCATGGATATTAAAATATATTTTTATTTTATTTATTTTTATATTTTATTTGTTAAAACTAAATTTTAACCGGGTTAACCACAAACCCTCTATTTGCTGGAGATATAATCTCATCACAAACTTCATTCAAACACTTCCTCATTATGTTTAATGAACCATTTATATCAGCATTAACTAATAAACCATTTGATGTTTTATACAAACCTCTTTTGATTCTTTTTCCTGAAGATTTAAATAATTCATCATTTTGTCCATAAACTGGAATAAAATCATTTAACTAGCATTTATATTTTAACTAGTTTATAAACATTTGGTGAGGAATATTAACAAAATTTTGATTGTTTTTCTTTCCAATATTTGTTTCTTGTTTCCATCCATCATTCTTTCCTATAATTAAGGTGTTGATAGATTGGTTAACTAATTGATTAACAATATATTTGGAAGCTTTATGAAAATAATCTTTTATTTTATTGTTTCTTTTTAAAGTTAAATTCTATAATTGCTTTGAAGTTTTCTTTTTATTTTTTAATTCTAGTTCTGACTATAACTTAGCTTTCTTTTTATTATAATATTGATTTATAGATTTAACAGGTTTTCCATTAATTATAAATGATTTATTTGCATTACTAGAACAACTAGCTAAGTTGTCTATTCCTAAATCAATAGACATATATCGTTTATTATCTTTCAATAATTCTTTAATAGATGCTTCATAAACAACTTCTAAAACTATATAATTATTTTTAGGAACTAATCTAACCTATCTAATATTTTTCTATTTAGTTTTAAATTGAATATTTGTTTTTGGAAGTTTAATAATGCCAGATTCTTTATTGCCATATATGGTAGAATAATTATAAACAACTATTTGTCTACCTTTAGTTTTGTCTAAATAACCAGGAATTTTAACTCCTTTAATTTGCTTTTTTATAGAATTAAAAAATGCTTTATAATTTTTATCAACTAATTTTAATGTTTCTTGACTAGCATTAACCAAAAGCGTTTTATAATCAACTTGATTTTCATCATGAAGTTCTTTATTTAATTCAAGATTTTATAATATGTTGTTCAACTAATTTCATATAAACAAAATAAAAGCATTAAAATGATTATTATTCTTAAATCGGAAAGCTGAATAATAAAACATTTAAAATGCTTTATAATTTATAAACTATATTTCTAAAATAGTTTTTAAACTTTCCGACTCTTAAAAATTATTTTCTTTTTATATTTATTTCAAAAAATTATTTAATAATTATTTAATTCATAGAAGAAAATTAATATGTTTCATTGTTTCTTTATAAATTTTTTCATCAACATATTTTAATTCTTCCATAATATTGTTTAATTGTTGTTCTTTAAAACCTCCTAATATATGTTGATAATTTAATTCAATTGCATTGTCATACATAGTTTCAGCATCACCTAATAAATTATTAACTTTATATGGTTTTGCGAGTTCATAAAGAAATTGTTGTTCTAATATTAAATCAGGAATGGCTTGCAAATCTTTATTCAATGCTAATAAGCATAATTTATTATTAATTATGTTATTCAGCGTTGTAAAATACTCTATTAAATATTTTTGTTTTAATTCTTGATTAAAAAACCCAATAGTTCCACAATTATATGATGGTGATTCATCTAAAGAACACGAGGGTGTTTTAATATTATTTCTTTTTAATATATCACGTACATTGGAATAATATTTTTTAAGAGTTGTTTTATCATTTTCAATAGATTGGACAACCATATCATATGAATCATCTGCGCATAATTCCAATAATTTATTAGATTTAAGAAAAACATCACCGTCAATATGGACATCTCCTAATGGCATTTTTTCTAGAACTAAAAATTTTCCACAGGCCCATGTACAAGTTGGAATATGAACAGGAACTTCTAATTCATAAATATTATCATATGGAAGAAACCCCAACATATCTCTTCCAAATCCATCTGCATATAAATTAATTTTACCACTAAGGTGGTTAATCCATGCTACAGATGTTGCATTACATAATATAGTAGTCAATAATGCAGTTTTAAATTCTACATTACGTCTATTAACTATTAATGGTTTAGTCCATAAAGAATGTACAAAATGCATAATTAGTTTTCATTTATTTTTAGAATTAAAGATTGTCTGGAATAATATGATCTCCGATAATACTCCATTGTCTAGTATATTCTTCATATGATTCTGTTGGAACCACAATTACAAAATCGCCTTTTAATCCTTTGAATGTTGTTTTCATTGCAGTCGGTGGAACTTTGCTCTTAAATACTATTTTGTTTACTGCACTATTTGAAAAAACTAAACTCTCTAATTCTTTTAAAGATTCTGGTAAAACAATTTCATTTAATGATAAACAATCAAAGAATGCACGAGATTTAATAGATTCAACACCTTCTGGAATAACAATATCTGAAAGATTTAAACAAAATGTAAATGCTGATTTTCCAATGGTTTTAAGAGTTTTTGGAAGCCTTATCCTTTTAAGATCAACAGCTGCAAAGAAATTTTGATATTCACCATCATTAGAAATTCCACTAATATCTGTCAATGCCTCTAATTTTTCAATACATGACATATCATTAACAATATTTTTAGATTTAATGATATTCATTGTTTCTTTGTCTAGGTCACCACTGAATAATTTTCCAAGAGCAGTTATTAGAGGAATTTCGTCAACATAAATGTTTTTATCGTCATAATTTCTATTTTTTCCGAATACTTTATTTTTAAATAAAATATTCATAAACTTTTTGGTAGCTATAGATTCTTTTTCATATTCAAATGCCATAGGTTTAGCAGGAACTTGCCATTCAGTATCCATAAATGTTATAAAACCTCCATCTAACGATCTAAGCATATAACGGTGTGGTTCCATTGATTTCTCTGCTAAAATAGATTTTTTAAAATTTTTAGCTTCCTCTAATGTTTCAAATGTTCTGATATACTTCATGTTTTATAAAAAATACAATTTTTAATATATATTTTAATAATTTGGAGTTGAAAAGTTTATTTAAAAAAACTATTTATTATTTTTAATTATAATAATTAAAAAAACAATATTGTAGTAATTATGAAATTTGTAAAACTTAATATAGAAGACTATAAAGAAAAAACCGAAGCATTTTTGGAAAAATATGCAGAATATTTGGATAAACTTGCAGTGATTAATAAAAGCGAGGAAACTGATATTAAAAAACTTGCAAACAATGAGTGGGATGAATATAAAGAAAAATACCCAGAAAAAGTAGAAGAATGTGAACAATTACGTAAACAGTTAAAGGAAGAATATGGTGAATATTCCAGTTATTTCAATTGTCCATATTATTGCGTAATTACAAATAAAGATGAATTGGATAAAATATGTGATGATGAAGAAGCAAAAAAGAGTAAATCATCTTGGTATGCGCATGTATTAAATATTATTGATAATAATATTGGCAAGAAATTCCAAGATGAACATAAAGATGAAATATGTGGAATTTGTAAAGGAGTTGCATATTTTATTGATGAAATATATTACTATTTAATTGATAAAAACAATAATTATCATTTTGCATTAAATGTAAAACCATATAATAAATGGGATCATATGTCATACATATAAAAAGTTATATTCAACTTATGTTTATTTCAGATACACTCATGAGATTGAAAATTGGACTATAAAATCAGAATTAGGTTTTTCTCCAAATCCTTCAATGTATACATATTATGATTCAGTAAAAAAGAAACATGAAAGTTTTGCATTGAATAATTTAGCATGTTCTGTTAATTATTCATTCTTTGATAATGATATTATAAATATGTATGTTTTAGCTGGAATCAGATTCAATTTGTTCGATGTTGGCTGTGAAAAATTTGCATATAGAAAAAACTTTGGGTGGAATCTTGGTTTTGGATTCGAGCTATAAAAAATTACCTTTTAAATATGTCAAGACTTGGAAATATCACACATATTTATAATATAACTACTAGAAATTTAGTTAATGAATGTTTAAATGAGATGTTCCATATAATGGATACATTTGACAAATGTTCTGAATTTTTAATTAATAATATAGACAAATTTGACACTAATTATAAATATTGTGGTTGGAATTTTATTAGTAATGAAAAAACATGTATAAAGTGTGATGATAAAAATATAAAATATCCAATTTATATTAGAATTATAACAGATTTTAATGATAGTAATCGCTATTCAATTAAAGATAGATCTGAAAAAAATAATAATATAAATAAAATTTTATTGACTATAAATAATGCTTGGGAAAGTGATTTAGTTAACGGATTCGGACATGAATTTTCTCATGCTTTTGATATGTATATTAAAGATTTCAATATTATATCTAATGAAAATGTTATAGACAGTAATGATAAAATTATTCAAAAATTAATGATAGATAATAAAACATTAAATGAATTAAATGACATAGTATATTGTTTAATGCCATCTGAACAACGTGGACATTTAAATGGTACTATAAAATATCTTAAACAACATTTCAGTGATTTGATATATAAACATTTTAAAGATATTATTGAATATTCATATGATACTAATTTACTTAAAAAATTTAATACGGAAGTTGAAAAATTAAAAACAAAAACATATTATTATATTGAATTAAAAAATATTCAAGTAGAACATTATCGATTTATAAACAAATACTATTTTTTCGCATATTTTTGTAAAAAATATGCAAAGCTTAACATAAAAAATATTAATAAAGAAAAAGTATTAAATTATCAAAATATATCTTTTAAAGAAAAACAAGATGTCATTAAAGACATGATGAATAAAATAGATGAAAATTTTGAAAATTATAAAAATACTTTATATGATACCGTATATGTCCATATATATGAGCCATTAACTAAATATTGGATAAAACATAATATTCGTTTGCATACAGATCAAACTTAAATAATAAACGCTATTAGAAATCAATTCTAGTAGCGTTCTTTTTAATTCTGGGACACTTTAATTATTTAATAATTAAAATCTATATTATCTTCTTCAAAATTAAATCTGGAGCGTTTTCTGCGAATAATATGATTATCTTCAATATTATTCTGTTCAACGTAAAAATCTACAGATTCTTTCACAACATCATCAAGATTTTCAAGCATATCAGTTATAATTCCACGAAGTCTAACTTTAAATGCCGGATCAATTCCTCTGTCATGTATAAGTTCTTCCATTTTTGCTTTTAGTTTATATGCAGAAACTGCGGTATTAACTTGAGCAATATTGACACGATACGCAAATTCTTGTCCAATTTTGGTTTGTCGTTTATCTTCACCATATCTTTTCTTTTTTAGATTATTAACATTATCTATTTTAGATGATGAAGACAAGTGATAGATGTTTTCTGTGAGAATTTTTCTAATAGCGATATCTGTCCCTTCTTTATAAGGAAAAACAAACCATTGAAGCAAATAATTATATTCCTCAAATGATGTAGACTATTGATTTATTCGCTTCATTGATGCCTCCATACATGTTTGATAATCATCTGCATCTGCATATGTTTCGCCGATTTTGACACGTGGAATAGATTTTCCTGCCATATAATCTGCTTTATATTGTTCAGGTGCATAGACGTAAACAACAGTAAATGGATGTTCTATTTTCTTTTTCTTAGCCATTTAATTATGCTTCAGTTTCTTCTTTATTTTCTTCAGATGATTCTTCTGGTTTTTCTTCAGAACTTCCTTCATCAGATGGCAATTCTAAATCTGCTGCAATATCTGATTCTTCAGACTTGGTTTCTTCAGAACCGATTTGATGATCACGAATAAAACCAGAAACTTTGTCAGCAATAGTAATAATATCATCAGTAGTAACGTCAGACATTAACTTTGCAATATTAGTTGCAATTTTCAAAGATTCAATTTTGAGTTCTTCTTCTGTCATTTTTTTGTCTTCGGCAGATTCATTAACATCATCTTCAAATAATTCATCCTCTGTGAGAAGATCTTCACCTTCATTCAAAGGTTTTTGTTGAAGCATTTGTTTTTCTATAAATTTCTTTAAATTAATATTCATAATTTTATATATTATATTTTTAATTATTATCCAACTTTAATTATAACTACATCTTCTGCACCAAAACCTACTTCACCCCATACAATATGTAGGGATTCCCAATTTTGTAGTCTTTCTAATTTCTAAAGATATTCAGGTTCTTCAATTCCATATTGATTAACAACTTCATCTATTGAATTATAATGAAATAGATGCCAATCGCCATGAAATTCAATAGCGACATATTCAACATCTTCACCATAATATCTTTTTTCATTTAAAGCCTTTTTAACTTCTTTAGCGACTGAAGTCATAATGCTTTCATATAAAGCTTTTTTGTTATCACTTTTCATATCTTTATCCTTTAATAAATTTTGCAAGTTTTTTAGCGATTTCAATAACATCATCAACGCCGACATTTGACATTAGCTTTGCTACATTGACAGCTTGACCAAGTGCTTTAACCTTGATTTCTTCATCTGTCATTTTTTCAACTTCCTTCTTTTCATTTTCGATATCTTCTGTAGATGGTGCTTCATCATCATCAAATTGCAAACCACCGCCTTCAAAATAGGTATCTTCATTATTATTATCACTATCCAAATTAAATTCTTGGCCAATTGCATTACTATCATCATCTACAGATGCTACACTGACTTTTGGACCATTTGGATATGCACTTCTTTCTTTTCTTTCTCTTGGTTCCATTATATTAATCTATAATTTTATTATTTATTTTCTATTAGAAAACACTCAAAAAACTTTTTTCTTAACTTGCCATAAAATAACTAACTGTTAGTTATTCGGTGAAATAAATTTATTTTAATATAAATTAGACACCTTTCTTGGTAGCTAAAGGAAAATAGGTTACTCCTGAATTCTTAGATTTCTTTTTCTTATATTTCTTCTGAGATTTAGGAATGGTAAGATCTCCAGAACCATTAAACATATCAGAAGCCTACTGAGCACCAGTCATTGCTGCTCCTTGTGCAGGAACTACATTACCTACACCAATAGTATTCATTGGAGTATTATATGATCCTCCAATACCACCGCATTCTCCGCAACATTCTCCTTCAAATATTTCATTAAAATCAAAAGATTCATTTAATGCATTTTTGACTCCTCGTAAAATTGCTTCATAAATAGATTTTTTCCATCCTGGTGTTATTTGGTTTCCCCATGTATCAGAAGAAAATGGATCTTTATTTCCTGCATCTTGCATTGCCATAAAGAATTTAACATTTTCTTTAGGCAAATGTACTGGACAATCTGACACTCTATAATTTTCAGTGCCAATCTTGCCCAATAATTTACTTTTATTTATATATTTTGCCATTATTTTTTAATTATTTTTCTAACTTCATAAATTTGGTTTGCTTCATCAATACAAACTGATTCATAACCTTCAGCAACATAGTTATATGGTTGAGTTGGTTCACCATAAGCTTCTGCTGGATTAAAATTATGGAATTTACCGCCTTTAACAACAATCTTTGCAGTTCCGGCAGTAAAGTTAGCATCATAGCAGTTTAATAAGAATTTAGCATGGCCTTTATCATCTTTATCATATTCACCAGTTAATTCAAATTCACCACCATTAATATAAATTTCACCTTTATATGAATAAATTACATGAGTATCACCAATAAAATGCCCGCCATTAATAGTGATAACGGTTTGATCGTTACCCCATACAGCATATCCTTGATTATTTGAAATAACATTCAATGTTGGATCACCACTATCACCAGCATTAATTTCAACATGTGCTTTATAACGAGGATATAATGCTGCAGTTCTATTAGTATTTCCTATAATATTATTATTATTTAAATTAATTACTGTATCTCCAGATGCAACTGCACTCCATGAGCAAGCACCTGTTCTATCAGATTCCATTGTATATTCGTATGCTGAAGGTGATGAAGGAAGAGTTGTTGCTTTATTATATGTAACTGCATATTGATATTCACACTCAATATTTTCAACAAGTTCATTAATAATATTTTTACCATTATTAATATGAATATTACCATGTTTAAGTTTTAATTTTTTAATAAATGTAGAAATTGTAAGCTTTAATGTATTTTCAGAAACATTTGCTTCTACATTATTATAATTAGCTCCGCCTAATGTAACAGTTGAATTAGGACATTCAATATCAATATTTGCATTTTCATTCTTAGCATTAACTGAAATAGATTGTTCTGTATTAGAAATAATAGTATTAGGATTACCAACAAAATTAGCCTGAACTAATACAGATTTTTCAACATCATCAGCGATAATTACATTACCGTAAATTTCTGCATAAACAGAACCACTTGATGTAAATGACGGACCTTTTAAAAGAACATCATCATACTTACCGGTAGCATAAACTGTACCATTAGTATTAATATCAATATCAATAGGTTGCTCATTTGTTGAATTCAAATAGATTGTCTTTTTAGCTGCTGTGACATAATCTATTTTTGTTCCAGATTTAATATTACCATTAATTTTTAATGTTTTATTGATGTCAGGTATTACAATATTAGTCAATGTTTCACCGCTGTTTATATTAAGTGTATATGTAGTGCTTGTTGTAGTTAATTCAAATCTAGTTTCACCTTCTGGAACTTCACCGTTTTCTAAAGCTTCTACAATAGCCTCTACCAATTTAGCTTCTTCCTCAGTAGGTTCATAAACTTCAATATCTGAAGGATTAATTGGTTCACCACCCTATTCGTGAGCAACCAACGGAGCATTTGTGTCAAATATATATTCAGTATCTTCTGTTTTAACAGAACCAGATATATGATATTCATCATCACTAATATACTCAAGATTAATATCAGCAGATTTAAGAATCTTGGCAGGTTTTCCAGCTTCTTCTACAATAGTGCTTTTTCCTTCAACAATATTATCAGGATTTATATTATTCTTAGAATCTGTAATAGTAACTAAAGTAATTTGAGGATATGAATCGCCTTCACCGATACTTAATTTATAATATTTTTGATTGTTTTTCCTCATAATATTCTGCATCAACAGAATCTATACTGTCAGAAATATCATATGTTGGAAGCTCTGGTTCTGGGTCTTCTTTAGAACCTTTAAAGAAAAACGGAACGGGATAAAGGTTATTATCAATATAGCACTGAGCTAAATCTTTAAAATATGATGAAGAATTAGGAACATTTTCATGAGTAAGTCTCATTAAATCTGTTTTTTCTTTTAAGTCTTCAATGACACTTGCATCTATAATTGGAATTTCTTCCACATCATAATCATTATATGCTTTATATTCTATAGAAACATCTGCAATTTTTTCTTCATAATCTACTAAATGATCTAATTCTACATGGGCATTTGTAGTTGCTAATGTTTGACTTATAACTTGTCTTGTTGAAATATCCATTTTATTTAAAAATAAATTTTTTATATTTATTCTAAGAAACTTTTTATTATTTTCGAATATAATAAATAATAAAATCAACGGGGCTATAGTAGTTTTTGACAGTATTGATTTTGGTAAATAAGCATGTAGTGATTTAGAAATTCACTTTAAACATTCTAAAAATTAATAAATGACGTAGAAGAAGAATACGCTCTTGCTGCTTAATCTGAAGTATAGTAAGATTGCTTAAGAAAAAACTAGGTTTTTTCGCAGAGTATCTCTCCAAGCTCTGAGTTGCGAAGCTAAATGGATTAAAGAGGTATCAAATAAATATCGCTGACTGCAATTCACTGATAATAATAAGTGAAAATAAGAATTTATTATTTAAGCATTATTAAGCTAGTTTGAGGTTATTAGTAATGACGAAAATTCAAATCAAACTAAACATGTAGAAAATTTATTAAAACGATTTCTGGACGAGGGAGCATTGCCCTCTAGCTCCACAAAAAACAAAGGAACCTAAAAATTAAGGTTCCTTTTTCTTATGCATCTAATTCATCTTCTGAATCAGTTTCTTCTTCAAGCTCTTCTTTTATTTCTTTTTCTAATTTATGAGCAATTTCCTCCGGAGATTTTTTGTTGAATCTGTAATTTGTATAATTTGTCCATCCTTTCAGAATTCCACCTGAAGCAAATATTCCACAAACAGCTGCGATATATTCTGCCATTCCGGAAATATCAGACGCAATAGTATGATTATAACAAACTTCAATCAGCATTGCAATCGCTGGAACTAATAGAAGAACCAATGCAATAAATGATGTTAAAAATAAAAAGACAGTTGATGCTGATACAGACTAATCATCCATATCAAATAATCGAGACAACCATCCTTTTCTTTTCTTTTTCTTTGCCATAATTAAAACAATAATATTTTTATATTATTGCCCGTTTTTATATCAATTATTGTTTTCAATATATTTATGATATTAAGACTTGATAATAATAATTTCTATAATATAAATAAAAAGGTTGTGAATTACTCCATAAATAATCTATAAGCGCCTATGGTAATTTTATAGATACCTAAATTGCTCTTGGAAATTCTGTAACTATGATATCAGGAGCCTCTCCGAAATATTGTTCATATGCGACTTCTGGAATTCCCCACCATCCACTTCCAAATTCAATACATCCTACTGCTGGATCCATTTCTGACAGATTGTCAAATGCTCCACTATCTAATACTATATAACTCATATCATCTCCAACAGATACGCTATTATAAAGTTTTAATTCAGAATCAGATTGAAAAGATGTCTAAGATAATCCCGAACTATCATCATCACCATATGTTTTTAAATCTAATATTCCTCTATTATAAGTTAAATATATATCACCAGAATTATAAGTAATACTATAGCGCTGGTTAGTTAGAATCGTTCCTGGAACACCATCATATCCTACCAAAGATAATGGACGAATGTTTACAGGAAGGTGATCTGGAGTATAATACGTATCTGATAATTTTATATCGTACATTGCCCAATAATCTACTCCTCCATAATCCTGCTATCCCAATTCAGATATTTCATACGCATTTGTATACCAAAATGCCAGTGTTGTCGGATATGAAGTATTAAAATTTGTACAGCAGACTTCTGGTCTGAATGCAACTAAATAATATTCTGAATATGGAAGAGAACGAGTTATATTGACACATTTGGTGAAAGTGATAATTAAAAGACCGCTGGTTGTAATTTCTTTATGTATTTTAAATATTGCATTTGAGGGTTTTACGGTATCATCATAAAATACTAATGAAGAATTATAATAACCAATATAACCAGTATCAAAACTCATGCTTGAAACCTATAATTCCTCAAAACTATATCCATTAGAATCTGCGAACATGACAACATAAGTTGCAGGAAGATGATCTATCTAATTTATATCTGAAGAATAACCATCAATATTATAAATAACACTAAACTTTTGCGAACTATTTAATTGGAAATATTTAGTAAAATAAGATTGATTTGGGGAAAATGGATCCTAAATAGATTGAACTATATTAGGCCCCCCATATCCAAGTATATTATATTGATACGTATATGGTGGAGCAGTTAAAAGTGTGCTAATATAGGAAAACTGATCCGTTAAATCATTATTAGTATTATTTTGACCCTATATATAATAAGAATTAGCTAGTGTAGAAACTGTCTAGGGCCTTACTCCGCCTCCACCTTCGCTAGAATAGGCAAGTTCCAAATAGCAATTTGATACAGCAAACAGTTCAAAAACCCAAGAACTCGGGGCATAAATACTCTCTAGCTGGTGTTCTATATCATAATTAGGGTCCCCGACTGTAGTCAACGGATAATACCTTACTACGTGTTCGATATCTAAACAACAATATTCAGCATTATATCCATTAAATCCATCAGGAGTTGCGTCTAACCGATCATTTATATCAGGTTCAACAGCAGATGAAATTTGATAAGGGTCCGCTAAATCACTTGCCAAATACCAATTATACAACACACCTGCTAATATATCTGAATATTTTACGCATTGATTAGACTCATAACTATTAGCATTATCAACATTACCACCGATCTCATATACACGAGCCTTGGTAATTAATAAATTAGTTGTTACTGCCGCACTAGAACCAATTTTAGTTTTAGCTTCACCCTCTGTTGCTATACCATTTGTTGTTGTAGCCATATAATTAATCTTTATTTTCTAATTTGTCTATTCGTCTAATAAGATCTTTCATAACCTTTAATATAATTACTGTTAATTTAGAATAATCTAATGATAGATATCCATTATTATCTTTAGAAATTAATTCTGGGAAGAACTCATTAACCTCTTGCGCAATCATTCCTATTTCTTGTTTATTAGACTTATCATCTTTTAATGAATAAAGAATTTCTTGGCATTTGTCAATAAGATCATATGCTTTTTGTAAATCAATATCACCTAAAATATTCTTTTTGTTAATATCTGATGTTTGGAAGAAACCTTGTGTAGCATTAACTCTACCTGTTACAGAAACTGTTGTACCATTACTGCCTACCCCCTGTAGTTTAATTGCACTACTTTGAATACCAGCCTCGCTTGAATATACCCACATATGTGAATTCGCAGAAGATCCCTATATATATACATCACCACTACCATCAATATCTATAAAACTATCAAGGTGATTTAATGATAGCGTATCTTCTGCACCATAATATTTTAAATATGTATCACCATTAAAATACCAATATATTGATTGACTGTCATCTTCATCAACTGCGTTTACTCGCATCGCATTTCTTCTACTACTACTGTCACCACATCCTATAACAAATAAATCCCCCTCGGAACCTGCTGTATTAAATGTACCTATAGTTGTTTCATAAAATTTATCTGCTATTGTATAATATCCACCAGCATGTGCATACGCAGCAGATGCATATGTTCCTTTGCCTTCTGCATGCGAAGCTGTTCCGGTTGCAGTAGCTAATTCACCTTCAGCATGCGAATGAGCTCCGGATGCATCGTTATTTACACCTTCAGCATGAGCAGCTTGTCCAGACGCAGTATTACTAAATCCTTCAGAATGGGAATATGTTCCAAGAGCATTTGTTTCCTATCCTTCTGCATGGGATGCATAGCCAGAAGCAGTTGTTCCAGTTCCTTCAGCAACACTGTGTTTATTTGGATTTATAACTATACCAGTATCATAAATAGCTTGATATGTATTTCCACTAGTTACACTGGAAGTAGCAATAGCCATTAAAGGAAATCCAGTATTAGCAGTAGATGTACTAACTTTAACTTTTTCTTTTTGAACAAATCCATTAGTAGATGCGTCAAATAATATTACGTTTAAATCTTCAACATTAATATTTGGCTCAGATATTTGTTCAAAAATACAATTTCTATAATCATTTATAATAATACTAATTCCTCTATCAATACCATCAGCAATAAAAGAAAGACCAACTTTAATTGTATCATTCTCTTTAACAATTACATGATTTAAATATGGTTTAAGTGTTCCAACTGCATTAAATGCGCAATAACCTAAAATAATATTATTATATCCATATAAGCATACATCATATTCTGAATTATATGCAGTATTAGAAGAATATGCTTGAATATGATAACTAATATTCCATAATCTGTTAGCATTAGATGCTAATGGAGTTATTTCACCAAAAGCATATCCTAATTCAGTAGTGCCTTCTACATCAATATTAGTTTGAATATATTGCCCACCTTTATTATCATAATTACTAAATAATTCATTATGCGAATAAATGTATGTTCCTTTATAATCTAATTGATGGTCATCAACATCAGTTTCAATATAAAATACAGTATTTTCATCAACATCATGATTATTAGCTAATACACCTTCTTTTAAGCTAGTTGTATCATATACTAATTGGCCTAAATCATTTTCAACTATATTAAATATTTCATGTAAACCATTTACCTTTGCAAATATTTTTGCCATAATTATAAATTTATTGCATTATATTTTTTATATTTATTTAGAAAATAAATGAATATATTTTAATTTAAACTATTTTCAAAATATTTATTAAAATATATATTAAAACACGCATTTAATATTATGAATATATGTATAATAAATGATACGGATTCAATTATAAATTATGATTCTCTAGAAAAAGGATGCGGCGAATCTGAAACATGGGCGCTTCAGCTTGCACGTGCATTTGTAAATAGAGGGCACTTTGTAATTATTTGTACTACTACAAATGAAAATTTTTCTACTACACTATATAATAATAGAATTAATATAGTTCCTATAGATAAAATTAATGATATATGTAATCAATTTACATTTGATTTTATGATTGTATCTCGCGTATTAACAAAATATATATATCATTTATTAAAAACTAATTATAATATATCAAAATATATATTTTACCAATATCATGATTTGTATCCATTAGAATCAAATTATAAAGAAACATTTTCTATTGTAAATAAAGTAATTACATTGACGCCATTTCATGCAAAATATTTACATATAATGACTGATTATGATTATAGCAAATTTACGGTAATTCCAAATGCTATAGATTTAAATTTATTTACAAATATTCAAGAGCCAAAACAAAGAGATAACAGAATTTTATGGTGTTCAAATCCAGATAGAGGATTAAATATTATTTTAAAGTATATTTATGATGATATTAAAAAAGAAATCCCAGATTTTGGAATTGATATATGCTATCCAAATTATTCAAGTTTTAATGATACCCAATTAATTAGTGGTAAAGATATTAGAAATATGGGTTCATTAAATAAAGCGGATTTATATAAAGAAATGGTTAAACATAAATGCTGGTGTTATCCGCAAAACTTTATAGATACTTTTTGTATCAGTATGCTAGAACAAGCTATGTGTAATGTAAATATCGTATGTCCATGGTGGTATGCACCAAATGATATATTTGGAGATTTAAATACTAATAATAAATTTGAAGAAATAATAAATAATGTTGAAAAATATAATAAAACATTTTTAAAAGATAAAATATATACATCTGAAGAAAAATTTAATAATTATTTAAAGTGGTTAAAAGAACATATAATAGATGCTATTAAAAATTATGATTCTGACGAAAATAAAAACAGAAGACATAATATGTGTATGCGAGTTATTCAGAGTTATAATTGGAATAATATAGCACAATTATATGAAAATTTATATATAAATGAAAAAGTTCAGCATGGAGATTGCTGAACTTTAATTTTACTTAATATAAAAAACTAAGTAATGTTTTCTAATTAAAATATATATTAAAATGTAACTAGTTATTAAATGAGTAAGAAAACTTTGAAAGTTGCAGTATGTTGTATTGCATGCCAAGAGAATGCTTATATTAGAGAATGGGTAGAGCATTATAAAAAACTCAGAGTTGATAAAATCTTTTTATATGACAATAATAAATCATGGGAAGCCAACGAGCATTTTGAAGATGTAATTAATGATTATATTGAATCCGGCTTTGTAGAGAAAATAGATAAAAGAGATGTGGTTTTTCCGGATTTTCAAGCTGCCAATTATAATGCATGTTATAATGAGCATAAAGACGAATATGACTGGATTTGTTTCTTTGATTGTGATGAGTTTCTAGAGCTTAAGAAATTTGATAATATAAAAGATTTTCTATCACAAGACAAATTCAAAGATTTCCAAATAGTTAAAGTGAATTGGTTGTCATATAATGATAATGGAAATATTTATAAAACTGAAGGCGGTGTTCAAGAGCGATTCCCGGAACCTTCAGATATAACAAAAGAAAAAATTATTTGGGAAAATCGTCTTCTCAAATCTATTGTTCGAGGCGGGCTTTCACTTGACAAAATGAGAATTGGAATCCATACACCGATTCCTGTTATCAATGGACAACCGTTAATGGTTAATATTTCATATCCAAATTTCCATGAAATAAAACTTGATATTGAATCTAAAACCAAATGGGAATACAGAGTATGTTTTGCAGATGGTGAAGAATCATTTGATATTTGCTATCCGAACTGTTATACGCCTGGTGAACCAAAATATGATGATGCTGTTCTCAAACATTATAGAACAAAATCATGTCAAGAATATGTAGAAACAAAAGTAAACAGAGGATTCCAGGATTGTTCTAAATCTATTTTGAATGCTGGAACATATTTCTATTTTAATGAATATTCTGATGACAAAATAAAGTATTTTATGACAACTAATTGCGAAATGCCAAATTTATTATTAGATACTGCAAACCCAGAACTCGGTGATATGATGTTTACTTATGCAACAGCCAAATATGCAACTAAAGATATTACTGTATATCCATATAACTGGTACTGGAGATATAATGAGTTTCAACATATGAAAGAACTTACAAGAAACACTAATTTATTCAAAGATGTTAAAGTATTTCCGCAGACTGCATTGAATGATATTAAATATGAAAAGAACTGTATTGAATATCATTATGTTAACAATTATGCACCATATATTAAATATCAGCAAATTCCGCTTGATATTGAATTAGGACGGAATCTTGCATTTGTTGGAGATTTTGATTCACCATTTTATTTTGATTTGGATTTTGTATGCAAACTATTTAAGAATCCTGAAATTGAAGCAGAAATTAGAAAAGTTTATAAAGATATTGATTTCAGACAAGCTTGTGCAGTTTATATTAATGAACATACAGATCCTGAAGATTTGAAAAAATTATTCAGAACATATAAAAGTTATGTCAGATATTTCTTGATATATGATAACTTTACATATGCTGCGTCTGTTATGGAAAAAGTTCTTCAAGAATTAGCTGTTTCTGATAATTTAGCTATTTCTATCAGTTGGTTAAGTGAATTTCTGACCAAATATAGTTTAGATGTTATTAAAATGTATTTTGTTTCAATGTGCAGAGTTAATTTTATTAATTTCTATAATACTACAATATGGTGGGGAGCTTATTTGAATACAAATAAAAAAGCAGATATTTTAGTTCCAATTGATGTTAATGATACTCATACATTATTATGTCCAATTGGAGACGCAAGATATAAAAATATTAAAAATATAGTTGCACAATAATGAAGTGTTTAATATTATGTATGGGTTGTAATAACCCGTATTATTTACAAGAATGGGAAGATGTTAAATCAACATGGGCTAAAGATATTCTATATGGAAAATATCCGGATATTGATATTATTATGTATACCTCTTCTGAAACAGATGAATATGCATATGATAATGAAAATCATGTTTTATATGTTGCCGCCAATGATTCATTAATTGGAACATTAGAAAAAACTATTAAAGCATTTCAAGCATTAGATATGTTTGATATTCATTATGATTGTGTTTTGAGAACTAATTGTTCAACAATTATAAATGTTAAATTATTAGATGCATTTATTCATTCTGAATTATATAACAAGAATAAAATATATACTAGTGAAATTAGAATAGGCGGTTGGAAATCAGCACCATATGAAAATTCATTAACATATCGAGGAAATTTATTATTATTTGACAAGCAATATGCTAATTTAATAAATTATACTAGTGTGGAAATGGTTAAACAAATTAATGATTATAATAGACCGATTCATAAAGATATGTTTGTTGCTGATGATATAACAATATGTGCAATATTTAATACATATTTGAATGTTGTTAAAAAAGTTGATCAATATGAAGTTTACCAGCCATTACCAACACAATATCTTAAAATGATTTATGGTGGAACAGAAAATTTATATGGAAATGATTTTGCATTATTTGTTAAAATGATTGGTGAATATAGAAATATTAAAGAATATTATGATGCAAATAAATTGATTCTAGACGACTTTTATTCAAATTATTATAATTTATTATCTAATAATTTAGATAATCTCAGAAGTGATCTGGATGTCCTCAGAGAGGTTAAAATCTATATACGCACTGGTGATGATTATGATGTAAAAACATATACTTTTGAAGAATTACAACAAAAAAAATAAAAGAGATTGAAATTAATCAATCTCTTTTATTTTTATATGAGTTGCTATTATATTTTTAGTCACCAATAGTTTCCCATGCTAAGAAATCTTTAACCCAAGCATCGGTTGCAAGACCTGTAGGAGTTGCGTGAGTTTCACCTTCAGCAAATTCAACAGGATTTGCAAGTTGAACACTTGAATCAAGAGTAACATTGCCATGAGCATCTGTAGTAGCAGCTACATTAACATATGTATCATTCGGATTTGTTAAAGCTTCACTTTCGCCAGTTATTGTACGATTTTCTAATGCTGATACAGAAGCGTCTAATCTATCAATAGAAGCATCAATTTCTGTATCTTTTGCTTGAAGAGCATCAATAGAAGCATCAATTTCTGTATCTTTTGCTTGAAGAGCATCAATAGAAGCATCTACAGTTTGACGAACATATGTTGAAAGATCATTAAGTCGGGTACTAACTTCATTAACTCTAGTACTAACATTATTAACTCTAGTACTTACTTCTCCGATTGAAGATTCATTATTTGAAACACGTGTTACTAAATTAACCCAACCAACAACAGTACCTTTTAATGTTGAGCCATCCATTGCAAATGCAACAGAACCATCAGCAGCACCTGAAGTATCAATAGAAATTGCGCCTTTCTTTTCACCAAATGAAGTAACACCTGATTGTGCAGCTTGTGCAGCAACCAATTCAATAGCTTTTACAATTGATGTATCTACTGGAATCTATGAAGCAGTTGACCATGTTACGGAATAATCTGGATTTAAACCAACAGTTTTTGCCATTGCAGCATTTGCAGCGGCCATAACCTCTTCAACTTCTGTTAATTCATCATAAACATCTTTAGCCATTGCTAAACCAATAGAACCATTAGATGCATCAGCTAAAGTTGCAGTTTTAACACCAACGCTTGCAGAAATTACTCTACCAGCTGCATCAACAACTGCAGATGCATTAACATAATCAGGAGTTGAAGAATTTAATGTAGCTGATACTTTAACTTCAGCAGCTTTTGCATCAACTAAATCTTTAACTGCTTTTGCATCTACAAAACTACCAGTATCACTAACAGTACTTAATGCAGTAGATGTTTCAACAACTGCATTTGCCAAATCAATAGTTACGGTTGCAGTAGAATAACTAACAGCAGCAGTTGCAGTTACATATGCATTGGATGACGTAGCATCTACATCTTGAATTGCGCTATTAGCATTTGCAATAGCAGTTGTTAATGCTATTTCTGTAACTGAAGATGTTCCTATAGATTGATTACCTTTACCGATAATTAATGTTCCATCTGTTAATGTTTCACCGGATTCAACTGCTCCATCTAAGTTACGTTCAACTTGTACCCATTCAGTACCATTCCAAATGAATAAATCACCTGCATCTGCTGTAACTTTTTCAGGATCTTGTGCATCTTGATGTAAAGGCTCGGTAGCTACATATGTATCACCGATTTTTTGATCAGATGTTGGAAGAGGATTTTCGTCAGTAACACCACGTTTAAATACAAGAGCATTACTTAATTCACCTAATTGGCTCATTACGAATGCACTTACATCATAAGCAGTTGCTAAACCACTAGCATCTGCAGTGGCAGTTTCAATAGTACCAATTTTAACAGTTGCTTTAACATCACCAATAGATGAATTAAAGCTTACATAATCATCACCTTCAATTGTATTTACATAATTTGCACCTTCTAATGCATCAATACGATCTTCATGATCTTTAACAGAAGCATCAAGTGCATTTAAGGATGGATCTGCATGTTCTGCTCTCCATGTTTCTAATGTATTTACGGAAGGATCTACTACTGTATATACATGAGTACTTAAATCGGCAATTCCTGAGCTAACCTCGCTTAATCTAGTGCTAACTTCACTTAATCTGGTACTAACCTCATTAATATGAGTGCTAGCATTGTCTAAACGAGTGCTAACCTCATTTAACCTTGTACTAACTTCATTAACATGTGTGCTAACATTTTCAGCATATGCACGAATAAATGTACTTAAATCATCAAGATGAGTACTTGTTTCAATTGCATATTGACTAACGTCCGCAACTCTTTTAATTAATTCATCAAGATCTGTGTTATCAGCAACTTTATATTCAAGTCCATTAGCCCAGATATATTTACCTTTAGAAGGGTCTGCAGAAATTTCAGCAAATACTAATTTACCGTTAACACGATGTGGTTCATATTGAGCCCATGTGCCCTTAATCCTTACTAAACCTAAAAAGTTTTGTTTTGCCATAATTTTTTATTTTATTTTATTTTTTATATTTTTTTTATTTTCTTTATATTTATTAAAAATCTCTATTTTAAAATCTTTATTTTCTAAAATAGAGATTTTCAATTATGCAATGTTATGCTTTAAATTCTTTAGCAACATTACCAGCAACAATTTTTACTACTGGGAATAACTCAGGATTCTCTGCTGGTTTCCACCATACTTCTTCACCTGTACGAGCTGTATACATATAAAGAAGTGCTTTGCCATTTTTGCTTTCTTCATTAGTGATAACAAAATCAGTGTATTCTGTAAATGAATTAGGAGTAATAGCTTCTTCACCGAATTTACAGTTTTTAACAACTAATTTCCAATCAGCAAAATGAGGAGTATCTAAATGAACAGAATCTTGGAATATCATAAGAGCATCCCAATCTTTTCCATATGCAGCAGTACTTTGGAAAGACCATTTGCAATTGTCAAATGTAATAACTACATTATGACAATCAAATATATTGTCAATACGTAATGCATTAGAGCCATCACATAATACAAATTCACAATTTCTAAATATAATTTCTGCATTATCTGCAAAAGTATACATACTTACAATATTATTTGTAGATTGTGCATTGAGTTTTAATCCTTCTACCATAACTCTTTTAAGAGCCTTATTGGTACCATATGATTGTTCAAATACATTATAGCATTTTAAATCATTCTTTAATGCAGCTTTATTAATGATTAACTCAGTTGAATCAAAAAGAACTGTTGCGTTTCTTCCAACTTTACCAACTTGTGCACGAGGTTTTTCCCCACCAATTTCAATATTATTGAGAATTACTTTCTTTGGTGAGCTAACATATAATTTCTTATTACTTAATAATTTTCCCATTGTTTTAAAATATTAATTTTTATTAATTAATTGTTACATCACCATTTGCTGAAGTAACTTCCATTGCATCACTATCAAATGATTCAGGTAATACCATGTCAATTGGTCCATCTTCAGAAACTGAACCAGATTGAATATCTGCAGGATCAACAGTTTCTTCAATTTCAACCCATGCCATTTTCTCATCAACATAACCATCAGTTACAAGACCATGAGATGGGAATGAAGAATCATCAGTAGCTTTAACAACTTCTAAGTCGATTTTAACATTGCCTTTATTTGGGGTTACATTAACAAATTCATTTTCAGAATCAACTGAATATACAACGTCTTCTTCCAATTTGGTGCTTAAATCTTCAACAGCATCTTGTAATGCAGATACATCTACATGGAGTGCAGATACATCAGCAATAGTTTCTTCAACTTTTTCACCAATTTCTTCAATAAGTGCATGTTGATCTTCTATTTTCTCTTCAATTGCATTTACACTTGCATCAAGTCTGTCAATAGATGCGTCAATTTCATCAATTTTTTTGTCTGTTGCATCTATATATTCATCGAGAGCAGCAGATACTTCAGCTATGCGATCATTTAATTCTTCATCTTTTTGATTTACATAATCTTTAAGATCATCAATTGCAAGACTTACATTTTCAATTTTTTCATCAACATAATCTTGTAATGCATCACTTACATCAGCGATTTTTTCGTCAACTTCACCCTTTGTGTAATAATTGTCAAGAGAAATTAAATCTTTAGACCAAATATAAACATCATCCTCACCTAATTTTAATTTAAGATACTTACCTTCACCATGTTCTACAATAGTTGAATCATTTAAAGGGTGTTCATGTTCAGTATCACGAGCATCATAATATTGACCATCCCACTCAACAACATCAATCATTTCACCAGAAATATCGAGGTCAGCATTAAATGTCAATAATCCATCAGATGTGTCGACCTTAACATTACTCTTATCATTGTTTACGAGTTTTAAGAAATCAGCAGCTTGCAAATCAACATGGTATTCAATACCATTTGCCCAAATGTATTGATGCACAATATTATTTTCATCCTTTACATTAGCAAATACAAGATTACCATCTTGCTTATAAGTAGCATAAAACCCATATGAGATAGGATTGACCGAACCTAATCTATAAAATTTTACATTTGCCATTTATTTTTGTGTTTATTTTTTATATGTTTTTGTTTCTTTATATTTATTCTTCTTTATTAATCCATGTTAAACGATCTTCATGATCTCTAACAGAAGCATCTAAATCTTTAATTGATGCATCTAAAATATCAATAGTTTCACTTATACCTAAAACTAAATTAGTTAATTCTTTAATACTTGCATCTACACCAACTAATGAATCATTAACTATTTGTTCAATAGCATAAATAAAACTAGAATTAGTAAATCTAGATGAATCCGCATCAATATTAATAAGATCATTAATTTCATTAACAGATTCTTGTAATTTGATTATCGATGCATCTATACTTTCTAACTGTTCTTTACTAGGAATATCATATATATAATTTATACTAGTATCTTCGCCTTCATCAGGAACTAATGCTTGTCCGGCATATATTTTATATTCCCAATGATCTTCATTCCATATTTTTCCAAACACTACGTCATTAGCCCATTTATTTGAACTAATATTATTAGCCCATTTAGCATTAGAACCAAAAAAGTGTTTAAATGATATTAATCTATTTGCCATAATTTTTCAAATTATTATATTTATTTTTAGGGTTATATAGTAAATTTTAACTATTGAATAAGCTATTAGTTAATAGGTTCTATTTCATCTTCAGCCCAATATATATCATTACCCATTTTTAACAATTGAAGACTGCCATCACTATTATATGTTACAATATATGCACCATTTTCATCAGCACTTGTAGCGCCTACTACATTTATAATTAATCCGGCATTACCTTCAATTAAATATGATTCAGCATCTTGTAAAGATTTAGATATTACTGAATTTTTAAATTCCCATTTATTATGATCTTCATCTTTTCCAGCAAAATATCTATATGAAATTCTTCCTTGTTGATCTGTTACTTTACCAAATACAATACAATTTTCCCAATCATTACTATTTGTTTTGTTTTGCCATTCACTTAAAGAACCAGACCATCTAATAACTTTTGTTAATGCATTTCCAGGAATTTCCTATGATTGACCTTTAGCATCATACCATTTAACAACTTGAATTTCACCGCTAGTATTAATTGAAATTGAACCATGAGGAGTGCCAGAATTTTCTTCATATAATTCATATAAATATGTTCCGTCTGGCTATAAACCTTTATCTAAAAGTTCATAATCAACTAATGCTTCTTCGCGAACATGCGCAAGTTCTTCTTCTACATGGCCAATGCGAGCATGGACTTTTCTAAAGAGTTTCCAAATCCACTCTTTAAATTCTTTTGTATACTCTTCTAAACCTGGCCAATTTTGATATTTTTTTATTTCTGACATATTATTAAATTAATATTTAATTTTCTTTATATTATTAAATCTTTATTAATCATCCTCTCCGGGATTAAGACTTACTAAAGTTGATGCATAATGTATTTTATTAGAAGACGACATTAATAGATTTTTACCATTTTTACTATTTGTTTCTTCATAAAATAGTGCAATAGACTATTGTTTAGTAGTATATGGAGCAAAACGCGGAGAATTAACATTATATTGAATTTGACGTGCTTCATTTCCTTTATTTTGTATAATTACCATATTATTATTAAATGATACACTCCATTTCCAATAATCATTTGCATTTACAATATCATCACCTTTTATACCAAATGTATTACCAGATGCACTTCCAGAATTATTAGCATATGTAATATAAGGATATTCATCATTAGATAAATCTCTTATATAATAATACTTATTTTCATCTGTTTCCTCTGCTAATTCAAATTTAATGAAATATGTAAGTTCTGAAAGATCACTAAATTTTAATGTTGTTATATCATTAAATGACTCTCCCTCTCCAAATGTAACCTTTGTACCTAATGACTAAAAATACTTACTACTATCATTATATAATTCAATTATTGCAACATTTGTATTGTCTCCTGTTTGCGGATTTTCAGGTTTTGATGCAGCTAATATATATTTTTTATTTACATTAATTTCATTAATTTCTCTAACATATTTAGGTTTTAATGTTTCAACAATACCTTCTAAGTGGTATCTTGAAACATCTTTACTTATAGATAATAAAATATCTTTGCTTGTAACACTTGGCGAAACATATTGAGATAATTCATCACCTAAAGAACTATCTATCCAATTAGTGAAATTATAGCTTTCTGCAATATCAAATATTTTAATTGAAATTTCTGTATTATGCAAAGCCCATAAATTTCCGCCCCTAACTTCAGCTTTATCAAGTGGAACTGCAGCAGCTTCAACAAATATCCACCATTCTTTGAAATATGCATCTACTTTTATATCATCTTTAGCATTATTAATAATTAATGGACTCTACAATCTTTCAGTAGAATCATTTAATGCAAAACCTTCAAAAGTATGTTGGCCTTCTTCACTAGGCATTGATATAATTTCAACTTTAGCCCTATCATCAAAATATATTTTGCCAGTATAATTATTATCTACTATATATTCTTTTGTTGTGCTATCTATATCAGTAATTATTACTTTTATTGCATCATTATTATATTCTACTGAATGCTAATCAGTATTAGAACTTGTGTGAAGATCCCATTTTAATGTATGTAATTTTCTAAAGAATGCAGTATATCCAAATGATAAAATTGCAGGTTCATCTGGATTTGCATCTATACCAAGAGTTCCAATAACTGGTATGTCTGATTTTCCAAATTCTAATTCAATAATAGATGTATCTGCATAATCAATAATATTATATCCATCACCATAGAACCAATTGACAAATTTATATCCTTCATTAGCAACTACCATAAATGATACATCATCACCTTCAATATATGTTTTATATTCATTAAATGGTGTGCATTCTGCAACACGTGAACTGTCACCACCCCATTTTTCACCAGCAACATCATCAAATATTTCAACATGCCCAGCTGCAGTATAGCAACATAAATTAACAGTATAAATATCATCATGGAATAATGATCTAATACTTGTATCAGTAATTGGTTCAAATCCATTAATTAAATCTTCTAATTTATTAATAGATGCGTCAACAGTTGGTCTCCAGTTTTCAATTTCACCTACTTTGGTAGATAAATCTGCAATATTATTTGCATTTTGTTGAATTCTTTCATCAAATCCATTAACATAATTACTTATATCTTCGACTTGTTCTGAAAGTTCTGCAATTTGTGTAGATGTATTTTCTAACTATTCATTAACAGATTCTTCAAATTCTTCAATATCATGTCTAATATCATTTAATGCATAATTTATATTATCTTCAAATTCTGCAATATTTCTATTTAATATGCTAACATCTTTCTTTAATCCACTGACATCTTCTACATATACTTCAACAGTATTATTTAATATGTTTATTTGATCTGCCATATCAGCTAAACGTTCATCAATAGACATATTACTTCCTGTATCTGTTAAATATAAATGTTTATATCCAGGATTATAGTTACCAATACCGACAACACAATGAATAATTCCATTTTCTTGATAAAATTCAGTATGAGCTTCACCCGGTTTTAAGAATATTTGTTCACAGGCGCCAACTGCCTCCGCAAAACTATTATGCAAAACTGGTTTTGGAGGAATTGGATGATGGAAATCCATCGGAGCCGATACATGATCTGGATTATTTGCTGGAACTGCTCCAAGTGGTTCTGGTTGATTTGTTTTCTTCTTTTTATTATTAAGTATCTCTTTTGAAATTGCCATAATAATTCAAATATAATTTTCGTATTTTTATATTTATTTTTAGAAAATAGTAAAACTTTTGTACAAACAAAAATATAATATTTACAATGAAAGATACAAAATTTAGATATATTGAGAATAGAAAAGCTAAGCATAACTATTATTTTATAGATGAATATATTGCTGGCATTTCGCTGATTGGTTCTGAAGTTAAATCTATCAGAGCTGGTTGGGTTGATATATCTGAATCATATTGTGTATTCAATAAATCTGGAGAATTAATTCTTAAAAACTGTTACATATACAAATATAATAATATTGTATATACACGTGAAGAGAATATAGATAGAAAATTACTATTAGCTAAAAAAGAGTTAAAGAAACTTAAAAAAGACAGTGAGCAAACAAGATATACTATAATTCCTATTGCTATTATTGTTAATGATCCCGGATTTATTAAATTCAAGATTGCTTTATGTAAAGGAAAGCATGAATATGATAAACGTGAAGTTATAAAGAAAAGAGATTTAGAAAGAGAAAACAAAAATTTTAAATAATATGAAACTACCATTTTTATATGAGTATTTGCAAAAAAGTTCAATTGGCAATAAAGAACAAATTTTGGAAGCATTAGTAACCCAGGATTGGAAAATTACTAATATTAGATCATTTTCTGGTGTAAATCATGGAGATCCTGTTTTTGATTTAGAATCTGACAAAGGCTATTGACTAAGTAATATTCCACTTGATTTATTTCCAACAATAGCATTAGTGGAAGAAGTAATATCAACTGCAAATAAAATCGCAAATAATAATCAAAAATAAAATATTAATTTTATGGAAAAAGAAAAAACTACAAAGAAAACTATTAATGGTGCAGTATATACTGTTAATGAAGTTAAGAAATCAGTAACATGCTATATTGAATCTCGTGGAGAAAAAGTATATGGTTATGCTAAATGCGGACCACGTGATGAATTTGATATTGAGCGTGGCAAAGAAATTGCAGCATGGCGCTGTGAAATTGCTCAACGCAAGCGAGATTTGGCAATAACTAATGATGTTATTGATACTCTTCATGCTATTATTGAAAATAATGAAGATTCTGTATATCACCATTATATGACTCGTGCTCAAGTATCAAAACATTGGGATAAATTCTTAAAAGATGCATGTGATGAAAAGAAACGTCAGTTGGAACATATTCGTTTTTGTAAAAAGGAACTTAAAAAATTAATAAAGTGATATGTCAAATAAATGTAAATATTGTGGAACACCATTTAATGAAATTCCAGAAAGCAAATCAGAATTAGGAGCATGCGAATATTGTGAAGAAAAGCGGGCAATGATTTCTGAAATTAAAATTAAAAAATCAGCTAGCGTTGATTTGCATGAGTTTTCAAATTTTGGGCAGGAAGGTGATTGGCTTGAAGTGTCAGAATGGGCAAATGGAAATGGTATTGATATTATATTTGAATATTCTAAAAGGCCATCTAAAAATATTTCATTGACATATGATGAATTTGAGGCTATTATCAATATTGTAAACAAATTTGGAACACTCCCACCTATTTATACAAAAATTGAAATTGAAAAATAATTATGGATAAAAACTAACCGGTGTGCAAAGTATTGGTATTAAATTGCCTATTATTCGTGAAGGCGATGATCTTGTTAATATAGTAGTGGATTCAGTTATGACTGCAATTAGAGATTATGATCAATATGAAGATGTATATATTTATAATATTGATGACAAAGATGTTATAGGTATTACTGAATCTATAGTTGCTCGTGCACAAGGTAATTATGTAACTATTGATGATATCGTACAATTCTTAAATAGTATGCATATTACAAAGAATTTGATTCTTTATTCTCCTATTATGTCTCGTAATCGATTTTCTATGATTTTGAAAGCATTCGCAAGATATGCGGATTCTATTAAAATTGTTCTTGAAGGAAAATATGACGAGCAGGGAAATCCTAATGAAGACATTAATCCATTTACTGGGGTGGATATTAAAGAATATTACCGCGAGCTTTGTGAAAATGAGAATTGCAAATTCGAAATGCATAAAAACCACATATCCTATTATTATCATAAACCAAGATTTTACCAATTGGGAAACAAGTGGATGGGTATAGAATTTAGCGAAACATTTATTGATTGCCGTTGTCATCCAACAGATGGTGACCAATTTACATTGAAAGACATTATGTGCGCAGCAGTAACACGTGAAGATGGTTCTATGTCGGGTTTAAATACTGAATACGGTTTGCTTGGTTCTAATAAAGCTACTGAGGAGAAATTGAAACTATTCCCTGAACCAGCAAAGGCTCAGCATCTTGTAGAAGAAATTCAACAAAGAATTTTTGAAAAAACAGGAAAACGTGTCGACGTAATGGTTTATGGTGATGGGTGTTTTAAAGATCCTGTTGGTGGAATTTGGGAATGGGCCGATCCAGTTGTTTCTCCAGCATACACTAAAGGATTGGAAGGGACTCCTAATGAAATTAAGATTAAAGCATTTGCTGATGACAAATATAAAGATTTACAAGGTGAAGAATTAACAAATGCAGTCAAATCAGAAATTACTTCTAAAAATAAAAATCTTGTTGGAAATATGGCTTCTCAGGGAACTACTCCAAGACGATATGTTGATTTGCTTGGAAGCTTGATGGATTTGACTTCTGGTGCTGGCGATAAAGGAACGCCCGTTATTGTGGTAAAATCCTATTTCAAAACTTTTAGTGATTAATTTGAAACAATTCAAATAAACAAACTATAATTAATATAATTAAAAATTTATTATTATGGAAGAAACATTAACATTTGAGCAACAATTAGAACCTTGGTGGACTCATGCTCGTTCACAAAATAATAGAGTGCTAATAAAGAAAATGCTTCATCAAGCACTTGAAGAGCAAGTTCCAATAATTAATGAATTGCTTGGAGAAGAACGCGATAATTATTATTTAGACGATATTTATAATATTCTTCCAAATAAAATCACATGGAATGGAAGAACCGGTTATTTGAAGATTTCAAAGTATGATATTGTTTATTCATCTTTAGAAATTGAAATGGAAGGCCAGGTAGTTGCATTGTTTTCTTATATGATTGGAAATTTAAATGTTTTTGATGCATTTATTGAAGCAATTAAATTTCTAAACAAATATAAAGAACAAATAACAGTATTAGAATAAGATTAAAGGTTGGAATTAATTTTCCAACCTTTAATTATTTAATAATCATCATCTTCCCAATCATATCTTCTATCAACATCTACATTTGGATCCCTAAAATCAAACATATCATTTTTATTAGGAATACTCCATAATTTATTTTCAACAATGTAAATAACAGTATATTTTAAAAGTTGCATTACCATAAATTCATATTCTTTATCTGAAACGTTTACATATGATCTTTCTACAAATCTATAGAAATCTTTAACTATACTATATAATGGAGAGGTTGTAGACCTAACAGCAAACACCATATATCTTACAGCTGGATTAACTGTTTCTCTGCCATATCTTTCACCAGCCATATCACCATCATTATAATAACGATATGCGATTCTTTCAGCGGCTCTTAATAATTCTCCTCCTAAATTATCAGCGTTTCCTCTACCTGGAACTAATGCATTAAATAAAATTTCAGAATCTTTTTCAGCATCAACTGTTCCATTTTTAACATGCTCAATAACTTCATCAAATTCTGGGCCAAAATTATGTTCAGAAACTTCACCTTCAAATAATTGTGATTCATTTATACCACGAGAATCTAATTCATCTTGGATTTGTTCTGCTTCTGCATCATATCCTTTTCTTTTACAAATTCCGAGATTCATTATTAATTTATCAGTAGAACATGCTTTAACATTTTGTTTTCTTTTTCCTTCATGCCATTTGTCCATTTTACTTTCAGCATCTTCTTTGTCAGCTTTTGTTAAATCTTCAGTAACAGATTTTTTCTTTGTTTTGACTTTAACATATTCATCTAAACCTTCATCTTCATAATCTTCTCTTGAAGAATAATCATTGCGATATTCGCCTTCATTTATAGCTTTCTTTACTTGTTTTGCAACAGAAGCCATTATAGTTTCATATAATTTCTTTGTATTTTTCATATCTATTCTAAATAATATTTTTCTATTTTAATATTTATTTTATTACCATTGAATCAAATCATATGTTACTGCAATACCTATAGACCCACCTGCATTTACACCAACGCCTTTATTAATTAAATCATAACCAACATTTAATCCTGCACCTAAGTAAAGACTGAGACCCCACCTTTTTGGTTTATAATAATTTTTTAATGTTGGTGAATTCATCGGATCAATAACAACAGACTACATATCGCCTAATTGCATATATGGGTTGTCTGTTTTAGCAATAACTGAAAGTTGTTTTCCATTGTCAATAACATCTAATGTCAAATTAGCATTCATTTCTAAATTGTCAATAACAGTCTCGGAAGAATCTATATTATTTAAATATGTAATTGACTAACCAGACATTTTATAATAAGTACTGTCTTTTGCATCCCAAACCCATGCTATCATATCACCGTCATGGGTAGCATCATGCGTATTTGTATAAACAGTATCTAATTTAGTGACTATTTCAGTTTTTGTAATAACTATTGGATTGTCTTTCAATGATTTATACTCTTTATATAATTCATCATTATATGCCTATAATTGTTCAGCTTTTAAAATATATGTATTTTTAGCTGCATATTCTTCATTATATTTGTTTTTGTAGATATATGCAGAATCATTCCAAATAACAACTTGACCTTCAGCTTTTTGATATTTGTGATAATATATTCCACACCCAATTCCAAGCAAAAAGATTATAATTCCAAGTGCAATTATAATCCAATCTTTTGCATCCAATTTATGTTTTTCATTAGCTTCACTCATAATATATTATTATTAAATTTATTATCTTCTAGTTGTTCTAAATCATCCCGCAGTTCTTGAGGGCGTATTTCCTGCAGAATATTGCCCAACAGGAACATATACTTTTTCAACTGTTTTAATATCTTGCAATTCTTCAGATAATTTAACAGTATTGGTTTGTAATACTTTACTTAATTTACTATTATCATTAATAGATGGCTGTATAATAACTTTAGCTGGTGCATAATTAACTTTAATAGTTAAACGCGCAATATCATTATTATCTGTGTTATAATCAGTAAATTTAATAGAAGGATCTGTTGAAAAATATAATTTGATATTTTCACCTATTTTTGTCGTATTGTTTGTTTTAATTTGAAACATTGTACCGGCGTCAGAACCTGCAAATGAAACAAATGGTCGTGCCCATCCACCAACAGTTGATGTATAAACTTTAGTATTATTAACGTACATCCCATTAATCTCTTTTTCACTATAAACATAAATAGTATTTTGTTTGCTAGAGTCAACACTGGAAAATACACCACATGATTTTGTATAAATTGCATCTTTAGATGATGAAATTTCAATAGTATCTTGTTGTAATTTAACCCATTTATTATCTTTTAATTGCATATGATTTATTTTTTCTTCTAATGCTTTAATTGTCATTTCTGCAATATCTAACCTTTCAGTTAAATTTTCAACAATAGATGGGAACTAACTTACAACCGCATTTATAGAATTAGACCACTCTCTCCACTTATTAATGTTGTCATTATTAGTTGCTTGCCTTTCGTCAATATCTATTTTCATAAAATATATAATATTTTTATTTAGTTTATTTATTTACAAAAAACTTATGCCATTACATTTATTAAAATAAATAATAAAACTATTATAGTATTATTATATGAGTAATATAGATGGTGTATTAAAATTATCAAATAGTCAAAAAGATATAGTAATTAAATTAGAAAATCTTATAGATATTTCTAATGGAAATATATAGGTATCTATAGATGGGGATGATTTAATGGATATTAGTAATAATATTAGATTAAATGGTGTTAAATTATCAACTACTTTAACTCCACCTAATTATGATGCAAATATTGCAAATTATGAAGATGTTTCATCTGCTATTGTTACATTATCTTTAGATGACTATATCATTAATGATGATAAACAGTTAAATATGAATATCAGTGTTGGTAGCGGAACTAATGCATCAACATATAATTTCCCTATTTATATTACTAATAATATTCTAAATTAGTATAAATTTTATAATAAATCATCATTAATGATTGCATCTAATATGGAATCATTTATGTTACTTAGAACTAATCCAAAACTCACAGGTAATGTTAAATTAGTTGTAACTGAAGATTATAATTTATATTTAGACACATTTAAGATTTCATAGAATTCTATTTTAAATAAACAAGAATATCGCCACTAGGCTATTGGAGCTAATGGTGATTATCCTCATGACGTTTATCACACATTCAGATTTTTACCTGCAACGGAAATGTATGGAATTTATCCAGACAGTTATGATCCACATATCAGTTATCATAAAACGGATGACCAAATCAGAAATATTTATGAATATGGTGCTGAATATAATTCAGATAAAATGTATTCAGAAAACATGAAAATTCTTGCGCCTTTATATATTGGCAAACATCTTCCAACATTCTTTGCTATTTGGCGTTCAGACAGATTGTTAACGTCTGATAATATAGTAACAAATACACAAGTTTTGAAAACATTATTAAATGATGCAAAATGCATAAAAATATTTGATTTAAGACGTTCAACATCTATTGGAAAATATTTGAATAATTATCATGATATGATAACTAAATATTTTGCAGGAACTTGTATGTTATAGTTTGTTGAGCAAGATAATGATAAAACTTCGGTAAATCATAGATAGGGACAAAATATATGGAAAGGAGTCGCATATGATAAAGGAATTTTAACTGATAGAAATGAAACAACATATTTTGCAACAAAAACATTAAACAGCGAGCACCCGCAAGAAAATTATGATATGTTCTTGCTAAACGGATTCTCTCGAAACAATTTATTATATCCTAATATCATTAACTTAGAATTTATGTTTAATGACCCAGAAGCTGAAGATTTTTCAATGCATAATTATTTTGGATTATATTTAACTGAAAATGATTTCTTAACATTTAACTAGGTTATCAAAAATGGAGATGATAATAATTATACTCTAGATTATTATGATACATCAAATAATATAATTAATATTGATACTACCACTATTAGCATTATCGAAAATGGTGATTATAAAGATAGAATCTTTTTTGCAACAACTAATAATGCTGTTACTGATTTGAAAACAATGGATGATTTTAATTTATTTGCTAAAAATGAAGCGGCAAATAAACCATATGAAAATCTAATTCAAATTGGTGGTTCTGAATTAAATGTTCCTACCGAAGATCAAGCATTCTTATCAATGGACTTTACAAAACAAATCAGATATGGAGAGCATTTCAAATTTATAATTCCAAAATATGAAATAACAGAAAATGAAACACAACAAGTTGTTTTTGAAGTTATTGCATCAAATGATATTAGATTAGTAGATACTGACAACAATATTAGTCCATATGTTCAGACAAATACTACTAGACGACCTATAGATAAAAAAGATGACAATACTAAAATTTATAGAGTTGCATTCTATACACAAGACTTGATTGATGAAACTTCTCAAGCAACATTGGCTGAACAAATTCAACGACTTGGTGCAGCAATTGGAAAATTTGATAATGTTTTAAGAGTTGGTTCAGATGGTGAAGAATCTATATCTGTTATTTCAACAGTTAAAGATGTTTATTTTCAACATATAATGGCTGATGAGTATTTTGAAGATGAAGTTGTTAATGATACTTTAAGATACTATAATTACAATAATGTTCAATCATGCGAATATATTGAATATAATAATGATTTATATAAATTGAATCATATGCCATTTGCAAATAATGGATTAGAAGAAACATTAAATAGGTATGCAAATATTGTTAAATTTATTAACTTCGAAGATTTCAAAAACAAATATATTTATGAAATTGCCAAAGATATTTATGATGAAACTAATAAAGTGTTATGCCCGTTAATTTATACTGTTAATGGATATTATCCAATGATTCACTTTAATAATAATGATGGAGATTTGGTTTTCATAGATACATCAACTGCTGAAAATTCTAAATTCTCTTTAGAGGGAGACAATTGGATTTCTATAATATCTCCATATGGGGTTGAAAAATCTATTATTTGTTCTCCATTTGAAGCTGAATTTGTAAATAGAAAACTCAATATATGTTCTCCAATGTCATTAAATGTTGCATTGATGGGAATTAATAATGTTAAAGATTTAGATGTTTATATAAATAATAATATTATTGAAAACCACAAAACATCAATGTCAACATCATTCAAAGCGGGCGAAGTAGTTAAACTAGATAATGTTGATCCACGAATTAAACGATTTGTCACATATACTATTGTTAGTGGTTCTATACAAAAAATTCCTGTTGGCGCTATAAACAGTTTTACAATTTTATCTGATAAAGTTATATATACTAATGTAAATAATGAATTAGAAGAAATAAAATTAGTTGCAAATGAAATAGTATTTTCTGAAGATACTGAAATAATGCTGGCATCTTTAAATTCTTTAGATGTGTATAATTATGATGTAAAATTACCAGTATTAAATGAGGATTATTATTATATTGATTCTGTCAATAAATCAACTTCTAATTTATCTATTCCATTGGTTCCATTGATTAACTGCCAATGGAAGTCAAATGGCACATATTTTGATACAAATTCTATATTAGATACTTATGATTTATTAAATACATATGATATTGTAGGCAATTTTATAGAATGCCAATATACACCAGGTGTGAATAACCAATATATTATTGATTCAATACATGATGTTATAAATGTTAATGGAAATAATGAACATATATATGATTATATATTAAAAACAGGACATATTAAAAAATACTTATGCAATAATAGTAAAATTCAAACTGCCATTGGATATTATAATCCATATGTGCAGACACTTGAATGTATTTTCTATGGAATCAAATTTGTATTTAAATTAACATCTAATGAATACAGTAATGATATAAAATTAAATGAATTTGATAATTATGAAGTATTTATAATAAATGACTTTAATAATACAGATACAAATGAAATTATAATTTCAAAAACTGAGGAATTTATTTTAATTATTAATCACGTATTTAATAATGGATATTATTATGGAAATGAAAATGTAAAATCATATAAAAATGGATTAATTTAGGATGCCGATTATAATTGGTTCAAAGCACCGTTTAATTATAATTTAATAGATTCTGCTAAAATAGACAATAGTATTTATATTAAGAAATCAAATTCATATATTATAAATGATATTAAAAATACTAAGGCATTTGTTGAATTAGATTTAGATATATATGATGATAATACATATAATTTCAAAGAACAACCGAACTATGCATATTTTAATATAAATTCATCAAATTATATTAGTAAAGAAAATCATGATATATACAAATCTGTTGATGATATATATTCAAATAAAAAAATGTAGATTGTTGATATTTCTAAAGGATATGATAATATTGTAAACAAATATCAAGATGAAGAATATGATTTTAGACAAAAAACGGGATATGTAGTTAAAATGAATGAAACTGCTCCAGAAAATCAACGTATTATATCAGACAAAGAAAAAATAACTAATTTTATTAATTCATTTGGCAGCAACTATGATATATATATTATTGAAGATGGAAATAATAATACTATTCCAGAACCAATTAAAATTACTGATGGATATAAACCTTTAACTATTCAAATAAGTATTCCAGAACAAATAAAATTCAATAATGGTTTATTTGATCCTAATTTTGTAGATATATTTAATTTTAATTTGAATGACTCTATTTCAGACATATTGGATATTGATACATTATATGCAAATACATAGATTTCTTCAATCAACTCTATTATAAATTATTATAATAATAAAGTTATTGACAATAAGGCATATTATATATTTAATTATTATATGGAAGAAAACCGTAGCCCATTTTCAACAAACTGGGATAACAATATCTATAGACAGTATGACAGTGAATATGGATATAAAAATCTTGCTGGTTATTCTTTAGGTATTGACGATAAAATGTTTTTTGGTTCAAAAGTTCTTAATTTGCATAATGATTAGATTGAACTTAATAAATGGAACTATCAAAAAAATATTAATAAAGCAACCCTTAATATTTCAAAGCATAACGAACATAGTAAAGCAAAACAAGTATTAGAAATACAACTCAATTTAACAAAAACTTTCTATGATTTCAATTTTAATAATGAGAATTTTGTAAATAACTGGAAATCTATAAAACAGCAAACTGACACAAAAACATATATAAATAACTATATAAATAATGTTTTATATAACATATACAACTTTAAAGGTAATTTTGATGTTATATTATATAAACAATATGATGAATTTGTATCTGAACAACCAATTGAAAATCATTTTGTTTTAGAAAGTGGAATATTAACCGACCTGGAAATAGATACAAATTACAAAACAGATTTTAAAGATATAAATAATGAGGTTATTTTAACTATTACAATAGATAACTTCGACAATTATAAATACTATCCAATAGTAAAAATTAATAAAATTTAATTATGCCAACACAAGACGTATTGTTAAGCTAGAAATTTAATAATTATAATTATGCTCCTGGTATTGCAACTTATGGTGAAGATGGAAAAACCGGTGTTGCTGGATATGACGGTAATAATATCTATTTCACTGATTGTGATTTGGTTAATGACATTGACAATATAAATTTAAATGCATTAGCCAAATTATTAAGAGGCAATTATCTACCAGTTAAAGGTTCGACAACTGAAATCGCAAGATCATATAAAAATGATGATTTGTTTTTTGACCAAAACGGAATTATATATAAATTAAAAAATATTGATGAATTAATAGGAACTGAAAATAAAGATACATATAGAAAATATTTTAGCATTGCTGGCAAAATTTCAGTAGCAGATTCTTCATATTTTGACAATGTAGACGGACGAATAATTTTAAACAGTAGCAATTTTAGTGGTTTTGATGTTATAACAACACCGAATTTATCAACACATATAGATACCAATGCAGTTGTTAATATTATTTCTAGCAATATTGATGAAAATGACAATATTGAATTAGTAAAAATGCAAAGCATTGATGATGTTGATATTGAAGACGGGAATTTGGATATTTATTATAAAACAACTGAAAATGCATACTATTTGGATTCTAATATGCCAATTGTGATAAACAGCAATATTAAGATAAATGATAGTGCAGATAATATAGATTATGATAATTATTCTTCAATATTGACATCAAATGACCCGATTACATATTTTAAACATATTTGTGACAAATTAAGATATAATATTTTATATGATAGTGAAGTAAATAGATATAAATTAGTTATATATCAAGAAGACGGTGGAAGTGATGATTTGGAATATTTGGTTAATAGAAATGAAACAGTATATGGAAAAGTATATACTGACGATAATGAATAGATTTTGATACGATTGAGTGATATTATTAATGATTCTATTGATAGTAGTAAATATTATGAACACGGAGACTTTAAATATTTAAATATATCAACATCAGTAGATAACAGTAGTATTCGGGCACATGGTGATGTTGGAAATAATACTATATTTTCTGAAGATATTAACATATCAGAGATGCATGTAAATTTGAATAATAACCAGCATGTAGTTGATATTTATATTGATACTGCGTATCCAGATACTATAGGAAAATTTAATAATATTATTATAGAATCAAGTAGTACATTAGAAAATAATAATATTTCATAGCAATTTGTAATTAATAATGAAGATGAAGAATATAAAGAATATAATGGAATAATTTACAGTAATTCAACTATAGCTATTAATATATGTCCAAATGAATATGTATTACTTGATTCTGTCACATATTTTCCATTTGTAACATATCCAATAAAAATACAATTAGAAACTGATAATACGTTAAATACAATATTTAATTATATATATTTTGAAGCAAAAACATCAGTATAGAGTGATCCAAGTGCGTCATTATTATCAATTAGAAATATTGGAATATCAAATTATTTATACAATTATAATAGTGCAACACGACCATGTATTCAAACATATCTCCCAGATTCAGTAGAATCAGTTCAAAGATTCTCATTATTACATAATACAGAAGTCTTTATCAATTATCAATAATAATTGTAAAAAAACACATAAATTAAAAAACAGATAATTTTTAAAAAGTTATCTGTTTTTTCATAAACTTTTTCAAAAAATCAAATTATAATTACTAAATATTAAATAATTAAAAAATTATGGGATTATTGGGAACATTATTTATAATTTTTCTAATTTTGAAATTAACCAAGGTTATTGATTGGTCTTGGTGGTGGGTAACAGCTCCACTTTGGGGCAGTATTTTACTTTGGTTAATTATATTTGCAGCATATATATTATTTTTTGCTGTATTGGTACTATTATGCATTTAATTATATAATTTAATTTTAACAAATAGTAAATAGACAAAATTATAAATTGGATTTATAATATTAAATAATGCAAATTAACTAGAATTATTAACTTTTAAAAACATTTTAATTAATGGAACTAAAATTAAAAAGTATTGGATCTACCAATGGTTTTGTTACATGGCTGAAAGGCTTTAAGGACATTAATGGCTCGCTTTTGGTAGAGATTGATCTAGAGTCAAAAGAATTTATCGCAAAAAGTTTTCCACAAGACAAGTCAGTTGTAAAATATGCAAAACTCTCATTTGAAGATGCAGGGTATGAGTATTCATATGTGCATAATAATGGTGAGGATTTTGATTGGGCACGACGTGAAGCAACTAATGACGGACGTATAAAACTTGGTATTTACAATGTTCTTGGTAAATTCATCGATGTTGTGTCAACGTTCGATGGTTCAGAACATGATATGGTTGTCAACTTTGATATTTGCAACAATGTTCTCTATTGGGGAGCAAAGAAAGCAGAAAAAGAATATCAAGCAGAAACAACCGTTTTTCATTCTAAAGCACTTACAATGACTGTAAAGAATTCTCAAATCAGTGAGTTCTTCCAAAAGTGTGATGATGAAACATTCTTGACACGAGTTTGCAATATTGGATCACCTTCTACTTATGAGGTGAATACGGCAGTTCTTGGAAATCTTTCTAAAATTGCATCTGTATTTGCAGCTGATAAGTCTCGTGATCTTATTAAATTTTATTCTAAAGAGGTTGACGGAGTTCTTGGATTGTATGCATATGATGAGACAAATGGTTCATTTGACTATTTGCTTGGTTATTATACAACAGGTGAAGCAGGTGCAACATCAACAACTATTTTCAAGGAGAATTTCTTGAATGCAACAAAAGGTCTGACTGCTGAAACACTTGAAATTACATTGGACACTGCAGGAGCATCTCGTATTTTAGTAGATGCCGGAACAGCTAAAGTTGTTATCGCAGCAGCAAAAGCTAACTAACTAATTATTAATCTTATTATTAATACTTATTAAATTTAAATTTTATAAATATGTCAGTAAAAGTAACAAAAACTAGAGAAATTGTAGCTGGTGATTTTGATTGGTCAGTGTATGAAGACGGGTGGAATGGAACAAGTCTTCACGTAAATAAAAAAGTAAAAGGAACAGACAAATATACAAAGGTATATTGCCATGATGCATATGCACAAGAGATATTTAATCAATACATGCATCAAGCTGCACCGGTTTCTAAAGAGCTTAAGAAAAATACTCTTGTTAAGATTGATGGTTTCCATAAAATTGATGAGAATCATGTATCTGCAAGTATCAATGGTGGCGCAAATAATATTAGTATTGATTTGAATAAGGAAGGCAAGTTCTTCAATAATATTACATTTGGCGATACTAAGTTGACAAAGGAGACATTTTTGCAATTGCTTGATGATCCAGATGTTCATAAGAAATTTATTGAAATGGGTCTAGTTGCAAAAATTGGAACAGACGTAGAGAAGGGTTCTATTTGGGACGGTTATGTTGAATCACTTGTTGCAGAAATGCAAGAGCAAATCACCAAGAAAAATAAAGCATATGTTGCTAAGTTGGTTTCTTCTAACAATGGTGGATTTGTAGTTGAGATTGCCGGTATGGTGAAAGCGTTTATGCCTGGTTCTATGGCTGCAGCAAATAAGATTAATAACTATGAGTCTCTTGTCGGAACTGAGATGGAAGTTATGGTTGAAAGCTATGATCCTAAATTCGGATTTATCGTATCGCGTAAGAAATACTTGCGCACTATTGTTCCAATTTATCTTAAGAATCTTGAAGCCCAACTTAAGGAGAATAAAGATACAATGCTTGAGGTAACAGTAACAGGAACAACACCATTCGGTATCTTCTGTGAAATAAACGAGGTATTAACTGGTATGATTCACAAGACATTGATGAGTGATGAACTTCGTGAGAGATTGCGTCAGAACCAAGTCGCAGCAGAGGAGAAGTTGACAGTTTATGTTCATAAGATTGAGCGTGATGGAAAATCAAGTAGAATTATCTTGTCTGATGTTACAAGTGCAAAACGTGAGGCAGTTATTGCAAAACGTGAGGCAGAGGATCTTCAAGAGAAATCTGATTATGTAACTGCAAAGCGTGAAGCAGCTAAAGCGCAGGCGCAAGCAGATGCCGAAGTAGTAGAAGCATCTGTTGAGGATATTCTTTCAGATACAGAAGAATAAAAAGTTGATTACATAAAAGAAATTAGGAGAGATTTTTAAGTCTCTCCTAATTTTATTTTCAAAAACTTTATTTTGTTTTTTTAATATAATTATTAAAAAGATATTTAAATAACATGTTAAACTTAGATAAAGCAAAAGAACGATTATGCGAAAGATTTTTACCAGATTTTAATATTAAGTTGAAAAGAAATGATAAAGGTGTGACAACCGTTTCTTTTAAGGATGAAGATACTAATATTGTTGTTAATCTGAAATTTAATGAGAATACATTAGCGACAACTATTGCACCCAGAGAAATGGAAAAAGAAGAATTTCGTTATGGTCTCAAAGAACATATGAATGATATTAAACAAATTTTAAATGAATCAGTAGAGTAAGTATGGAAACAAATAATTTGCATCAACATGCTGTTGATATGATGACATGGGGATTGCTTCATGAACTTAATTTTAAAAATATTCTGAATAAGGTCAATGTTGACCAAGTGCATAATGTGATTTATAGATTTTTGAAAAAGAAAATTGCAGATAAGGAATTATCAGTAGCTGATATCGAAGAAATTGCAGATAATATTCGTGCAAAAGCTAAAGTATTATTTAATAGAATTGGTGAAGATTGGGGTAGAGGAGATGATGGTTGTCATGATATTGCTGCGGCTGCAGTTGCATTTGGAAAACAGAATTATGAAAAATGTTTAGCAGATCATGATTATTTGGTTTCAATGCGTGAAGCTACTAAAGAATATGAAAATATTCTTTATCCATTTAATGATATTATTGAAGAAAGCAAAAAGTAGAGTGATTCTATAAATGAATCATTAGCAGTTTCTGATGAAGTAAAAAATGAAACTATAAAATTAGCAAAATAGATTAGAGATGACGCATTATTAAATATTACAAAATAGAAAAATGACGCTATTGGAATATATGTAGAAAATTCTTTTGAATATGATTTATTTGGTTTTACATATTATGTTATATATCAATATTATACATATATTAAAAATAGAAATCATTTAAATGAATTAAAATGTGCTGTTAATATTAAACAAGAAACATTAAAATTATAGGTATTTGATATTTCAAAATATTTTGAAAATAAAATATCTCATGAAATTGAACATATATTTCAATATTCTAAAAATTTTCATGATTATTACAATTCTGAAAATAAAGAAGCTAAACTATATAAAGTTTAGCAAAATATACTAAATCATAGAACTGAATATTCAGATAATGATATAGTATTTACAAATGCATTATATACAAGTTTTGCGTTTGAACAAGATGCAATGGTACACGGATTATATGGGACATTAAGTGATATGTCATCTATAGCAAATATTGAAGTATTTGAAACAGAAGAATATGAATATTTAAAAGATATTAAAAAATCAATAGAAAATATTGATAAATTTAATGAAAACCTATTTAATAATTTGATTACTAAAAATGCATTTTTAATTAGATTACAAAAAGCATACAATAGATATAAAACTAAAATTGAAAAAGTTGTTCAAAAAGTTAATGATGAATATTTAGAAAACAATAAAGGCTCATATATTAATCCGCCTACTCATAAATCAATAAAATATTTAAAAAATAAAATTAATGAAGAAAAAACTTTGTGGTTTGACAAAAAATAATTGAAAAAATATGGAAAACAATTTAAGATTAAATCCACTAAAATATCCAACAGTTAAATGTGCATGCGGTTGTGAAGTTTGGAATCAAGGAGTCATTATTAAACGGATTCCGGGATTAGAAGTTGGAAATGGAACCGAGGATACATTTGCAGATCTTCCAGTATATTATTGTACTAAGTGTGGAAAGATTATTCCAGAACACAGACAGATGTATTAGTTAGATAAAGTTGAAGAAAATACAGAAACACCTAAATCTGATAATCCGACTAAACTTTTAATAGTCTAAAAACAAAAATTTGCCATTGTTTTTTGATGCGCTGTTTTTCTTTCTAAATAAATATAAAAATCAATATAAGGAAATATAATGATTGAAGATAATTAGAAAGAAAAATGGCGCAATTATAATACTTCTAGAGAATTTAGCAAAGACCTTAAATTCAATAGAAAATGGTATCATTTGATTGCAATATTTGATTAGGATCAAGGCGAAGATTTTGATTTTAATAGTGATATTGATCCTGGTGAGGATTTTGATTTTAATCAAGTGATAGAACCGATTATATATAGTTCTGAAGATTTTATTAATACAGATGAAATCGAATTTGATTTTAATTCTCCATTAATAGAAAGATGCAATACAATAATTGGAAAAAATATAGAAAATTTAACAGAAAAGTAAACTTTTTTCTAAACTAACGTATAATAATTATAAATGATATTTGAAATAATGATTTGGCATAGTTGAACTGTGAGATGTATTGTTTTTAAGGTATTTGCTTTAAGTAAAACACATATGTTGAAGTAGAGTAGACATATAACTTAAAGATATGGTAATACGTCAAGATCCAGAGTCAGTCAAGGTTCCTATTTGTATGCAATGCAGATCAAATACCTATAAGGATCTAATACCTTCCGCCAAAATTTTTAAATATTAGAAATTTTATTGCGCTTACTAATAGTTGCGATGCGCATAAGATGATTACGACGTGAGATCATCTATATGAAAAAGAGATTCAATAATTTGAATCTCTTTATTTTTATATTATATTGTTTCTAATTCATCATATATATTAAATTTTAAATCTCTTAGTGCTTCTAAATGTCCACTTCTTCGTAGAACTTTAAAGACTATATTATTTGTCGCACCTTCTCCAAATTGTTTTAGGCCATCCCTGCGACTTTGAAATATTAATTTATATAATTTATCAGCTTTTATATTTAATGCTTCCAGTTCTTTCCTATTTAGTCCAGAATTGAATTCTTCAACATACTTGTCAATTAAATTAATAACTTTAGCCGCTTGGTGAGTGATAAGTTTTTTGTTTAATCTGATATCTTTAGCTTTTGGAATTTGTAGCCATTCATTTTTAACTAAAGAATAAACCCCGTCACTTGCGTTTTGTTCATCTGTAGGTTGAACATATAATTCAACTTCATAACCTCTAATAGTAATATTATGTTGTGCAGACCATGTTATTTTCTTGGTACTAAAATAATTTTTTAATAAATCTGCATCATCATTGATTTCTGAAAAGTCTATTAATAAGTGCAAATCAATATCTGAATATTTAGACCAATTATATCCTGCATTAGAACCAACTATAATAATATCTTTTGGCAAGGTTTCTATATTAAGTGAATCATAAAAATCCATAGCAATTGTCAATAGACGCTTGCGAATAGATGAATTTAATTCGCCATTTTCATCCCATAATTTTGGATTTAATTTCTCTTTAGTTTCAAAAGATCTTAAATTTATTTGTGCTGGTGAAATGCTGTCATATATTTCTTCTACTTCATTTAATTCCATAATTATTAAATAAAATTTTAAATTTTAATTTTTATTATAAACTCCGCGAATTCCCATGCCGAGATACCTATACTTCCCATAATTAACTTTATTATCTTGCCCAATTAATGTATTTAAATTGCCCATATCATCAAAATAAAATACTTTACAGTATAAAGGATTTGTTAGTGATATATTTGATGTCTAAAGAGCACATTCTGCCCAGCCTTTATTTGTTCCTAAATATGTAGTGCCAACGCGGATTCCATTATATGGAAAAAATAACTAATTTTGATTTATTTTACTTTTAAATATTCTCCCATCTAATCCATGAATTCCTAAATAATCTTCAATGGGAACTGATTCAGTATATTGTAATAATTCATTATATTGATCTATTGTAGGGATATGATATCCTGGACCATATACATGCGTAATAACATCATCTTGTGGTTCTAATACCGTTAAATTATCCATATCGGATTGTAAAGCCCAATATGCCTCTAAATTACAATATTTTCCCAATTTTCTTTTTTCTCTTTGAGGATATTTGCAATATACATATGTGTCCCAATCATAACAAAGCTTAATACTTTTCTCTCCCCATGATAAATATAAACCATAAAAATCTTCAGGCTTAGTATATTCATAAATTTTTTTGTGATCTACATCATAATTATAATTAAACCATAGAGTTCCTGAAGGAAGTCCTAAATCAATAAGTTCTCTAGTATTATCTAAATATTCTTTAGTATAGTCTCTATTCTAAACTTGTTTAGATTTAATATTCTTTATAGGTTCTTTATCATCAAAGTCATCAAGTGCTAATGCAAGATTTATTTTCTTTTCTAATACTGGTTTCTAATGATATTCAACATCATGTTTCTATATATAATATTCTATGTCAGAATTATTATCGATTTGAATTGGATTGAAATCACATTTTGCATGCTCAATATAAATATTTTCATCTGCAAATATATTGAATAAATTGTCTTCACGAATAGATCCTTTATAAAATAAAACAAAATCAATATCAGAATTTTTTCTTGGATTTCCAAAAACTCTAGATCCATGTGCATATATACAAAGATATTCTATTTCATTATTATAAATTATATCATTGTCTTCTAGAACTTCAGAAACATTGTATGCTACAATATTTTCAAGCTCAGCACAAGAATCATAATTTAAAAATCCTTGAACTTCCTAATCTTTATGTATTTCATGATAACACGCTATAAACATTTTTCTTTAATTTTATTTTATAAATTTATTACTGGACGAATTGGAAAACCATATGTTCGGTATAAACTGTCATTTAATATAAATTTTGTAATTCGGGAATAACACTATAAAATATAACATCTATATGGATCTGCTTTAAATCTAGTTGCACAAGATACCATTGTATTATTTTTTCTAAATTCATTCCCGGCATAATATCCAGCTTCAGGAATAAAAATTTCATTATTATTTATATTACTAGTTAATATATATCCATTTAATCCTTCTATATTATTATAGTTTTCTTGATATTCAGATGTAGTTGTATAATTTATTAATTCTTCACACTATTCTTTTGTCGGAATATGAAATTTAAAATTATAAATATGCATAAACTATGTTGCCTGATCATCTTCCGGTAAAAGATTTATTAGATTATCTGTATTATTATATTTTAGCATTTTTCCAGTAAATTTATAATCTTTTTCGGCCCATGATTTTTTATTAGGTTCTGGATCTCCCCATGCAAAGTAATCACCATGCCAGCTTTCTGCATAGTTATCACAATCCGCACCAATATTTGATTTAGCCCATAATGTGCCTGATGGTAATCCCAAATCTACTACTTCCTTCATCAAATCAAGATATTCTTTAGTATAATCTCTATTCTAAATCTATTTAGATTTAATATTCTAAAGCTATTCTTCTTCATCTTCAAAATCATCTAAAGCTAACTAGATGCCTCTATTAATAGCTTCTAATATTTTATTTGTTAATTTCATCTATTAATAACTATTATTTCTTTATTTGGATGAATCATATTTTCACCTCTGTTTATATTTGTTTCAATTGCACCTGGGAATTTTAGCATTCCATCATCCGGATTCAAATTAAATTTAACTCTGTTTCCTGATTCATCTCTATAGTAAATATTAAAATAATTATATCTGAATCCCCATGTAAATGTATTAAATGAACCGGGTTTAGCCGCATATGACAAATCAAAATCGCTCAAACTAGTTGGTGTCAACTAATAATACGTATATGTAATATTTTCAAAACCTCCTTCATCTAATATAGTTACATTAATTGGCGGAAAATATAATGCTTTCTGATTTGCACCATATTTCAAATATAAATCCATCTATTGTCTTGCTATAAAATACGTCATATAACTCTCAGATAATTTAATTGTGAGAGTTAATTCTTTATTCATATCCTAATCAAGTTGTCTACCGGAACGTTTTGTTATTTGATAGTTTTGATTCTATTGCGTAACAGTATTTGAATTGACACTAGGAAATGACAAATTTGTTATTTGTGAATTAAACATATCCTCTATAGTTAAATATGGGAGAAACATGCGTTTAAAAACGGGTGTCCATAATTTAACAACTTCACTATAAAAGAAATTAGCTGGAAACCAAATAACAAAGTTCTATGATAATGGATTTAATAACATTTAATATTCAAAATAATATTTTTATATTTATTTTAATGAAAACAATATGGTAATTCATAAAATGCAAAAAACTTTTTTCAAAAAGTTCATAAAATAATTAATTGTTAATTATCTAGAAAATAAATTTATTTTAAATTAATTTAATTATGGGAAACAAAAGAGCTGGAATTATCATTCGTAAATATGGAACTAATTTGATTCTATTAGAACAAGGATGGGGAAAATCTCTTCCAGGAACTATTTATGACATTCCAAAAGGTCATTGGGAATCTGGAGAATTGCTGGAGACTACAGCAATTCGTGAAGCTAAAGAGGAAGCAGGAATTGAAGTAGATCAAAATGAACTTACATTCTTAGGAGAATTTCCATATGCCAAAGGTGATACTCTTGCATTATTTTATTGTGAAAAGAAATTTGATATAGAAGATTGCAAGTGTTCTTCATATTTTGAAAATCAACGAGGAGAAACTGTTCCAGAAGTTGTAGCATATAAATTATATGATTTTGTAAATGAAGATATTGAAGACTCGCATATTTATAAAAGTCTAAGAGGAATTTTAGAAAAAGTATTTATGGTGATTCAACGATACTGAAAAAGAGGAAACCAATTAAGGTTTCCTCTTTTTCTTTTATTTTAATAATAATTAAAATTCTTCATTTTGTAACCATAATTCGGTTTGTCTGATTAAATATGGATCATAACCAAGATTTGCTTCAACAGATTCATCTACATTGGCAACAAATGAATTATAATCATTAACCATTTTTTCGTTTAATTGACGACGCATTTCTTGTTGACGTAAACCTGTTGCATCCCAGAATCTGTCAACATCTGCTTCAGTATCCATTGGGAAATATTTAGCTTGCTCTTCAATTGCATTTTGCACTTCCATAGGAGCTGCAACATATAAATCAATATCAGATTGTGATGCTAAACGTAACCAGTTTTGTTGAATCTTCTTTTCTTCTTTGAACGGAGTCATCCATAATTCATTAATTGATTCTACATCATAAATTTGATATTCTTCAATAAAGTCTGCAACGCGTTTCTTTTGTTTTGGACGAAGTGAAGCAAATTTAGCAAAGTTTCCTTCAGTCATAACTCCAGCAAATGGATAACGTCTAACAATAGATTCTTTAACTGCTTCTTTCTTTTCAACACTTGCAAGAATAGATTCTAATTCAGCGACATCTTCATCGGTTTTCTTTTTCAATTCAGATGTTTTTTCTTCTGCTTTCTTAGCTTCTTTATTAACTTCTCCATTCTCACTAGTTTCGTCTTCATCTTCAGAATTTTCATCTTTATTTTCTTCATCAGAATCTTTTGTTTCTGCTTCAATATTTTCAATATCATCAGATTTGTCTTCTTCATCAGATTCATCTTCATCGCCAAGAACATTACCATCAGCATCCATACCTTTGACACTTACAATTTTCTCACGATTAGCTTCTTTTTCTTCATCAGACAATTCTTTCTTTTCTTCCTCTTCATCATCTCCGACTTCTTCTTGATTTTCATCATTATTATCAGAAGTTTCATCAGGGTTCTCAAGATTTTCTTTATCTTTATCCTCTTCGGATGCTTCATCTTCGCCGCCTTCTTCTTTTAATTCTTCTTTCTTTTCAGTTGAATTAGATGGAGCTGGTTGTGTACCCATATTCATAATAGGCAAGAATTTTTTAACATCATCATTCAAAGATTTGTCTTCAGATTCTACTACTTCATCATCTTCATTAAGAGGTTTTACTACATCTTCCATTTTAGTATTATTAAATTTGCTTACATTTTCATTAATTGCTTCCATTGGAACTTCTACTTCATTATTTTTAATTTCTTTATTTTTACCACCAGCCGATTCATTAATATATTTTAATGCACCATCTGTCAATAAAGATTCATTAACTCTTTCAAGTCTTGCTTCTTTGAAACCTGGTGTACAAACAACATCATATGTAAAAATTTGTGCAATCTCAACTTCTTTAGTTTTAGGATCAACGTCACCAGCAGCACGAGATGAAACATAAAGTGGATAACCAGCTTCAATTAATGATTTTAATGTTTTTCCATTAGGAGTATCAAGAACTTCTAGACGTCCCATAACACAATGAGTTTTTTGATCATACCACAAATCAGTAATCATGTGTGATGCTTCTTTCATAGAAACTTCAAAACGGCCTTCAGGGTGATCTAATTCACCTAGAATTCTGCCGTTGTTCTCTTTGATCATATCACGGAGATAACCGAGATGCCTCAACACCTCAGATTCCATATATAGACGCTAATTTCTATTAATTACTTTATGGTCTGGTGTGGAACATTGGGTAAATACACCTTCAAATACATATTTGTCTGGATTCTTTAAAACCTAACCTTCATTAAGTTTTTTAAGTGGACTAGTTGACTAGTTCTTAATTAATTTTAATTTTTTAGCCATACGCCTTGCATGTTTAATTTTTATTTAATTCTTTTATTATTTATTTATGAATTTATTATATTATTTACTTTTTGCTTAAATGCATTAATACATATATCTAAATCGCATGAAAATATCTCTAAATAATTCAAATTATTACGTCTAGCGCATTCTCGCTTTTCTACATCTCTAATAGTCCAGCTTCTAATCGCACTATCATAATATTTAGTATTTTTTGATTTCATTTCTAATAATCGTTTTTGATCATCTTCATTTAATACATTATATGGATGTCCGCCATGGGTTCAACTACCTTGAATCTCAATAAACAAATCAAAATCATTTAAATAAAAATCAACATGATATGGGTATCTATTATCATTTGCATAATTTCTTTCAAATTTATAATTATTGTTTTCTAAATATTTAGCAAATTGTTCTTCTATTTTAGAAGTATTTGTTGTTCCATTTTTCTTTTTAGTTTCCCATTGGCATTCTCTTATTTCTAGAGATTGCGATTTTTTAATTACTTCAGGCCTTTTAAAATTATGATCATACCCATATTTTTCAATCATTGTTTCTTTTTGTTTTTCTAAAATATCTTTATTTTTTAATGGAACATCTACATTATAATGTTTAATTAATGCATTTTTTCGTTTAATCTTTATATCTTCTGATAATGCATAATTTTCAACTCCATATTTTTCTAAACATGTTTCTTTTGTTTTTTCTGGATTAATTACTCTACCATATAATTTAGTTTGTGTATTAATCATTTTTTGTAAACTTTCTGGATTTTGAGCAATATATTCAACACCGTATCGTTCTAAATTAGTTGCTCTAGTTTTTTCCATTACTTTTTCCATATGTTCTCCATATTTTTCACGTTTTGTTTTTAAACATTTTTCTATCATGTTTTTATAAGCTAATGTTGAATGATCACCATATTTTTCTTGCCATGTTGCTTTCATTTTTTCTTTCACCTCATTATTTTGAGATGCGCATTTGTGTCCATATTTTTCTATAAAAGTATTATTTGTTTTTTCTCTGACTATTTGTTCTCCCTCTTTAGAACGTCTGCACTTATTACTACAAAATAATCCATATCCTTTATCAAATCTTTTAAATTTTGCCGGTTTTCCACATACAGGACAAACAGGTTTAACAGAAATATTATTCATAATTCTGTATAAAATTTCGGTTGATGATGAATTAGTATCATCTGCATCATCAAAATAATTTATTAAATAATCGTAAATTTCTTTATGACATTTTATATTATGCCATCTCATCCGTATAGAAATCGGACTTCCATTTTCATCTAAACAATACTAAAATAATTCTTTATTAGTCATAATTATGGTGGTTTATTTTTATAGAAATTAGTCCCATATATTTACTCGCGACCACCACAGCACTTTCAATATATAGGACTAATATAATTATTAAATATTATATGTCGAAAACATATAATTGTTTTTGTGGTGGTCTTTTATTATTTATTTTCAATATATTACTTCAATTTTCTTTTTTGGCGCATCTTTGATAACAGAATGCTTTGCCTTTTCTCTAGTTTTTTGATCAGGATTAGTTGCCACACTATTCTTAGTTATTGCCGTTAACCCTTCAACTGCCTGAGAACGTTGAAGTGCATCACCTATTTCTTCATGTAATTGAATCAAAGTCTAGAATGACAATTTTGGAACATCATTATCATTGATTGCCAAATATTTCATATTATGATTTATCTAGTCAATATCATTTTTACTAGCTAAAACTGAATTTATATTATTATGATCTTTTTCTCCTTTTTTGATAATATATGTATCTTGAATAGGAAGCTTATTAACTATTTCTCTAGTCACATTTTTTAATTGTCCTTTCATTTCAAGAACACTTTTAACATATGCGCTTTTAACTTTGTCTGAATTTTCTGTAAATTCTTTAGTAAACAATGTAATATTTTTCAGTTTCTTAATTTTTTCATCTTCATTTTTTTCTCCGCCCTGTAATCTGAAACTAGACAATGCCTAATTTTGTTTTAGCATTTCAAGTGCTTTTTCTTCTGCTGTTTTATTATCTTTGTCTAATTCTAACAATTTAGTATTTGTATTTTCAACTTTAGCTATTTCTTCTAATATAACTGCTCTATCGGCTTTGAGAGTTGGAAGTGAACGCTCAGTTGCATTAGACAAATCTAATAAATCTTGTTTAGGAAGTTTTCTAACTTCTTCAAGAGGCATATCTTTGAAACCTGGAAGTGAACGAGCAACTAATAATAAATTCATTAATTCAGCATCTGGAACTCTTTCAGGATTTAATTCTCTATAATCTTGTTCAGGAATTTCTCTAGGTTCTTTTAGATTTTTATATTGTTGCTCTACTAATTCTCTAGTATTCAAATCTTTATATTGTTGTTCTGGAAGTTCTCTAGGTTCTTCTAATTCTCCATATTCTTGGTCTGGAACTTGACGTCCTGTTAATTCATTAAACTATTGTGGAGAAACTTCGCGTGAAGACAATTCTGAAAATCCTTGTTCAGGAAGTTGACGTTCTGGTTCTAATTCGCTATATCCCTATTCAGGAGTTTCTCTACTAGATAATTCACTAAATTGTTGTGGAGTTAATTCACGTGGTTCTTCTAATTTTTTATATTCCTATTCAGTTAATTCTCGAGATGCCAGTTCTTTGAATTGTTGATCCTATAATTCTCTTTCAGGTTCTAATTCTTTAAATTCTTGTTCTGACAATGTTCTTGAAGACAATTCAAAATTAACAATTCTATTAGAACCTAACCCATTATTATATGGAACAATAGGATCATACGAATATGGAGGAAGATATGGGCCATAATCAATTAGACAATTTGGAACAATTTGCAAATTAGCAGCACCAGACATTAATATTAATCTGCGTGTACCAGTCAAAACATTAGTAATATTGTCGCCGAGATTTTGCCAGAACGAACGATTTTCATCATACGTTGGTGGGGTGGTTAATGCAAATGTCCAACCACCTCTATATGCAGTATTATCTAATATATAAAGTAACTACTAATCAGTTTTCATCATGTGGTCCAAAACATTTTCATTTATGTTTTGAATTCCCCCACTTAATGAATAACCCCAAATATAATTTTTAATTGCAGGATTAGCTTCTTCATTTTCTAATAAAATATCTTTATTTAAAAACATTGCTTTAGCTCCATTAACTGTTAAACCTGAGAAAACTCCGCCACCGCTATTTCCCTCTATTTCTGCTACAACATTATTCAAACTTGATGTTCTTTCAATACTTTCTACTAAATCATAAATCATAATAGAATCAATTTTTTGAGTAACATCATTAGAATTCTCAAGAAATTTTCCATTATTATCATACATTTTAGAAAGCTCATCAGAAACTAATCTATTTTTATAATATGTTTTTACGTTTTTAACATTTATAACTATTTTAGATGTTTCTTCATTATTTTCGGTATTTCCGCTATAATCGTCTCTCCAAGAAACAGATTCTCCAATTTCAAATTCACATGGACAGCATTCATATGCTTTAACTGGAATATCAGCATTCAAACTAGAATAAACTTGAAATGCATTTTTATATGTTTCTCTATCATTTCCATCGGGGAATCCGACTGTATCTTGGAATGTTCTTCTTTCAAAAACATAAATAATCATTTTGAATTCACGCATATTTTCTGGAAGAATCCAACGTTGATAGACATCATCCCACGCAGCTTTTCTATAAAATTCCATCAATGTTCTGATTTTTAAATCTAACCCTTCCCAGCATTCTAATGTTATTTTTGCTGGAGATTTTAAACGTTGCCCAGATTTAGGATCAAATTTTTCTAGTTCCTATATACCAGAAATCCTTTTAAAAATAAATGGGTAGTTTTTCTAAATTTCAAATAAACCATTAACAAAATAATACAGATATTTTGCACGAGTATCTTCATTTCTAGAACGTAAATATTGAAATGCGCTATACATTCTAGTATTATTAAAATTTGTATAATCTTCAGGAGAATCACTTTGCCAATATATATTATCAGAATTACCTGGAGCAGGACAATTTAACAATCCTATAGGAAGTGCATCATAATCATTAAATGTTGGTCTAAATACTGTAGTTCCTGTTTGAATAATAGATCTGTCTAATATAGATACGCCCCAATCTCCAAATTCAATTCTAAAGGTCATATATGTTGGATCATCATAGCCTTCTTTGAATATTGCAGATTTTTTATTAATAGTTTCATCAATGTCAGCGCCATATAACCAACGCTTCATTATTCCATTATAAAGTAATTTGCCCATTTATATTAATATATTGTTTAATTATTTATTATGAAAAATGACATTATTGATAAATCAATAATAAATAATAAAAATAAATTGCTACAATTATATGGCATAGATATTAAATTTACAGGAAACTGCTGCTAGTATATATCAAACTATTTTGAATTTGAATCAATCTGCAACACAAATGATTGGTTTAGATGCTATATGGTGCAGATTGCTTCCATATGATAATGGTGAAGATGTTATTGTTTAGGAATATACATTACACCAATACGAATGCCCGAAAGATATTAAAGTGGTTTCCAATAATGCTAATTTTAATGTAGGTAATTTTACAATAGATTTATTTGGAATTAAATAGACAGAATCATTAGAAATCAGTATAGATGTAGAAACATGGAAATCTGTATATGGTGAAAATACAATGCCGCAAAAAGGTGATTTTATTTTGATTCCATTATTGCATCGTCCATATGAAGTAGTTTCTTCTACTCCAGTCCATACAATCGGACAAAAAATAACATCATGGAAATGCATGTTAGGTGAATGGAAACATGCAGCTTCTCGTGCAGAATCTGAAGATTTCAAAATATCTATTGATGAACTTACTAATGCACAAGACAGATTATTTGGTGATACAATATCTAAAGAGGTTGCAGATACTGTCAATGACGTAGAAACTGCATATAATACAACTACATATGTAGATCCATTTAAAGATTTTGATATGAACAGTATAATAGTTGAAGATATATTTGGTAGAGACAAAAGTCTTATTTCTGCTGCGTATTATGCATTCTCCAAAGCAACAAAACCGGTAACATACAGTTATCCAGGAAATCAACAAATTGCAACATATGATCTATCTTCAAAACAAAACAAATGGATTTATAGTTGCTGGTTTAAATGTGATGAAGCTAATAAAGATGAAAGTGCTAATATAAAAATATCAATACAAACAAAAGATACTGAATATTGGTATTTTAATATTTCATCAAAAATGAGTTTAAGTTATGCTGAAAAAGTAACATTATACCGTGGTTCTTAGATTTCATTAAATGGAGAAATTGATAGAGATGGGTGTGATAATAAATGGATAGTTAAAGTTCTTGCATCAGAATGTTTAAAACTCAATAAAAAATTTCCGAAATTCTATGAAACTGGAATTTGGAGAATAAAAACAAGTTCAGATTATAATTTATTTACAGCATATAATTCTGGAAATACAGTAATAAAAGTTAATATAACATCAGATAATGATATTATATTCAAATGCCAAAATAATTCTAAAAAGATAAATGTTAAAAAACTAGATTTAGACAAATGGAATTACTTTGCATTTGAAATTAATCCAGCATCAGTGAGAATTTTAGTAGTAAATCCAGAATTTTCAACTGGCGAAAAACGAATTATAGATAGAATATTGATAGATGAAAAACTACCTATAAATATAAAAACATTCTCAATTGATTCTGCTGCGTTGAATAATGTCAAAATAGGATTCAATATGACAAATATCAGATTATTTGAGAATGAATATGAATTTGGAGATGCATATAAACAAGATATGTATAGCCAAGTAGTAAGAAATGCAAGCAAATTGATATTAGTTGATACACCAAAACCTGCTAATGATATGAGCTTTGTATCACCAATTAGATAATAAAAATACTAAAAAACATTTGTAAATGGTAAAATTAACAATAACATATGTTTATACAGAACCATTATCTCAAGAAACTGGTTTAGTGTTTGGTTCACAGATATGCAAAGATGATGAGGATTCATTAAATATAGCTAGAGACAATATATATAATAATGTTAAATAGAAATGTCCACCACAGTGGATTATTAATGAAGAAACAGCCACAGAACGTATAGAAAAAACAGATTTTGTTGATACATCTACTGGAGAAAATGCAGCAGATCAAGCTAATGCTAAAAATGCAGCAGAAGGAACAGGTGATGTATAGACTTCTACAGATCCATCAGTAAATGCACCAACAAATGCAAGTTCTGGAGAAGTTTCTATAACAACCATTGAAGAAGTTGCTAATGCTTTTGGTTCTCATATTGCATGGGATCCACGATTATATAGACGTGATGAGTTTTTTGAACTTGAATAGAGCGATGCAAAGAATGGAGAAAATTCAACACCAGTAGTTATTAGAGCGCCATTTGCATCAAATACTATTGCAACGGCTTTTTCTGATTTGTCAAATATTGCAGATGCTCGTGTTATTCAAGCTCTTATTGCTGCAAAAAGAATTGCAGCAGATAGCGAAATTGGAAAATTATTCGGCGCTGGAGCAAAAGCACCATCAAAAACATCAGAAGGTTCAGAAACAGTTAATTCTGAAGGAGGAGCTGCGCCAGAAGTTAAAGGGGCATTAGATTCTGACAAATTTATTACTCACTCTACTATAGATGTAGAATCTAATCCAGATTTATGGGGATCTCAATCACTTATGAATCCATATTCTGTTACAAAATTAATGGGTGGTATTGATAAAGGTTCTGATGGTTTAATTACATATTTGTATGATATTAGAGATAGACGTAGATTTTATGGAATGGTGAATACTGGGGATGATCCGCTGGCTATTTCAAATCCATCAGTTACACAATTAATCAAATGGTCAAATGCAGATCAATGGGGAAGAACACCATATTCATTCCAAGATTTTGTTTATTGCAAATATTTTGGTTTAATTCCAAATAACAGATTAATTACATTAAGAAGATATACAGTTCCTACATATGACAATTTACAATTTGAAAATATGTTTGGAGATCAAGAAACCAAAACTAAAGATAATACAGGAACTACGCAAACAGCTAAATAGAATGACAAAACTATAGAACCACCTAAAAATAAAATATTTTCTCCTCATGCATATGTTGTAACATGGTTTGGAGGAGACACTGGAAATTCTTTAAATAGTTTAATGTCATTTACTACAGGAATTAATTGGGAAGATGCAGAAGCAAAAATTTGGGATGTTACTGGGAATGAAGGAGAATCTAAACAAGCAGTTATTGACAAATTGCTTCAAGATGGTGGTTAGCATTTAGATTTATTTGGTGGTGCTGAATATTCTCCATTAACAAGTGTGATGCAAGGAACATCATTTATTACATCAAAGATTACTTCGTTTGCAAAATTAAATATGGCTATGAATGCTTCTATTGGAATGAGTCAAAAAGCCTATGAACATTTAAGAGGCGCAAATGTAGATCCGTATAATGCAACATATAGAAATCGTGTTAGAGGGCCAATTAATAGAATAGATAAAGTTAAAAAACGTGCGGCAGGTATAGAATTTTCCCAAACATTAAATGTTGTATGCGAATATCGTTCTAAAGCAATTGGTGGCATAAATCCAAAAGCTGCATTATTAGATATTCTTGGCAACTGTCTAGAAATGGTTTCTCCTCATGCTGTATTTTGGGGTGGTGGACATCACTTCTTGGTAACTCCATAGTTATATCCATTCCATGATGGTGGGTGGCGCGACAGTTTTATGGCCAGAATATATGATGGAAAATTTTTAGGACAAGATGGCGCAATTGCAACAGCCTTAAGTGGATTTAAAGATGTAGGAAAAAATGAAAGCGGAGTATTTAATTTTGATACTGCAAAAGGAATATTAGATCAAATTGGTGGAGGAATAATGAAAGCTGTTGGAAGTGCATTAGGTTCAATATCTGATATTTTTGGTGGAATTGGATTTTTAGATAAATTATCAGAAAGTGCATCCGAAAGAGGAAATGCACAATTAGATTCAAATCAGGCTAACGTGGCTAAATCAAGAATTGGAACATTATTAGGCAATATTAAAACAATGTGGCAAAACGAAATGATAACACAAACTATATTGCCAAATATTTAGGTCGGAGGAAATATATTAGTCGGAGAGCCGGTTGGAGAATGGCATTTAACTGTTGGCAATCCTCTTAATCCAATTATGGTTATTGGCAATTTAATATGCAAAAACATGAGAGTTGATTGGGAAGAAGAACTTGGTCCTGATGATTTTCCAATAGGATTTAAAGTGACATACTCATTAGAGCACGCAATGGCACGTGATAGTGATGCAATTCAATCTATGTTTAATAGAGGTATGGGAAAATTTTATACTCTTCCTGACTATATTTCTACAGCATCGGATCGTGTTACATATGTTGATAAATTTACAAAGGATGCAGGAACTGGTGATACTGGAACTATAGCATATAAGAAATCTGGATCTGAATCTCGTAAAATTCTTGGAAAAACTTATGACCAACAATATAGAATACCAGCAGGAAATAAAAATGTTTCTAATCATGGAAATCCAAATACTTAGTTAATAACTAAATATAATATGATTAATGTTGGGCCTTCTAGAAGTGTTCAAAGCCTGAGAAATGATACAGCAGTTAATATTGGAAATATTTCACGTATTAGATCATTAGCTTCAACTAGAAAATTAACTAATAATTAAAAATAAAATATGTTTACGAATACAATAGATAAAAAGAAATTTGTTACAGATAATAATGGGAATCAATTAGTAGATTTAGCGGCATCTATTTTTTCTAAATCTGCAGCTGGTTTGACTAATTATTAGACAGTTAAACTTAACAGCCATTATCAAATGCGTGCAGATAAAGTTGCATTTGCTGAATATGGAACAGATGAATATACAGAATATATTTTAAAATATTCAGGAGTTTCTAATCCATTTTCTATTGCTGAAGATGATGTATTGTTTATTCCAGATCCTGGGCAGGCAGAAGCATAGATGCAAGATGTTGAAGATGAAAAAACTGAAATAGCTAATCAGGTTCAAACATATTATAAATTTACAAATACAGATTTTAAATCAGATTCTAAGTCATATGACAATTTAGCTAATAAAGTAATTCCAAAAGGAACTCCACAACAAATAGAAAATGCAGGATTTACTGTTCCATATATCTCAGATGAAGGAACTGCAATTACTATTAAAAATGGACGTATGTATTTTGGAACTGATGCCGGCAATATTGCATCGCCTGAACAATATGCTAAAGAACTTGCAACAAAACTTGATGAAAAATGTGCAGTTAATGGAATGAGTTTAACTGATTTTGTCAGAGCTAGTATAGTTAATGCCGGTAAAAAAGAATAATTTTTAGAAAAATAATAAATAAATGCATTATCATTAATTTGGTAATGCATTTTTATTTTGAAACTTTAGCATTTTTTTTTATATAATAATTAAAATCAAATTGGCAAAATATGTATAAAGCGATAAAAGATTTAAAAGTCGGAGATGAAGTTTATTTGTTTAATACAATAATAGATAAGTCTGAATATACTTTAGCATCAACAATAAATAGTGCATGTGATTATAAAATTAATGTATATAAAGTAAAATCTATTCATGATATTGATGTATATATAGAGGAGAGAGTAGACCATTATTTGGTTATAAATGACACTAAACGAATAAAAGAAAAATATATTGAATTTGTTTTAGAATCTGAAACTAATGAAGAACTCACAATACGCATAAGTAAATATGCTAATAATAAAACATGTTTTGAAGGGTGGGGAACAAATTTATACATATATACAACAAAAGAAGAGATTTTCAATATTATAGAATCTCGAATAAATTCACTTAAACAATATATAGAAACCCTCACTAATAATTTAAATAATAATATAGAAAAATTTAATGCAATAAAATTATAATGGGAGCTAATTTATATTTCAATTTGTCTTTATATAAAGATAAAGTTGTTAAAATCACTTTAGAAAAAAATAAAGAGATTCCATATGTTTATGGATATTTAATTGCATTGCTTAAATACGATGAAGGAATGAAAACATATGTTCTTAGCCACCCATGTGACACTAAAACCAAAGAAATATTAGCAGGACAAGCAGCATTTGATCCTGTTGATGTTAAATCTATATCCGACGTTAATGAAGATGAATTGTCTGAATGGTATTCAAAATATTATGCATTTCATAAATCTATTATAAAAGAAAAAGGATATGATACATGTGAAGTAGATATTAAAGATTTAGAAATATCATTAAAGTTGGAAGCGAAATAAAGCTTCTATTTTTTTATTTGAAGAAAATGTATTAATTTTGCAACGAAATTAAAAATAATGTAATTATGGAAGAAAAAATGTTTACAGATGATCGCATGCCAATAACAAAAGAATTTCTTGTGAAAAATGGATTTGAAAAAAATCGAGATTATGGCTATTATATAGGACAATCTAATTCAGGATATCATATATACCTTGACAATAACTATTTATCTGTTCAAGCTGGTTATGATATTATTGAATTTGCGTGGTGTGGATATGTTCATGAATTGCAGCTTGCACTTGAATTATGTGGAATTAAAAAGAAAATTGTATTATGAAAATACTTCTAAGTAATGAAATGACATAAAAATTATGGGTAAAGTTTATATTGCAGGTCCATTTTCAAAACCAAGATTGAAAAAATCTCTTAAAGAGATGATAAAAATTGTCTCTAACCATTATGGAGAATCGATTCTTTATATTCCAATGGATTATAAAGTGCTTGGTGATTTTCAAAAGATAGATGGAACATGGAATCTTTCTAATGCAGAATGGGCCAAAAACGTTTACGAAAATGATATTAAACATTTGAATGAATCTGACATTGTTTTTGTTTTGAATGTTGGTTTATACAGAACTGCTGGAACTGTGTGGGAAGCTGGATATGCAAAAGGAAAAGGAATTCCAGTTATTGCATATATACCAGAATGGGCAAAGAAAAATGATATGTCATTAATGTTAATGAATAGTTATGATGGCTATATTGACAAAGACGGATATATTCATAAATTCACTGAAGAAGAATTATTGAAGTTTAATCAGAAATAAAGCTTCTATTTTTTAGTTTGAATAAAAAGTATTAATTTTGTATTGAAATTAAAAATATTAAATATTATGTCAGAAATAAAAAGTCAAAAGCGTATTGGAAACATTGAATGCCGAACTGTAGTATCATTCAATAGACACAAATATATCGAAATTATTCGATGGGTTCCAAATTCTTTGTATGGAAAAGAAGATGAATTTGAAAAATCTCCATTTAACAGCAAAACAAAGAATTGTGTAGTATATGATGATAGTTGTTTCAAAAATTCAGAAGTTTGCTATACAATAGCAACTATTGATTATTCTGACGAGCCAGATATCAAAAGCGTCGGGATGCGAGCTTTTGATTTGGATGAGCAAGATGAAAAAGATTTCAAAAAACTTATTCGTTATGCATATCAATATGTCGTTAAAGAGTTTTAATATTGGAAATTATCGATAATTATGAAAAAGACATGGATTTATTATGGAGTATTTTTCTCCAACAACACAAAGCAAGTTATTTTAGAGCATGCTAAACATTGGATTTATAAAAAATTCAATAATGATATTCCTGAGAATTGGAAAATTTATTGTGATCATATGACGCTGGTTTTCAATGATGGAACATATGAAGCGCAAGAAGATGCGGATTTTTATGAGAAATGGGCACTTGGACAAACTGGATCACTTATAATTACAGATATTGGTATTTCTAATAAAGCTATTGCATTTAAAGTAAAATATACAAGTAGAATTACCAATAAAACTCCGCATATTACTGTTGCTGTTGCGCCAGATGCAAAACCAGTTAATAGTAATGATATTGAGAATTGGTATAAACTTGATGAATATTTTTATGTATCAGGCAAAATTAATAAAGTTGTTCCATCTAAAAAATAATAATTATGGAAAATCAGAATGACATTAAAAATATAGATCTTTCACAATTAACAGATACTGAGTTGGCATATTTACATTTGCAAGCGAATTGTATTTATGGATATGGAAAATATATTGATACACCTGAATATATAGAAATGTATCAAAAAATTATAGCAGAAATGCAAAAACGCTCTAAAGTAAATTAATAATTAAAATTAAATAAATTAATATGGTACGAGAACTTAGAACATTGGTAGTGACAGAGGAACGTCACCCTATTGAGCAAGATGTATGGGATGCATGGAACTTTGCACAAGAGAAACATTGTTATGTTGAATTGAAATGGTTTATTCCTCATTATGGATGGAAAGCGTGGTTTATTGATCCAAATAAAAATACCATTGAGGAACTATTGAGAAACCTACATATTATGGAGGGTTAATTATGAAAGCAGAATTTACAAAAACAATTAAATCTGAAATTGAAATAAATTTTCAGAAAGTTTTTGATTTTATTAAATCTGAATTAGAGAAAGTTCCTGTATATAACAAATCTGTTTCAAAAGAACAAATCTATAATGCATTCAGAACTAATCCATTCTATTATTTAGTTAAAACTAAACAGATTAATAAAGATATAGATGTCAATGATAATAAAGCAATGTTTAATTCTATTGTTGACAAGTTTTTCATTTTCTGTATGAAATGTGAAACAGTATCTTATTATGTTCTTAAGGGTGGTGAAGTTCTTGCTAATTATAATGATAAAGAAATGGCATCAATATATGCTCACAGAATGGATGGATATATTATTGAAGTATAGTGAATTTGAAACCAAAAATAGAAGAACCGTTTACAGTTGCTGGAACAATATCAAATAAAATTTTAATATTTGATATTGATGACACATTGATTTATAGTAATGCAACTATATATGTAGTCAAAGACGGGAAACGAATCAAGGAACTTACTCCAGCCGAATATAATGATTATGTTTGGCAGGAAGGTGAGTCATTTGATTATTCTAATTTTGATTCTTCTAAATTGTTAAATAGTGCAAATTTTACAAAATACTGGGATACTTTAAAACGTGAATATGCAAAGGGAACACATATTGCAATTTTGACAGCTCGTGGAAAACCAGCAATGATTAAAAAATTCTTTTTGAATAATGGGATTGATATTAAAGATGATTTGATATTTTGTTGTGCATATTCAAAATTTCCATGGAAAGGCCCAATTCAATATAAAAAAGCAAAAGTAATTGAGTATTTGACAGTACTTGGATATAATACATTGGTTTTCTTTGATGACAATTTGCATAATTTAGAAACAGCAAAACAACTAGAAGATTTATACCCATCAATAAAAATAATAACAGTTCACGCAAAACTTTAAAAAAATTATAAAAATGAAAACTTTAAAAACATTTATATTTACGCATAATGACTTAGATGGAGTTGGTTGTGGAGTTATTGGAAAATTATATTTTCCAGATGCATATGTTCAATATTGCAGTTATGACAATATTGATGATACATTGCTATATTTCCTAAGTCATAATAAAAATATCCTATCAGAGATGCGAATTATTATTTCTGATATATATTATAAACAAGAGAATTCAGATATCACAGAGATGCTCAGAATGGCTGGTGAATTGATTATTTGTGATCATCATGCAACATCTGCTTGGTTAAATAATGTTATTTTCCAGCATAATAGTTTTATAAATGTTGTGGCTGACAGTGATGTATGTGGAACAAAGATTTTATTTAAAACAATAGATGCTTTATATCCAATGTCAAGTAGCACAAAAATTCTTGAGTTTGTTGAAAATGTCAATAGATGGGATGTATGGCAATGGGTTAAATATCTTCCAGAAACAAATGATGTTGAGCAATTAAAGCATGCTATTAATCATAATATGGCATTTACACTAAACGGGGCAGTTTATTTTTATGGCATCGAGAATTTTGTCAATAAAATGTTAATGTATTTTCATGATTTTATTGATTTTGATGATATTGTGTCTGAAAAATTGGTCGAATTCAATACTAAACAAATTGAATCACTAACAAATTATAAAGTTTGGCATTATGTTTATACAAGTATACAATATGGAGAAATTCCATATGCAATGATTAAATTGAATTCACCTAATATTAGTCTAGCATCTATTCTTTGTAAATCTGCAATAAGAAATGAAGATAAATTTTTGGCAATTTATATTGATGACGATAAGGATGCAGTATCATTGAGATGTAATGCTGAAGGAATTGATTTGTCTGTTATTGCAAAGGAATGCGAAGGTGGAGGGCATAAAGATGCAGCCGGATGCAAAAGATCTGTATTGTGTAATTATAGTGATAGTAAAATTCTAAATAATTAATCATATGGAAGAGAAAAAAGAAAATATTATTAATGTAGATTTCCAAGGTTGGCCAGAATTCAAAATGTCTATTAAAGATATTATTGAAAAACTTGGAGCAGTTTATAACAAAGAAACCAATAAATGGGAAATTCCAAATGAGGGCTGGCTTGATTGTTTTCCAACGATTATTGAGGATGATGGAATGGGATATTGGGTTAATGAACAATATATTATTGACGTTGATGTTGACAAAATTAGAAACACCTGTAATATTTGGCGCGATATTGCACTAGAGAATGCACCACTTTATGTAGAATTAGGATTGTATCCTGGAAGGTTTTTCACAATTGACGGCGTAGAATATAACCTTAGTGAAATTAAAAAGCAGGATGACAAATATGTAGCAATATGCATGATTTGGAACTATAATGAAACCAGTGATGATGCTGGGAACATAGTAATAGAAAATCCTTGCAGTGGCTGGAAAGAATTTGATTTGGATTATGTTCTTGAGCATATAGAAAAATCTGATAATTTTCTTCAGAATGAAGAAGACCAGGAAGACATATTCTATAATCCATCTTAATAATAAATATATTGATGGAAAACAATAACTAGAAATTATATAGAGAAATTATATGTGTAGTTTCCTAGAGTGTCAAAAAGATGCTTTAGGAAACTGAATCTTTTGATTTCAATGACAATTCTATTTTGAATGAAGATTTAGTTATCAGCCAGTCAATGAGAGAAAAACGTCCAGGTTTAAATGATGAATTAGTTATTGAATTGAAAAACAGATTGTCAAAAGGTGAAGTCAAATTCTCATTTAGAAAATTGAATGACAGATTGAGACGAGCCAGAGGAACTGTTGATTTGAATACAATATTGAAAGAAAATCCAGATTTTGGAGAATGGGACAAAGAATACTAGCCATTGAAATTGAAAAACCCATATGTGATTAGATATTATGATCTAGACAAAAAGAATTGGCGAAGTTGTGATGTTAGTCGATTATTAATTATTATAGAATGAAAAGAGGAGAAAATCAAATTCTCCTCTTTTTATTTTTAATGGTGGAACTTTGTACGACTTTAGGCTGCTAGTTCCACCGTTTGTTTTCTCGTTTCGAGGCACATTATTAACATACTGGACGAATACTAAAACCATTACACCGAATGTCATAAGTAATGCCAATATCGTCTGAATAGAAATATAAGCAGCAAGCATTGTGAGGGGTATTTACATAAAGACTTGAAGGCCATAAACAACAATAAGAACCAACATCGTAGATATTGGAACCATAATAATAACCAGCAGCTGGGATAAATAATGAAACGGATAAATCAGTTTCTTTTTCAACAAATCCATAATCAGTATTATATTCAGCTAGGATAGACATTTCTGCGTCTTTGAACATTGACGTACGTATATCACTACCAATCATTGCATTTATTTCATCTAATGTATATACTAATATTTCTGCCCACGCTTCATCAGTTATTTCACCTTCTGTGATTGGTGAATATAAAGTAACATTTTTGAATGCTGGCCGTGTTATTATGGCCTTTGTAAATACTCTACCATTCAAACCTTCAATGTTATTATAATTTTCTACCCAACTACTAGTTGTTCCACCTATCAATTCTTCAAAATCCTCTTTAGTAGGCATTCTCCATGCAGAATTTGTTACGGTAACCACATCATCAGTTGAAACTAATTGTGTCAACTCATCTGTATATCCTTCATTGCCGTAGTTTGAATCATTACAATATTTGGTTAATTTATTATAATCGCCATTTGCATATTTATAATTTTGTGTTGCATCATTAGGATCTTTCCAATCATAATATGTTTTAGTTTGTAATTCACCCCATGCATAATAGCCACCATACCAGGATTCTGCTGTATTGCCATTTGTAGCACCAATGTTTTTATTATACCATAATGTTCCTGATGGTAATCCAAAGTCAACAAAACCTTCTGGAATAACTTTAGCTCCTTCACCAAATAAATTTCCATTATTATCTAAAGCAATAATAGGCCTTATAGGATTATCTTTAGCATCCTAAATGTTATTAACTTTAATTACATGTTTCATATTTTTAATTTTATTTTTTATTCAATATATTTATTCCAACATAAACTTTTCAAAAATTTTATTTATAATAATTAAGCAAAATTATAATTAGACAATGAAATACGAGATAGAAATTAATAATGAAGTGAAAACTATTGAAGTAAGGGATAAACAAGTTATCCTTCTTCTTCAAGGCTGTCCTGCATCCGGAAAATCTACATTTGCAGAGAAATTATGTCAAGCATCCAAAGAACATGATGGGTCTCGTGGCATTAATAGATTCAAATTTATTACTGTTTGCCGCGATGATACCAGAATTGCACTTGGAATTAAAGTTGGTGATTTTTCAAGAGAAGATGAAGTGACAAAATCCCAATTTAAACAAGCAAGAGAAATTCTAGATCTTGGATATTCTCTTATTGTCGCTGATACTAATTTGAATCCAAAATATCAAAAACCATGGGAAGAACTTGCCGAAGAATATGATGCAGAATTTCAAAAGCTTTTGCTTTATATTCCATATTGGGATGCCATTAAACGCGATAAAGCCCGTCCTGTAACAGTTGGAAGAAAAGTTATCGAAAGATTTTATAAAACTTATTTTCCAGAAAGATTTATAGATGAATTAACAGACAAACGCCCAATTAATGAATCATATAATGCAATGAGAGAAGACTGTGTGATTTGTGATTTAGATGGAACTATTGCATTGCATCAAGGAAGATCACCATATGAATGGGATAAAATTCCAACAGACAAAATGGATGTCAGACTGGCAAGAATTCTTAAGATGTATTATGACAATGGAGTTAATATTATCTTTTTATCTGGACGTCCTGCACATGTTTATGCAACTACTATGGAGTGGCTAGACAAATCATTTACAGATCTTGGAATTGATTTGAATTATCAATTGGTTTTGCGTCTGGAAACGGATAACAGAAAAGGTGCAATAACTAAAAAAGAATTATATGAAAAATTAATTGCAGAATATGGCTATAACACATTATGTGTTTTTGAAGATTCTATTACATGCACAGAAATGTGGAGAAATTTGGGATTATTGACATGTCAAGTTGCAAATGGAGAATACTAAAAATAACTAAAAAATTATGTTAAGATATTTAAGATATTTTATGCCAGATGGCATAGATGACAAAGGAAAATTCTGGTATGGTATTGGACATGAAAATTATGACAAATATTATACTTTTTCAGAATGGTTAAATGCTGTAAGTACTCCGTCATATTATCATGGAGATATGATAGTTGATAAACCGCTATTTAAATTATGGCGTACACGGACATTTAACATAACGTATGATGTCTGTGGGTATTTCAGCCCATATCCAAAAATAAACATTTCAATATTTGGATTTCATTTTTGTTTTGTTCTCCCATTTAGGAATAATTGGACAGATGAATGCGATCCGCCATCATATGGAATAGCTGTTCATAGTAATACATTTTGGATTTATTTAGGCGGTGAAGGAAATATGAAGGGCGGAAGAAAATGGTGGACATGGAGCATTCCGTTTTTTACAAAAATTTATGTAAGGCATGATGTTGAATGCAATGTTGACGGGGAAATAAAAATGATTCCATATGAAAATCTTGAAAGCACTGGTAAAAATTATATTCCACTTAAAGAAAATAAATTAGTTAATGTTCATACTTATGATTATACTGATATGTATGATGGAGAAGTTATTCCATGCAAATATTGGGTAGAAGAACGAGAATGGAGGCCAAAATGGCTGACACGGACAGGACTTTTTAAATATGTTAAAAAATATATTGAAATTGAATTTGACAAAGAAGTTGGAAAAGGAAAGGGAACATGGAAAGGCGGTTGTATTGGGTGTAGTTATGATTTGAAACCCGGAGAAACACCCGAAGAATGCTTAAAACGAATGGAAAAAGAAAGAAAATTTTAATTATGAATAATGATAAAATAGTATATGTTCAGCTAGATACATGGGATGATATGAAAGACGCATCTAAGTATCTTGAAGAACTTGAAGATGGAAAACATGATAATGAAATCAATTATTCTGAAGTATGGTATGATATGGCAAAAGTTTATTGCATTACAACATCTGAATTATATATTGAAAAACACCCAGAACTTAAACAACATATTTTAAGTGATACATATATGTCAACCACCGTGTTTGCCCAATATTTTCCAGAATATAATCCAAATAATTTTGGTATAAAATATCGAGGAGAATATGAAGGTTGGGCACCATATAAAGATTTAAATAAACAAATAGCAAAACATTTTCAAAAAAAATAATTAAATAGAGGCAAAAATAAAGCTTCTATTTTTTAATTTAAAGAAAAAGTATTATTTTTGCAACGTAATTAAAAATAACGCAAATATGACAAATACTTTAACAAAAACATTAAAAAGCCTTGCAGACAATGTTATTTATGCTGAAACTACATTGTCAGAGTATTACAAAATCGGTTGTATCAAAGTTCGTTTTTCAGATCATATGGTAAATGATATGGACTGCGATTTAGCAATTTTTTGTAATACTGTTCATAAACAAAATGTTTATATTGTTATTCCAATGGTTGGAACTTATAAAGAAGTTCAATGGTTTAGCAATGTAGCAGGTGTTGTTGATTTTATTACGCGGTTTGAGTCAATGGCCCGTATTATGCTTAAGAGCCCGGTACCTGCAGATAATCAAGATGAGCGTCAAGCATCTAATGTTATTGCAAAACAAATAGAAGCAAGTGAAAAAGTTAGTTATACTGAATGGTGTAAACAATTATCATACATGTATGATTGCAAAAAATTTGATTTTAAAACGATGTTAGATACAATTTATGCTATTGATCCATCCATTAAAATGATTAAAAAACTTAAAAAATATGGTGATCTTAACGCTGAATTGAAATATAATGCAATAATGGCAATTTATAACAGTGTTAAAAAGTGTGATTTACAATAAAAATAAAATTATATGTTAAAAGTACCAGAGAAAATATTTATTGACAGTCCTAAAGGATTTGAAAAATTTAAGGCAGATGTTATTATTAAATTTGAAAGAAATAATATCACCTGTCCAGTTGAATTCCCATGTATCGCAGTTTGCACTATAATTAATGAAAACGATGGCTATTGTCATTGGGTGTCACTTAATATTAAATATGTTTATAAATCAGATTTTTTATAATTATGGAACAAAAAATTATTTTAGACAGATTGAGTCCAGAAGAACAGAAAATTGTTAATGATGTTCTATCAGCTATTGCAGTTAAAGACAAACATAATAATATGAAAAAATGGGTAGAATGGTGTAAAGATGAAATTCAATTTTCTGCACCTCGTCATGACGGGTATGATATTGATGCTTGGTTAGATGAATGCGAAGTATGGTTGCTAAAAATGGCAGATGCAACAAACATAAAGTTTAGTACAGACGATATATGTGATTTCAGACGTATGTTATACAATTGGGTAGTGGAACAATATGAAAATATTGCATAAATTATGGAACAAAAAACTTATTCAATTCAAGATGTAATTAGTTTTATTACTTCATTACCTTTTTAAAAATTCAGTCACCCTTATTTTTCAAGTGATGAACATATTTATGGAGATAGCCAAGGACATCTTTGCGATGAAAGTGGGTGCCAACTTCCGCAAGGCAAATTTTGGAATTTGCGAATGAACACAATGAAAGATGGGTGGTTTATGGTAGATTAATTTTAGCTTCTATTTTTTAATTTGAATAAAAAATATTAATTTTGCATTGAATAATACTTTAAAACATTTAAAATTATGACACTTGAAGACGTTAAAAATGCAGGTTATCGAGTTTTCGGAGCCTATGGAGCAGATCATCGAGATTTTTCTCATATGCATCAAATCTATGATGGATATGCATATCATGGAATTATTGAAGTCGATGGAAAGAAAAAGTTTTTCCGAGTAACCCTTATTGAGGATTGCCCTCTTTATGATGTTCGTATTCGAATTAAAACTATTGATGATCTTAAAGCTGCACTTAAGGAATATTTTCCAGTAGACAGCAGTGACTGTCATTATTATGATATGTATAATGTGCAAATTCGTGACATATATCGGGTTGATGCATTTGTCTATGGAATTATAAAAGAATATGGTTTTAAACACAGCGAAAGACACTCATATAATGAAAATACTACAACATATCAACGTCAAATCGGAAATAAACGGAACTTACTCTTGGACATAGATACAAAGAATTTCAAGTTTCAGGCATATTTTGGAGATTATTCATGGACAGAAGCAGATTTCAAAATGTGGGATACAGAATCAGTAAAGACCGCATTATCTCAAGTGATGATGGTTCCTGTTCTGACAGAAGTCGGTTCTGGATTTGATTTACTCGTAAAGATGCCGTCACAAGCTAATACCGCTGATATTAAAACTGCAGATATTGGTTTGCTTTCTGCATTTGGTGCAAAACCTGACGATATTCGAGCAAAACTTGAATCAGCAAAAGCAAATATTGAGAAACTTTTAGCAACACTTTAATATTTAAAATTATGAAAATCTATTTAATTCCAATTGCTATTATAGATGAAGAGAATGAAAGAGAAATCAAGAAAAAAACTTTTGGTCTCGAACTTATAGATGCACCTAATTTCTGGTATCTTCACGGCGCTTTGCAACATAAATTTATTTTTGACAAAGCATATATGTATGTTGATTGGGAGACATATAAATCCGATATTGTGGAAACAAAAGATGAAAGAAATTATCTTGTTCCAGGAATTTATGATGTTGAAGTTGAAGAATATGACAAACCATGCAAAGCATTTATGTGGCAATCAGAAGAAGGAGGAAGAACTGTGCTTCGAGGATTAGTGGTGGATCCAACAGTTAAAGAGGATCTTGAAGATGCTCAAAAGAAATATGAGGAGAAACCTCTTATATTGTAAAAGAAAAAGGAGAACTTTTAATTATTAGTTCTCCTTTTCATTTTCTTGTTCTTTCATTTTGTCTTTATAGCATTTTCTGCATATCACTGTATATAATTCATCACCAGCGACGCAAGTTTGGGCACCTGAAATTGCTAGCCTTCCATCTTTTGTCATTCTTGCATTAACTGAATTTTTTCTTCCGCATTCACAAGTTGATTTTATTTCATCAATTTTGTCTGCAATTTCAAACAATCGCTTTGAACCTGGAAACAAATGTGTTTTAAAATCAGTTCTCAATCCGAAACAGTAAACATCAATATCTAAATAATCAACAATATCACTTAATTGATCTACTTGTTCTTCAGATAAGAATTGGGCTTCATCTACTATAATCCATTTCAATTCTGGAACATTTTTATTCTTTTTAATATAATTATTTACAAATTCAAAAATATTGAAATCTGAGGCAACAGAAATGCATTCTCGCTCAATTCCATTACCAATTCTAGATTTGATTATATCTCCTCCATCTCTAGTGTCAATACTAGATTTGAATATTAGAAAATGAATATTACGCTGCTCAAAATTATAAGCTGTTGTCAATACTTGAAGTGATTTTCCAGAAGCCATTGTTCCATAACTAAAACGCAGTTTTGCATGCATAGATTAATTATATTTTTATTTTGATATATATTTTAATAAAATATATGTTGATAGTTTTTTCATGATAAATATAAAAACTATATCATTTTTATTTAAATGGCTTTAACTATTGAAGAAGTTTAGAAATATACTTACGGGACTGATTATTTTCTAGTAGATCACCGACCTGGAACTGACTTAGCCCCTATTACATATAATATATCTTATGATGGAAATGAATTTACATTTACTCCATCTGAAGTTATAAAGGACAATACCTGTAGTTATGCAACTGCTAAAATATCTGATAAAAGTTTATTATCTGGAGTAACTAAAATTATGGCTCTTGCTACTTCATTTGCTGTGCAATATACTTCAAGCAAATCATTAGCAGAAGATGAAAAAGATAAACGATTTATATTTACTAGAGAATTTGGTAAAGAAAATATGGTTGATTTATATGTAAATTATACAAATAATATGGTATTTAATGAAGATGCTGAAAAATTTAAATTACTAAAAAGTTTCATATTTCCATCAAATCGCTTTAGCAAATATACAACTGATATATATAGTGGATATCAAGAAAAAGAATTATTGCATATACCATTTCATAAATCTGTTTATCCAGTTTTAGTTCCTCGATATGGAAATACAACAGTTGACAAATCCCCATTAAAATATTATAAAGATTTTTTGCTGGCATTTAATAGAGAAGAAGGCAGATACTTTTCTGATTTTGAAAAAAATAATGGTAAAGCCACAATAGTAGATATATTAAGTGGTTTATAGGTAAAAGAACAAATAGATGTTTCAACTAAATTGGTTTTATTTGGAGTATGCAATAGATTTGGATTTGAATATAAAGGTTGCAAAGGCATATGTGCTATCTTATATATAAATCACAAAATATCTGTAGATGAATATGTGCTATTTAAAGAAAAGTGTGATGAACAATTAGAAAAATATCTAAAGCAATTTAATATAAATTTAACTGTCGATGATGTTAAAAATATGACAACTGAAAAATTAAAATCATTATATGGAGATGATTTTAGAAAAGTTGCATTATTAACTAAAGTGTGTGGTTATGTAAAAGACCCAAGAGAAATTAAATCTGATAGAGGAGGTCACCCATTTAATTATTATAACAATGATGACAAATATTCAAATGAATATGGAGTAAATCGTTGGGCTGGAATTAAAAAATATTATCCAGAATTATTTAATGGTTTAAAAACTATATTAGATTATTTCTTATCGCTAAAAGATGACTATAGCAATAAATTCAAAAAAGAATATATGGCTAGAATAAATCAATTAGGCAATAAATATATGAAAAATTTGGTAATCGACAAATCTCAATTGGGCGATGATCCAAATAAAATAATAAAATATATTAAAAACTATTTAAATGATTTAGGAGAAACTAATATTGATAATTGGGAAGATTTAATTGATGTTCTTCATATGGTTTCTTAGGGGATTTTAGATATTTTTAGTGACATATATACAGAACAGTATAAAGAAGATATTAGAAATTATAGTTATGAACATCCAAAAGCAAAAAGTGCAGAATTGGTAACATTTTATGTTGAAGTTCTAAAAGCCCTAGAAAAATTATTTAACTATCATCCATTTGAAGTATCATATTTGCCAGAATCATTAAAAAGCATGTTGTCTGATTACAAATATACAGATTTACAAATATTTTTAAATTTTTTGTTTATAATGGAATATCGGGTTTATTGTAGAATATTTAATAATGATTAGTTATTAGATTTTAAACAAAGACTGGTTAAGGGCGAAAAACCAAATGGCAGAGATAAATTATTCAGAATATATAAAGTTGATATTAAAGATGCATTAAAAACTTTAAATGTTAATTTCTTTATTGCCAATAATAACACTTCTAATATAACATAGAATAGAAAATTTGAAGGTATGCTTCTTAGAAGTACTAGTACAGATGATAATGATAAAATATATAAATATCCTAGTGATGTTATGGAAAAATTTGTTAATACAATTTTGTCAAGTGGTCCAGTTTCATTTGAATTGATTTGGTATGACATTCGAGGTGAAAATAGAATAACTTTAGAAGAGCCAATCAATGATTATGAACCTGCTGAATAGCCGCGTGAAAATGTATTTGGGTACAATACGTCAGTAGATGATATAATTAAAGGATTTGAGTTGGACGAAAATACTATTAGTAGATTTATGGATTATAAAATTATTTTAAAATTTGATGAGAAAGCCGTAAATGCAAATTTAAATAAGTTAAAAGCCATTTTAGATGATGCAGAAAAAGAAATAGATAGAGAAAAAGAGGGTTGATATTACATTTGGGGATAGATGATAAAAACTAAAATAAATAATTTGAAATATAATTACTAAACGGTTATGATAAATTATTTAAAAGACATAAAGAAGGAAACCTTAATTGGTTAGTTGCCTGATATTATTAACAGCAACAATGAATCTCTAAGAAATGAATTTGATTGGTATTTTGATTCATCATTAAACAGATTAAAACGATCTGTTTATGCACCAACTGGAAGTGTAAAGGCACATTTCGGCGAGTTTGTTAATCTGTCATGTGAATATTTGACAATCAAAAATGAGGAATCTATTAAAAATTCTATTCAGAGTGCAGTTGAATTAGTTATTACTGATTCATTTGATTCATCAACAAAGCAATTAACAAATCATAATATATTAAATAACAGATTTGTCGATTCTCAATATGAAGGAACTACCGAATATGCTCATGATTCAGCTGCTATTGTTTATGAAAAAGAAAATGGTCAATATGTCACAGTTAAAGATATATTGGATAATATTAATAATGCATCATTGGATGAAGTTTATGATGTTGTAAATCATTGCGATTCATCTATTATAGAATTTACAGAAGAAATTAAATATTGTGTAGATACAGTTGAAGAATTTAAAGATGAAGTTATTCATCAAAACACTTCTATAAATGAAATTGAAAATGATATTAATGTTATAAATTCAAATATTGAAAGTATTAATACATCAATAAACGGTGATGAAGAAAATATATAGAATTTAAACAATAAAACAAACAGTTTATTTGATGACATAGAAAATATTTCATCTAATATACAAACTATAAATAGTTCTATAAATGGTATTGTTGAAAAAAATATATTGCAGGATAGCTCTATAAATAAAAATTTGCAAAATATTAATAATATAAACAGTGCTATCAATAACATAAATATTAACATTTCAAATATTAATAAAAATAATATTATTCCAGACGCTGGTGGCGAGACTTATTATTTTGAACCAATGCAAAATAATATAATTGATGCTGAAATAATAAATGACGGTGACATACTTAATATCGGGTTTGCTGGAGAGTTTGATCCGTGTGAATATGAATATAAATTTAGTTTTATTATAAAGCCCGGAGTGGCAACAATGCAATTTTGTATTCCTGATATATATTTAGGTGATGATGATATATATATTAATAATGATAATGATGAATATAAAATTTAGTATGATGCTGGTTATTTTACAATAACAAAAAATCCGGACGATGATATATTATATAATATTAAATTTAATAGATATCAAAAATATGATGGGAAAATGATAACTATTTTGAAATATGAAAAATGTTATTTAAATATTGTCGGCTGAATAAAAATTATTCAAATTTAAAAATAAAAGTAATTAAATAATAACAATATATTATGGGAAATAAAAAGACACCATTATTACAAAAATTAAGAGATGTTGGCGGAACATTATATGTTTTTCCATCAGCAACTGAAGATATTGGATTAAACCTCTAGTCAACAACTACTGGTGTAGCAATGTCACATTTTGCATTGTTAAATATTCCAGATATTTCAATAGATAATTGTTTAAAAGAAACTACACATACCATCAGTACACAAAATGGTAATGAGGCACTTGCAATATCATTGCAAAATTATGCAATGAACTTTGAAACATATTTAACTAATAGAGATGAATATAATTATCAAAAATTAGAAACTGTTTCTGAAAAAGTTTTCTGGCATTGGGCAATGCATGTCGGTATTTTAGATCCTGCCGGTGTTTCTAATGCATCAACTGGAAATCAAGATGTTTATATTGAAAATGCATATAATGATGATAAAGAGAAACCAGACAATACTGTTTTGAAATGTTTTGGTGCTATTGATGCCGGAAACCAATTATCAACAGAATTTGGAATGTTTAATGAAACATATGTTAATATTCCAACTTCTTGGGGTGCCGGTCCTGTTTATTTGAAAAGAACCGATAGTGATAATTTCAAATTAGACACACAATATTATATTAATAATGCCGATCATCTTGAAGGTCGTGAAGATGAAAATGCATATTATTCATATACTGGTGGACAAGATTATCCATTCTTTGATTTTATTGAATCAGACAACCATGAATATAGAATTGATAAAGTAAATGATGGATTTGAAATCCTTAAAGATTTGAATCAAATTCAAACTGTTTCTAGAAACAGATTCAGCAAAGATGATTTAGTATTTGATTCATATGATGATATTAATATTGACGTTGAAAATAATTTGAATGTTGACCAAGAATTCCAATTTAATGCAATATTGTTATATTATAGTGTATATGATCAAGATGATTTGGTTAAAACCCCATATGCAACTAATTTGTTTGGAGTAATTTTCTTAGATGGTGCAAGATTTAAAGATAATGACACAACAACATTCTATATTCCTCCTATTACTAAGAGAAAATCTACAACCAAACAATTTGGTAACAGTTATTCATTCAGGGTAAATCTCAAAACAATGTCAGTATATGACAATACAGATGCAATCATTCAAGACAATACTACAATATCTGGAGTAAATGCAGTTGAATTCTCTGATGCCATTTCTAATATGAATCGGGCTATTGATATTATGAATTCTAATTTGACAACGACAATGAAGATTCAAGATCAATATGCGTCAATTCTAAGTTATTATGATAATTTTGAAGATGATTTGAGAGATATTTCTACTTGTTTAAATGCATATCTTAAAGGCACACGGTCGTCATTTATTGATACTAGTGTAGTTTATGCAAATGAAATTAGAACATCTGAATCACAGAATTCATTTGCTGATAATCAAATTTTAATCAGATCACATAAAGGAACTACAGATGCAAGTGGAAATATTTTATATAATGATCCAGTTATTACAATTAAAGATACTAGTGTAGCAATTCCAATATTAGAAAATTCTAGTATGTGGACAAAGAAATCATATGTAGTCGTGGATGATATGTCAGAAAATGATATAAATATTGATGACCCATCATCTTAGGAAAATATTTTAATTAAAACTGCTAGCAGAACTATAGAAAAGGCATTTGATCCGGAAACAGGTTTTGCAGTTAAATTAAAAATATCTAATGGTGATTTTACTGAATTTGCATCAAATAATGAATTATATATTGATCCAGAATCTCCAATATTTAATGTAGACTCTAATGAAAATTTAAATTGTTTAAAAGATGGAAGCAATAATATTAATTATACTGCTATTATTTCATATTTAGTTGTTGAAGTTCAACGATTAAGAGCCGCATTAAAAAACTCTGGAATTTATCAAGATTTAAGTGATTTAACAGATGATGAATTCTATGGTGAAATATTCAGAACAAATCCGCCAAATAATACAGATGAGCTTGGTTTTGAATAATTTGATAAAGGATGGATTATTTTATCCATCCTTTTTGATAAAATAAATATCATATATAGAAAATATTATATAAAAAATTATAGCAAAAAATACTTCTAATGGAATTAGAGAATTCGTTAAAAACTCTTTAAATTCATATTATAAAAATTTTCAAGTTAAGATGGCAGATGCTCCATAGCCATTTGGCGGAAATTCTACAATTAAAATGGTCAATGACGGCGGTGTTTATGTTTATGATATTGGTGGTTATGAGGGAATTTCAATTCAAAATGTATCAACTTTATAGAAAGTTATAAATACTGCTGAAACTGATATAGTATCTATCAAAACTGATATTAATACATTAGAAAATAATATTCAAGATTTAAGTGCACGTGTAATTATTAAAAATATTGATGCTGGAAATAATATTAAAGTAGAAAAACCTAGTGATGCGACTGTTAAAATCTCTGCAATTGGCTATTTATATAATGAAGAGAAAAAGAGTTTTGCAGAAGGTTATAATACATATGCGTCTGGAACATATTCTCATGCAGAAGGTGGAACTACTAGAGCAGCCGGAACAGCATCACATGCAGAAGGTGGATTATCTGAAGCTATCGGTGTATATTCGCATGCTGAAGGATATTATACGACGGCATCTGCTTTTGCTGCCCATGCTGGTGGATATTATACAATTGCAGATCAAATGTATGAAACTGTTATTGGTAAATATAATTCAACAAATTCCACTGGGGATTTATTTGTTATAGGATGTGGTGACAGTAGTAGTAGAAGTAATGCAATGCGAGTAAATGCGGTTGATGAAGATGGCAGTCAATCAATATATTGGTATTTTAATGATGATACATATTTAAAATATTGGGGCGATGATGATAATCTATTGTTAAATCACCATAACGGTTGTGTAAGTATTGACTCTGACGGTGATTTACGTATGTAGGGATCTTCTAGTGATTCATATATGTGGGTATATTCAAACGAGGCTGGTATTCAAAGTAGTGCAATTAATCTAAAGGGAGTAGGCGGCCAGAGTGCTGGTGTTATTTCCATGAGTGTTAAAGGAGATGGGCAGGATACAGATTCCAAAATAGCAGAGATTGATTATAATAGCATTGATAATCTCAATCGTGCGTTGCAGACTCCTGATTCTATTCCTACAAAGAATAGTGATAATTTAATTACTAGTAACGGTGTATATAATGAATTACAAGATAGGCCTACAAGAGACGAGGTTGGACGGACAGTGCGCGCTATGCTTATATTAGCCAAATCTTCTTACCCTACGGCTTGTCAAGGACAAATAATATTTTCACTTAACTTTCAGGAATATATAGAGACATACACTGATGCTAATAGAAAACTTTGGACAATCTATTTATGGGATGATGGTAGTGCAGATTATTTTACAATATCAAGTCCTGCTAACTTAGCAGTACACGATAGAATATATGAATATACACAACAATCAATAGATGCTATTAAAAATAATACTAACAGTGATATTGAGAATACGCTGGCTCAATTTGTTTTTGATGAAGTTGCTAATATTTAATAATTTTTATTAAAGCACTGGCAAATCATATGTTTAAAAATTTAATAAAAATAAATAATAAAAGAAAATATATTTAATTAAAAATATGAATAATTTATCATTAGAGCTTTTAGAAGCATATGCTGAAGTTTTAACAGAAAACCAAGCTAATAAATTATATGAATCTAAAACTGGAAAACAATATCAAAAACAATTATTTGAAGACAATGAGTTTCACATGAATCTCGATCCTATCACTATATTCAGAGAAACTAAAATGCAAAAAGGACAATTTGCAAATTGGTTAAATGAAAATTGTCCAGTTGTTATGAACAATATTTCATATAAATTGTCAAGTGATGGAATTGAATTCAGAACAAAAGACAGAAATGTATACAGAAAACTCCAAGAAGCATTAATAGCTGGTGGATTTTCTAGCAAAAAAATTGTTGAAATTAGAGATAAAAAATTTTAATTAATTGAATTATGAGTGTAAGAGTTAGATTAAATGATAAAGATTTTTTCCAATCTCCATTTGTTATTGGATCTAGATTAAATGAAGCCGACGGTGATGCAAATCAAGCAAATGTTGAAAATACAGAAACTCGACCATCTGCAGTTGATGTATTTAATTGGACTATAATGAAAAATTTTGCTAATATGGCTAATTAGACATTTGCTGATTTTAAAAATATTAAAGAACTACAACAAGTTCAATGGGTTGAACCAAAAACCCCAGCTAAAGAAAATCAAAATGTTGAAGGTTATGTTAAAGGCGTCCAAGAATTTTTAACTGCAAATATTGAAGCAGTTAAAAAGTTTGTTGACGCGTCTGCACAAAAACCTACACAACAACCTCAACAACAATAAAAATAATAGAATAATACATGGCTAGTTCAAAATATAGATTTGATATGAATATAGGACATTATGTTCTATTATTAGAGGGTGAAGCTCCTCAAGCTGATGGAACCCAAGAACAAACTCAAGATCAAGAATAGAATCAAGAACAAGAGCAAACGCCTCAAGTTCAATTGGTTAATCTTGATTCTGAGGAAGTTGTTGCAATGCGTCAAGAAAAAGCTAATCAAATGAAAACTCTTCAAGACAATATTGAAAAGAAAACTAATAATGTTGTTCAATGCCAACAAGCAATTGCTAATATTCAACAATCAGGCGAAGCTGACCAATCACAATTGAATGCCGCGCAAAAAACATTGATTCAAGCAAATAAAGAATTAGCAGATGCAAAATTCAATATGGCAAAGAAAGCAAATGAATATGACAATAAAATATTGCAATTGCAAGCTAAATTAGTTGAAAGCATTGAAACTGCTATAAGAGAACTTCCATTAAAATATCAAGCATTAAATGAATCAAATATTCAAAATGCAAAAGTTTATTTGAATAAAATTTTTGATAATGATTATCAAGAAAGAATAAAAGGAATGGTTGATTTCAAAAAAGCATTTGCAAATTCTAATTTGTTATTCGGAAAAGACAAAGACGGGTATTTTGCAGTTTGTGTTGACCAAGAAGATATGAATAAATTGACAAATACTTTGATTGAAGTTGGCTATAATAAAGATGACATTTATAGTGTCGTTTTAAGTCAAATGTTTGACAGAAGTGATTTAGTTAAAGCATAATAATAAAAATAATATAATAATATAAAATGAATAAAGACGAATTAACAAGAAAGATTATGAGAGGACTTAAAGAATCTCTCAATGAATCTAAAGCTTTTGATCCTAGAAACAATAAAGATCACAAAGCTGCATATAATAGTTTTGTCAAATGGTTTGACCGCTGGAAAGGAAAATTAGATCGTGATGAACTCCGTGCAATGATTAAGAAAGTTTCTGCTGATGCACTTGGAGATAATCTTGATATGATTAATGAAGCATATAAAATGCCTAATCCTATTGTTAATACATATACTGGCTCACTTCCAAAAGTTGATTCAGATGATAATGAAATTTACGATGAAGAAACTGGAAAAACTATTGCTACGATGGATATTAAACAGTATGGCTATGACCCTCGCAGTAAAAGTTGTATTATAAAATTTAAATCAGGCTTATCATTGCAAGACAAATTAAATTATAGAGATGTAATATTAAAAAATAGAGCATTAAAACGCCAATATAATATTCAAAAATCATCTTTTTCTGCCAATCATCCAGAATTATTTGAATCTCTTAATGAAACTAGAGTGCCAGCTAAAATTGAAGATGCAAATCAACACTTGGTATATGATATTTTCTTGACATATAAGAATACTAGAGAAATTTATGACCACCTTATTACTCCTTTGGCAGACAATTTACTTAGAAAATTGAGAAAAGGACAAGAATTATCATTTGATGCGTTAGTTAATTCATCAGTTCTTGAACGTCATGCAAAAGCTGCAATAGATGAATATAGAAGAATTAATGGCAGAATTATGGTTGATACTGCAACTCGTAAAGCTCTTAAAGCTAAGATTGCTGAATATTTAATCAACTTAGCAAATGATGATTATTAGTTCGAAATGCATGATATGTAAATCAATCTTCATAAATGATTTCAGGAATCATAAAAATTATGAGATGATTAACTAATTAGATTTATAGTTATAATTCACCAGGCGTCGCCTGAATAATAAAAGAGGGAATTCTTTAATTAAGAGTTCCCTTTACAATTTTCTTTAATTTTTGAAAATGAAAATTTCAATTCGTCTTTACACCATTTTTCTAATTCAACTGGGTCTTTGTCTAATGCATTAACTAAAGCGTCTGCATATAGAACGGCAACTTTAGCATAAATGTCTTTTATTGCTAATGATTCTAATACAGAATGTTGTGTTGTCTCTAATAATAAATTCAAAATAGATATAGATGCTTGTTGTCGTAGTTCTAATTTGTCCATATTTTTCATTTCATTTTAATATTTATAGAATAAATAATAAAAATAATTTTACAAAATAATTATGGATAAAAAACAATTATATGAATCAATAATGACATCTGTTTCTAAAGAAGTTAAGAAAGCATTAGCTAATTCAGAATTGAATGAAAGCAGAACTCCAAATAGAGAAATTGAGAATTATGTTAACTCATGGTTAAAATGGCCAAGTGATTCTAGAGAAATGTATGAAGTTATTGGTGCAATTGTCAGTGGAATGAAAGGCGCCCTTGATTATAGAACAGATGAATCATATATGGATCAAAATACAAAAGAATATAATAAAGCTTCTAATGTATTAGAAAGATTTATTGACCAATGTAGATAATAAATTAAAAAGAAGGAATCTTTAATTAAAGATTCCTCTTTTCTTTTTACCATAATTTAATAACGGCGCACATTGTTGCATATGCAATCAAAATAAACCATCTTACAATTCCCCATAGAAAATTATGCGGGTAAAATGGTAATCCTGCTGGATAGATTACTTGTGTTCCATCCTCACCAGTATCAGTCAATGTTTCTCGAAGTTTCATCAATGTATTAGTTTTCTCAAGTGTTGAAGAACTATCAGGCAGATTAAGCAACTCTTGTCGAGATGCACACAAATTGTTATACCAATACTCAACATCCTCATCAGGTGTCCGGTAAATCACCGATGTGTAGCCAGTTGTGTAACCATTAGCCTCTGCATACTCAATAGCTGCATTAAGCTCTTTGACTGCCAACTCAACTGTGTTCGCATTAGCAGCTCGCTCCAGACGTCCAGAACAATTCTGCTTAAAAACAATACGCTTGTAAATAACTGCACCTGTTCCAGCAAGTGCCAAAATTGCTAGTAAAATAATTGTAAATTGTTTCATAATTTTAATTAATTTTGATTTGTTTTAAAGTATAAATTTTATAAACTTCCCAATTCTTTCGAGAAATTGCAATATCCATTTCAGAATGCATCCTATACTTATGTCTATCCAAATTGTCATATAATACTTTATATTGATGTTTATCACATTTGTTTTTGACAATAGACCTAATACGATTAATTGCATCTCCCATGTTATGATAAACAATATTGTCAACAAGAGTATCAGTTACAATAAGTTTGTGAGAATCAGAAACAAGACCTCTGATAACCTTTAATTTTTCAGTTTTGACTTTAATGATATATCCGCTCATAATTTTAAATATTTTAAAGGGTTATTATTTTAATTACATTGCAAAATTAATACTTTTTATTCAAATTAAAAAATAGAAGTTTTATTTTGTTAATAATTCTATTGCTTCTTCCTTAGAAATTCTTTTATGGTTATAATGAAAATATTCTTTGGGAGAATTTTTTATTTTTTCAGAAATCCTGTTAATCAATATTTGTTTTTCTTTTCCTGTTTCTTGATAATCTGAATTAAATGCAGAATTTTGATAAATATCCCATCGATAACTTTCATCATCTACTAAAATATTACGTTTGTGACATTCTGACAACACCTGGTGATATCTATTTAATGTATATATAGATTTATATAGAAAGAATAACACATGTCCTCTACCTAATGTAAATTCTTTAGGAACTTTATTTATACTTTTGATACCTACTCTTTTGAATAAAGATGGTAGCATTTTCAATTCTCGAGATTCTGCAAACAAATGTTCGTCTGTCAGATTTTTAGGATTTATCCCACAATTACAACGCATGGTATTAAATATATTTTAATTACAATACAAAATTAACAAAATTATTTTAAATTAAAAAATAGAAGTTTTATTTTATCACAATTCTATTATTAAATTCATTAATAATATCAACAAATTCTTTTGGGTATTCACCGTCAATATCTTTATAGTTAATAACTTGCTCAAATAATTCATCGCAATCATTATAATATGCTTCTGCAATTGCACCTGCCATATCAGCCATTGTATCAGAATCACCACCCAAACTAATAGCTAATTGAATTGCTTCCAAAGTTGAATTGGCTTCTAAAAAACATATTATAGATTCTGGAACAGATTTTTGACATGAAACCTCAAATTTATATTCTGGACGAATTTCATCTGTTGTTCTATTTAAATCATAACCAAATTTGTTCTCAATATATTTTTTAATATCTTCTTTTGAATGTTTAGTTCTAGCAAGAAAAACGGCAATTGCAATCGCTTGCGCACCTTTGATTCCTTCTGGATGATTATGCGTCACTTCTGCTGAAATCTGTGCATATTTCAAAACATCTTCTTCATTATTGAAAAACCAACCTATAGGGCTAGCTGCCATTCCACTTCCATTTCCATAAGAATTATATGGTTCATAATGAGTTAATCCAAGAAGCCATTTACGAAACATTGGTCCATACCCAACTTTATACTTTAAGCCATATTCAACCATATATTTAACTTTACTTTCATGAGACAAATCACCTGACAAAAGCCAAGCCATAGTTGCAATTGTCATAACAGTATCATCAGTAAAATGACAACTCATAGAAAACGGTTGATAATTTATAAATTTATGTGACTTGATAAATTCCATTGGAAACCCTATACAATCACCGCACGTTGCTCCTATACATTTCATATATTAATATACTAATAATTTATAATTATATAAAGAAAAAGCAGCAAAGTTTCTCAACTTTAACTGCTTTGATTTTTAATTTATGCAATTACATAATACTTAAATCATCTGAATCTATTTTTCTTCTATGTAAAACTGTAGAATCCGTGCTTCTCATTAAATTCCTTTTTAACCCTTCATCTAATTTAAATGATGCCAGTGCCTCACTATCTAAATTAAAATAGTAATTAAAAATTGCTCTACTATGTGAAATAATTTTATGTAATTTTTTATATTGATAATTAACAATTTTATCAAATGTATTAAATTTATAATATGCAAGATTTATATCATCTGAATAAATTTTAATATATTTTTCCTTTTTTTCTTGAGAAATATTTTTTAATTTTTCTAGAAGTTTTTCTAAAATATAAATTCCATATAATGTATATGATGACGTATAGAAAAATTCATCTATTAATTTAAATGCATAAAACTCTTTTCTTCGTTTATTAAGATATTCAAACATTTCAAAATTTATATTTTCCATGAAAGCATGAGACTTAGTATAATTTGCATAATACATTGATTCGGTAATAATATTATGAATATCTTCTATTGAATAATTATTTACATCATCTCTTAACTTATAATCATTTATGTCATACTTATGGCGTCTTATAAAGAAATAATTTTCGTCTTCCATCCAAAGCTTTTTAGCTTTTGACTGATCATACAAATGACATAATTCATGAAATAATACAAACAATATATTTTCTTCATGATTATCGATTATATATATTGTTCCTAATTCAATTACACCATTATTTTTAATGAATACCTTTTTAATTCTATTTTTTTCTTCAATTTCTTCATCCGTGTCACCAGGTAAAATTTCACGCTCGTCATCATTATATATCATTGCCGCTGCATCAAATTCTCCCTCAGTTATAGTATAATAAACATTTAATGTTTTTAGCCATGTTAAAATATTACTAAAATCATATGTAAATTTAGCAAATTTATAATTTGATAATTGCTTTATATTTAATATATCAGTAAATAATGTTGCATTTTTAATGTCTTTAACTATTTGCTGAATTTGTTTTCTATATGCAAAATTGTCAAATTCAATAACTCCTGCTTTTTCATTCAAAGTTTTCTTAACTTCTTTTGAAATAGATTCCATTATTTTGTTATATAAATTTTTCTTATTCATATATGCATATATACAATTTTATTATTTATTATATAAAGAAAAAGCAGCAAAGTTTCTTAACTTTAACTGCTTTAATATCTTATATGGTGTTTTTTAATTTCATTTCCTATTAATACATATTCTAGTATATATGGATTTTCCGAAACACTATATTTTATTTCATTTATTCCTTTTCGATATAATTTTGTTTCAATCAATTGTTTTTTAACATCGAACATTTTATAGAAATACGAAAAATTTTTATCAATATTATATTTTATATGTTGTAAATGTTTATAAAAATATTTTAATAAATCATTAACTGATATAAAATTTTTATTATATGTTTTGTTAATTTTGTTTAAATATAATTGTTTATATTTTCTTTTAATTATATTATAGTTTTCAATCAATTTTACAATTATATTATTATAATCATAAATATCCTCAATTTCATTAGATATATTTTTAATTATATTTTTCTAAGAATAATCATTATTAAATTTCCAAGATATTTTGTTAATATTTTCCATATACAATAGCATATCAAAATATGTGCTTTCTGTATATGCATGAGATTCTGAATAATTTGTATATTTTATAAATTCATTTATTATATATTTTAAATCATTTAAAGTATAGATATTATTGATTAATCGCATTTTTATCATTTGATAGTGATCATGATTAATATTATTATGTCGTGCAAATGCTAAATCTAATCCGGTATTACTTTCACATTTCAATCTATCATATAAATGCGCAATTTCGTGATATATTATTTTTGAATAAAAATTTTCAAAATCATCAATAGTTTTATCGATATATAATAAAATTGGAGAATGTATTATGCAATTATTTTGTTCATAATACATATCTTCCATTTTTTGAGTTAATAGTGTATGTTCTTTAGGATTTAATTCAAGATTTGGAGAAATTGCATATGAATGAGTGAAATTATAAAATGCATTATCATATGTATAAAAAATTTGAAGATTTTTAATCCAATTTAAATTTAATAGAATATCTAATTTATAAAATCGAACAGACTGATCATTGACAATAAAATTAGTAAATTTATCAGATGAATGAATAAGCTATTCTGGAATAGATTTAACTATTGTTTCAAATATTTTATTGTCAAATTCTTTAACCCCGTTTGATTCATTTAAACTATTAAAATTAAAATTATTCATAATTGACATATATAATTTTGTTATTTATTATTAGCAAAAGTATCAATATATTGCTTAGATATTGCATCTTCTAGTTTGCTTAATGTAGAATTTTCTTTGCCATCCCAAGTTCCATTATATTTTGGATAATTTTTTAATTCATTTGATAAATTTATATGAAATGAAATTTGTTCCATACCAGGAAGTTCAAAATATATTATAGAATTTGGATATTTGACATCAGATTTTTCATAACCAAATATATAATTATTATTTTGACATATCTTAATTAGTTCATTAATAAATTTCTGTTTTTGATCATAAATTTTCGATGTATATTTATTGTACTTTCCATATCTAAATTGTGCAACTTTTGCAGAAATATTTTTATCTTCTGCTTCTAATGCAATTCTATATGCTTTTGCTAAATTATCAGTTTTTGCTAATTTATTTAATAATAATTTAATTTTTCTAGAACCAACTCCGCAAAAATTTTTTCGGCTATCAGCTAACTGACACATTAAGGTTTCATCTCTTAATGCCATTTTAAATTGACGTTCTTCATATTCTTCTTGAGCTTTTTCATATTCATTTAAATTTTAATTGTTAAACATTTATTTTTTAATTACAGTGCAAAATTAATACTTTTTCTTTAAACTAAAAAATAGAAGTTAAAGTTTCAGGTCCAATAAATATAAAAAGTTTATTTATAGAAGTGATATAAATAAAGAAGAATAAAAAGGAGGAACTAGTTTAATTTAGTCCCTCTTCATTTTTGAATATTATGCTAAAATTAATAATCTACACCAAAGTCTTTAGCTATATTACGCATCATAACTTTAAATTCATCACTATCAATCACTGATTGCGTTGTTGATGACAATAATTTGCGCATACGTTTTTCTAATTGATTAACACTTGTAATACTTTTCCATTCAGGAATTGGATCATTTGGTCCTAAACCCATATTAGCACGGATATTCGCATCTGCCATTTCTTTTTTCCATTTGGCAAATGTTGTTTTTCCAGTCATAATGTCATTCTATAATCGTCTAATATCACTATATGTTAAACCATATGCAGAACCATACCACCTACAATATTGATCTTCCATTTTACGCATTAAATTATTATACATTTCATTAGAAGCAGTGACACTCATATTTCTATATCTTGGCAAATATTGATCTTCTTCATTTTCATTTAGTGCTTTCTTGACTTCTTTAGCAACTGAAGTCATGATGCTTTCATATAATGCTTTTTTATTATCTTTTTTCATATAATTTAATTATGTTTTTATGTATTCAATATATTTATTAAAGGAGGAACTAGTTTAATTTAGTCCCTCTGTCATATATTTAAAAAATCCTTCATACTATTTATATGTTTTATAAAATAATCATATTTTTTCAAAAACTTTTTATACACAAAATTTAATGAATTTTTTCCTGTATTTTCTGAAACACTTAATGCTTTTCTTATTTTTTTCATTGTTATGCTGTCATTAAGAATTTCATTTTCACATGCTAGTTTGTTTTCTAGTAAATACTGTATAATTTTGAAAATATTATTATAAATATCTATTGTTATTGTTTTTCCACTTTTTAGTTCTCCGAATATATTTTCTTGTCTTGCTTCCATCTCATCATGATTTAAATAATAGAAACAACTAAATATTATATTTTTAAGATGATCTGCCCCATTAGAAGAATGCAAATTTTTAATAATTATATTATAATCTCTAAAATCATAATTAGCATTACTTTGTCTTAAATCAAAATCTTTTTTAATAAAATGCGAGTTGGATTGATATGTTTTAAGTGCATTATAATAATGTCTTATTTCATGATATATTGTATTTCTTAAATTATAATTATTTAATGGATTTCCAATAAGAATTGTCCCATATAATATTTTATCTTTTGTAAAACATGATAAATAACTGTCATCTATATATGCATTTCCTAATGGCAAAATAGTAGATTCAGAATCAGCGACTAATACTTTTAAATTTAAAAACCAATCAAATAAATTTTTATAATTTAATACATATATATCGCATGATGTTGCACCACTAATAATGGTTTCCTTATTGGGATTTTTTGGGTCTGGATATACATCACAGTCATATTTCTTTTTATCTAAATCAATATGGTTTATAACAAAATCATTATCATAGTAAAGTTTATTAATATCATTTTCAATTTTATCAATTTTATCTGATATGTCTTTATATTCATTCCTATATTTTTCTATTTGAATAGTTCCTTTAGATTCATTTAATGCAAAAAACAAATCTATCATTTCCAAATTTTCACAAAATTGAAGAAAATGTTCTTTTCTTAACATTCCCCTTTCTATAGTTTGTCTTTTAATAAATTCATCTACTTTATTTTTATCTTTCTAATATTCAATAAAATAATCCACTTATTACAAATATTTTTACTTTTATTATTTATATTATAAATTAAAAAGAGGAACTAGTTTAATTTAATTCCTCTTATTCAAAATATAATTTGTTATTTTCTTTATCAAATATCCAATGGTCTCTTGATGAGTTAAAATGTATGCTCCAGCCTCCACTTATAAATGATTCCATTATCAGATAATGACTTAATTTTTCTTTAGTATCAAAAATTTTATAAAAATAATTAAAATTCTTTGATATATTAATATATAAATGATTTATTTGATTATAAAAATATGTTAATAATGCAAATTTATTTGAATTCAAATTATAAAAACTAGTTATTGTTTTTATATCATCAATTTCAATTTTATCTATATTATCTATTAAAATTTTGCAGCCATTTTTTAAATTAAATATGTCTTCGATTTCATCTGAACAATATTTTACTAAATTTCCAGAATATTTTATTTTTTCATTATAATTATCTTTTATATTTTTATATAGTATTTTAGGCTCATAACATGCATTTAATACTTGAAAATATGTCTGTTCATTAAATGCATGTAATTCAGATATATTGCAATGATACATTAGTTTATAAATAAATTCATTTATAATTTCGTTATCAAAATTATATGATTTTATTTCATCATATAAAATATTTGTTGAAATATTTGAATTAGAATGCGTAAATGCATATGATATATCTACATTATTAATATGTGGGCGTTTATATAAAATATCAAATAAATGTCCAATTTCATGATATAATATTCCATAATAAAATTCATTAGACTCTATAAAATTTAGATATATAAATATTGGAGCTTCTAATAAATATGGAGTATCATTTTTAATTATATCTTTACAATACATATGATACCATTTATCATTTTCATTTTTAAATGATGGTGCAAGTGCTTCTGCCTATAAATATTTTTTAAAATCCATATCAAATGTATAATAAATTTTAAGATTTTTTAACCATGAAAAATTTAAATGAACTGTTAAAATATAAAATTTAAGTGAATGGCCTTTATTAATTGTAATCATTTTATAATTGTTATTTAATGAATTTCTCATTTTATCGACAATAGATTCAATATTTTTTCTAAATATTTTATCATTAAAAAATATTGAGCCAAAAGATTCATTTAAACTGTTAAAATCAAAATTATTATCCATAAAATTAAATATATACTTTTATTATTTATATTATAAATTAAAAAGAGGAACTAGTTTAATTTAGTTCCTCTTTCATTTTATATTATTTTAATTATTATTTAACATCTAATAGGACGACTTCACCTTTTTCTTTAGTCTTTTTCAAATCAATCACTCTTTGATTAGAACTTCCTCTGAATGCCAAATCCAGATCTCTAAGTGCTAATATAAATGGTCCATCAACCATAACATCACACAAATTCAAAATATCATTCTTTATTGGATGCAAACTATCTAATTCATATGTTGCTCCTGAATAAACCCAGATATTCTTTTCTGGAAATGCAGATTTATACATTCTGACAAATTTCAATAATTCATTCAAAGATTCATCTGATTGGGAGAATGGATCTCCGCCGGCTAATGTTATTCCTGCTATATAATCTTTGTCAACCTCTGAAAATATTTTTTCTATCACTCCTTCATCAAATAATGGTGTTCCTTGATTATAATCCCATGTGTGCTGGTTGTGACAGCCTACACACCTATGTGAACATCCTGCAAACCAAATTGTTACTCTGTTTCCCAAACCATTTTCTACATCAGGGGTTGTTATTGTTAAAACTCTCATACGCAATTAAATTGTAAAATTTTATTGTTTTGGTTTCTCTTTTTGTATTTTATTATTTATAGGCTAATTGTCTAAGTAGCTTTTTGTCAAATCAATTGTTTTCTTATGAATAACACGTTGGTCTGTTTCAACAACTTTGCCATGATTAAATGCACCTGCAATAATAACATTACCTTCATCATCGCATGTCGGTTTATAGTTTCCTGTCAAATATCCACAAACTCTACGAAGACGTGTCACTTTTACACTTCCACATTTTGGACATTTTCCTGGAATGTAACCTTGATAACCACAATCTTCGCACATATCGCCGGCATTATTCAAATTAATTGCCAAATATGGAATATCATGATCCATACCATAATCAACTAATTTTTCAAGAGCTTCAACATTATGAATAATGCTACCGTCTACCTCCACGTAAGTAATCGCGCCCGCACTAGAATATTTTACTAATTGAGATTCAATATCAATTTTCTCAAATGGTGACAAATGCTTATAAACCGGGCAATGGCACGAATTACTAAAATATTCTCTATCATGCCTTTCACCATTCTCATCAATATAATATGTGACATTTTCCATATCTCCATATTTGTCTTTCCATTTTTTGAATGCTGTATAACAAAGAGATTCGGCCGGGGTCATATATACGCCAAAATTCATTTTATATTCTTTCTTGAATTCATTAGTTAAATCAACATATATTTGTTCAATTTCTTTAGCCACTTTCATTCCTCTTTCTTCACATTGATCGCAACCGATTAAAATCTGTAATGCTTCTGCTAAACCAAGTTGTCCGATAACAATAGTTCCGTGTCTCAATGCTGAGCGAATTCCATCTTCTTCATGATAACCGGCCATTGTGTGGTTCTCATACATAAATCTTGCAGATTTTGGAGATTGGCTTGCAATATGTGCAAATCTTTCAAGTAATTCATCTTTGCACATTCTGATATGTTTCTCAAGAAGAACTTTGAATGCTTCTACACGTTTGCTTCTATATTCGTCTTCAGACATATCTTCATTATAATATTCAGCTCGCACTTGTTCTTTAGCTTCCATAGCGAGAGTCGGAAGGATTACTGTAATAGGAGCAATATTTCCACGTCCGTCTTTTTGAATTCCAGAAACCATATCATCAGAAACATCATCAAGCCTGTCATCAATAACTGCATCAATATTGCGTTTATATTCGTCCATGAAATTCACGTCATAACCGTTAACTGTTCTACACGTTTTACCTGATATTACTATCAGCACTGACTATATCTTCAATTTATTAAAATTGTCTTCCGCTTCGAATCGGTGCTTATCTCCAATTCTACTCCCCTACATTCATCAGGGATAGTCGATACACCTTCTCTTTATTGAGCTTGGCACGGCTTCATCCAATATTCTATATATAACAGTTTAAACTATATAGGGACCTGGCCGTTAGCTTGATTTCTCAAACACCCATTAAGCATGGTTCAAAAGATTTTACATGAGCTGCATTTTCACTTACCCATGGTTGAAAAGGCTTCAACTGGCCGTTCATTTCGTGTTACTTTTATTCTTTTTCTCATAAAAATTTAATTTAATTTTTTATTTTTATTTTTTAGAATTAAAATCAAAAATAATATGATTATATATTGCATCATATAGTTTTTTAACATATTGATCTTTGTTATCTTCAAGAATGTTTAACATATTTTTTGCAATATTTTTTGTATATTCAACATCTAATTTATAAAAATTAATAACATCATTAATATCAATATTATTTGGTTTTTCTTCATTATATATGTAATAAAATATTATTAAAGATTGATATTGTTGAAAAGTAAAATCTTTTTCTAAATAATTTAAAATATTATTGATATTATTTAAATTATTAATACTATATGTTTCTTTAATTAAATCTGTAATTATCATATAACGATCTTTATTTGCATTAACAATTTTATAATATTTTTTCTTATTAATTTTTTTAAGTCTTTGTAATTGATAAATTGTTTCTGCTAAAAATGCACGCTATTCAGATGCTAAAAAATAATATTTGTATTGTTTAACAGTATTTAATAATTTAATATTAGTAATTTTATTATCTAATGCTGATGTAAGTTGTTCTTTATTAATTAGATTTTTATTTATAATATACATATCAAGTGCATGTTCTAATTCATGACGTATACCAATATCTTTTTTAGCTATAGCAGCATTTTTAATTATAAAGATTTTATCGTTATCTGAAATATTTTTTTCATCTCTATCAATAATGATATAATGTCTATCATCATGTCTATCATATATTTTTTTGATATATATTGGATGACAAATTTCTTTTTCAGATTTAAAGCATTTATAATTAATATTGTCAAAACACCAACCAGAATAAACAAAATTTTCAGTGAATTTCATATTAGATATATCTTTTACACAATTTGTAAAAATATAACTAACATGTTGTTTTTCTAATAATGAATGCATATATAATTCTCCCATGCATAAATTATAAATATTACTATCTATACCAGTTCTATCAGTTCTAATAGGTGTAAACATATAATATTATTTAATTTTTAATTTTAATTTTCTTCAACAACTTCCAAATCTAATAATTCTTTAAGTTCTGGGTATTTCTCTAATTGTTTAATCAATGCATTATAATCATCTTCACTTAATGAGTCAATATATTCTTGTTTATTCTTTCTGTCAAGATCAACCCACTTTTCATGATTACTCCAATTAGTTAAACAATAGTTTGGATATAAACGCTTGCTTGTTGATTGCAATGCTAATTGTTTCAGATCATAATTTGGTGTTCCTGGTTTGTCATTAACCCCACGTTTAATTTGGAATATTTGGCATGGGAAAATAGAAGTTCTGCCAAATTTACCAAGGCCTTCAATAGATACCTCAAGAATTGCTTTAGTATATAAACGGCCCTCCGGTAATGTGCATGTTCCATAATTCAATGAAGTAAATGGTCACTTTTGTTAACCTAAAAGCTTTTTATCTTTTAGTTCTTATGATTTCTCATAAGGTCGGCGTACATTTTCACCCTTCTTATTATAATTATAAGTTAGGGGCGGGCACTCTTGGAAGTATTATATTCTTTTCAGTTTCAACTTCTACGCTCTACGGAGATTCAATATTTTTACTTATTGAATTTTCCTCGGTATTAACATTTTTACTTTTGTTTATTGTAATTTTAGCCTCCACCGATTTTGCCCGGATTTTCATAAACATTTCTGTTTATGCAGCCACGTGTTCTAGCTGATTCCCACTTCTTGATTGTAATGTGTTTAAATTATGTCCAAGACCTTCAACTGCTTGGTGGGCTTCTTTATTTGTCATATCCATTGCATATCGATATGCTTTTGGAAAAGCTTTATACCAGCTATCTTCAATTGAAATATTTTCAATTTTGCTTCCTGATGGATTTTTATAAACTTCTACTTGATCTGGTTGTTCTTCACAATAAATTAAACCATCTCTAAAATGTTTATTAAAACTCTTTCTTACATATGGAACCATTGTCCAATCAATATGAGTTGCCGCAACACCACCAAATTGCTGTAATGATTGAATTTGGAAAATCACAGCTACTAATTGAGATGCAGTATTAATTGAATTTGCGGGGCGAACATCTGTTTGACGTGTTGAAAAACCATTCTTTAACAATTTGTCAAATGGAATTGACAAACAATTGTGCATACCAATTTCGTATGAATCTAAATCCGTTTCTCTTTATATATTTCTATATAAAACTGACTATCTCACCAACCATATAGGTTGCTACGCACTTCGAATGGTGTTAATCTCCATTCTACATCCTTACACTCATCAGGATTAGTCGATACACCTTTTAAATTTATTCTCTTCAGTTATTATTTCTAAAGATTTAAGATATTGATGTTTATTAAATTTTGGAGTCCAATTTTGTTTTAATACAGATTCTGTTATTGTCCTTGAAATGTTAAAAGTTTCCTTACAATAACTAAATACTTCATATTGATAACGGGTTTCAAATAAAATATTATTATTTAATTTAATAATATAATTATTTGTACAATGCCCTTCTGCATTATGAACACCCCAATTTTCTGGACGTTTTACTGGCTTTTCTGATAATTTTTTACGGGCGTCTTTTCCCTTTTCAGAATTCCAAAATTTATGTTGAGCAATTGACATATTTCGTTTAACTTCTTCAGTTTTTGGTAAATGACAATATTTTGAATTCTTTTGGCCGTCACTTAAGTGTTTTCTTTGTTCTTCTGTGTATTCATGGTGATACATTGAATTCTTTTCACCTGTACGAGTTGACGCAAATTCACTTAATTTTTTACGCATGTTTTCATTATAGTTACCATGATTACCACCACATCCACCTTCATGAAAATTTGCTTTACATTCGCCTTTTTGCCAATACTCATGAATTAATTGTCTTTCTAATTCATAAGCTTCTTGCTCAAATAGATTTTCATTTAATTTTTTAACATCAACATTATCTTTTTCTTTTTCAATAATATTTTTAAAATATTGATTTCTATGAGTAACAACATCTTTCCATCTACCATTACACCCCTTACCTATATAAAATACCTCATTAGTATCTTTATAGTACCATGCATATATATAAAATTTGTTTTCTGTTGTATTCATAAAAATTTAAATAAATTTAACTTGGCACGGTATCATCATTGCTATCCATTTCTGGACCTTAGATTCTCTTAGTCAGCTTATTCGTGGTTGATTCATTTCCCTTAGTTCAGCTGATACCGTTAGCAGAATTTCTTCCACACCCCTTTAACATGGGTTCACGTAGTTTTCATTGATTTGTTTCCAAATCACGCCACAATTTGTTTTTTATGGATGTAATCTTCATTGTTGTTGTGATTGTCTCTGAATTGTTTTGACATATGTTTCAATGCCATATTCTTTGTCACAACTCTGGATGCTTCTCCAATACGTCCTCCAAATGATGTTTCATCAAGATTTGCATTTTGATTTTCAACATCTTTAGCATTAAGTTTCTTTGTGATTTCTTTTGTCATCCAACTTTTTTCATCTCGGATTTCTTCACGTTTTTTCCGATATAAAATAAAGGCTTCGGCAGCTTTGATTTTATTCTTCTTAATAAGAAAATCACGAATCACATCCTGAATGTCTTCAATAGGCATAACAAATGTTTCATCGTGCTTTTCTATGAAGTTATCAAAGTATTGCTTTACCTGTTCGATAAATTTTTCTGGAACTTCTTCATTAACTGTTTTATCATTGAAAACTTTTTCGATAACTCGCTTGATTTTCTCGAATCTGAATTCTTGAATTGTTCCATCTCGCTTTTCTACCTTCATAAATTTTTATATATTTTTATTTTTTAAGATTTTTACTAAATAAAAGAATTAAAATAACCTGATTGATGAGCCTTCATTAACTTGTTTTTTAACTCCTTCATTTTTGTAGTAATCTTCTAATAATTCTTGCTTCATTTTGGGAGTTAAAACTTTACGGTAAACAAAATCATAATTTAGATCAAAGTACTCATTAATAGCAATGACTAATTCAATTGGATTTAGTTTCTTAACTTTTAATAGCTCATCCTTAACGTAATTAAAAACTTCACTGATAGAATCTTTTGGTATCTTTATGATTTGTGTCCCTTCAATTAAGAAACGCCCGTCATTATAAGATGAGTCCATAAAAATTTTATAAATGATTTCTGCCGTGTCCTTACGATCTGTCAATAATTCTGGATCTTCAGTAGTAGCATAATCATATTGTGAAGCTACATCTTGGTGCACCTACATTGGTGCAGTGCTGTTAAAGTTTAAATCGTAATTTTTCCCATCAAAGTAAGAATTATGGAGTGTCTTCGCAGTGTTTATACGAGCCATAATAATTGATGCTTAATTTTTATATTAAAATTTGTTTTCGATTTAACTTTTTCTTTAATTATTTTATTCAGTAAATATGTTTTTGTTTTTATTCTGTATGTTGATATATTTATTCAAATTTTTACAAAAAATCTCGACTACTCTGTAAGTAACCGAGATAATATTTTTTAAGAAAATTCAGTCAAAAATTAAACAAAGAACCTCTTGATTGCATCATCAATTTCATCTAAAAAATTAATATCCTCTATATGATATTTTGTCTCATTTTGTTTTTTGTATCTTGCATATGCTTGATAACTATAACTATTTTCTGTAGTGTCAATAAAACACTTCATTCCTGCTAAAGTTCCAATAAAATATATTTTATCTGGATTATCATCTACTGTATAATTGATAACTTTTCCTTCTGAATCATTTATAAACTTTTTCATATTTTCAAATATTGAATTATTAATAATAATTTCAATATCATTTGTATGAAGTTTTGTTTTAGTTTGGATTTCATTAGCTTTTGCTAATATTGCTTTTGCGATAAGATGATAAGCATTTTCAAAATTATTAGTTTCCATATATTTTATATTTTTAATTTAAATAGTTATTTAACGCTTCTATACATTTATATATATTATTTGAAAATATTTCTAAATAGTTTAATTTATTTTCTTTTGCTATATTTCTTTTTCTCACATCTAATTCAGTCCAAACTTTTATAGCAACATTATAATATTTAGTATTTTTAGATTTCCATAAATTTAATTTATCTATATCCTCCTAATTATTCTCATCATATGGATGTTTACCATGAGTCCAACTTCCTTGAATTTCAATATATAAATCTAAACTTTTTACATAAAAATCGCAATTAAATGGATATAATTCAGATCTATATTGGTATTCAAAATCATTTAGATAATTTTGTTCTAAATATTCTTTAAATTGCTATTCTATTTTAGATGAATTAAATGTGTGATGTTTTTTCTAAATTATATTACGTCTTTCTTGCATTTCTTTGCTAGACATTAATTTAGATTGTTTTTGTTTATATTCATCTGTCTAAGAATATGATTCAACCCCATATTTTGCTATACATGTCTAATGTATATTATTTAATATTTCTTTATTTTGTAATACACATGTACAACCATACCGCTTAATATTTGTTTCCTTTATCTATTGGATAACTTTTTCTGATTTTGCTGGATTATCAACGCCATATTTTTCTATACAAGTTTGTTTAACTTTATTTTTAACTATATTATTTTGTGTTGTAACTGGCACACCATATCGCTTGATATTTATTTCCCTTATCTATTGAATAATTTTTTCTGATTTTGCAGCATTATCAACTCCAACTCGTTCCATACAAGTATTTGCACGTTTTTCCTATACTGCCGGTGAATTTTGTATACATGCATCTGAACAAAATCGTCTGAAACCATTTGTAAAAAATAAATATTTTACTTCACCTCCACAATATTCACATACTGGACGATGCTCAATATTATTATAGATTCTGTATATTGTTTCTGAAATTGATTTAGAATCTTTATATCTATTAATTAAATAATTATATATATCTTGGTGTGACTATAACCATTTATTTCCACATTTACAAGATTTAATATGTTTTTGATTATTAATAAATTCTTTAATTATATATTCATCATTTATTTCCATAATTATAAAAGAAAGACTTCTAAAATTACTCAACTGCGCCCTACTTCAGTTTTTCATTCTAAAAGTCTATAATTTTTTTTATAATTAACTTTTATAATTATAATAGGGCGAATTATAAAAGTTTTATTTATATATTTATTCAAATAATTCTGCTTTATTATTAAATAATATATTTTCAGCTTGTGGTAAATTTGCATTCATATCAGGCGGAATAAATGTCGAGGCCGGCGCTTGCTGCAATACTTGTTTATTTTTCTTCCTATTAGCTTTTTCTATTTCATTTGCTGTTGCAGATCTATAAACTGCAGGAATATCCACCATATCCGGAATAATATCTTCAGTAGTATCTTCAGTAATTCTTAAATGGAATGGATCCCAAATAAATTTCTTTTTATCCCCAATATGTGGAGAATCGCGAAGAGCACAACTTTGTAGATAGTAAACATTAGATGCTCTCATCATCGCTGTTTGAATAATTCCGAATAATGCATCAACAGTTGCGATCAATCCTTTAGATTCTGAAACATTAGCCATTGACAAATTAGTTGATTCATATCCATCACCATTAAGCTGAGTCACTGAAATCATCGCCCATTGATTTCTTTGACCAACTGCACGGACATCTTCACAAATATTTTTAATTTTTATATAAGTATTGTCTCCAGAGTTTCCTCTTTGGTCTCTCATAATATTTACATAATCAATAAAAACATTTGCAAATTTAAATTCACAATTATATAACTTTGATAATTCTGCTTCTTTTTTCAAAACAAAGTTTTCAATATCTGATGCAGTTGCAGTTGATGTCGGAAACTCTTCAAGATAAAATTTGCCAGCAGGAATCATTAAACTGTTATGAAATGCCTGAGCGGCTTGCTTCATTTTGTTTTTATCTTTCAATGCATTCTGATAATCATCTATATTAATATTGAATAAATTAGATCCAATACGATTAGAAACTTTTTGATAACTCATTTCCAATGTAATATAAATTGTATTATACCCCATTTTAACTGAGTTAGCTGCAAGATTACAAAGCCATTGGGATTTTCCAACTTTAGGCGCACCCATTATAATATAAAGGCCCTTTTTCATAAATCCACCTTTTAGACACAAATCCATAAATTTGTATCCAGTTGAGTGAGTGTCTTCCTCTTTGATAATATGATTTTCCAAATCAAAGAAATCATATCCTTCTGTAGTATTAACTGAAAATGAAGCTCCATTATTGAATATATTAGAAGCTCTGTTAATATACATTTCAGAATCTGTATATGCAATATTGGTTGGAAGTTGTTTGACATATGCAATAGTGCTTTCCAATCCAGTATAGAAACTTCTGAATTTTCCCCATGCTGAAATATTAGTTTTCAACCAGTCATCACTGTATTTAGAAAGTCCAGATTGATTTTGCCAAAGTGTTTTAATAGAATCGAGCCCAACCTCTTCTTTTCCGGAAACTTTAATCAATTCATAAAGTTGTTCAGGAGTCGGTTCCTCTTTATATTGATTGACAAAATCTTGGGCATAATCAAAAATTGAAACAATAGTTGGTTCAGTAAAGAATCGCTTATTGAAATTTTTAATTAAACTTGGGTCTTTTAAAATGTAAAAAAATGCTAAAATCTCAAAATATAAGTTATTCATAAACTATTAAATCTTTAAATCAAATTTCATTTAATAATTATATGAAAATGCAAGAAATAGTTTTAATGAAAAAGAGAGGAAATTAACCTCTCTTTAATTATCTTTTTCTAAGAATCTTGACAACTGGTCTTGTATTTTCAACAGTTAATGGCATTTGTTTATTATTAACTCTATAATCATCTTTGTCTGCATGGTGAATCCATTTGTCAAATTTTTTTCTGTCAAGCATTCTGTCTGATGCCCAATAAACATGTTGTCCTGAATTTTTTCCAATTATTTCAAATCCATGGAATGGCATATGCTTCAATGCTGAGATTCCACCAGGAGTTATACCGCCTTCAGTTGTCACAATATCATCGGGTTGAATAATATCTGCAACAGCATTAAATAAAATAAATTTTTCTTCATCTGTAAATAGTTTATCAGATTCATTTTCAAAATGAATAATCCAATCAACATTCTTTTTATTAGATGTCAATAAAACAAAATATTTCATTGGTTCTGTTTTTAATGATATTGAAAGGCCTTCTCTATTAAATGTTTTAGGCCCTTGCCCTTCAATAGTCACATCATTATTACTGAAGAATTTGTCAACTACATTTTTAACATTTATATTCATAGTTAAACTATTATAATTTTATCATTATATTTATTAAATAATAAAGGCCTGTCTCACGACAAACCTTTATCACATATGAAAAATTTTTGATTTATACACCACTAAGTAGCCTTAGCGATTTAATTATTATATTTTAATTATTTAAATTGTTTATATATTCTTCAAAAATTTGAATAGTCTCATTTATATTGTTTGAAAATATTTCTAAATAATTTAAATTATTATCTTGTGCACATTTGCGTTTTTTAGGATCTAATTCAGTCCATGTATATATAGCATTTTTATATAAATTTTTAGTTTTTCCTTTATCTATAAATTCCTAATTTCGCTATTTCCATAAATTTAATTGATCTGTATCTTTCTAATCATTTTCATTAAATGAGTGTTTTCTGTGAGTCCAATTACCCTATATTTCAATGTATAAATCTAAAGGCTTTATATAAAAATCACAATTAAATGGGTATAATTCAGATCTATATTGATATTCAAAATCATTTAAATAATTCTATTCAAGATATTCTTTAAATTGCTATTCTATTTTAGAAGAATTAAATGTATGATTTTTCTTTTTTGTATCATAAACTTTCTATTTATGTTCATTTGTCTAAGAGTAATATTCTACACCAAATTTTTCCAAACAATGCAGTTTACGTGTTTCTATGCTTGCTTCAATTATATCTTTTACTTTTAAAGTAGTCTCTACCCCATATTTATCTAAGCATATTTGTCTATATTTTTCATGCATATCATATTTATATCTTTCATCCTATAACATATAATATGTTTCATATCTATCAAACATGGTATTTAACATTTTTTGATATATATCTTTATTCTAAAATACATATTCAACTCCATATTTTTCTTTAAATGTTTCTTTTATTTTATTCTAAATAAATGCAGTTTTCATTGGATGGGTAGTTCCATATTTATCTAAACATGTTTGCCTATATTTTTCTTTATATTCAGTTGTCTATGAGTAATATTCTACGCCATATTTTTCTAAACATGTTTGTTTACATTTTTCTTTAAATAATTCTGTCTATGATATATGTTCTACACCATAATGTTCTAAAAAAGTATTTTTAATTTTATTTAAAATTTGTTGTTTTTCTTCAATACTTTTATTGTGATATGTGTCGCTTAATTTTTTCTTCCAATAGCTGATTGTGAATAATATTCTACTCCATATTTTTCTAAATTTGTCTACTTAATTTTTTCAATATTATTATATGTTTGACTACCATATTTTTTATATTTTGTATTTTTTATTTTCTATTGAATTTCTTTATTATTTGCCATACATTTTTGGGAACAATATGTTTGAAATCCATCAATCATATTATAATATTTTATATGACCTCCACAAGTTGAACAAGTTGGACGAATTTCTATATGATTTAAAATTCTATAAATAGTTTCATTATAACTTTCAGAATCTTTAAATCTTGTTTTTAAGTAATTTTCAATATTTTGATGTTTATCTAAAAATTTTCTATAAAAATAATTAGTTTTTACACCATTCTTTTTATTTAAATAAACCTACAATATAAGCTCATCTGTAGGCTTCTCTTCACATAAATCTACAATTGTATTCATATTTATTCTAATTAATTTTTATAAAAATAAAACATCTATTATTAATTAAGGCACTAAAGTGAAGAGATGCCAAAATAATAATAAATGTTTTATAAAGTAAATTAAAAATTTCCGCTCTTCACTTCAGATAATCTTTAATATATATTATTTATTTTAAAAATTATCTAAAGTAAAAACTTTTTAATATACCAACCCTATACGGCTTTGTTTGCAAGAAACTATTTTCCAATCCCACATAGTTCCCTTCATTTCTTCTGCTACTTTTTTTTCGACATCGGCAATTGAAACCCCATCAACTAAATGAAATTCTTTAACTTTCTTTACTTTACCTGTCTCGGAATCTTCTTGTTCAACTTCAATTTGAACTTCCCAGAAGCCATATTGTGCTTCCATTACTTCATTTTCTTCCATATATCTTATATATAAATTTTTATTTTAATTATTATAATAACAATTTAATTATTTGTTTATTTTGTTTAAAGCGGATTCAATAATTCCATATGGTACATTTAAACATGTTGCTGCTACCCAATAACAAATAAAAATAAACTCAATAAAATTATCATCAATACTCAGTGAAAATACTTTGCTAAAAATCAGCCAAATAAAATATGGAATCCATAAAACTGTTGCAAATGCTATAATAACAAAAAACCCGACCATACTAATAGGGATCATAATAAGTCCCAAAAAATATCAAGTACTCTCATATATTTAAATAAGTTTTTTAATTTTTCCATCTAAAAAATCATTAAGTTCTTCTTTTTCTTTAAGAAGTTTATTAATAAGTTCTACATCAGGATTTTGCGGCTCACAGAATGCGCACCTTACTGATTTCAAATCACAATGAAATTCTTTTTCTGGATGTCCTTCAACCGTATAAAAAGCTACACCACCTCTAATATATGTTATAGTAATTTCAAGATAACATTTTCCGGCTAATAATACTTCCTTTGATCAAGAACTAAACATGTATTTATATTTTCTCCGAAGTTGGCATACTTATAATAACTGCATTCACCATAAATATCTTTAAGCGTATATCGCCCTTTAAAATTTCTTCTTTTGCCATATTATTTTCCATATTTTGCTTTTAGCCGTTCAAATTCTTTGCGTTCCTCTTCCTCTTTCTTCCTTGTTTTTTCTATTTCCTCACGACAGCGTTCTTCTTCTTTCCCCCTTTTTATTTGTTCAACATATTTTTTAAGTTCATCATCTGTCCAAGTTAGCATATCTGCATCAAAAATCCCATAGTGTTCCTCTGAGCCTTGATATGCCCAATACTCCCAGCCGTGTGTTGTCACACTCCCATCATTCAATTGAAATTCAGAAACAAATTTTAAATCTGCATCTATCTCTTTTAAAAATCCGACAACACGGAATACATCTTTTGCAAACTTCTCTTGAAGTTCTGAATATTGTTTAAATTCGTCTTTTGTCATAATCTATCTTAAATCATTTTATTAAACAGTTTTTCATAATATCTAATTCTTAAATCACCTTTTGGAATACTTAGTATATTATAACACCAATTAAGAAATTTGTCTAATAGTTTCTTTTCATTACTCATAATTAAATTCTTTCTGAATATGTATAACCTTCATCAACCATTCGTTGATACCGTTCTCCATCAACGTCAAGATAGCCACCTTGCCAATTTGATTGAATATCCATAGAAAACCAAGACTGATGAGAATCTTTAGTTCTTACAAACCAAATAATGTGGTCGTCAAACTCAGGAATTGCACACCCTATAAAATAATCAGTTTGATCTGCATATAGCCAATCTTCAATTTTTACTACTTCTGCATGAATATCTAAAAGAGTTAATGACCCACATTTTTGTTCAAGATCTATATGATTTTCACAAACTGTTGGTGCATCTATATAAACGCATTTTGCCTGTTCTGGTGTAAGAACATGAGTAACAACTGCCATATAATGACGGCTGTCACTTACCTTTCCGTCGTCAAAGAAATGTAATTTTTCGCCAACTTGTGGTACTCTTGCTTTATTTGATTTCATATTACTTATAATCACTTAATTTAAAATTATTATTCAATGGAACATATTTTGCATCCTGCATAATATTCATAATAAATTCATATTTAGTATCAGTTCCCCAATATGCCCCATATCGTATTCCACTTTTCCCGAAATCAACAGCAAGAATAATTGCATCATCCGGAATATTCTTTAAACTTTCAATAAGATCTTTCTTTGTCATGATAATATTCATTTATTTACTTTCATATCTATTTCTAATATTTCCCACACTACGTGTGTCTTAGAATATTGGTCATAATATGGTTTCCAGTTTTCCATATCATGATTCATTTGTTCTATTGCTGCATCTTTATCTTTGAAGAAATATGCAGTCAATATATCTGATTGCCAACCGCCAGTATAGTCATTTATATCACCCATATATAGACGACGCCCATTTTGGGTCTTTGATATTACATATGCCTTAAAAATCTTTTTCATAATTCTTATTCTCCTTTTTAGCCATAAATTAACTTAACGATTTTTCCAAAATTCATCTTGCTCTTCTGGTGTAAATTCCTCTTCTACCTGCCAAGAGATAAGCCGGTCAAAATCATATCTGTCATAATAACTAAGATTATTACAAACAGCTCTCTCAACAGTATAGTGATTTACTTTACCTTCTATTTTAACGCCATCACTTCTAAGTGCGCCATCATTCATTTTTCAAACTACAAATAATGTTTTCATATCTAATTTTATTTTAAGCAGTTTCTACTTCATCTTCCATATCAGAACTATCTACTATACAAGAAGCATTTTGAAGCTCTTTAGGAAGTTCCATCCAGGTGCTATAGAGAATAGGGCGGGTCTCATAATAACTGCATCCAGTCTGATAATGATAATCCATTTTAATTGCCCACAATGCTGGACAATCACGAACTGGTCCGTTCCAATCATAAAACAAAACTGGATAGTTTCCATATTTTGAACGAACCACTAGAGTTCGTGTGGTATCCATATCAATATAACTACGGCGTCCGACAACGTTATATTTCTTGATAAGCTCTTTTGGGTCCTTAATTTTAGACATATCATACCCTTGCCCTTCAAGTTGCTCTTTATGTTCAAACATTGTAACAATTAGTTCTACTCCACTATTCACTCCATATTTCTTGAATGCCGCCATAATATTAGAATAAGTAGTATATAAACCGTGTGAATCGTGCTTAATAATATAATCTTGCACATCACTAAAAAACGCACGTCCATCCTTTTCATTCTCAAGACGAAGCGGAGATTTACGTTTATTCAAAATGACTTTAATGCCTTCTTGAAGAAATGTCTTTTGAAGAGTTCTGTTGTCAAACAATGTTACAAGTGTTTCCATAATTTGTTGATTTTAGAGTTATACTTATTTTTTAATTACAATGTAAAATTAATACTTTTTATTTAAATTAAAAAATAGAAGTTAATATTAATTATAAATATATACAATATTTTCATCAACCTGATAATCGCCAGACATTCCAGTTGAAGTAATAACCCAATCATTAGTATAATTATTGTCTGACGTATCTATTACATTAGATGTCTGTTGATTAATAGCCATATTCTCTGGATAGTAATGACAAATAGCGACAGGATAAAAAGAATCTGTATAATCGGTTCCTATTTCCAAAATAATTTTTCCAGTTATGGCGTCAGTTATAGTGTAAAACTCCTTACCACCATCTGTATGTTCTCTGTGACGTAATGTAATAATGACATCTTGTGCCGGAAACCTATTTTTTATATCACTCACATATATATTTTTTGGAATATACAAATTTCCATAACTGCACCACCCGTCATCCGGATCACACTCAAATGCATAAACATTATCATCTATAACAATATAATAACCGTCACATTCACCCCAATCACTCGGGTGCATATATGGTTCAATACCACTAAATTTATGTTTTCCCTCTGGAAGTAGTGTTGTCATAATCAAATATATTTAAAGTTTATTAATTATAGGATAAAAATGTTTATTGTTTCAAAAATTATAAAATTATTTTAGCGGTAAACTAAGAATAATTCCTGCGCTAATATTGAAATATGTGTGTCGAGTATATGCAAAGTCAACATCAAATCCAAAATAATTATTAATTGGCAGAAGAATTGTTGCAAAACCACCAATATCATGAACATTATGATTGTAGTGTTTAATAGTTTCATGAGAATATTCATTTGGATATTGAGCTTCTAATGCGCTAGTGCAGACTTTGCAATTTCCATAAATAAATCCACACCCAATATATTTTCCAAGAATTACACCCATACGAACATCCCACTGAGAAACATTTCCAACTGTCTGTTTATAAGCATCTTTGAAACTTTCGGCTTCACTGAAATGAACTTTACTTGCACCGTCAGCACCGACTATAATACCGAACATTGTATTGAACTTATAGAACAATGATGCTCCATAATCAAAATAATCAGAAAAAGAATAACCAAAACGGGTTATAATTCCGATTTGACGTTCCCTTTCTGTTTTATTGACATACTGAACTGGGGTTTCATTAGTGGAAGAAACCTTATAAACTACTGTAGTTGGACGAGCTGAATAAGCAGCTCGATACTGCCCAAAAGAACTAATAGCTAGCAAAATTGCAAAAATAATAAAATAAAATCGTTTCATAATTATAATATTTTTAAGGGTAGTGACTCAATATTTTTAATTATGGTGCAAAATTAACATTTTTTATTTAAACTAAAAAATAGAAGCTAAAAATAAATATATTGAATATGAAGAATTATAATAAAATATTAGAAGCAGTCAATAGAGGTATCTAGTTAGCTCTAGACGATTTTGATGATGAAACTCCTATTTAGAATATTAAATCTAAATAGATTAACTATCGAGACTACACTAAAGAATATTTGGATTTAATGCAAGACGCTGTTGATTTAGGACTTCCATCAGGAACTTTATGGTGCAAGTATAATCTCGGTGCAACAAGCGAACCAAATAATAATAGAAGTTGGTTTGGCGATTATTATGCATGGGGGGAATTAGAACCAAATAAGAAAAAATATAATTGGGATCATTATAAATTTTATCATGGGCCAGATACAAAGGCTGTTAAAGATATTGACCCTGAATATTATATTACTAAATATGGAATAGATGATAAATTAGAAGTGCTTCAACTTGAAGATGATGCTGCATGCCAATTTAAAAAATGTCATAATTTTAAATTCCATATCCCGACTAAAGAACAAGCAAAAGAATTATTAGATAATGTTAAAACAATATATGTTAAAGATGTTAGTAAAAATCCTGAATATGAAACTGCACAAGGATATACTGGAGCCGGGTGGTTTATGATTAGTAAAATAAATGGAAATTATATATTTTTCCCGGAAGCTGGTATAAAAGAAGGCAACGGGTTCTCATTAAATAAAATAGATTCAGGTATATGGACATCTCATGCGGCAGCTAGCTCTTCTGCGTCAAAAGCCAATTGTGCATATGCTATAAAATTATATCCATCATTTAATCAAGCTCCATTTTTATTTGGTTTTTGGAAATATGAAGGATTACCAATTCGTCCAGTGGTAAATCTATAAAAAATAAAACCTCTACAAATCAAATGTAGAGGTTTCTTATTTTAATAGATTTCATTATCATATTCCATTCATTAACTTCTTTCTTAGTTAAAAATATGCAATGAGTTTCATCTTTTCCTTTCCTAAGATTCGCTAATAGAACTTTAAATATATTTTTATATAATTCAGATTCTCGACATAATTCTTTTGTCACTTGATCTGGAATGTATTCATATCCAATATCAAATTTTGTTCCAATATATGGGCTCTCAATTCCAGAAATATCAATATTATTTTCAATAGTATGATTTATTTTCTCTCCATTGATAATATAATTATTGAATAGATTGCAAACTGTTTTAGTATATGATGCAACTATTTTGTCAGAATAATTATGTATCTTTGAAAATTTTATAAAATCTGAAAGCAAAAACTCATAACTTGACTTCTCTTGTGGTTCTACTTCAATTTTGCCATTTTCAATTTGGAATATTTTCTTTCTGTATTTGAATATATATCCTTCTGGTTTTTCTATTGCATAGACCTTAGAATCATCTTTAATAAGCCTTAGGAACACTTCTGTGAAACTTTCTTCGCCTTCTAATAGTTTCTTTATATGATGCTGATAAAGTGCTCTGATTGAGCTTAAACTAACTTTATTAAGCAAACATTTATAATCTACTTTATATGCATCTGGAAATTTAACATCTGCCAAAACTTTTTCTGCATCAAATACTTCTCCAGCATAATATGCATAATCAAAAATATATCTTAAGTCTTTGTCATAAAGTGTATTAATAGGTTTTTCACATGGAAAATAAAACATTTTGAATCCATATCCAACATGTTTTTCAAACCATTCTTTATTAGACAACATTAAATAATTCCAATCAAGAAACAATTTGTTCCACATTGAATTGAGAATCAAATCAACTCGATCTATTTCTTTCCCATTTGCCTTTTTAATTTTAATCTCATTTTTTGAAATAATATCAACACATACGTAATGTGTATCAATTTTCTCTTCAATAGTACAATTCAACATAAAGTCTTTAATATACTTTGAAGACTGCTCTGCTAGTTTTTCTATAGGTTTAATCATAATTTTAATTTTTATTTTTTATTAAAATTTTTATGCTTTTATATAGTTTTTAATATCATAATTATTAAAATAATTCTTCTGATTCTGGATCTGGAACATCTTCTAATGAAACAATTTCAATTCCATCTTCGTCAGCAGTATTAATTCTGGAACCATCATGTCCAAATATTATTTCTGTTCCATTATTATCATATAATTTATTTTTGAAATTAACATTTTCAAGAATAGATTTAACTGCATATGTTTCACCTATAGTAGGAACAAATGCTTTAATAATTGCATATTGCCCACCATTATACATAATATCGCCATATTCCATTAAAGCAAAAGATTCTTCAGCTAATTCTAAATCAACTCGACGAAGTAATGCAATAACACCAACTTCTTTAACCTTAAATGAAACCTCAAAATAATTATTATTTTCAAAAATATTTATATTTTTATTCAATCGTTTCCAGTCTTTTACATAAAATGCATAAACTGGTTCTGTTTTCCATTTAGCACCAGTTTCTTTGTCGTGATACATATCACAAAATACATTAACATCATAACGTTCATTATAGACAAAATGCATTTTAATTCCATCCATATATACAATTTTTGGAAGTTCTTCTATAGATAAAATAATTTTAATATTAGCCGTATTTGCATCTATTGCATGTTGAATTTCTGCAATAATTTCCTCTGAATAATTCTTTTGAACTTCAAATGTTTTTTCTTCGTTTTCCATTTTTAAAAATATGTTATTTTTCTATTTTTGTTTTGTCTAATGCAAAAAACTCGCAATCAAAATTTAATTCTCCTTTATATAGATTTTTATCATTTACTGTTTGTAATTTTTGCATAAATGCTTGATTTCTATTACAATATGTTGTATTTAAACTTCGTGCACAATATTTACATTGTTTTTGCCAATCAATTTCCGGATAATCTATCATATCTTATTAATATATTTTTTGCTCATCTACTACTTTTCCATGATTAATTTCAATCTCAGTAATTTCGTCAAACGCATTAGTTTTGTCATCTTCAATGCATGCATTAAGTGCCTCTTCATATGTATTAAACCATTGGTTATCCCCATGAAGATCCGTAAAATATATCCAATCATAAATAGGCTGAATATCACACTTTTCTACTGTTACTACATGTTGAAAACGTGTTTGTGGAAAATACTTTTTTCCAATTTTTACAATTCGATAATTCGCGTTCATATTATTTAAATTTTAATTGGGGTTTTTACTTATTGTATTTGTAAACAACGACATCTGTATATCGAATAACTACATCATTTAATGTATATCCTTTTTTAGTAATATCACAGACTTTATTATTCAATTCTTTATTTCCAGTTGGTGCAATTGCAACTGCATTCATAATAGATTCATCAAAATCATTATTTTCATGAACTTCAATTTCCTTTAATCCAAACTTGCTAAGAATATTTTCAAATTGTTTTTTCAAAACTTCGTATCCTTGACTATATGTTTCTTCATCAAGTTTAACATTCTCATTATTAACAGCCAAATTCAATGAATCTACAAAGGGCAATAATTCTTTAATAAGCTTGTCATTTGCCATTTTATAAATATTGTTAATCTTCTTTGTAGTATTCTTTCGAAGATTGTCCATATCTGCTAAAGTTCTGAGATACAAATCTTTATAATCTATTTCATTTTCATCCGCTGTTGTCATAGATACATTCATAACTTTTGGCTCTTCAACTTTTTCTGTATTTTCTTTTTTCATAATTAAACCTCCTCTATATAAATTATTGTATATGAACGAGATGAATCCATTGGGTCTGCCGCATCACGATAATCAGCCCATACTTTATATTGTTTATTATCTTCAATTTTCTTTTCAATTTGTTTATTTGGGTAATTCCATGTTTCTATATCATGGTATACATTTCCAATATCATGAGTATGTATTCTCCACCCATAGAAAATTCCTACATAATATTTTCCTTTTCTTAAATCTTCCATTGTTGTAGCAGTCCATCCATATGTATATAATTGGTGTGGACTTTCCATAATTACATTTTTCATATTAATCAACATTTAATCCAAGTTTTTCTTTATTTTTATCAAGCCAATCATAATATTCATTATATAAATTATCTAAAATATGTTCATTCATACTACTTGGATATATCTTTTTTCCATATAGTTCGCTATAATCATAATCATCTATATCTTGGTAAGATATAACAATTCCATAAATTTGTTCTAAATAATAGTCGGTATTATCACCGAATTGGGTGGCATAATCATATACTGTATTTTCTAACTCATTTTCATTTTTCATGAAGTCAAACAGCTTTTGAAAATCTATGTCAAAAGTATCATATCGAACTGACGCTAATGTTATTTTCATAATTTAATCTTTTTATGTTTTTCATAATCTTTATTTAATTCCCAAATTTTTTCAAATCCAATTTTTATAAACGGGAATTTTTTGTTATATGCAAAATGCCATATTTAATTCCCAAATTTTTTCAAATCCAATTTTTATAAACGGGAATTTTTTGTTATATGCAAAATGCCAATTAAAATTCCATAATAATTTTTTAACTGGTGTATATGTATAACCATTTCTATATCCATATAAGCTAATATGTGTCCATCCGTCAACTAAATCTGTTTTGTTATAGCAAAATCTTAAATGACCCCATGAGCAAAAATAATCCCACCAACTCATATCATCATTCCATGAACTATATCCGCCTTTAAATGTTGCATATGTTGGATTAATGGCTTTATCATATTTTTTATTAAATTGCATATTTATATTGAATATTTACTATTTAATTTTTCTAATTGTATCCAAACTAAATGGATGTATCTCTTCTCCATTTTTAAAAAGAGTAAATGAGTCATGTATTCCATCCTGCATCCATGTATATTCTCCATCATGGACTACAACAGCACATGGAAATAATCTACTTCTATCAATTCTTGGAATCATAATTATTTAGATTTTACAAATATTTTATTTTGTTCAGTTTGTGAATTAACTTTCACATAATTATTAAAATGTTCTAATGTAATATCATGCATAAAATAAAGCATATCATCAAAATCTTTTAATGATATTTGATAATGCTTGCAATATAATTCTTTGTCTTCTTTAGAAATATTATCTATTTTGTTTTGTTCTTGTGTTGCCTTTGCCCCTTTAGTATAAACAAATCCTGGAACTCTTCCATAGCCTAATTTAGCTGTTGCAAATCTTTGCCATGCTCTAATAACTTCAGCTTGGTTAATATTAAGATTATTAAAACATTGTGCTTGCATGGGAAACATAATAGAAAAGATTCTATTGATCATAAAGAAATTTTTAGGCAATATTAAATTTGACAATTTATTAAATGATGCAACATCAGTAAACATCATTTTAATAATATCAAATGGGCTAATTGCCTTTGGTTTTTTAATCTCTTCAGTATTTTCAGATTTCTTTCTTGCCATAGATAATTATTTAATTCAATTATTATAGATAAAAAAATGGTAAAGAACAAGTTTAGAATATTAAATCTAAACAAGTTCAGAATAGAGACTATACTAAAGAATATTTGGATTTAATGAAAGTAGCGGTAGATTTAGGTTTGCCTTCAGGAACATTATGGTGCAAATATAATCTTGAAGCATATCCAGAATTAGATTCTCACCCATTTGCTGTAGATTTTTATGGGAACTATTATGCATGGGGAGAAACTAAAGTTAAAATTAATTATTAGTTCGACACTTTAACTTTTTGCGATGGTATTCACTTAACTAAATATTGTGAAAAAGATGGTTTAACCCAACTTCTTCCTGAAGATGATGCTGCATATATTAAACAAAAATGTCATAACTTTAAATTTCATATTCCAACTAAAGAATAGTGTGAAGAATTATTAAAGTATACAGATAAACAATGGGTTACTAATTTTAAATTTAAAGGAAAACCAGTAAATGGATTAAATGGTGTTATATTCACTAGCAAAATAAATGGAAATGAATTATTTTTTCCAGCTGCAGGATATATGGATGTCGATCATACAAAAGATAAAAAAATTAGTGGTGGAATATAGACATCAACAAATGCATTTGGCCAAGATGATATAAAAGATTATTATAAGGCATATTTTTTGCATTTTGATAGTGATTTTAGCTAGCCAGCATATATAGATATAGATTATAGAGGAAGAGGATTAAATATTCGTCCGGTAGTAAATTTATAAAAATAAAGAGAAGATTTAATTCTTCTCTTTATTTTTCCAATAGTATGAATGTTTATATCCGCATTCTTTAGCTCTATTTTCTAGCCAATCAATTGTTTCTTGATTATATGGTTTCCAATTATATAAAGTTTCTTTTGTTTTTTGTTCAAAAGTTAAATTTCCTTTTTGCCATTCTTGTTTTGAATATCTGTTAATTCCAATAGTTTTATTGATATTAACTTTCATATATGTTTCAACAAAAGTTTTAAATACTGAATCTGAAATAGAATTTCGCCATCGTCTATATTTTGCATCCAATTCTATCATTTTTTGAGTATCACTTTCTAGACGATATGCATCATCTTTCTTCTCTTCTTCATTATTTGGATATGTTTTAACTTGAATTGTTGGAACTTGAATATTTACATTATTCCAATCAATATCACTATATTTGTCTGCTAAACAATATCCTTCTAATGATGTCCAACAATTATTTGGATCTGTTAATTCAAGTTTCTCAGCTCTTTGCCTCCATAATGCAGACATCATAACATCATCTAATGCAAGATTTAATACTTTTTCTGGTGTTTGTTTAATCAAATCTCTAAGAATTGGAATATTTCTAGTTGGCCAAACCATTGCAGCTCCTGAACAATAAACATTGAATGTGGACCAGAATGCTGCATAGAATTTATGTGTAAAGATTTTTGAATCATCTGTTTGATATGCAAGCATCTCATTAATAAATTCAACATTAACCCAGGTTGAAGTATTTGTTCTTAGAATATAATCATATGATTTGTATTTAGTTAATAATTCACAAGCTTCAACCCACCTATCCAATAATTGTTGAATATTCTCTTTTGAATAATCGTTTTTAACATATATCATATGTTTCTCTTCATCAATATGAGAATCTTCATGACAATCAATAACACACCAATAATCAATATTTGGGTATTTTCCATCAAGAACATCTTTTGCCCATGTGTTTCGACCACATTCTTCAAGTTTTTCAAATAATCCAATTTTACTATTAGTTGTTGACAGATTCATAATAGCAATTTTCTTTTCACTTCTTGTCGGACGTAATCTTGTCAAGTAATCATATTTTGGATGAATATATTGCCGTGGGAATGCATGAACAAAAACTTCGTGATTCGGAGTATTAAACAATAAAGATGCTTTTTGTTCTTCTTTAGAATCATGATCAAAATGCTCATAAACATCTATTGCTTTGTCAATCAAATCATTATAAGTTTCAAAACAGGTTTTAGATGACCAGTTATTAACTTTTTTTCGCATATCAGCACGCAACCAAGATAGGTGATGCATTTTGACAACATTCCATGGGAAAATATAGTAATCAACCGTAAAATGTTTTTGTTTTCTTTTTTGCCCATTTGGAAGTGTGATAATATCTTCTCTGTCATATGGACGAACAAATCGTCTAGTTGGATCTGATGGCATTGGAAAATCTGTGCAATCAAAACTATGACGATACTTTGTCTTTGTTATAAATGGAACATACATTCCATCTTTGAATGGATATACTAAGAAATGATTATAATTAGCATAATAATTAATATATTGACAATATGTTATTTCATAATTATGCTCATCAATTTCTTGAACTGCTTTCAATATACTGTTATGAGAATAATACTCATCAGAATCAATAATAATGGCATGTGAACAACCATGATCTTCAATATCTTGAATTAACATGTTTCTCTTGTCTGTCTCTTGGACTCGCGGTTCTTTTGAAGAATCTAAAACAACTTCAAGAACATTGTCGACTAAATGATCTTCATCTTTCAATCTGAATATCTCATTCAAATCAACTGGTTCAATAGGATCACCATGATATGATTTCCTCTATAAACCGATAACAACATAATCAACAATATCTCTAAATTCGCTGATTATACTAGCAAGGTGTTCTGTCCCTTCAAATGCGACTATTCCTAAGCCCACGGATTTTACAACTTTATTTTTTCCCTAAAAACTCATTTCTTCTGTTGATTTAATTTTTCTTTAAGTTCTTCAGCCTTTTTAAGATACCATTGTTCTTTTCTTAAATCTTCTTCAAGGCTCCCACCTGGTTTTGTTCCCATTCGCATTCTATATTTAAATGCATTTAATTGACAAAAAACCAAAACATATGCCGGCCCCCAGATTTTCTCCATCATATCAATAACTTCAATATTATAATTATTATAATGCTCTGGATGATTAACCATCTCTGGCGAATAAGGATAAGATTCTGCTCCAATTTCAGAAGTTGGCCGATTGTCTATTAAATTTTTTTCGTTTTCCATATTATTGTTTTTTATTTTTTAATATCTCTTGAATTTTCTTTGCATATTCTTTATTAATGCACATTCCATAATATCCAGTTTCAGACTTTTCATCTAAATCTAAAACCTTAAAAACATAAAAATTCTACATATCTTTATAATCATCAACTGAATTGAAATTCTTAATGTTGAATCTCTATAAAGATAATTTGTCTAATTCTTCATTGGTTTTTTCTCCATTATTAAACCATTGAATTTGTGGAATTTTTATTTCTATTGGTTGCATGATAAAATAAAAAATGTTGTTATTTAAATATTTTAATAAAGTATATTTTTCCTTTTTAATAATTATATTTAATTATTAACCATTTGTTTTATACATAAACAAATGATTTGTTTGAGAAAAACTTCCTAACCAAACCAGTCTTGATTTGGATATCAAACTAGATCCACTAAATTCTAGTCTCAATTCTTCCATAGACATCCTCCAAAATTCATTGAAATCATTAATGTTTGGTTGAATTATATTCTTTTTTATTTCTTTTTGTTTTATTATATATTGATTAAATTTTTATAAACTATTTCATAATATGTTTATAAATAAACTTAAAAGAAAATAAAAACAATCCATATAGTTTTTTATAAAATTATTACCAGATTTTTGCTCTTTTGCTTATTGGAATAAACATCTTATCTTTAGGAGTTATTTCAAAAACTTCATACCATGGCGTAAACATTGCAAGTGTTCCATTAACTCGGTTGAAATTAACCGAATGCTCATTTGTTATTGTCTGAGTTCTCAATCCCTCTTTAGTATTGATTCCTGCCCAAACAATTGCAAAACTAATAAAGAATTCTTTCAAATCTTTAATATCTTCTGTTTTGTCTCTTAAAGCATTATATGCAATTTTAACTCCTCCGTAATCTGCAAGATTTTCACCAAGTGTCAAAGTTCCATTAGCTTTCAAATCCGGAAGAACATTTAATTCATTAAAATGATTAATAGTATTCTCTGTTAATTTGTTGAATTTTTCTATTTCTTCTTCGGTCCACCAAGAAACCATATTTCCAGATGCATCAAATTGTCTTCCGTGATTGTCAAATCCATGTGTCATTTCATGCCCAATAACAACTCCGATTCCACCATAGTTCTTTGCAATGTCTCTTCCATATTGATAGAAATCTCCTTGAAGAATTCCAGCTGGAAAACATATCTCATTTAATGTCGGTGAATAATATGCATTAATGGTCTGAGGTGGGAAGAACCATTCATCTTTATTAACAGGTTTATTATAATATTTTTCTTTATTTTTCTCAAAGAAATACTTGGAAATATTTCTTTTATTTTCAAATAAAGTTATTGTCTCATCAATTGGCATATCACTATAATCATCAACAATGTCAGGATAGCCAATCTTGATTCTCATTTTATTTAACTTTTCAAATGCAAGTTTCTTGGTATTTTCAGACAACCAATTATGCTCACTTAAAACATTCTTAAATGATATAATTAAATTGTCAACTATTTCTTTGACATCATCCTTTGCTTCTTTAGAAAAATATTTTTCAACATATAATTGGCCAATTGCATCACTGAATAAGTTATTTATAGAATTAATAACTCGTTTCTTTTTAGGCATATCAATCTTAGCCCCAGAAAATGCTTTAGAAAATGTAAATGAAATTTTTCTAGATTTGTCATCAAATAAATTAATATATGCTGAGATAATATGAATCTCTAGAATCGTTTTTAGATCTTCAACATCAAGTGTATTAAATAACTTGCAAGCTAGCTTAAATTGTTTTTCTTGGCCAACTATGATGTCCTTAGACGCATCATAACCATAAAGACATAGAAACTTATTAAAATTAAATTTGGTGCTCTTAGAGAGCTTTTCTATATTCTTTTTGTGATAATTTAATTCTGGATTTTGAAGTTCTTCTTCTGAATAAGAAACCTTTGCAATCTGTTTTTCTATCTTTAGAAGTGTTTTGAATTTTTCCTTTGCAACTTCGTCAGTCTTTCCAAATAATTTATATAAACTAATAATATATTTCTTATATGCTTTAAGAATCTTTTTATTTGCTTCTGTTTTATTCAAATAATAATCTTTGTTTCCGAGAAGCATTCCTGATTGAGAAACATATAATGTGTAATAATTAGAATTTTTCAAATCTATAGAAAGATCTAAACTAAAGAATAAAGGAAAATGTTCTTTAGCACAAAATTCAATTATTTCTTCTCTTGTAAATAAAGAATAAACATTTTTATAAAGGAATTGTTTTAATGGAATAATTCCATCTTCATTACGTTTCTTCCAATTAGAAAAAATATTTTTATAAATTTTGATTTTTCTTCCTATTTCTGAATTTCCGGGGTTCTTTATAAGTGTATTAATCTTTTCTTTATTCTCATTATCCAAATTAGCCCAAATATCCCAACGAGGATACTCGGGTAATTGTGGATGCAAGTTAATCCAATTGCCTGTTGCATATTTGAAAAAATCATCTCCTGGATTAACTGTGTTATCTATGTAATCATTATTCATAAATCAATGATTAGTTTTTATTTTAGCATTTCGTCTTTTATCATAATTAACTTAAATGTTTTTGAACTGTTGTTGCTACTAATTTGCCATCTGCACTAGGAAGAGAATTCTTTATCATTTTGATAATAGTACCCATATTCTTTTTAATAGGCTCAATACCATCTTGTCCAATTACATCGTTGAAGCACTTTAAAATATCTTCTTCAGTTGCTTCAGCAGGCAAAAACTCTTTGAGAACAAGCATTTGTGCATGCTCTTCATTTGCCAATTCAATACGGTCATTTGCCATAAAGATTTCTATGGACTCTTCACGTTGTTTAATTAACTTTTTGATGATTTGAATTTCATCTACTTCAGTCAATTCTTGTCCAGTGTGTTCTTTACTAGTTTCCCAATTCATAAAAGCAGTTTTAATTGCACGGAGAGCTTCAAGTCTCATCTTTTTATGCTCTTTCATTGCCTGCATAATGAGGCTATTCAATTCATTTTTCATATTTTTATTGTTTTTCTTTAATAATTTGATTCATAATTTCTAATGCTTTTTCTTCTGAAATGAATTTAAAGTTTTTATCTTTACCAGACAAAATTGCATTAAGATTGTCAAATGAAATAATTTTTAGAGGGTATTCTTTACTGCTGGCATAAAATAATTTATTTTTAAAATCGCAATACCAATTAGATAAAATTTTAACACCATCAAATAATCTTTTTACACCCGTAACAAAATATATTTCACTATCATATTGAATATATTTTCCAACTAAATCATGTGCATGCTCTTGTCTAAGAAATTCATTATCAATTTCTTCTTGTGTATTGTCACGTTCTTTTTTAAGTTGGTTTAATTGTGTTGATAACTCATAAATTTTATCTTGCAATTCATTTCGCTTTTTACGAAGTTCTCGAATTTTATCATTTACAAAATTGTCATCCTGTTTACCCGAAAATTTAAAAACGTTTGCAATTTCAAAAGTGTCATTGTCATTAAATGTTAATAATTTTTCATTTAGCTTTTCCAAAAATTCCGGAATTTTTTCATCATTATAAAAACAATCATATTTCGTTCCGCGAAGTTGATTTGCCTCATTTGGATATAATTCTTCTGCATAATTAAAATATGCTTGTCCCAATCTCCATTCTTCTGGTTTATTCTGAACCTTTATATGAAGTTGTATGTTTTTACTATAATCTATTTCTTTCATTATGATTCTTTGTTAGTTTTAATTATATTTTTTATGCCGTCAGCATCAGAATATCCGTAATCTTTAATTTCAATATTGTTTAATTTACGGTATTTTATTTCTTGACGTATAAATTGATCATATTTTGAATCAATACCATTATCTTGATTATAATCTAAAATAGATGTTAAATGCTCATTTGATAATTTATACAATGGTATCCATACCCTGTCACCATTAGTATCAAACGTTCCTCGCAGCATAACTTGACGAATTTCCTCAAATGGTGCATCACTAAAAACTTGAAGTGTTTTTGCCGGTGCGTCTTCATTAACAGAAGAACGCCAACATAAAATATCAGGTCCACCATCAAGCATATATTGTTCTCCATTTGCATCTTTGTATTCAACATAATCATGTCGATGACGACTCCAAAGAATAGTTCCGTCAGGTGTTTGAATCCGGTTCGCTATCATAAATGACTCTTTCTTCTCTGACAAATTTTCTGTATTCATAATCTTCAAATCTTTTTCAGTTTTCAAATCTTTATATTTTTTATATAATTTTTCTTTATTGTTCCAAATATTAAATTGATGTTGTGCATTTAATAATCTATTTTTATATTCAGTTGATTTATTATAAGACATCCAATAAAGATAATTATATGCAAGCTCTTTAGTTAAAAATATTTTAATATATGGAATTTTTCTATCATAAAAATACCAACGACTATTTATGTCTTCGTATACATTTGATTTATAAATTAAATTGGACATTTTATATGTTGTTCCATTAGATAATGTTAAAGTTTTGTCATTATATACAAATATTGAAAATCTTAATCTTTCCTCAGTTTCATTTTCATCAGTTTTAATATCTTTCACTTGAAGGCGAGTCACTTTATATTCATTTGAAATAACTTCATCGAGTCGGTAAACATAATCACCAACTTTAACAATATCTTCTAATTCAATATAATATTTTTTAGCATTAAAGTATCTTTCACATATCATCATAATTTATCTTCTATTTCTTTTTCTACCCATTTTCCATCTATCTTTTCTTGATACACTTTACTAGATTTAGGAAAATGCCCATCACAATATGGTGATATCCAACCACCGCTAATTTTTGTTGATGGTTCTCCGCAAATTATACAAGTATTCCAAGATATATCTGCATATTTGTTAATAATCTCTTGAACTGCTTTTGAATGTCCTGCATCATACCAATGTAAATATCCCCACTTTTCTTTGATTTGTGTTATTCTGTATTTATAAAGATAATGATCTTTGATGAGTTGAGCCTTTAGCTCTTTGCATATTTGAATTCCAAAAGCCTTTTTCCAACCAGATTCCATAGCATCTAATTCAGTATAAGTTGGAATACAATGAAATATTGGTAAAAAATATCTATATAACCAATAAACAATATAATACCAAATAGTCCAAGACAATGATTTAACTTTATCAATAGTTTCAGAATCATATTTTCTATTAGGTTTCGGAACTTGCTTAAATGCTTTGCAGTAAATACCATCCGATTGAGGAAGATTTATTTTTCCCCATTTTTATATGTTGCCATTTGAGGATGGCCATAAAGATATTCATGAATTTTCAATGAATGCCAATGTGTTCCTGTCTATCTATTTCTTGGATATAAAAATGGAAATTTTATACATAACCAAGTTGATTCTAACACTTTATATAATTTCGTTTTTGCAAAGCTATTCATAAGTTCCTTCATCTATCTTTTTATGATCAACAACAAAATTTTGCATTGCTTCCAATATTCCATCTGGGCTAAATGTTAAACCAACCATTCCAGAATAAACTGCATTAAGAATTTCGTCGGCACTTACATCCCATGGAAGCTCATATGTTATAATGCCATTACTATTTTTTAATGTCAAAATAGTAGGAAGTGTATCACGATTTCCCATATAATATTCACTGTCTTTTGGTTCCATAATTAAAAATATATTTTTTCTTATATATTTTATTTAATTTTTTCTTTTTGTTTCTTTTGTTTTTTATATGCAGCAACATCAAGTTTTAATTGATTATATTCTTCTTCACCACCTGGTAAATCCCATATTCCAATTTTTCTTCCAGCAATACAAAGAAACCATAGGTGACTTGCATATTTTGAATCGGCTTTCCACAAATAGTAATGAAGCCTACAATGCAAATCAAATGGAACATATAACAGATTTTCTTTGTTTTTAACTAATCCCATTTCAACCTTTTTAGGAATGATATGGTGAATAGTTACAAAATCTTTAGTGACTGTATTCTCCTTATCATTCCGTTTAGGTTGAACTTCTTTTGCATGTTTATAATATGCCTCATTGGCTTTTACCATTTTAACCAGCACATTATATTTTTCAATCCATGGATTATTATCAAAATTTGGAAACAAAAACATAATTATTTCTCTTTGTTCTATTTGAAGGCTCGTATCTTGCAATGAACATGCATGAATCCATGACGACGAGAATTAGAAACTCGGTCAGCATTCATATAAGACTCAAGTGTAGAAAGACGAATAACTTTCTTGATATTAGTATTCTTCAAATCAACTGGATGATACAAAGAGAAATGTAGTTTAATTGTCAAATAACCACGACGTCGAACATCTACATACTCTACTGGCACCAAATAATCATGAGCACCAATCTCATCACCAAATACATCATGAGTTGGAACTATACCGTCCATTACTGTAGATTGATTTACTACTTCAACACCTTCTGTTGATTTACGACTAAAAAGATTTTTAATAAAAGAAAATAGTTTCATACTTGTTAAATTAATTAAGATTACTAAATATTTGTTTTATATTTTATATTAAAATTTTTCTTTTTGTTTCATATTGCAAAAAATAATTCTTTTTGTTTAAATTAAAAAATAGAAGCTCAATTTTGAACTTCTACCCTTTTTAAACTAATGTTAAAATAGTATTTGGAATTAAATAATACGGCAATTTGCCTTTATTATATTTTAATTTAATTATACCAGTTTCAATTCCATCTTTAATTTCTATTTGACTTCCAATAAAAACTTTTGGCATTTCATTTATCATTAGTTGCTTTGCATCATTTATTGACATATTATGCATTGTATTAATAGTTTCCTCATCAAAAGTTTTATCAATAAAAGCAAATACACGATTTTCTTGACTATCTATAATGTCTTTAGGTGCCAAAGTATAATTTGGTGAATCAATATTTCGAGTTTTTACTTGGACTGGGCAATGTTTTCCATCTACTGTATCAATAAATAAATCTATTTTATTGTCAGTATCGTCTTTGCCAATAGCAATATCCCAACTCTTTATTTGATTACGATGATTTTTTAAATACCAACCAACATAAGGTTCTAATACATTTCTAGACAATTCTAATAGTTTTTGATTCCACGCCATAGTATTATTTTACTTTTTTGTTTTAGGACGACCAGCTGTTTTAGGTGCTTTTGGTTTTGTAACCTTAACTTTCTTTACTTTTGTTTCTGTTGGTTGTTCTGTTACAATAACTTCGTTTGGCTCAAGTTCAACATGCATTGGTTTATTATTCTCATGAAGCTCTTCAATTTTATTCAAGCGCTTAAATTCTTCAAGTTCTTCAGCTGTAAAATCTGGCTCCTCTTCTGGACGTGGAGTTGGACCATCAACCAAATGAGTTTCTTGAATTTCTTGCAATTCAATTGGACGTCCACCATCAGCTATAGCTGCTTCATATGCATCAACTTCAGTTTCAATAAGTTGTTCAGACTCATCGACAATATGTTCTTCAACATATTTTTCTGTTTCCTCATCAATAACAATATGAGATGGAACTTCTTCTACGGGTTCCTCCACTTTTTTGCCTCCAAGACTGTCATACATTGCATCTAAAACTTCGCCATAGTTGGTATTAGTTTCTTTTTTATGTTTATTAGAAGCTTTATTGCTATAATAGCTTTTTAATAAAGCTCCCCATGCATTATTTTTACTCATAATTTATAAAATTATTTTTTATTTGTTTTCTTCTCTATCATTTAAATATATATCTTCATTTTCTGAATTATATATAATAGAACGTGCACCATGTGATTGAATATCTGCATATACCAATTTATTTTTCTTATCTATAATTAAATAATCAATTTTATTCATAATTTATAAAATTATTTTTTATTTGTTTTCTTCTCTATCATTTAAATATATATCTTCATTTTCAGAATCATATATAATAGAACGTGCACCATGTGATTGAATATCTGCATATACCAATTTATTTTTCTTATCTATAATTAAATAATCAATTTATACAAATTTATATTTTAAAATATAAATTCACTGACATCAGATTTTAGTGAAATTGATCTAGAAAACTATAGATTAAACTAATCTATAGAAAGTCTATATTTAAATTTAGACTTTTTGAATTCATAATATAGTTCAATCAAATCTTTATAAATTGGCTATAACTCAAATTCTTCCAATGACTTAAGATATAACTCTCTAAATTCAGTCAAATTTGGTCTAACTATATTTTTCTTTATTTCTTTAGTTTTACTAATATACTAATTATAATATTCATATGCTCTTCGTCCAAGTTCTATAGAAGCTAATATCATATCAGGTAAGTTTAATGATCTATATAAAAAATTTCCAATAAAACTTGAATATTCTGGTTTAACTTTAATAAGCTTTATATTAAATATGTTACATCTTTTAGTTAAATTATTAACTAGTGCATTTCGGTTCCATAAATTATTGACTAGTTTATTGAATTTTTTTCCTTTATTCTTATCATCTGAATTGATTTTTAAGTCTTCAATAGAAATTATTTGACATTTATAATAAATTGCTTTATTAATTATATTCTTTGCAATCTGTAATGTTTCATAATTTCTTTTGTTTGATAGATATATTCTCTCTTTAGAATCTGAACTATAATGCAAACCTTTTAAGTTAAAGTCTTTATCATTCAAATCTTTAATAGAATAGATTCCAGATTTAATGACATTAAACTGGTTTTCTGATTTCCAGTCAACTATAGACCACCCTATATAGTTTGGATTTAAATCCAACGCTAGAACTCTATTTTTTATTTGTTTTGTTTCAAATTTCTATATATCGGTTTCTTCAAAACAAATATAAACATAATTCAAGTCTAGTTTATAACCTATCTTGATTTCTTTGTTTTCTTGTTTCTGATATAGTTTCTTTAGAATTGAAATTCTATTTCCAATGCCAATTAAATTTAACTAAATTTTAGTGTCTTTATTTGGTTTGAATATTATTTTATCAAGTTCTTGTTCTAGATGAAAGAGTCTGTTTGACTTAACCGACTTATTAACTATTTCGCCAATAGAATAAATAGAACTAAGTTTATTTAGTTTAAACTATTCTTTAGTTATTTTTCCTTTAAGTCTGTCAAAATAGTTTTTCTTTCCTCCAAATATGACTTTTTCTTTTTGTGGAATATCATAGAATGCGCATTGAATAAACCATGAATTCATTAATTGAATATTATTTAAATTCTTGATTTGCTCTTTTATTTGTTTCTATGAAAAACCATCTGCAAATCTATTATAGATAAAATGTTGGACTGAACTATATTGTTTCATATAGTTTAGAATAGTTTCTTTAGAAGACTAATCAGTTTGATATTTTACCTTTAGAATTTGCAAGAAAAATTAAATATAATTTTTATATTATATTTATTCAAGAAATTCTAGAAAAATTTCACTATATCAAAGATCAATGAATTATAAAAAATTATAAATTGCTATAAATTTATATGATTTTTTATATTATATTTTCATTTTTTTAGAATTTACTAAATTAACTTAACTTATCATATTGAAGTAATATTTGTGTATGTCCGAATATTTGCCAATAATCTGTATATAAAAATATATTAACAGATTTTAATGTTTCTGGGCGAATCCACATTGGGCCATGTTTGTCAGATGTTCCATAATAATCATCAAAATCTGCATTTGCATTAAATGTAAATGCAGATGGTTTTCCTTCCCATAATTTATTAACAAATTCTGCAACTTCATCAGGAGTTGCTGAAAATATTTCAAATTTCTCTTTTTCTTTATTATATTTCCATAATTTGTTTTGCCATTCTACAAATGTTCCATTTCTAGGTTTTTTATTATCTTCAGCAAATGCACTATGATATGCATCCATATACATTTTGTATGCTTCTTCTGGAGACTTTGCTTCAAAATAAGTTGGTGGAATTGGATAGACAGCACTCAATTCTCCAGTATATGGTGAAGTAGTTTGTTTTGGATAATCTGTATTAAGATATATAGCAGCATGTGCTAAATTACGATTTTTATATCTGTCATACCAGACATATGAAACTCCTGCGTGTGTCACTAAAACTTTATTCTCTATAGAATATGCAACTTGAAAATATTCTTTATTATCTTCAAACAAATCATATATTTCTTTTTCACTATTCCAATCATGACGAGAATAAGCTTCTTGATATTCTTTAAATACCCAATATTCAGCATCATGATTTCCTAATAGAAGAATGGTTTCTGGGTGTTGTTTTTTATATTCTATAATTTCAAGAAAATTTTTCTTTATATCTTCAAATGGAAATGGAAAATAAGGAGAGAAATAATCCCCTACAAATATATTAACAGCATTGTCCACAACTAGATTTTTCCAGTATGTTCTGCCATGTATGTCGCCTATTATATTATATAACATTATTTTTGATATTTACTTTTTGACGTATTAGTTAATTCAATGTAATCCATAGAAATTTCAATAGTATTATTATCAAAATCAACTGAAATTGGCATACAGCAATGTAATTGAAAATCAGAAATTACTGGAAATTTTTCAAGTTCATCAAGAGTTTCAATTTGTATTTTTCCTTCAGATACAATATCTTGTTTACACGGCATCATATTATTATATCCAAATAATAATTTAAAAATATTATAAATTTCATCATTTTCATTAATATTACAAATAATAGAAGTTATATAATAAAATTTTGGCCATGAAGATTTTCTAAATATTTTATAAAAATTTGAAATATCATCTTCAATATAATCAGTTTTTGGTACATATGTTAAAGAACATAAATCAAATTCCGTTTGACTTAAATCTTCAATCGTATATTTAAATGATAATGGTAATAATTCAGTTTTTTTACCATTTTGATGTGTTAATTCTAATTTAAAATTTTCCATAATTATTTTTGATTTTTCATTTTGTACCTAATAACTTCTAATGCATTTCTTTCATCTTCTGTTAATTTTTCTGGCAATTTGTAAACTATAATAACATAATAATCACCAACACTATTACTTGCCTTTAATCCTTGACCAGATAATTTCAAATGTTTTCCATTCTCAACACATGATGGAATAACTAATTTAATCTTTTTATGATCCGGTTTATCTAAAACATATTCTGTTCCAAGCAATGCATCGTAATATGGAATTTCTATTTTTTCATAGACATCAACATAATTGTTAATCATATATTTGTCATGATCATAGACATGCTTGCATATTGCATAGAAATCCCCAGTCTTTCCTTTTATATCTTTAGATTCAGAACCTTTTCCTGTATATTGAAGAGAATACCCATCATACATACCAGTAGGGAATTTAACTTCAAGAATAGTTTCTTCTTTAACAAATCCTGTTCCATTACAATGTGAACATTTTTTGTCAACCACTTGTCCGGTTCCGCCACATCTCTGACATTCTGAAATAGATTCAGTATATCCAAATGGTGTGCGAACTCTTGTCTTTTTCATTCCTGTTCCATTACAATCTGGACATGTATGTTTTCCAGTTCCGCCATCACCATGACAGACAGGACATCTGACATTTCTTTCATATTTAACTTTTTTTATAACTCCAGTAAATAATTCTTCTAATGTCACTGGAATTGTCATTCTGATATCTTTACCTGGATCAGGTTCTCGTTTTCTGCTTCGTTGTCTAGAACTACCACCAAAGAATGAGCTAAATGGATCGTTAAAACCACCACTGCCAATATCATCCCATCCTGGAAATCCATTTCCCCAATTAAAATTGCTAAAATCAAAACCGCCTGAACCAGAATCAAAATCAAATGAAGAACCAGAATCATATTGACGACGTTTATTCTCATCAGACAAAACCTGATAAGCTTCATTTATTTCTTTGAATTTTGCTTCTGCTTCTTTCTTTTCTTTTTCTGATTTATTAGCTTGTTTATCTGGATGATATTTTAACGCAAGCACTTTATATTTTTTTCGAATCTCGTCGGTTGATGCAGTTTTATCAACACCTAATATTTTATAATAATCTTTTTTCATACTTATATATTTCTTTCAATAATTCATCTTTTTTTGTAAATAATTTTTCAAAATAATTATCTACTTTATATGTTGAAAAATATAATATATTTTTAATTCCAGCTTTCTTGCTTAATTCTAATTTATTTTTGTCATTTTGATATAATTCTTCAACAGATGTAATATTTGTATTAAATATACTATCTAAAAATAAATGCTATCTTCCTTGGCATTCTATTGCAATATTATATTCTGGTAAATAAAAATCTAATCTTTTTAAACCGACATGATATTGATTAATATATTTAATATTATTTTTATTTAATAAATTCATTATATCCTATTCTAATAATGATTTCTAACAATGTGGGCATCCTCTATGTTCATTAATTAATCTTTGCGGTTCTCTTAAAAATTCTCCATGTTTTTTGCATTTTAATAATACTTTAGTTTTCCAATTTTTATAATTAACTTTGGAATAATCATATTCATCACCATAAACATCAATTAATTCATTTATAAATTGTTCATTAGAATATGTTCGTCTAATCATTTTATACTATGACCGTATATTAGTACCACACATAGGACACCCATTTTTATAAAAAGTGTGTGAACATATTATTTGTTTTCCATGTTTTGGACATATTATAATATATTTTTCACCTCTTCCTTCTAAATATGGTTCAACTAGCGAATAGTCATATTGCGGAAATAATAATTTAGCTTTTTTTAAAAATACATTCATTTTTTTAATTGCATTATTTAATTGTTTTTTCTATTTTTTACATATTTTACAATTATATTCATTATATATTAATACAACTAATTTTTTCTTAAGTTTAAGACCGCATTTTTTACATTGAAGGTATGCATAATCTCCAATTGATAAATTATTATTATTTTCTAAATCATTTATATTTTCTATTATAAATTCATTTGTATTTTCTTTTAATTTAAATAAAATCTATTCCTTTGTATATTTTATCCCACTATTATTATTTTTATGTTCTAAAAAACACTATTTACACGGTTCTCTAAATTTATTTTTATGTAAAAAATAATCTGGATATGCATTAAATTTACCATGTATTGGACATATTGCTTCTACTGTATTTTTAAGTCCATTATATTGAGTTATAGAATAATCGTACTATGGATAATTTTCTTTTGCGCGTTTTATGAATTCTTCCTATGATGTTTTATTCATTATTAAAATAATATTATTTATTTTATTTATTTAATTTCAAAAATAAATTAAAGATAATATTTTTAAAAACCTTTTTTAATATCATCTTGAGAAGCATCTTCTTTAACTCCTAATAATTTATAATAACCTTTACTATCCATTTCTAATTAATAATGTAATGTTTTTGCGTTTTGAATTAAATATTTCATTTTTGAATATGCATCGTCTGTATGAATATTTTTAGTATTAAATAGATGTTGTCCCATCTCTCCAATATTTCCAGTTTTATAAAAAACATATGTCATTCCAGTTTGAGCAATATTAATAGGTATATTTTTATCTTCATATTTATAAGATAATATAATAGAACCATTAACAAATGGTCCAATACTCCAATTTTCCAATTCATCATCAGATAATTCATTTATTAACTTTTGTGTAATATCAATAATATCTTGATGAATTGATAATGCGCCAGAAACCCAATTATCTTTTAGTTCTGAAATGTTGTCTAATGTTTTTTGAAAATACTCTTTATTTATTCATTTTTCAATTTGTTTTCTAAATAAAATATTACTTTTATAATTATAAAATAAAATAATGAAAAGTTTTTAATAAAAGAAAAATCCCCAGAAATGATCTGAGGATTTTGAATAATTATATGTGAAAAAATTATTTATATTTAATAATAAAGTTAATTGCGATATATGGCGGGATATTGTTGTGAGCTTGTTGTGCATCTACTGATGTTGTTGCTAGTGGATTAATGGTGGCATTATACGGACCTACATATATTTCATCAGTAACACCGTATTCGCCAGGATTAATGTTACTATATGTAGCTAAATCTTCTGCACCTGGACGCCTATAACTACCAGTTGATCCACTACCAGCATTTATCTTATGCTGGTGCATTGGTAATCCACTTTCATCACCTGTTAATTTATGACTATATTCGCCACACCCGGATTGTGGTGTATAACTACCAAGAGTAAATTCGTATGTTTCCCCATTTTTGTCTGTTCCTTCGCCAACACCTACTGGAAATAAACCATTAAAATTTGGTACACTTGTTGTCCCTAAAACATCTCTTAATTTAGCATATTGTGCTCCAGTTTCAATTGATTGGCCATTACATAATAACCACCCATCAGGCTCAGTTTCTCTAGGCCACATTATTATGCTACCAATCGGTAAACCTAATTCAACATTTTTAATTCCATTAACTGTTGCTCTAACACTAGTTGATGTATTATTTATAACCTCAAATGCATTAGATCTATTACTAACTCTATTTGCTGTGCCATTACCAACAACAAATAAAGTAGATATATCATTTGTTTCATAGGTTTTATTAAATTGACCTATAGCAGTCATTGCCTCTTGATTCGCAATTGTTACATATCCACCAGCATGTGAATAATTAGCTGATGCAGTTGTTAAATGCCCTTCAGCATGAGCTCCATTTGCTAAGGCTTTGGTGCCAATACCTTCAGCATGAGCACCATTTCCAGATGCATTTAAAGTGCCAGTACTATTAGCATAACCTTCAGCATGCGCACCATTACCGTTAGCAATAACACTTCCACTTTCTGCATAACCTTCAGCATGCGCACCATACCCAGAAGCGTCAATACTATCACCTTCTACATAACCACTAACAAACTAGCCATCTTTTAATATAGCATTTTCTAAACTGTCTTTTGTTATTTTAATTTCACTCATAATTAATATATAATTATTTCTTTATTTATGCTCTTCCTTGTCCTCTATAAGCTTTTCTGTAATGCTTTGATTGTTTACTGTTTGATGTTCTGCATTTAGAAATAATGCCCGGGCGTTTTTATGTGCTTTCTTCAAATAAGAAAAGCCTGAACTCATTACTTTTGCCATTTTTCAATTATTTTATTTTTTATTATTTATTTTCAAACGAACTAGGGCATATAGTTATTATATTCAACAATTTTAGTTCCCCAGAATGTCATATCGGTTTTACTGCCTCGTTTTATTTTCCAATTTGACAAATCCTGACAGAATATTGTGTCATTCGTAAACATATATTCAAAATCTCGACATTTACTAACATTCCATTTTGATATATCACTATTAAAATTAGACTAATAATTACAATTTGAAACAGAATGTAATACCGGCAAAGATATTTTAGAACTTGAGAAATTCCATAAAATAACTAGTTTAAAATATAAAATATCTAAAGAACACCTTTATAATTTCATTAGACACGATTTAAATAAAACTGAATCACTATGCCATACAAATTTAAACTGGATTGATACTTCTGGAATATATACAATGGAAAATTGTAATTTTTTAATATAAATTTATTAATTTTATATAAATTTATTAATCAAAGTTTGCAATTTTCATATATGGCTTTGACGTAAAAAATCTAGAAAACTATAAATCAAATTGATCTATAGAAAGCCTATACAACAATTTAGACTTTTTGAAATATTCATATAATTCCTTCAGATTTTTAAACTATTCTCTTTGAATATTAAATTCTTCCAACGACTTAATAACTAGATTATTAAATAGTTTAATATCTGGTTGAATTATATTTTTCTTTTGTTCTTTTGTTCGACTGATATATTGGTTATAATATTCATAAGCTCGCCTTCCAAGTTCTATAGATGCAAGAACCATATCTGGCAAATTTAGACCTCTATAAAGGAAGTTTCCTATAAATGAACTATATTCTGGTTTAACTTTAATAAGCTTTATATTGAATATATTGCATCTCTTCTAGAGATTGTTAACTAAAGCATTTCGGTTCCATAAATTATTAACTAGTTTATTGAATTTCTTTCCTTTGTTTTTATCATCGCTTGTGATTTTCAAATCTTCAATAGAAACTATTTGACATTTATAATAAATTGCTTTATTAATTATGTTCTTTACTATCTAAAGAACTTCATAGTTTCTTTTATTTGCCAAATAAATTCGTTCTTTAGAATCACTAGAATAATGTTTGTCTTTCAAAGCAAAATCTTTATCATTAATAGTTTTAATTGAATAGATTCCAGATTTAATAATATTAAACTAATTTTCAGATTTCCAATCAACTATAGACCAACCAATATAGTTTGGATTCAAATCCAATGCTAAAACTCTGTTCTTTATTTGTTCATATTTAACAGATTCTAGTTTATCTTCTTCATAACTAATATAAACATAATTCTAGTCTAGTTTATATGTTATTGGAAGATCTTTAGCCTACTGCCTTAGATAAAGTTTCTTTAGTTTCTATTTATAATTCTATAAATGCAACTTTAATTCTATATGTGTTTGTCTATCTGGTTTAAATATAACAGTTTCTAAGTCTTCTTTGATTTCAAATTTTTGATTTCCTTTATATGGTTTACAAGTTCCAATAGAATAAATTGGATTCAATTTTTTATTTTCTAGAAACTATTCTCTAGAAATTAAATTCTTGCATCTTCTAATAAAATTTCCTTTGCCACCAAATATAACTTTAGTTTTGTTTCCATCTTCGTCTTTGTTAGACTTTAATAATTGATATGCTTCACCAATTGCAGATCTGCAAAACCAGTCATTCATCAAATCTATATTGTTTAACGTTTTAAACTTCTGCTTAAGAATTGAATCAGATTTTAAATAACTATATTCTGGTTGAAGTTCTTGTTCTTTAGACAACTATTGATAGAAAACATGAAGAATTGAAGAATATTGTCTCTAATATTTTTGAATTAGAGATTGATATTCTTGTTCAACATCATATTTTAATTTAATAGTTATCATTAAATTATTTTATATAATAAAATTTAAATTTAATTTATATATTATTTATTTAAGTTTTCTAGAAAAATTTTCAATGAAATAAAGAAAACATATTTATATATAATTTATATATTTAATAAATATAATTTAATTTATTAATTAGCTTCTAAAAATCTAAATATTCTTTAGTATAATCTCTATTCTGAACTTGCATAGATTTAACATTCTGTGCTACTTGTTCTTCATCGTCAAAATCGTCTAAAGCTAACTAGATTCCTTTATTAACAGCTTCTAATATTTTATTATAATTTTTTACCACGGTATTTCAGGTTTATATTCTTCTTTTATTGGACAATCAGAAAACATAAGATCGCTAACATATGCGTATATATTCCACTTAGAAATATCTTTATTAAATTTTCTAGCATCATAAAACATAAATCCCATAGTTTTTACATTAGAAACATCCCAATTTCCTATTGGTTTATTAAAATTAGAATGTGCAAACATATATGCCATATTTTCAACCTTTGAAACATTCCATTTAGATATATCACCATCGAATGATGATTGCTCAAACATTTCTAACATTGTTTTAACATTAGAAACATTCCATTCTGAAATATCTCCATTAAAAGTAGTCTAACGAAATAATAATGACATATCTGTTACATTACTAGTATCTATCCAATTTAAATCTGCTTGAGGATTAATTCCGCATATATAATAAACAATTGTCCTTAATGTATCATTGTCTGCTTTAAATTTCAAATTTAATAATTGACTAAGTCCCATTAATTTAGTAATAACTTCTTTAGTAATATCATATTCATTGACTTTATTAACTAATTTCTGCCAATCTAGATATTCTTTAGTATAATCTCTATTCTAAATCTATTTAGATTTTATATTCTAACTCCCGTTATCTTCAAAATCATCTAGAGCTAACTAAATGCCTCTATTAACTGCTTCTAATATTTTATTATAATTCTTCATAACTATTTTTTATAAATTCATTACTGGGCGAATTCCTGCTGCGTGTTCTGGCACCATATCACTTATAGAAATAAAATCATATTGTGAATTTGTATTATGATATGAAAAACAACACGAACCATATTCATCACCAGTACCACCATCTTCCTGCATATGTAATTTGCCTTTAGTATCAAACCATGTATAATAACGAGTTGATTTACTATTTGACCAACAATAAGCAGCTTGCCCAAAAAAATATCTATGTCCCATATTATCTATAAAGCCATTTGCAGGAAAAAATATTTCTTTACCATTTTTACCAGTTAATAACAATCCATCTAACCAATACACATTTTTATATTCTTTAACAAATCTTTTAGTTGTATTACTTTTTAATTCTTCAAATTGTTCTTCAGATGGCATGCGGTATTTTTCTGATTTATAATATATGCTCACCGGATCATCTTCCGGTTGTACCACACGAAAACCTTTTTTGCCAGTATTATAATCATAACGGTATTTCTATTTTATGTTTGCGACAAATTTATTTTTAATTATTTCATTATCTGTTAATTGATTGAAAGCCGGTTCGCTTTCGCCCCACTAATAGTATCCGCCATTCCAATATTGGTACTTATCTAAATGATTAGGATCTACACCTAAATTATAGGCATTCCATAATGTTCCTGAAGGAAGTCCTAAATCAATAAAATAATTTATTTCTTCAAATGTATAATCTCTATTTTGAACTTGTTTAGATTTAACATTCTAAATTTCATCATCTTCAAAATCATCTAAAGCTAATTGGAGTCCTTTATTAACTGCTTCTAATATTTTATTATAATTCTTCATATTCAATATATTTATTTGCAAAAAGAGATCCAACTATTTGTTGAATCTCTAATTAAAAATTATTTGAATTTAATTATTTCACTTCCTCAAATGTTACATCCTCTGCATCTGGGTATTCTGAAGATTTATTTTCAGAAGTTGGTTGTTCTGGCTGAGGTTCTGGTTGAGCCTGTTGTTCATAAAGTTTTGAAGAAATATCTTGAACATATTTTTGTAATGTTTCTTGCAATGATCCAGCTTTTGTTGCATCTTTTGCTTTAGTTGCTTCAAGAATCTCATCAGCTTGTTTCTTAATCTCTGTTTTTTGATCCTCTGTCAACTTATCCTTCATTTGCTCGTCTTCAGTCATATTCTTCATTTGGTATGCAAATGATTCAGCACCATTCAACTTATCAACTTCGGCTTTTGCCTTTGCGTCTGCATCTTTAAATTTTTCTGCATCTGCTTTAATTCTATCAATTTCTTCTTGCGACAAATTATTAGAACCTGTAATTTTAATAGAATTTTCTTTTCCTGTTCCAAGATCTTTAGCAGAAACTTTAAGAACACCATTAGAATCAATATCAAATGTTACTTCAATTTGAGGAACTCCTCGTTTTGCTGGCATAATTCCACCTAATTCAAATTCTCCCAAAAATTTATTATCTTTAGTGAATTGACGTTCTCCCTGGTAAATTTTCGCAACTATTCCGGGCTGATTGTCCACCGCAGTTGTGAATATTTGTTTTTTAGATGTCGGAATAGTTGTATTAGCTTCGATCATTATATTCATTAGATTTCCTTCTACCTCAATTCCTGTAGAAAGCGGAGTTACATCTAGCAAAAGCAAATCACGTGCGCCAGAACCGCCTACAATAATATTTGCTTGTGTTGCCGCACCAAGTGCAACGGCCTCATCAGGATTAACAGATTTGTCAAGTGGACAACCAAACTCTTTACTCAATGCTTCTTGGACATTTAGAGAACGCGTCATACCGCCAACAAGAAGAATTTCATCAAGCTCTGATTTATTTACCCCGGCTTTACTTAAACATTCACGACCGCATTTAATCATACGGTCAACCAACTCTACTGTAAGTTGTTCATATTTAGCACGAGTCAGCGTCATTGTTAACATTTGCGGAACATTATCAATAACAGTAATATATGGCAAATTAATATCAGTTGTTGTACTAGTAGAAAGTTCACATTTTGCATGTTCTGCCGCCTCTACAATACGAGAATATGCCATTTTATCTTTACGAAGATCAAACCCATTGTGGTCTTTAGCAAATTCATCACAAATATAATTTACAATTTCCTTATCAAAATCCGCGCCACCAAGATATGTATCACCATAAGATGCAAGAATCTCTACAACTTCTTGGTCGTCTACATTACTTACATCACACAAACTAAAATCAAGTGTTGACAAATTGTTTTATCGTTAAGCTCTTTATCTTAACCTCTTTATGATTTCCATAAAGTTTAGACTATCTCTTTCATTAGCAGTGAATTACAAAATTTTGAAATATCGTCTAACACAAATTTAAATTTAAGATTATTCTATTTTGCATATTCTTCGGCTGCAAAATTTTTAGCTTGCTATTTTCCAGATTTAATATCGTTATAATAAAACTTGTGTGATGCTTTTATTTCTACTATATACTTATAATCTGGTAAATAAAAATCTGATACATATATCTTAGATTTGTTATTAAATATATATGGAATTTCTGGACCATTTATAACATTTATATTGTTATTAAAACAAAAATCTAAAAAATCTTTTTCAAGATTACTTTGATACAATATATTAGTATCTTTATATTTTTTAATTGTATATAAATGATTCTAGAAATTACAATATTTACATACTATATTATTGACATCTAATTTACGTAAGTTATTAGCATGCTTATTAAAAATTGCACCACATATTTTACATTTAAATTGTATATCATATACAGTATATAAATTATTATCAATTTTTATTTTAGGAACATATTTAAATCCATTACAATATATTGAGTAATATGGTAAATATTCTATTTTATTTCTAATATTATCATCTAAAACTATATTAGAAATACTATACATATATGGCAAAAATTTATAAAAAATATCAGGTGTTAAATGTTTTTGAAAGTACGCCTATTTATATTCTTCAGATTCATTTTCAAATAAATGTTCCTTTTTAATAGGTTTTTGGGTTTTAATAGGTTTTCCTTTTATTCCAAATGGATTATTTAGATAATGGTCTTCATATTCCTTTTTCTGTGCGCAATGCTAACATACGAGTTTACGCTTTCCAAAGTACTTACATAATAGACATGTATTTATACGACCACATCGACATAACCACTAGATTTTATATGATGTTTTTTGTTTTACCGTTAATGGTATATCATCAATAAAAACATTTAATGATTCTTTATAACCATACTTTAATTTAGCATATTTTAATTCAATTTTATTAAATGGAATATCATTTCCATCCTTATCTAAAATTTTCTAAATATGTGCTATCAATATTTCAAGGATCTCTTCATTCATGTCAACTTTAAATTTCTATTTTAAATATTTATCTAAAGTTGACCTGCCAATTTATACTGCATTCGTGGAATTTTCATCTTAAATATTGAAGATTACTAATTCTAGTCGTTGAACCTTTTACTTATTTCTAAGTAACTTGGCTGCGCTTATTTCGGTCGCCCAATTCTTAAACTTTTTACCATCCCATAGTAATTAAGCTATGTGCTACCATGTATGTTGCCACCATGTGCGGTATTTAAGACTCTAAGGGGTTCTCCGCAATTAACAGTATTTTTTGTGTTGACATTTATTAGGCTGCCACACGGGAGGCACAAACACTTTTACCACCCAAATCCACCACAAGAATTTTCTTGTCTTTACTCAAATCAATATTTGTAGCAGCAAGAATTGCAGCAGTTGGTTCATTAATGATACGAAGAACCTCGAGTCCTGCTAATTCGCCAGCTAACTTAACAGCTTGCCGTTGATCATCATTATAAAACGCTGGACAAGTAATAACGGCCTTTTTGATTTCTGTCCCATAATAATTCTCTGCTTGTTGTTTCATATATGTTAAAATATATGAAGACAACTCTTCAGGAGAAAACTCTCGATCATCAATTTTTACGTAAGGACGACCATTTTTATTAACAACATCAAATGATGCATACTTAATAGCCTTTTGAATATTTTCATCAGTATATTTTCCACCCATAAAACGTTTAATAAGGGCAATGGTATTTTTAGGTTTCATAACGGCCTGACGTTGTGCAGCTGAACCAACTTTACGTTCATCTTTATCAATAAGAATAACAGACGGGGTTAAACGTTTTCCTTCAGCATTTGCAATAACCTCAGGTTTTCCCATTTCATTAATAATGGCTACCACCGATTGGGATGATGCCAAATCGATTCCAATTACTTTCTCATTCATTTTAAAATTCCTTTCTATATCGTAAATATTATTTTTTCTAATTATTAAAACCATGCAAATGCACGTTTAAATACATCTGCGATGTCCTCAAATGAAGATTTAGCTGAATTATATTGCTCGGTAAATTCTTTACGAGTAATAGTTTCGTATTTCTCACTCTTATCAAGCAATTCATTAATATCAACAAATGTAATAGTACGACTTACCATTTCAGAATGATCATATACTTTTACAAATGATACAACCGCTTTGTCATCATATACACCTGTTACTTTATAATATACAGTGTAATGAACAGTTGGCCTTAAATAATTAGTATCATAAAATACTTTCTTATAACATTTGCCAAGAACTGATTTTTGTTTTTCAACTAATTTATCTTCAGCTTGTGCAGCTTCTGCTTCACGTTTAGCTTCTTCAGCTTTCTTACGTTCCTCTGCCGCTTTACGTTTAGCTTCTGCTTCAGCTTCACGTCTAGTTTGTTCTGCTTTAATATCTTCTGCAAGTTTCTTTGCTTCAGGAGAATCAATAGCTTCCATTACATTAAGAGTTTCAACTAACTCTACATTACTCATTTCTTTTACAGTTTTCATAATCTTTAATTGTTTTAATTTTAGTTTTTGTTTCTATTATATAATATAACAAAAACTATACCAAACTTCATTATTTACTAAAAATATGACATTTTGTCATATGTATGTCATATTTCTATAAAAATATATGTCATTTTGTCATATTTACCGTTGAAAATTCAATTCCGCACATAGATAATAATATAAACAAATTAACAATATTAACTTCATTTATATCTTCTCCTTTAATATCTTGAAGATATATCTTTAATAGATTAGGCTCTAAATTCTTTCCTTGATTAATAAGTTTTATGCAATATTCATATGCTTCTGAAAATAGTCTAAGAGAATCTTTATCAATATCGCTATGATTCATTATTCTTTGATATATTTCATATGAAACTTCTTGATCTGACATATGTTCTAATTTATTAGCCCAATGTTCAAATTCTGGATTTCCAGAAGTTTCATTATCATAATTTTTATTTGCCATGTTAATTCTTAAAATTCAATTTTGTATTTTTTAGCTACAGCTTCATAATATTTTATTATAGATTCTGGTTCCACCGCACCGTCATATTTAAATTCTGTATCATCTAATATATAAAGCCAATTCTCAATATCATTAGCATAAATAGAAGCAAGAGACCAATTTTCAGTTGCAATCATAGTAAATAACTTACGCATTAAAATACATAATCCAGATAACAAATTATGTTGGGTATATTCAACTACCAGTTTGTCCCAGTCTTTATTTGTTTTAACCTGGTGAGCATCAAATGCTCTGTCATATGGTTCTAATAAGTCAACTGATTTTAATTCATCATATGTCAAAAAACGAAGCCACCCAAGTAAAAATACCAGTTTGAAGTTATTATTAGCTAATGACAATATTTGTTCTTTTGTCTTCATGTATTAATAATTATAGTTAGTTTTCTTCAACAAGTTTATATGATTTCTTTGTATAATAAGAATCTATTAAATCTGATTCCTTTTTCTTTCTGTCTGTATATTCATCTATATGTTTAATTACTGCAGTCAATGTGTCAACACATATTGTCTTATTGTCATTTTCTATATACGCATTATATGTATTAAATACTGGTGCATCCTTTATATTAGTTTGAAAATCTTTAATAATATTATTGTTATTGTCATAAAGAGAATTTATATCAAAATAATATGTTTTAAATCCTTCAAAACTATCATATGCATAATATGTCCACTTTTTATTTTGTAATGTTATATCAATATTATTGTATTTAATTATAAATTGAATTTCTATGCGATATTGCCCATTTAATATATTTCTATAAATTTTATCAATGTTAACAAATTCTGAAATATGATATAATTTAAATGGACATTTATCTATATATGTATTCCACACTAGTCTGAAATATAAATCATCATAATGTGAAAATATTGATTTTATTTCGGATTCATTTTCAAATAATATTGGAATATAAACAACTTTATTAGTTGTTCCAAATAAAGAATTGATTTTATAATCCAAACTGGCCACATAAAATTTTTGTGGTTTTCTGATATTATCTTGTAAATCTGCATATGGATCATAACAGCCAATAGATTCAATATTCAAAGTGGGTTGTTCAATATGTTGAAATATATTTTTCATATTACTCGTTTAAAATCGTATGTTGCTGGAAAAGCTAATAACCCATTTTCATAATCAATATGCAAAAACTCGCAATCACTTTCAGACAATGGCCAAATAGCTCCAGTTGTTCCACCAATTTGTTTCATAATAACAATATCTAAACATTCACCTGGTAAATCTTCAACAATATCAATATATGCTTTACAAACATATAGTTTCTCTAAAACTCTGGTAATGATTTTATATTTGTCGCCAACAACAAAAACCTGGTGTGGCTTAACTGGACATAATGGACCAGCAGAAATACCAGTTCCATTAATTGGTATCTCTACTAATCTGTATGTTTTAATATTTTTGGAATTATCTGCCACTTTACAAATTATTCATTCGTAAGTTCATTAATCTTATTAGTAAGCTGATTTCCATACTCAACCAAATTATGCTCAAGTGTTTCACGCATCTTATTGCCCTCAGTCTGAATTTTCTTAACTTCAGTAATAGTATCAATAAGATCCTTAGTTGTTGCTTGCAGTGTGTCAAGAGAAACAATAGCTTCCTCATTAGCTTTTGCAACATTAATGGAATTCATTTTCATCATCTCTGAATTCTTGCGCAAAATCTGATTTGTTGTATCTGTAATTTTCTTTTGGGCTGCAATGCTCTCTTGCTGGTTAACCATAATAACAGAAAGTGCCAATTGGTTTTTCCAAATAGGAATAACAGTTGTCGCGATAGACTCAGCCTTGTCAGACAATGACATATTGTTATGTTGGATTGCACGAATCTGGAACAAATTCTGATTGAAAACATATTCAGTAATTTGCATATCTGCAATTCGTTTTGCCAACGCATTTTGGAAACTTTGTGCATCACTGACATTAATTGGTGTAAACTCCTCAGGATGCTCCTTCATATAATCAATATGCTTCAGTAATTCTTCGTTCTTTACTTTAGCAGCAATAATAAGCTCACGAATGTCTTCAATATATTTGCAGTTATTGTTGAAAATAATCTCCAACATATTGTTGTCACGCTCTGCAATAATCTTATGTTGCTTGATTCGCGCAGAAATCTGATCAACATTATTTTTAATAGTATCATATTTGATCATAACTTTCTCGGCAGACATAACCAAATGACGAATAACCGGAATCTTTCGAAGAATTCGTTTCACCCTGGTTGTCTGAAGCTCATCAACATCAACCATTTTAAGTTCTGCCAACAAATCATTAATCATTACATTAACCTCATTATTGGTATTATTAGAACGAACATGTGCAAGCAACTCATCACCATTAGATTCAATATTCTTAGAAATATCAGAACCATATGTCTGAATACTTGCAAGATTAGCTTCATTAATTGAATCTGCTTTAGCCAAATATGCTTTACGCTGAGACGGAGACAGCAAAGCTACTTGTTTCTCATAATCAAATCCAACAGCCTTAGTAAGCTCTTGATTTGAAATAGTGATAGTTCCATTACTAATTTCTGTTTCGGGTTTAACAATAGCTGCTGTTGCCTCGTTCTTTTTTGTTTTTGTCATAGTTTTCTATTATTTAAATTAATATCTTTTATTGTTTATATTCTAAAATATTTAAAAGTTTCAAAATTTTAATGTATTTAATAGTTGTTTATCCATTTTATTTTTCTTCTATTAATTCAAATCTCCAATGTTTTTCATTATCATTATTAATAGATTTAACTAAATCTGCCAATTTATCAGTAAATCCATAATATTTAATATCATATATAGAATTAGTATCTACCCAATTTTTTAAACTGACATTTTTTACAAAACCTACAGCAACTGCATCATTCCCAACTTTAAATTCCATTGTTAGTTCATTATAATTTATAATAACAAAATCATTATGCCACTGTATATAGCCAATAAGATTCCCATTGAGTAACACCCCATATGTATAAAATTTGACTTTCCAGCCACCAGAGTCATTACTCTGAAAATACATTTGTTCATATTTAGGATTTATTTCACAAAATTCTTTTGCCATATCTAATGTTTTAAACAGAAATGGAACTTCATTATTTTTTGTTTTATGAAATGTTTTTCCAAATAATACGATATCATATTCTGTTATAAAATTTACTTTATACGCTAACATTGTTTGATAATGCTGGTCAGTTGTATTTGTATATGGTGATACTATCTGTTTTTCAGATATATCAGCATATATATGTTTATTAATTATTTTCATTGCTCAATTAAAATAAATTTATGATTATTTTCATTTTCAAAATTTTTAATTTCACTTATAGTCTTATATTTCATATTTGGAATTATACATTTATTATTAATATCCCATGCAACGTCAGTGAAAAAATATTCAACTATTAATTCATTATATTGAAAAAATTCTCCAGATGGTTCATGATTAATATCTAAATCATTACCATAATATTGTGTTATTTCTCCATTTTTTCTTTTTGAATATACTCGCGGGTGCTCAGTATCTTTAATAAATTTAATATATATCACAGGTTCAACGGATTCTACTTGAATTTTATACGTTTCATATGAAATATTAAATTTAACTTCATTAAAATCTTTGGAAAACCTAAAACCCTTTAATGACATCCCTGGAAGATATTGTGCGAAATCTTTAGCATCTTCTAATGATTTAAAAGAAAATGGAACAATTTGTTTCACTTCCTCGGAGACAATAACTTTTTTCTTTTTAAACAAAATTCGTTGTTCTTCCTCTTTTTCAACTATCTCAACAAAAGAAATATAGTAATATTCAAATTGGTTTTTATGTATATCAACATTAATACCTTTTTTAATTGTTACTTCTTTTATTTTACCATATTTTCTTAATGTTGGTAAATTTGATTGATCACTCATATTATTAATTATTTTAATTCAAATATTATAAACAAAAAAGAGGCATTGTTTCACAACAGCCCTCTTTTTCTTTATAAAAATTAACCCTTACAATATTATGAATTTAATTATTTGCAGATTCTCTGTATGATTGTTTAGCCTCATATGCTTTTTCTGCATATTCCTTTGTCACTATAAGCTTACGTTTCTTTGTTGATGGAATATCATACATATATTGCGTCATAATTTCCTCAACAATTGAACGGAGACCACGAGCTCCAGTTTTCAATGTCATTGCTTTTTCAACAATGTAATCAAGTGCCGCATCTTCAAATTCAAGTTTTACTCCATCCATCTTAAACAACTTTATATATTGTTTAATAATAGAGTTCTTTGGTTCTGTCAAAACTTGACGCAATTCTTCTTTTGTCAAATTCTTCACATATGTAATAATTGGAAGGCGGCCAACCAATTCTGGAATCATTCCATATGCACGAACATCTTCCGGTGTCAAATATTCAATAATATTTTCTTTTGATACATTTTTCTTTGTATCTGCTGCAAATCCAATAGCTCTCATATTAAGACGTTTTTCAATTCGCTTTTCAATTCCAACAAATGCGCCAGAACATACAAACAATATATTATTTGTGTCAATCTCAATCATTTCTTTTTCTGGGTGTTTACGACCACCATTTGGCGAAAATTTAATTTTGCTTCCTTCAAACATTTTAAGCAATGCTTGTTGAACACCTTCCCCGGAAACATCTTTAGTAATAGATGGGCTATCACCTTGTTTTGCAATCTTGTCAATTTCATCAATAAAAACAATTCCACGTTCAGCTTTTTCCAAATTATCTCCAGCTGCTTGATATAGACGAGACAAAATGGATTCAACATCTTCACCGACATAGCCGGCTTGAGTAAAACACGTGGCACCAACTATAACCATAGGAACATCAAGAAGCTTTGCAATGGTTTTGACCAATTCTGATTTACCGCAACCCGTATGACCCAAAAGAAGTAAATTTGACTTCTCAATAGTTGTTTCATCATCTTTCTGGATAAGCCTTTTATAATGATTATATACAGCAACAGCTAATTTAATTTTAGCTTGATCTTGGCCAATCACATATTCATCAAGAAACTCTTTAATTTCATGTGGAGTTGGAACAACATCCTTTATATTTTTCTTTAGTTCTTTTTTAGGTTGTTCTTGAGGTTGTACCAATTCTGTTTGTTCTGCAAGCATTTGGTTCACCTCATCAGTGTATTTGTTAATTTCATCAATTTGAAAATGAATCAAAGACGCACATTTTTCGCAGATATATTGGTCATTATTGCTTCTAATAACCATATTAACTTCTGTTTCTGGAACGCCACATATACAGCAGCAATGCACATCATCAATTTCTTCTACAGGGTTTTCTACTTTAGCAGGTTCTTCTACTTGTTTCTTCTCTTTAGCCTCTAATTTGCTAACTAAATTTTTCAAAATGTCTAATAGTTTCTTCATGCTCTAAATATTTTTTGTTCTATTATTTTATAATAAAAATTGTAAAAGTTTTAATTAGTTTTATTTTTAAATGTAAAATATGCAAGGAAAAATCCTTCAGATTCCAAATCTGGAATTGTTAATTCATTTGTCTAAAAATTATATAGTTTTATTATTCCATTGTCATTAACATAAAACGGGGATGTTATTATTTGTGCCTTTAATTTCTATGCTTCTACATAATTATACATTGTCTAATATCTTGCAATAAAATCATCTAAATGATAATATAGCATTAATGCATGTTCTTTTGTTATCATTTTTAAATTTATTCTTTTTAGCCTTTTAATTCTTGGCATATTTTCTTTTATTGTTTGTTTTATTTTTTCAAATTCGCTAGCAATATAACTCTATATAAACATTGGCTTTAATGTTAATGGGAATTGTAATGGTTCTTTGAAAAGAAACCCACGATATAAAACATCTATTAGATCTTTAGAATTATCTTTATTTAATATCCATCCAAGAAATGCAGAATATTCATTTATAGTTCCACTAGGAATAAAAGTTTTCATTATAGTATTATACACAACTGGCGTAGAAATTCCAGTACCAGTAAATAATCCTTGATCTTTAGAAATATTTGGTTTTATATTTACCACCATTCCATCATCTTCACTAAAAATATCATCATCTAATCTTAACATATCTCATTAACTAGATTTTATTATTTATAATGAAAATTTAGGTCTTTATTATTTTAATAATAAATAATAAAATTATATTTAGGTTTAATGGCTAAATTAAAATATATTGATTCATATTTTGAAGAAGAAAAACATATTCATGATAATTATACTAATCTTGGATATGATTATGAAAGAAATATTATGAAAAATGTTTTATCTCCTGAAATGTTTGCAAATCCAGTCAATGATACTCCGATAAGGCAAATTGAACGTACGATTGAATTTTTAATTAATCAAGTTAAAAGAATCAAACTTGAATTCAATTTTACATTACCAAAAAATTCAAAGAAATTAAACTAATATGGAAAATAATTTAAATTTATATGATTAGTTATATGATTAGGGCGGATCAATCAATGATATTACTAATTTAAAATTCTATACTGGACGTGGATATGAAATTCCTATGCAAAAAACATATGTTTTACAATGGGAATTTATTCCTGGTAAGTTGGCATCTAAATATTTAAAATCACCTCTTAATGGATATTTTATTGGAGATATTGATTTTTCTGAATCGAATAATTTAAAAATATTAGAAAATTCCTTATCAGTTCAATTTATTAACCATGGAGAATTTTACGTAAGATTTGCCACTGAACCTTCTATAGATGATAATGGAATGCCAGTATATAGTTACGATGAAATTGATTCTTCTACTGGATTATTGTCTTAGGACAAATATTATGATTATACTACTAGACTATTTTTAGAAGAAGATAATAGAATAAAAGTTTCTGTTAATGTTAAAAATAAATCATTTGAACATACTTTTAATATTAATGACATATTTACAATAAATGAAACAGAAAATCCAGAAATTTATACATAGATTAACACAATATATATTGGAGAAAATCTAAGTGTTATTAAAGATGGTGTTGAAATTGTTAATAATGAATTTTATCAAACTATTGGATTATCTAAAATAGATTTAATTAAACTGGATGAGACATCTGATATGACAATTATCCAATAGATTTTTGAAGATAGTGTTCCAAATATTGGTGTTTATTTTCCATTTGTACGTTATGCCGGAGATTATTATCAAGATAAGGTGTCTGCAAATTTTATTGCGTCAGATACAATATTAGTTTTAGAAGAGGTTAGAAATGAAGATGATACATTTGACTATGTTAAACCATATATTAGTGCAACATCAAGTTATTCTTTGGTATTTTAGCCAGAAAATAATGGAGAATTGAAAATAATAGATAATGCATCTGAATATGAATTAAAATATAAAGATGAAGTTGCATTTGCACTGGCAAATAAACAAAAAAGCACTAATAACATTGCAGAGCCATTTTCTTTTTCTATAGCATTTCAAGCATCTGAAGAAGGAGCATATCAAAATTTATTAGGAATCTATTTAACATCTAAACGTGAAGAATCTAATACTATTACTGCATTCTTTATGGGAGCCATTTCTATCAAATCTGAAGTTGAAGGTGAAGATGAGCGTTTTAGAACATTATTAACAGATTTTGGTGTTCCAGATCCTAAATATTATTCAAATATATTTGCTGAACAAGATTATCAAGAACAAGGCGAGGATTTCAAATTAATTAATAAGAAATCTAAAGAGTTAATGCTCACATATGATTAGATATTTTCTTATGTTGGAACATATAAAGCATTGATTCGTGCCATTAAATTCCTCGGTTATCAAGACATTATATTCAAAGAATGGTATTCAATCAAAGACACTAATGACAAATTAACTGATATTGCAGTTTAGGTATTTGATTCGTCAACTGGTGATTTCTTAAAACAAAAGCTTGCTAGTTATGGTGTATCTATTGAAGACTTTAATAATTATAATAAGTTAAATAGAATTTCAATGATTTATCACTTTAATGAACAACGTGATAATATTGAAAAGATTAAAACTCAATATGTTAAATATGATAAAGATTCTGGTTCTATTATTAATGCATCTAGTGCTCTTAAATATCATACATTTATTTCAGAAGTTCCAACAACTCAACCAATATTCATTTATAGAAATGAAGAAACATTGGCTAAGTTATTTGCTGTTAAACAATGGTTAGAACAACATATTATTGGTGTTGGAGCATATATTGCTGATATTACAGGCGAAGGAATTTATTTTGGTTGGCAAAAAACTCAAGGTTATCAGACTCAACATCACTTGAATGATTTTTCTCAAGCTCAATATTATACAGCTGATGTTAAAGGTGTTACAGAATTTGTAGATTCAAGTGCTGTAGTTTCTTGCACATTAAATGAATTGAATAATGCTGTGAGATTTATAGATTATGATGAAACTCCGATAGCAGCATTTGACAAATATGATATTTCTATTAATCTTTCAACGGATGACGGAACTAAAATAGATGCTTCAGTTTTAACTATTTCTAATTCTATCGAAGCACCTGTTCTTGGTGATGAATATGAATTTGATTTAGTTAACCGTCCAGATTCAGGAACATTGCATGAGTGGATGTCAATAGATTCATCTGCTGAAATATTATTCCAAGATGGCGAAATCAAATTCTTATTTGATGAAACCAGAGAAGCTAATATTGATGCAAGCTGTCTCCCAATAATAACATTAGAAAATGCTAATATTCATAATGCATATGGAAATTGGAGAACTAATGTTAAATGGATGATTAGAGAAACTATTGATCCAGAAACTGGAAATACTAAATATAAATTATAGAATTATAAAGTTTATTTAGCAAATAGTAATCAAAAGGTTGTAAATCAATATGTTATAATTGAGCCTTCATCAAAAGATGCATATATCAAATATTCGGAAAAGAACAAATGGGATATTCCAATGTTTATAATTCATGGATATAAATTTACAAATATTGTAATAAATGAAGGTGAAGAAGAATATTATAATTTGGAAGATTCTGAATCTGATTTTATTCTTGAGATTCTTAAAGGGGATATGTTATTCAAAGATAGAGACAATTGTGGATGTCAAGTATCATTTACATCAGATTTGATATAGACTAATTATACAATGTCTACCAATAATACTACATATGTTAATGAATAGCAAATTCAACCAGCATATACATATCATTCTGAGAGAAAAGCATTTGTTAATTTAGATTCAAGTGCAATAGAAACTGAATCTAATACTATAATAGAATGTAGAGATATTCTGGATGAAATAAGTAATGAGACATTAAATAATAATATTAATATATATTCAGCTTATTTAAAAAATATTAAAAATAGTTTACCTGGAATTTCAAACAAAAACTTAGAAAATGATCCAGCATATGTCGATGCATCATTATATATGAATTCTTCAGATTTTATAAATGATACTACTGAATTTGCTGATTAGTTACAAGCTGCTAAACAAAAAGAATTATTAGATGATGCATTAGAAAATATTATTAGTGAAAATTATATTTGCAATAGTTCTATTCCAGTTAAAGTTACTAGATTAGGACAATATGATTTGATTAACAGGTCATTTGACAAATATAATAATGTGTTCCCGTCTAAATACGATAATAAAATTGATGTTACTGCCGCTCCAATTCCAATGGATATTTATACTGGATATAAAAATTCATATAATGAGGAAAAATTCTATAAATTTAATATTGACGGGTCATTACAAACTCCAGAATAGTTGAATGATATATTAGATAAGTGCGAAAATAAAGCAAAATATCCAAAGTCTTATCAAATTTATGATATAGATTATAATTTAGATAATGATTTTGTAGAATTTGATAATATATCATATGCAATAGATACTCCAAAGAATAATGACTTTGTGGTATTTAATACAATGAATGAAAGATGTGTTGATGTCAGTGAAGGAAATGTTGGTACATTACGGTTAATGATGCTTGATGAAAATCCAAATAAAATATTTTTATATGCTGATACATCAAATGAACCGTCTATTCAAAAAAGATTATCAGTATTTGTATATGATCCATTATTAAAAGAATTTGTATATCAAGTTGAAAATGCAGATATTATTGATTGCTCATTAGTAAAACAAGAAGATGATGTAAATTATGCAGCAGATTCATATATTGATATAAGTACAGGTATTGATTGTAGTTTAGCAGATTATATAGATGATCAACATAAATTATTTGTATTAAATACCACAGAATACCCAATAAATGCATCTAATATAGAATTAGATTATGATAATAAAGAAACATATGTAACATTTAACTGTAACCAAGTGTTTAATCCTGAAGATGTTATAAAGATTCGTTATTATATAGATGTTAGTACAGAATCTATAAATGGAGAAATAATCACAATTGATAAAGGGCAAATAATTAATGAAACTGCATATAGAATTTTAGATGTGTCTGGAATTAATTATGATGAAGAGAATGAGGTCTATAATGGATGGGTATACACTATAAATGGATTGCCAAATACAAATTTATTAAGTAATGATAATATTCATGCATATATAATGTATGCTGCACAATATCCAGTTAAATATACGTCAAAAATTATTGGACGTGCATATGAATTTAATGAAAAAATTGGGTTAAGCAATTATTCAATAATTAGAGATCATTTTAACTTTAATTCAACACAGTTATTCTTAAATGACTATATTGATGATACATATGGAATTGAAGTTAATGATTATGATTATGTTAATGGAGAAAAATATTGGTTAGATTTTACTTCATATGCATTAGATACTTCTGTATTAGAAATGTATTATTATCATTAGTTCCCTGTTACGACGGCTCAAGGTGACAATGTAATTTTCAGATCTCATGATATTAGAAATACTTTTATTCCTGGTTATAAAGTTGATTGGTGTGTTAAAGTAGATTCTGTCGATGAATTAAATAATATTCCAGAAAATATTAATAATAATAGAAAAGAAATATTATTTAGAAATGTTAATAATTACTTATCTGTTTCCCCATTTATGCTTGGCAGTCATGATATTGAATTAACTTGTACAGATATATATGGAAATAGATTAACTAATACCGGTGAAGGTATGTTATATGTAAAAGAAAATAAGAATAAAACTGAATATTATAATTATTCATATATTTAAGAAAAATGGTTGAGAAGTAATTCCCAACCATTTTTAGAATTTCAATCCATTTAGCATTTCTTTAATCTTAATCTTATCTTTAATTGCATATATAATGTTGTCTATTGTTGAAATAGTTTCCTTTATAAATGCATTCTGGCTGACTAATAAATCAATTAGTTCTTTTTTGTCTTGCAAATCAACTTCAACCTGTCTTGCAATAGACTGATCCGTCGTGAATCGCATTCCATTATAACCATTGATTTTAATATTATTAAACATTGTATTATATGTTGCTTTATATTCTTTTGATTGCTTAAGAATAACATTATTCATTGCATAATAATAATCAACAGCAGCTTGTCGTTTTGCATAAACAGTATTCATTAACTCGTCAACTTTAACAAGTGAAGCCATTGAAGCATTTAATTCTTCAATGTCTTTTGTCCACTTTGCTCGTTGTTCTGTCAACATATCATCCACCGTCTGTGGAGATTGTGGTTGATTTGTATTATTTTGATTAGTTTCGTCCATTATTAATCATAAAGCGGTTTTTTGATTTTGTCTATTTCTACAGTATCTTTACTTCCAAGCATCTCATATATTTCATCTAGTGATTCACTAACTTTCCAAATCTCTGTTCTTCCTGGTATTCTGGTTGTTACACTTCTATACTCTCCATAATCTACTACAGTATCAACAGAATCTTTTTGTACAATAATGCCTAATACTGCACGCTTAACGTCATAATTTGTCAATTTAATATAATTCATATAATTATTCATTTAATTTTTGTGGTGCTGCACATTTAATCTACCCAATATTATATTGCTCCAATAAATTCAATATTTCACTAATACTTTCATATACGTCTTCATATTCACTAGTATTAATAAAATGTACTCTTGTTTTTACTTGAGATTTTGTTGGAAGATCTTTTTTTAATTTTATTTCTTCTAATGCGCGTATTTGTTCTGGATTTATAACAAACAATTTTGGAATATAAACACTATATCCGTTATTATCTTTATGATCATATATTTCAGAATGCAAAACAATCATATTAGCTTTAATATAACCTTGAACATTATAAATATTTTCTTTTTCATTTGGTGCCATACACTAAAGTTTTTTCAATTTTAATTTCTACAATTTGTAATTTGTCTTTTTGAATACGTAGAGTATCAACATTATTTAATATTATATTTAATGCTTCTTCTTTTGTTTTGAATAAAGTTGCATCATGCCAATCTGCCATTAATGAATAACCATTCAAAATTAATTTACGATCTTCATTAGTATTATATGCTAGTCTGCAATATGGCATATCATTTTCCTAAGGAAAATAAATCACATAAAAAGTTTCGCCTTCCATAATTATGAAATTTTTATAAATTAATAGTTATAAAATCTGTAAATTTTAATATAAAAATTATATACACTAATTAAAGTTTAAATAATTTATAAAAAGTGTAAAATTTATAAATTTTTCTGAAATAAATAATATATAGAAAATAAATTTTTACAAAAATGAAAGCTAATGAAGTAACAAAATTATTAAAAATTACTAGAATGGCTTTACATAATTATATGGCATCTGGAAAAATAAAAGTTACTAAACTACCAAATGGATATTATGATTATAATAAAGAAGATGTATATAAAATATTAGGCAATTATAATGAAAGAGAAAATGTTATATATGCACGGGTTTCATCAACATGCTAGAAAAAAGATTTAGAAACCCAATTAGAAACACTTAGAACATTTTGTAATAATAATGGAATAAAGATAGATAATGAATATTCAGATATATGTTCAGGCTTAAATTTAGATAGAAAAAATTTTTAGAAAATGTTAAATGACATAACAGAATATAAAATTAAGAATATTTATATAACTTATAAAGATAGATTAACTAGATTATCATATAATGTATTTAAAGAATTATTTTCAAAATATGGAGTAGAAATAATAGTATTAAATGAAATAGATAATCCAAAAGAAATAGAAAAAGAAGTATTTGAAGAAATAATAACGCTAATTCATAGTTTTTCTATGAAAATGTATTCATAGAGAAGAAAAGAAAAATTAAATTTAATGGAAAAAGAATTAAAACTTGAACAAGATATTAAAGAATGAGGTTAGTTGAACAACATATAATCAAATCTAATAATGTTTTATATAAAGACTTAGATAATTTATGTTTCTTATCTAAGAATTTATATAATCAAGCTCTCTATAGAATTAGACAATAGTTTTTTAAAGATAGGACGTTTAAAAACTATAGTGAAGTTAATAGAGAACTTCACGATGAAAACCAAGTTGATTATAGGGCTTTACCAGCAAATACTTCTCAAGAAACATTAAAATTAGTCAATTAGAATTATAGTTCTTTTTTCAAAAGTTTATAGAAAGGAATAAAAAGCACAAGAATTCTTAATTATCTAGACAAAACTAAAGGAAGATAGATAGTTGTTTATAATCATATGACATTACCTTCTAATCTTCTAGAAAAAGGAATTGTAAAACTTCCAAAATCTAATATATAGTTTAGAACTAAATAGAAAAATATTAGATAGATTAGAATAGTTCCAAAAAATAATTATATAGTTCTAGAAGTGATTTATGAAGCTTCTATTAAAGAATTATTAAAAGACAACAAAAGATATATGTCTATTGATTTAGGAATAGATAACTTAGCATCATGCAGTTCTAATGTTTCTAAATCATTTATAATCAATGGAAAACCAGTTAAATCTATTAACTAGTTCTATAATAAAAAGAAAGCAGTTCTTCAATCAGAACTAGAATTAAAAAACAAAAAGAAATCTAGCAAATAGATTCAAAATTTAACTTTAAAAAGAAACAATAAAATTAAAGATTATTTTCATAAAGCTTCCAGATATATTGTTAATCAATTAGTTAACCAATCTATCAATACACTTATAATAGGAAAGAATGATGGATGGAAACAAGAAACAAATATTGGAAATGTTAATAATCAAAATTTTACACAAATTCCTCACCAAATGTTTATAAACTAGTTAAAATATAAATGCTAGTTAAAAGGAATAAATGTTGTTGAACAAGAAGAAAGTTATACTAGCAAAGTTAGTTTTTTTGATAATGATTTTATTCCGATTTATGGACAAGATGATGAATTATTTAAATCTTTAGGAAAAAGAATCAAAAGAGGTTTATATAAAACATCAGAGAGTTTATTAGTTAATGCAGATATAAATGGTTCATTAAATATAATGAGGAAATATTTAAATGTAGTTTGTGATGAGATTATATCTCCAGCAAATAGAGGGTTCATGGTTAACCCAGTTAAAATTTAGTTTTAATAAATAAAAACAAAAAGTGTAAATAATTTATACACTATTTACACTTTTATATAGTTTTTAATATCATATTATAAATAAAAATATTTGAAAAGTTTAAGTGAAAAATAAATATATTGTATAAAAATTAATAAAAATACATGAAACATATAATTAAAGTTGAAGTTTTGGAGAATCTTCCAGAAACTAGACCATTAATTGCGATGGATAGAAATAAGAAGCTTTTTTGGGAAGGAAAAAAGAAAGAACCGGTTGTGCCAAATGATGAAATTTGGTACACAAGTTCAGATGGTAATATTGTGACACCTTATTCAACAAGTGCATTACCAAAAATTGTTTCTAATACATATAGTGATGGTAAAGGTGTAATTAAATTTGAAACAGATGTCACAAGTATTGGAAATCAGGCTTTCTATAATCGCACAGGGTTGGCATCAATAACCATCCCTAATAGTGTCGCAAATATTGAAAAAGACGCTTTCAATTATTGTACTAGTTTGGCCACTTTAACAATTCCTAATAGTGTTACAAGTATTGCAACCGCAGCTTTCTCAAGTTGTCATAGTTTGGCCACTATTATTGTTGAAAATGGGAATTTAATATATGACAGTCGTGATAATTGTAATGCTATTATTAAAACAAGTACAAATATGTTAATTACTGGTTGTCAAAATACAATAATTCCAAATAGCATTACAAGCATTGGAGTTAGTGCTTTCCGGGGATGCCACGGTTTAACCTCTATGACGATTCCCAATAGCGTCGCAAGCATCGGGAATAGTGCTTTCGAATATTGTGACAGTTTGACCTCTGTGGTTATTCCTGTCAGTGTTGCACTCATTGGAGATTTAGCTTTTGGACGAATTTCAGCAAAAATAATATTTAGTAAATTATATTCAACATATACTAATGAAATTTTCGATACACCAGCATCAGATGGAGAATCATATACGTATAATGTTGAATTTATTATTTCTGAAATTCCAACAAATTATAATATTTCATCAATGTTACCACGAATTAATGATAGCGGAAAAGGCACAATAACATATAATATATATACAGATTATACACCTTGTAAAGATCAAGCACTTGCGCTTGCTAATGAAAAAACAATAGTAAATGTTTATCACATTGATGAAACACCTTGGGAATAATAAAAATTTAAATCATAAAATAATATGGAAAAAGTAACACTAAAATATTTTAATGAAAATTTGCGCAATATATTTAATTTAGAAAACCCTAAAGCATATTATTGTGTACATGAACAAACAGAAATAAATGCAGGTTTACAAGATGATTGTAACATGCAATATTGTGAAGAACATAATATTCCAGTTTATTTAATGGAACGTTCTGGTGGAACTATTGTTTGTTCTAAAGGTAATATTGGAATTTCTGTAATTACGCCTGCTAAATGGGGGTGGCAAACTACAGCATTTTTAAATGCATTAGCTGAATATTTAAAATCTAAAAATTTAAATGTTAAACGTAATAATAATGATATTTTAGTTGATGGATTTAAAGTGGCTTCAAGTGCAGAAATAAGAGTTGGAGATAATTTAAAAAATGTTTATAGCACATATCAAATTTCAATTAATCAAGATATAGAAGCAATTAAACATATCTGTAAAAAAGAAATGGTTAAAATTCCAAAAGCTCTTTCAGATTACGGAATAACAACAGAAGAAATTGTTAATTTCTGTGAAGATTATTGGAATAATTTTATTAAATAATTTTAATCAAAAAGAGAACTAATTTATTTTAGTTCTCTTTTCTTTTTTAATTGCCAAATCCAATTTTCTTTTCTTGTTTAACTCCATTATCTTCACCATAATTAAACAAATCTGCTAATGTCATATCCTCATTAGGAATATCTTTGTTTAATTTCTTTGCAAGTGCTTGAACTTTCTTTTTGTCAAGTTTCTTAAACTCATATTTAAGTTTCATACGTCCTTTTCGCATAATTGCAGGATCCAACTTAGAAATATTAGAGTTAAAAGTGCATATAAATTTAAAATTAAAACTGTCGCCAATAATGCCATCACTAAGATTCAATAGTGCAGATAATTTATTATTTCCTGCTATTCTATCAGTCAGCATTTCTTCACAATCTTCAAGAATAATTATTGCATTTTGATTACTAATCAAAAGTTGAATAAAGGATGAATCTGTAATATAATTGAAAACACTATTATCAAGAATCATAAATTTCTTCTTAAATAATGTATACATCAAATGCCTAATATAATGAGTTTTTCCCGTACCCGGTGCACCATGCAATAATATTAATCCAGATTTATCGCCTTTCAAAAAATCAATAATTTCTTCATGCGGAAGATCATCATTATATAATTCATCAAGATTTGTAATATCTTGTTTCTTAACTTGCATCGGAGTCTTATCAAATCCGTGATTAGCATGAGTAATATAATGAACTATACGAACAGAATCGTCTTTTTCACTATCAACAACAAGATTTTTAATTTCATCTAATAGTTGTTCTTGATTTTGCAAAACAAATATTTCATTATTATATCCATCATAGTGAATAAAGAAATGATCACCAACAATAAATGGAAAATTCAAAAGTCTGAATATATAACAAGTATCTTTGAAATGATCATAAAAGGCTTGCATTGTTTTAGGAACTGCCAAATTTTTAAATGTTCTGCAAAGTTCGTCTTGATCAACTTCATCATCTTCAACATTTTCGCAATTTGCATAAGGTGTTCCCCATTTTAAATAATTTCCATAATTACTGTCATCCAAATTAGGATTAAGATACTCACCTTCAGTAATCAATCCAATAATGCTCGGCATTTCTCCAAACATTTTAATATAAATAGATCTAATTCTGTCAAAATTAGTATCATAATATGTTGATGCTAGAACTTCACAAGCTGCATCAAACTTTGTTTTCAATTCTTCTCTAGTCATTATAATTTAATTTCTTTTTCAATTTTATTTTTAGGATGAGAATCTGCCCATTTTACTGCATCTTCTATTACACCTTTAATTAAACTTCTCATATAACCACTGTATTTTATACTTTCTAAATCATTAACATACTCTTCGGCATAAGCTCTTATTTGCTCAATTCTGCATTTTTCGTTTTCACTCATAACATAATTTCTTTTTCAATTTTATAAAGTTTAATATATGTTGCAATTTATGAATAAAATCGCATATATAAATATATTTTAGATAAGATTAACCCAATCTCCTATCATTAAATCTGTCGCTTTCATAATACAATCTTATTTCTTAATATTAAAAATGTCATCAATCATTCCATAATCAACTGCTTCTTTAGCAGTCAACCAGTGATCACGATCTGCATCTTTTTCAATTTGTTTCAATGTCTTTCCAGAATGGTCTGCAATAATCTGATATAACTCACCCTTCAATTTGAGAATCTCTTTAACAGTGATTTCAATATCAGATGCTTGCCCATGTGCGCCACCAAGAGGTTGGTGAATCATAATACGGCTATGAGGCAATGCAAAACGTTTTCCCTTTTCGCCTGCGCACAAAAGAACAGAACCCATAGAAGCTGCCAATCCAGTGCAGACAGTCTGAACTTCATTAGGAATATATTGCATAGTATCATAAATTGCAAGTCCATCATATACACTTCCACCTGGTGTATTCAAATACATAGTAATAGGCGCTTCTGGATCTTGAGAACTTAAATATAGCATCTGTGCAATAATAACATTAGCAACCGTATCATCAATTTCTGTTCCTAAAAATATAATTCTATCTGCCATCAAACGGCTGAATACATCCATTTGTGTTACATTCAATTGACGTTCCTCAAGAATTGTTGGATTAATATACGCTTGCGGAATAATTAATTTACTTTCAATTTTGTCAATTGTGGTTCCACTAACTCCACGATTTGCAGTGGCAAAACTCTTAAAATCTTTATTCATATCTATTAATATTTTTTAATTCAACTTAATCTTAAAAATTATATAAAAGAAAATGCTAAAGTTTTTGTCTTTATCATTTTTAATTATTTTTTCTTATATCATTTAAAGTTTATATGATATATTTCTTCACCCATATTAGAAAAGGTAGTGATATTTTTAAATTCATGAGGATTTTCATATTCATCATAAATTGGCCCATAAATTTTAAAATAATCCTCGAGATTTTTCTGAGTTTTTGAAACTTTATCCTCTAGCAAATACTGGATATTCGTGAATGCCGTCCCAAATGAAAATGGGCTGTATTTAACAGTTGGATTACTTAAAATTACAATGTCAAATTTAATTTCTTTCTCTTCCATAACTATATTATTTTTAATTACAATGCAAATTTAATACTTTTTTCTTAAATTAAAAAATAGAAGTTAAAGAATATTTTCATAAGTATCTTTTTCTCCATCAGGCCATACACTGACTTGAACTTCACCGATATGGAGTTTTTGTAATAATAACATACATAAACGGGATTGGCCAATTCCACCACCAATAGTTAATGGAAGCTCATTATTCAAAACTTTTTGGTGATATTCATATTTCTTCCAATCTTGATGTCCAGAATACTCCAGTTGCTTATTCAGGAACTCGCTGTTGACACGAATACCCATAGATGATATTTCTATTGGCATATTCAAAATAGGGCTCCAGATTAAAATATCTCCATTCAAATCCCAATTGTCATAATCTGGCGCTCGCAACCCATCATGATTTTTTCCACCAATTCCAGTAATGAATACTGCTTTATCTCTTTTACATATTTCAAATTCTCTAGATTTTGGATATAATGTTGGATACATATCTTCAAGTTCTTGACTAGTGAGAATAGAAATATATTTTGGAAGAAACGGTTTTAATTCATATTTCTCACAAAGAACATATTCTGTATTCTTTAATGCTGTATATATAGTCTGAACTGTTTCCCATAAATAACTTTCATTATATTCATTTTTAGAAATAACTTTTTCCCAGTCCCATTGGTCAACATATAAACTATGAAGCTCATCCAAATCTTCATTTGGCCGAATTGCATTCATATCTGTATAAATGCCATAACCCGGTTTTTCATGTATCTCTGCAAGTTTCATCCTCTTCCATTTAGCAAGTGATTGAACTATTTCACAATTGCAGTCAAGTGCAGGAACATAAAAACTAACTGGTTTTTCTCCGTTCAAAGTATCATTTATTCCTGAATCAGCTTTAACAAATAATGGTGCGGTCACTCGATGCAAATGAAGTGAAGATGCCAATAACTGCTGAAAGGTATCTTTAATAAACTTTATTGCATATTCTGTTCGTCTCTTTGATAATTCCATAATTAATCCTCTAACAATTCATATTTTATTAAACACGGGCTTGCATATCTTTCATTAATATATGCATTAATTTTAGCAAATGCATCCAATTTTTCATTTGCCCTGACAGTATATTCATATGAATAATTACAAGCTAGCGTAATCTTAAACTTAAATTCTGTCATAATTATATGTTTTGCTTTTCCCAATCCAAATAGTCTTTGCCAGTGTATTAAACCTTGACCAATTTTATAAATAGCATAACCAAAAACTAATTGATGCCAATATTTATCATAATCAATTGTTATATAATGTATTTTCATAATTATTGTTCCCTATTATCTCCTTCACCATGAATTAAATTCTTTTGTTGGCGAATTCGAATTTTTTCTAAATTTTTATTTGCGACATCTTCTAATGTCACATTCAAATCAGTTGCCATATTAGCAAGATACCAAAGAACATCACCCATTTCTTTAACAAGTTGTTCTTTACTATCTTCGCTAATTATACCATTATTATCTCGATAAATCTTTTTGATTTTATCTGCAACTTCGCCAGATTCACCACATAATCCTAACACTGGATAAAAAATTCCATCTTTATAAATTGCGGTTTCTCTAGCACCTTTTTGATAATCATTAAATGATAATTTCATGATTTATAGTAGTTTTATTTATTTTATAAAAAATTTTTCTAAAAGTTTAAATAAATATATAAAGAAGATATATTATAAATTAAGCACGACAATAAACATTTATAATATAATCAATATAATAATATAAATGCTTTATTTTTAAAGAAATGGTAGTCGTGCACCAAAGTATTTAAATTTAAAGCGTTTATTTTTATAAAAATTAATAAGCACGACAATTATGAAAAACAACTTATTTTCTACAATTTTACTATCTGAAATAACAGATGAATTTATTTTAAATAACTTTTTTAATAAAATTGGACGAATTAATGGTAATCTTATTTAGAACTTAAATAAAGGCTATTTTCCAAATATTATTTAGTATTTAATTAATAGATTTCCAGATTCTGACAGTTTTAGTGAAACAATTTATAGGATTAAACATCATATTGAAGAAAAACCAGTATGTTTAAATTGTGGTAAAAAATTAAAATTTAGAGGAGCACGTAATGGATTTGGTATGTATTGTTCAACAAAATGTCAAAATTCAGATCCTAATAAAATAGCTAAAGATAAACAATCTAAATTTGAAAAATATGGTAATGAAAACTATAACAATAAAGAAAAATGTAGGTAGACATGTAAATAGAAATATGGGGTTGAAAGCTATTTTCAAACACAAAAACATAAAGATTATTTAAAAACTTTAGAAACTAGAATGGGGTCTGAATATTTTAAAGAAAAATCTAAATAGACAAAATTAGAAAGATATGGAGATGAAAATTATAATAATAGAGAATAGTGTGCAGAAACAACTATTAGAAAATATGGAGTAAAAAATACAAAATAGGCAGAATCTGCTAAATAGAAAGAAAAAGAAACATGTATGCAAAAATATGGTGTATCATCATATAGAAAAACAAAAGAATGTGAAGAAAAAATAAGAAAAGCCACATTAGAAAAATGGGGTGTAGAACATATAACACAATCTAAAGAATGGTCTGATATATGGTATAATAATGAAGAATGGGTAAAACATAAAAATGAAAATAGATATAAAACATTAAAAAATAATAAATCATATAATTAGTCAAAACCTGAATCATTAATATATAATGAACTTAAAAAATATTATAATGATATAAAATATTAGTATGCCGAAGATAATAGATATCCATTTTGTTGTGATTTTTATATTCCATCAAAAGATTTATTTATCGAATATAATGAATATTGGACACATGGAAATATGATATATAATTCAAATGATCCTAAATGTATTGAATTATTAAATAAATGGCAAAAGAATGATAAAATTCAAGAAGAAAAAGGAAATTATAATAATTTATATAAAAATGCTATTAATACATGGACAATTAGAGATGTTAAAAAATATCAAACAGCCAAAAATAATAATTTAAATTATTTAATTTTATGGTATAAAGATTATAAAAATATAAATGAAATAAAAAATAAGATAGATTAGTTTTAATCTATCTTATTTTAATTTATTTTCTGTATGCGGAATCTCCAGATCCTCCTAAAATAATCACTTGAGCATTTTCTCTTAATTCTTTAATAGTATGAGAATTAGTGTATGTCATACAACTTCTTAAATAAGACTGCATATTATCTACCCATTTTGCAACTGAATATTTTACTTCAACTGGTTTAATAATACCTTCAGACGTTTTTAATTTACATCTATTATCACTAATAAGTAATTGCATTTTTTTAGTAGACATTCCTGCATATTCTCTAAACTTTTTATATTCATGCCGTTCTTGTTCTGGAACAATTTTACCAAATTTATCAGTATAATTAGTATCAAGTCGACATCCTTCATTTTCAGCAGTATGTAAATCTTTTGCATAGAAAATTGGTCCGCACGCTTCTTCACACTCAGCAAAAATCTTTCCAGCCATAACTGCATCTGCACCAAGTGCCAATGCTTTTTGAATGTCATCAAACCACCCAATTCCGCCGTCAGCAATAATTTTTGTTGGTGCATTTCCATTATGTGAGTGTGCATATGCTTTTCTCTCCTCATTTAGTTGATCCAAAAGTGTTGCAGTCCCGTAATGTATGGAAACGTTGGCGGAAGATGTACAATTATGAACAAGATACCCATTAGCAAAATACATATGTTCATCTTCTACTTCAATATCATTTACAAAACAATCTTGATTATTGTTTTTTTCAATTGTTTTTAATTCCACTAATTCAAATTTCATATTATATTAATTCTTTTATTTTTAATAATGTTTCTATGTTATGAATATCTTTATAACTTAATCTTATAAAATTATATCCTTTTTCTTTAGCATAGTTTTCTTTTTTAATATCATATTCTTGTTGTTTTTCATCATTATGAAAATAACCTTCTCCGTCATATTCAATCATTAATTTATTATTAATGCAAAAATCATATACATATGTAAATCTTCTATTTGAACCAAATCTTAATTTTTTACCGCATAATACATGTTTCTTTTTAAAATAAAAATATAATATTTCTCCGAACTGAATTTCTTCTTTTGAATGATTCCCAAATGTTAGTAATGTATCAATTTCATCTCCATAATAATTTTTTAATGAATCATATACAGTTTCCGGAGATGCTTTAATATCTTCATCGCTGTATGAATTAAAATATCTAATAAGTTTTCTAATACTATATTTTAATGGATTTGATTTTAATATTGCATATAATTTAGCACATATTTCTTCAGCATTTGCAAATTTTGTATATCGCAATAATTTTACAGTTAGATGAAACTAATGTTCATTCTTGCATTTAATATATTCTTCTTCAGAAATTAAATTAAGTTCCAACCAAATACGTTTAAGCGTACGTTTATCTATTTTTAAATTATTATCATACATTATATCTTCATAGGTTTTTCCGTGTAAAAAATCAAATGCAGCCTTTTTAATTTTTTCTACTCCCCAATTTTCTTCTATATAATTAGTTCTCCAATTTTCATCATTCCATTTTTGTTTATTTGTATTTTTCATTTTTTCTATAACTTTTGGGCGATCCTCTGTATTTTTTGCAACATGTCCGCAATCAAAATATTTTCCAAAACCATACCTAATATTATCTCTCCAATAACGTTTTGAGCTAAAATGAACTTCTTTTCCGCATCCGCACGCGCAAGTTGGCTAAACTCCATTAAAATAAACCTATATAGAATATTCTTTTAATGTAATCTAATGATTATTTTTTAAATGTTTTTTAAAATTTAATGATAATGAATTTCCTGAATCTGTTGCTACTATATCTTCACCACATAATTCGCAATGATATATAATTTTTCCCATAATAAATTAAAAATGACTTTTACACTTACTCGAATGCGTCTCACTTCATTCTTTCGGTATAAAAGCCTTTAATTTTTATGTTATTTTATTTAATTAAAATGTGAGACGAATTAAATAAAATACTTATTATATATTATTTATTTCATTTTTACCAAAAGATATGAATCATTTAAGTCTTTTGCTTCAACCCATTGCCCAATTTCCAATATATTATTTTCATTTACTATATCTTTATCTTTTTTATCAATAACAAATAATTTATGATCATCTGTGCATGTTATCTCATTATTAATAGTTAACAATTCTTTAACATTTTTGAATCTATATAAATTTTTAACTTTTTTATATCCTTTTGGCGTTAATACTTCATCTGCTATATTAATATCTTCAATATTTTTTAAACCTGATTTTGTTACAACTTTTGTGCCATCAATAAAACACCTGCTACCCGACCCTATCGTGGCTCTCATCCAGTCAATTCCTGCATCTGCATAAAAAGAATAAGCACTTGGATTTGCAACATTGCCAGTCATTATGTCGACAGTATTACTATACATAGATTTAATTTTTTTGCAAATATCATAAAGTTCACTCAATGTTCCATGAGCAATATCAATACAAATATAATATTTGTCCCAACCTGCATTAGATGCTAAATATTCAATTAAATCATTTTGGGCTTCTTTCAATGATACTGATACAAATGTTTCTTTTGCCAGTTCCATTCTCTCTTTAAATGCCAACCCATTTGGATTATTCTCACTCTTTTGGACACTACGTGGAATTACAGGTGTCAATTTGTTTTCAATCCAAGTTTTATAATTATTTTGATCTGTGACAGATGCCATCGGCGATACAAAAATTGGATATACTTCTCTATCGCATACATTAATAAACGGATTTACATCACTACGATGATTACAAAATGATACAGGTGCTTGCATTACTGCAACATCACGCAACTCATAACCTACTGTTTTTAATTTTCCCATGTTCTAATTTTTAATTTATTATATAATATTTTATTTAAAAATAACAAATAGTTTTAATAAAAGAAAAACTACCAAATTTCTTGATAGTTTTTCTCTGATAAGTTCAATTAGTTTTCATTTAATTGCGAGGAATTAATCAACAAATATAGTGTCATATGTTTCTACCACTACAGTATCATTAATTACAACAGTATCTTGATCATGTTGTCCTTGCCCGCCTCTACAACCAGTGCATGACGCAAATCCAAAGCATACAACTGCACAAATTACAAATAAAATCTTTTTCATTTATTATTATTTTTATTTTTCAGGTGCACTAAATAACCATATTAAAATATACATAATATCTATTATAACTCCAATCCATGACAGTATTGTTATAATAATAGTCAGTTGAGTAATAATAGTGTCATTATTAATATTATTTAATAATGTATAGTCGCTTTCTGACAAATTTTTATCAGTTTTTAAATCATTTTTTGCATTATCAATTAAATTTAGCAGATAATTATAAAATGAATCAATATTTTGTGTGCATATTGTAAAAACAAAACCAGCAATACACCCGCCTAATATGTATATAGCAAAAATATTCATTATTTAGTTTTATCCTCGTCATCTTTAATTACTACATGCTTACTAGCAAGCCAGCCAGCAGCAAATGCAAAAACAGCAGTGCATGCACCAAGTAATGCTGCCCACGGTGCAACAAATACAGAAACAACTTCTGCAACAATAACAGCCAATACTAATGCAAGCGCTGTCCACTCTTTCCATGTCCAATTTTTCATAATTATTTCTTTTGTTTATTTTTATTTAAATTTTTTAAGTTTATCATCAATCCTTTTTATTTTTCTTTTTAATGATAAAATATCTGCTTTGTATTTTTCTTTATTTTTTAATAATCGTTCAAGTTTAAATTCATATTCAACTTTTTCATGTATTAAATCACCCTCTTCAGCTAATATATATACTCCAATATTAATATTTGTTACAAGTGTACCCCGATAATAAACATCTAAACCGTTTACTTTTGTTAAAATTCCTTTCATTGTGCCTTCATTAAGATATGAAAAAAATGATGAATTATTAAATAGTATATTTGCTATAAACGTCTCATTAACTATTATATTATAATCTGCTAATACTCTTATTTGATTATCAATTTCCATAATTATTTCTCTTGTTTATTTTTATAATTAAAATAATAATCAAATACTATTAATCCTAATAAAACTAAACCGACCCAAGAACATAACAATAAAACAACTCCAAATATTTGCATTATTGTGTATGGATGTGTTTTTTTAATATGAAATATTTTAATAATAGTTTCTGCAAATATTGACATATAATCACAAAAACTATCAATGTTTAATAATAAAGCATATATAATAATTACCAAATAACTACCAGCTATAAATGTTTCTAACATAACTATGTTTTAATTTAATATTTTAATATTTTATGCATGTTTATAATAAAAGTTTTTAGTCATTTAATGTCAACATCGGTTTCTCTTTATTTTTAAATAAATCTTTAACATGGTAAATGTTGCAACCTATAAAGTTTCCAATCACTATAGAAATATATGTCACCAAAGTTTCAATCCAATGTACAGCTAAAAATGAATTAGAACAGCTCATATAATAAAACGCATCAGCAATACAGTGAGGAAACCCACATAAAATGAACAAAGGAACTGCCATACATAATGGAACCCAATATCCAAAATCTTTTCCTTTTCTTGCAAAATCAACAGATGCACTCATTAAAATTCCGCATCCAATTGCCATTGTTCCTGCTTTCAACCATCCTAATGCCAATCGTTTTGTTAATATAGCTTCTGCTGCTAATGCAAGGCCTACTGGTGATGCAATACTGATTAATGACATTAAAAAACATCCAACTAAGTTTCCTATCAAACACACTAATAACATCCAAATATCTGAAGGTTTCTCAAGAAATCCGGCTGTTCCAGTAAATAATTTAACTTGATAATTAACTACAGCAGACAAACCAAAAATGAATAAAAACATGCCAATAACAGGATTAGTCAAAAACCCAAATCCTGCAAGGCCTATACAAATTCCTGCAAATATAGCAGAGAAAAATATATTCAAATAATATTGTATTTGATCTTTCATAATTTAATATTTTTCTTTTAACATATCATACTCATGATATTCTAAATTATTAAAAATATCAGTTTCCCATTCATCGGTTTCTTCATGTAAAAAAATGTCTTCATTAATCTCTGTCGCATTAAATATCCATGGAGTTGCCACATGATGGTTGAATGAATATGATAAAACAAGAACCCAGCCAGATCCTTTATCTACTACTTTATATAGCGCATCATCACCTCGCGAATAACAATGTCCTATTTCTAAACTATTAAAATTAAGCATTGTTGACAAATAAAATTTTTATTTACTCCATGTTCGCCCAACAACTTTATTGTACCAATGGGTATTAAAGTTTATAAGTTTACTGTTATGTTTAAAATTAGTATTACCAGTAAAAAGCCATTTTGCAGGTAAAATTATTAATACAAATATTAACCACCAAATACCTAAAAATGGGACAGATAATCTCCATTTCCAATCAGTTTGATTTTCTTTTTCTTTCCACTTGTATGCAATAAATGGCATATCCAAATTTCCATAATTACCTCCATCGCCTAACGCAAAATATAATGCTCTATATTGATCAGAAGACAATGGATAATTGCTGCTTTTAAAAATTTTGTCAATTTCATTAGCAACCTCATGTCCTGACATAATTTCATATTGATCTCCAAGTTTTTCTACAAATTTACTTTTCATAAAGTTCTATAATTTTTAATTTTTAATTAATTATTTTAGCAAATTTTTTATATTGTTCTGGCATTAACAAATTAGCAACTTCTCGTGGATCATCTAAAGAAATCTTAATAATCCAACCATCTCCATATGGATCATTATTAACTAATTCGGGTTCAAAGTCAAGCCTATCATTAAAATCTTTAACTGTTCCAGACATCGGCATATTTAAATCAGCAACGGTTTTAACAGCTTCAACAGAACCAAAAACTTGAAGCTGCTGTATAGATAAACCAATTGTTGGGACATCAACAAATACAATTTCACCAAGTTCTGATTGTGCATAATCAGTAATGCCTACTGTTGCTTCGTCGCCTTTAATACGAACCCATTCATGGTCATTCGTATACAATAAATCTTCTTTTACTTCACTCATATATTATTTTAAATTAATTTATTTTTACAGTAATTCTTGATTATCAAATATATTTCCATGCGTCAAAATCAATTGAAACGCAAACATCACTGTGTAAATAAGTATAATAATATTCCCACCATTCTTGTGAAAACCAAACATTATCTGGAATTTCGCCAGCCTCATCAAACATTTTAATCATTTCGATTCCTGTATATCCATTAAGAGAAGGTTTTTCTACATTACGATATGCAATTTTAAAATTTAAATCTAGGTGTTCATTTGCACATTTATAAAGTTTCTTTATATTCTCAATAATCTGTTCTTTCGAAATAGAACGATAGCCATTATTCTCTTTTACTTGCAAATCTTTTGTTGGGAGTGCATATGCATGTCCTCGCAAGCCTTCTCCTTGGCCATAAATTGCACCAAATTTTTCTACAGCAATTTTTGCTGCACCTGCCCCATGTCTTCCTTCTGGATTAGATCCAAATACAAATATAGTATTAGGTTCTAGAGTAATATTTCCAGTGTAATGTTTCATAATTATTATTTTTCTTTTTCTTTTGCTTTTGCTCGTTGCACACCTGCATAAAATGCTTCTTTATCAGTTACATTATATCTATTGCCAAATACTGGATGTACAGCTTCAAAATATTTGTAAACTTTCTTGCGCACATCATCTCCATAATATCCCGCAAAATACCCGAAATTCCTTTTTGCACATTGTTCAGCATATTCAATAGTAGGGACATCTTCGCGGGTATTCACATTATACAAATAATATATGTATGCAGTGAAAAAGTCTTCGGCCTTTTTCTTTTTCCACCACTTGCACAATGATAATCCATAATTAAAAATTTCTGCAAATGTTTTAAATTCTTGGTCGTCATAGACCATATTATTGTAATTATCCTCCATAATAATTTTTAATAAATTAATTTTTTCCATTCAGATTCATAATTAACATAGTACGGTTGTTCATACTCAATACCACTTCCCATATTCCTTAGCCTCTTTTTCTGCGTTAAAATGACAACCATCATCTGTTTTTGATTAAGAATAAGGTAAATAATATGTCCTCGGGTGTTTAATTTGTTCCGCTATCTTTAATTTTTATGTTTATAACCTATCATTCTTCCAAGTTGGCACATTATACGTTCTGCAATAGCAATTGTGTCAACATTTGGATCTTCATCGTTCCAATACTCATCGAGCATTTCTTTAATTTCTTCTTTCTCAGTTTTATTCATAATTTTAAAAATTTATTTTTCATTCAATAATTATTTCGTCTTCTATAGATATTTTACGTCTGTATAGTTTTACAATACGCTCATATCTTGGTGAAAACCTTGATTCGTTTTCTTTCCTTTTAAATTCACTCAATGCCCTAAAACATTCTTCTACTGTATCATATATTTTAAGTTTGCATTTATCTGTTGGAGAATATATTTCAACTAATGTACATGCAATATCATCTGTGTGTTCAATTAAATGTTCGATATTTTTAAAATTATCTTCATCATCTGCTAATTGTACATCATAACAATGCAATTTGCCTTCACGCTGAACATAATATTCAAATTTTAAATCTTTCATATTGCAAAAATATTATATTTTAATTAAACTAAAAAATAGAAGTTAAAATTTTATAGTTTTTCTCATTAGTGTTTCTCCGTCTTCATTTTCAAATTCCGTGAATCCCATCTTTTTCCAAAATCCTGTTGAATCATCATCTAAACTTTCTAATTCAAATGTTAATGAATCTACATTATTAGAATAAAAATTAACTATTTTATTAAATAATAATCTGCCTATACCTTGCCCAAAATTCCTCTCAGAGACTTCAAATAATTTTATATAGAAATTATTATCGTCTGTTGGTTTAATCACACCAGCAGCCTCTAAATGGCCTTCTGGTGACAATAGAACAAAAAAGTCATTATATGCAGAATAAAAATTTCTTTTGCACATAATTAAATCTGATGATTGTAAAAAATAATCAAAATCTTCTTTGTCAACTCTATAAAAATGTAGATTATTCATAATTATTCAAATGTTGAATCTGCAATGTCTGTTTCATGTCCTTGCATATCTGTTACTTTTTTACTATAGGTTTTTTGCTCGAAACTGATAAGTTTAGCAGTATAAACTCTCAAAACATCTGTTGGGTGTTGTTTATGAAATTCATAAAGACATTCCAATTCACCTGGTGTCAAATCTAAATATCCTATGCTCATATTAATATATAAAATTTTATAAATTATATTGCAAAATCATGAGATAGTTTTATAAAAAGAAAAAGAGATATAAACTTTTTGTTGTTTATATCTCTTTTTGTAGCGCCAATCGGACTCGACAATTTTGTTATCATAAGGCTTTTTATCCTTATTTCTAATAATTCATTTCTTATTAGTTCGGCGTACATATTTACCCTTCTTAAAATTAAGTTAGGGAGCGGACACTCTTGGAAGGATTATATTTATTCACCTTCTACGCTCTACACTACTAAATAACCTTTCGCAATTTATTTAGTTAGCACGGTATCGCAGCAATCTCAGCACTCCACCGTTTTTGCCCACAGTTTCAATTATCATTACTGATAAAAGCGGCTATTAAATTAACCGATATGCCCTTTTCAGTGGCAAGGGATTGTTCTGGATGTCGAATTTGAATCGGCCTTAGTTCATATTATCCAGAATTTATCCCATTTGTAATAGTTGTTGGACTTCAACTAATTAAGTCCCTCGTGTCTCACGTAAATAAAGAAATTTTCATTTCACTAATAATAGTTTTACATGGGATATATCTTCACCATATTCTATTTCTAGAACTTAGGCCTCCTGCATCTATCCTCTACGGCTGAATCCAATATTTTATTATTGGCCTATGCCTCGGTGCTACCAGCTATCCATATTTCAGGACCTTAGGCTCTTTTAGTCAGCTACTTCGATTAGAATTATTCTAACTTATTCAACTGATACCGATATTCAGGAGCTTCACCTTTATATATTGTTTCCAATATAGGGGGCAAACATTTACCATTTCCACCATGGCGCCATTATTTCAAAGAATCGCTTTTTCTTTTTGCTTTATATTTATTATATACAGGATTTCAAAAAAGTTTATTTTTCTTTTTTAAAAAAATGATTTATAAATGTTGCATGATTTCTAATTTGTATTTCTTCACAGTCAGCAACCCAGTTTTTAAATTCCTCGATTGATTCATATTTGCTAAAATAACCTATTGGCATGTCAATATCATTATATGCAAGGTATTGGTGGAACACTTTTCCGTCACGTAATTGAAAAAACTCGTCTGGATCATCATCTGCGACAATACGTTTTCCACTAAGAATATAATCGATCATTTCTTGCGCCTTTGTAAAAAACCCGGCTTTTTTCATATAAGCCTTTTCATTTTGTACACGGCGTACAAATTCTTGTTCACGCTCTTTTTCTAATTGTTTTTTTAAATCTTCCAGTGTTTTTGATCCTTTTGAATATTTAACTTCCATATGCATTATTTTTTAATTTCGATGCAAAATTAACAAAATTATTTTAAACTAAAAAATAGAAGCTAAAAATTTAGGTTATTTTCAATATATCTTTTACGTCATTCAAATGATTTTCAGAATTACCATGCATTTCATATTTTTCAAATATTGCTTTTATCCTTTTAGGAGATATATATGGATAATGCGGAATCAATCCATCAAAATTTTCTCTAACATCAGATATGTATTGAACTATATGATTTATTTTTGTTGAATATCGTTGTTCAGCTTTTTGTAATCTATTTAAAAATACAGATTTTGAAAGTTTATTGTTAAACATTGATTCGTCAAATTGATCTATATTTTTAATTGCATATCTAAGATCAACTAAAAATTTATATTCATCCGTTTCTTTTAATTTAAATTGAATATTATCAGTTTCATATTGTTGTAAATCTTTAAATAATCCGTGAACCATTGCATCCTGTTCAAAATTAAATAAAATATATAAAGCTTGGGCAAATAAAATATCTAAATCACTATAATTTTCTATATTTTTTCTAATTTTACTTAGTATTTTATATAAAAAATAAGCACCTATTTTCATAGATGCTTAAGACTTAATTATTTTTATATTTACATTTTTTCAATTTTAATTAATGTCGAACTATCTAATATATCTTGTGCATTTTCTATTGCTAATACATATCTATTATATTCGTCTTTATCAGAAATTTTTGTTGACTCTATATATTGTTCAATTGTATTTTTACTATCAACTAAAACATCATATAATGTTTTTGACAAATCTTCTAATCCATTGCATCGTTCTTCATAAAAAACATTTATAATAGCCATCGCTTTTTCTGCTTCAGATAAATTTACATAATATTTTTTATATTCAACACTATCATTCATTTGTTGTATTCTCCTAATTCGTTTTAATACGCGCTCATCTCGTATAGATGTTGCTGCATTTAATGCTTCTTTAGAATTAAAACCATATATAACTTTTTCATAATAATTGCCATCATTCAATCTAACAAATATCTTATAATCATCATTAGGCACAACATTATATTCACCAAATAATTTAAATGCTGGTAAATATTCTGATGGAATTTTTATTCCGCCATGTTCTTCATATATTTTTTCAAGAGGTCCGCTACATATTGTCCAATAGAATTTTTCATAATTCATAATATCTTCTTCAACAATATTATGAACATATTTAACTCCTAATTTTCTATATTTTTTAACAGTTGTTGCAGTAATTCCCACACATTTATATCCTTTATCTTTTCCAGAATAAACACTTCCGGCTATCATTATATCATCATAATAAACTAATTTTAACATATTTGCATTCTTTTTCAAAGAATTTGGGTTTAAACAGCTTTTATTAAATCCATCTAAATTGGCAGCTTACCCATTATCAAAAAATTCCCAAATCTGGTTTTTATTTATATTAAGAAATTCTTTATCTTTTATATTATCCCAAGGATATAAATATATTTTCTTAATATGTATGTTAATATTTTCAGTTTCATTTAAAATATTTTTAACTTTTTTTGAAACTGATTCCATTATTTTATTATATAAGTTCTTTTTGTCCATAATCTATATATACAATTTTGTTATTTATTATATGAAAATTTTAAGAATAGTTTATAAAAATTAAGCACCTATTTTCATAGATGCTTAAGATTTAATTATTTTTTATATATTTGGTTTAATTTCAACCATTTGTGTTGTTCCATTTTCAAAATATGGCCATCCATTTTTGTCCCAATATATTCTCTGTAAAAACAATGGTCTGAAATGCATTTCATTTGTGCGTTGTCTTTGATAAAATATATAATCTTGACCAGATTTGTCTGTAAAAATTTCACCAGTATGTCCACCTCCTAAATAAATATCGGTAAAATCTGGTTTTAATATAAGATTCATCCCGCCCCATGTCATTGGAATAAACCATTTATTTCTGAATACTCCATCTATCTTTTTGCTTCTTCCAACAACAACTTCATATGGATTTGTCGCAGATGTATAATTTCCTTTAGCAGCAAACAAATACCAATAGTCTCCATGTTTGTATAAATACATTCCCTCATATATTCGTCTTGGATTACAATTTATTCCAGCAACTCTTTTAAATTTATTGTTTTTTAAATGCAAACCGTCATCTGTCAATTGAACTCTATATAATTTTCCATGACTTCCCCAGAATAACCAGACATTACTTCCATCAATAGCAATAGATGAATCTTCATTTGTTATATTTAATCCTGTTATAGCATTATTAATTAAAATATATGGGCTATCATTTTTAAAATGAAAATATTTCTCATTTTCATTTTTAATTAAAACTACCATACATTTCCATGTCAAACTCAAATACATTAAATATGTATCTTTTATTTTAACAACAGTTGGTGCATAAATGTATGGTTCAGATTCATTTAATGCTGCCAATTCTTTTAATTGATTAATAGTTTTATTATTAAACGGACATTTTCCAGTATCAGTCCAATTAATCATATCCATAGAAGTATAGGTATGGTTATTAAATGCACCAGTATAAAATAAGTAATAATTATTGTTTTCTTGCCATATTGTCGGGTCAGCAACATTCTAATCAAGAACAGGATTTGTAAAATAAGTTTCCATTTTAATAATATTTAAATTTTTATTATTTATAAATCAAAAAGAACAGATACCTTTATCTGTTCTTCACAACGTATTGAGATTAAAAATTATTAAAAACAAAAACGGCAGATTTGCGTAGTCACTGCTCAAAAATAACTTATTCCCTAACGATCTTCTCGGGCATTAACGTATCAGCTTTCGTTATTTTTCTCTATTCTGTTTCCTTCCTCTGACGTCATTTAGTCAAAGTATGCTATAGAAACACCCACCTTGATTTTTGTTTTTATTTAAAATTTAAATTTAACAGTTTTGATATTTTTTCGATGAACTGTTGTTGTGCGATTTTCATAATGTCTGCCATGCATTCCCACCCACCAAACTCGATGATGAATTTTTACATAGTTTCCATTAAATTCAACTGATTGAATTATTCCTTCTATTTGATGACCCCATCCATTATGAATTGTTCCATTATAATATTCAAATAATACAATTACATCAGTTGTATTAGCACGTTTTTGCCAATCTTGCCAAAATTTCTTTGTCATAATTATTCAAAAATTAATTTTTACAATTACGATCAAGAATTTTTCTTGAAAGGCTCCAAGTTATTTTTAAAAGGTAATAACTAAATCCTTATTTTTAATTTCGATGCAAAATTAATACTTTTTCTTTAAATTAAAAAATAGAAGTTAAAAATAAATGGCTATTTAATTAATCACCATTTAAATTTTTTCCAATTCACTTTATTATAATTAAAATCTTTTTCATAATTATAAGCTTCTCGCTCAAATGGAATTTTATGATATGCCTCATAATTTTGAAATTTATAATGAAATAATCCTTTTATCCACCATGCTAAATATATAATATAAAAAGAAAAATATCCAAGTTTAAATGATTTAGCTTGCATCATATGGATTCTTTCATGATTAACCATTTCTCTACCCCAATTTGTTTCTAAATATTCTCTCAAATCTTCTTTAGACTAAGTATCGAAAACATGGCCAAATAATGTTATAGCTTCAAAATCTTTAGGCAATAATTTAAAATTCCAATGAACTTTAATTCCATTTGCTAGAAAATAATGTTTAAATTCGTGAATTTTAGTAGTCATAATCTTAAATACTATATTTAATAAATTTATGTAATAGCCAGGATTGCATGAAATATAAAAATTTCTTTAAACGTTTAGAATAAACTGTTTTGGCGAAACAACATCACCTCTATTTCGTAAGCTTAATAACTAAGTATCTGAAATTACATTTCCTTTTCTCAAAATTCCAATAGCACCATTTATATCAGCATTCAAAATTTTATTAATAGAAGATTTAAATAAACCTCTTTTAATTCTCTTGCCTAAATAGTTTTCTTGTTTTTTCATATCTTCTAGTGCTAAATGGTCTATCTTGCTAGTATAGCTTTCTTCAACTATTTCAACAGTTAAATCCGTATATTTCTAAGATTTATATTGAATTTGGTTTATAAGTTGATTAAATGGAATCTAAA